TCATTTTTTGTCCTTATTTTTGGTTTCGAGTTGCAATCTTATAGGATCTTGATGAAGAAAAGGTCCACATTCAAGGTTTTTGAAGTAATTAACGCTTTTTTCAAAATAATCTTCATAAAGAACATCGCAATTTGTAAATTTTATTAAAAAATCTGAAGGATCTTGCAAATGTTCAGGCTTTGGGTCACCAATTTTCCATTCTCGCCAAGTATCAGTGAATCCGTGATTATAAAGTTCAAGGTGAAGCATGCTCATAGGTCTCCCTTTGAATTTTTTTAACACTGTCAAGACATATCCAATGTACTGACCTTCGCAAATATGATCTCCTACATTGAGATTTGGGTATTCTTGGATCTCTCCATAGTTGAAAACACCAGTTTCACCTTCGATGTAGACAGCTCTTGTATCGTTCCACCAAGGCATATTAATTGATGGGCCCGTGAACCAGTCGATAGCAATAATTTTTCCTGCTTCTATTGCACGAACAGGAGTACCGAAAGCTGCATAAAGATCTACACCTGTATGTACATGTTGATGTCTTGGCACACCAAACGCACCAGGATGTTTTAATAAAGGAATAGGCGGCATTATGTCGAGTGGTGGTATCATAATAATACTTTTGTTAAGAAATTTAAAATTTTATGTGAAATATCGTCTTTACTGAAAGCTTCACAATCTTCAAGACCAATTGTTTTCATTTCGTCAGAAAAAACAAATTGAGCGACATGACTTTTTTGTTCTTTCATTTTTTTCTTATCATTTGCAATAACTAAGTCGCATTTGTTTTTTTCAATAGATGTTTTTGCTAACCCGATAAGTTCTTCATTAGTTAAACCTATTTCAAATTTAAAACCAACAAGAAGTGTTTCGGGTCTCCATTGCTTTATTTTTGTGATGATTTTGGGATTGACAACAATTGTTTGTCTCATGTATTCAATAAAAGCTTCAGGGTCAGTAGATTTGCACTTTATGTCTTTATCTTTTTTGAAAGAAAAATCAGATACAGCCATTGCATGAATAACAGCATCGATTTTTTCATCGATAATAACTGATTGCATTGCATCTTGCGCTTCTGCAACTGATCTTACTTGATATACTTTTTTAATATTTGGTATGTTCAATAAATTGGCTTGACCTATTGATGATCTAGTACAAACATAATAAACATCAAAATCTACAGCAAGTTTTTTAGCAACAATAAGACCAAGAGCTCCAGAACTTATGTTCGTCAAAATTCTGAAATCATCAATGTACTCTTCTGTTCCACCTGAAGTAACAAGAATTTTTCTTCTATTTTGCATTCTCTCCTCCATCAAAAGTATAGCAACTATCGCAACAGTCTGTTATAAATTCTACAATTTTTTTTGTCGAAGGTAATTTGCCCATTCCTGTGTCGCCACAAGCAAGTAATCCAACTTCAGGATTTAATACATGATGATTGTATCGTTCTCTTAAAATATTAAGTGAATGCTGTAAATGTGGTTTGTCCCACATGTTAGTATTCATTGCAGGACATATTACAGTTTTTTTATTGAAAGCAAGATATGCTGATGTTAATAGATTATCAGCAACACCTTCAGCAATTTTTATTATAGTATTTGCTGTAGCAGGAACTATTGCAAAAATGTTTGCCCATTTTGAAAGTTCGATATGTTTGATTACTCCATCAGATGACCATTCAGAAGCGTCATCAAAAGCAGGATTTTTAGAAAGGGTAGAAAGTGTCAAAGGTGTGATGAATTTTTTTGAATTTTCTGTCATGATTATTTTGACAGTATGATTGTGTTTTAAAAGAGCACCAGTAATATCTGCAACTTTATATGCTGCAATTCCACCTGTTACGCCAATAAGTATATTTGCCATTTAGTTAAACTCCCTTTTGCATAATATTTCTAGTTCAGTATCGAATTCTTCACTAGAACAAATTTTTAACTCAACATATTTTTCTTTATAATGCCACCAACCTTGAACTTTATATTCAAAAATCGCTTTTAATGCAGCAGGAACATCTTCTTCCTTTAAGACAGGATATACATTGCTTTGCGCAACATTAAATCTCTGGTTTTTTAAGAATTCTTTTTGTATCGACATTTGATTAATGTCACCAGAAAGACAAAAACTATAATCATCTGAAGCTTTTGAGTCTCTAGAAGACAATAAATTTAAAACACCTTGTGGAATTGAAAAGTTCATATTTCCTCCGGGTATAGTTTTATTTGTTCGTTAAGTTCGTTTTTTAGTTTTTCAAGTCTACAATTGTCTTCTTTAAGAGAAGTTTCTAGGGACTTAATAGTATCTTTTAAAGGATTTAAGTTAAGTTTTAATTTCATTGATTTCACAAAGTCTATGAAATGTGTGTTTGAAGTGAAATAGATTGTAATATCGTTGTCATCAAAATAAAGCTCTATAGGAATATTTGAAATTGTAGTTGAGTATCTTTGATGATAATCTGTTTGCAGTATTTCAGTTAAGAAACAATGTTTATTTGTTTGCGAAATAAGACAATTACTGTTAGAATCAATTAACCAAGATTGTTCATTAAGTATGTCAGGATTTGAAAGGACTAAAACTAATATTAGTTCTGCAGTTTTGTTTGATTCATCTTCAAGTTGACGAATTTGTGTTCTGTTTGAAGCTAAAACTTGTTTTAATTCGTTAATTTGAGTAAGTTTATTGGCATCTAAAGATATTTTTTTATTTCCACGATTCATAAATTTTCTCAATTCTACACTTTTCAATGTCAAAATATTTTATTAATATACGTTTAACTTTCCACGAGCAACACCAAGACCATTGCAGGCAGAACATACAGGCGAACCAAAACTATCATAATATCCTGAACCTGAGCATGCTGGACATTTTTTTACTTTCATAGTGTTTTTAGTTTTTCGGTTCTTCTTAAGTTACCAATTGATGATGAGCAGCCCATGCCAAATGCAGGTGAAAAAATACTACCTGGTAACTTGTTTATTTCAGTGTATTTACTGCATTCATTTTTTTCAGTTAGAAAAGAACATTGTTTTTTTTGCTCATCCCATGTACCAAATAAACAAGGTCCTATAGTACAACAGTAACCACATTTTACGCATTTTATCATTGTGTTTGATATAACGTTTGCAGAGAGAATAGATGCCATTGTTATTTGTATTCTTTTTAGTTTAATAGTTTTAGTGACCCGATCATTTTTTTGTTCCTTTTTCGAATTTTTTAATTATATTTAAAAGGATAACAAATTTATAAAAAAGTTCATGATAAGGAAGAACAATGTTATAGATTTCAGGTTTCACATAGATAAGAGTTTTCAAACCTCCATAAAATCTCCTGTTGATAGCTGTTATGACTCTAAACAGATTCTATTAAACTCAACACAGGAGACAAAAATGTCAAAACTTTCTGAACTTAAAAATTATCTTAAAGTACAAGCTGCTGAAATTCGAACTTTAAAAGCTAAACTAAAAGCATATCAAAAGAAAAATTGTGGCTATGATAATGGAATGTTTTATGCTATAAAAAAGATGGCAGAAAATTACAGACATCACCATATAGCTTATAGTCTTATCAGAGGAAGAAGTTATGAACAAATTGAAAAGAACGTTGCTGCAAATAATAAACCGAATATGGAACTTATTCAGGGGATCAAAAATGCGTACAAAGAAGATGTATGTCTTAGTGCGCAATGATCTTGCTGAAACATACAGAATTGTGCAAGGTGCTCATGCCCTTGCACAATTTGCTATCGAGTACTCAACATTGTTTAATGAATGGCATAATAGTACTATTGTGTTTCTTGGTACTAGAAATTTGCTTGAATTAAAACAATATATGACGAGACTCGAAAGTTCTAACAAGATTTTTAGCAGATTTTACGAACCTGATCTTGAAAATCAGTTGACTGCTATTGCTTGTTATGATTCTGGTGAAGTTTTCAGTACGTTAAAAGTTGCAATTTAACAAATGTCTCTGTAGCTTAGCGGTAAAGCAGTTGTCTCTAAAACAACCCACCACAGTTCGAATCTGTGCAGAGGCATTTTTTTCAAGGAGTTTTTGTGAAATGCTCAACTGTTGTTGCAAACAAAATAAAAGCATATAATCCCTCAGGAGATCTTGCACATACTGCACGACTTTTTCTTGCTTTTGCTGAAATTAATCATGTCTCTACAAAGAAACATGTTGAAAATGTAGCGTTACTTTGCGAAAGTACAGCGAAAAGTTTAAGGAAAGATACAAAGGCTGCATTTTTTGCTGGTTTACTTCATGATATAGGCAAGATGTTATTACCTTCATCTTTGTTTGATGGCCACGAAGTAACATCTGAAGAGTACTCCCGTATTAAAGAACATTCAAGAGTTGGATTTGAAGCTCTTAAGAAATTTCATGCTTTTACAGCTTTGTGTGCAGGTTTACACCACAACTTATATACATCAGGTTATGGTGTATCTCTTGAAGATTTTCCTAAAACTTGGTCGCCTACAACAGTAAAAAAAGTTTTAGAAATTTCTACTATAGTTTCGATTTGTGATTTTATAGATGCTTTTACAACTAGAAAAACAAAAATAAAAGATGGTTCTGATGCTTCAACCAAAGATTTAAAAACAATGCTTTATACAAAATATGCAAATGACCTTGAAGTTGTCGATGCAGCTCTTTTAATATCAAAACAAATATACAAAAAATGATTTCTTATATCAAAGCAGTAATTCGTTGGAACATGGAAGATGTAGAGAACGAAATATCATGTTTTTGTGTTGCTCATGATATACCTCCAAGACATATTCTAATGAATGTTTCAATGTGCGGGTTAGGGTGGGTTTTGGAAGATTTATCGTCGAAAATCTATTTAAGCGAAAAAACAATTAATGATATTAGAGAAAAAATAAAAGTTCTTTATATTTTTTCGAGTGTTTACAGGACAACATTTGAAATTTTAAGTTGTATCGAAAAAACAAATGATGTTGGTAAAAAATTAGAATTATGGGAAAGTTATTATACTACATTAATTGGATTGTCGCCCAAACTTGAAAAATATGTAGTTTGTTCAAATAATGCTTTTGTCAAAAAACAGTTTCTTTTAGAGAGCGTAAATCATAATGCTCTCCAAATGCTCTAAATCTAAATCAAGACTTATTGGAAGTTGTTTCTTTTCAGGAATTGAAAAACCATTTTTTGCATAAAAATTAAATTGACGTTGAGTATTCCCTTCATAACCACCAGGCGTGACAAGAATTAATTTTCCTTTGTGTTTTTTGACTTCGTCTATTGCAAGTTTCATAATGTGAGAACCTACACCTTGATTTCTAAATTTAGGACTTACGAAGGCTCTAGAAATCCACCAGTTTTTATTATCCAAGCATGATATTTCTACACAACCTGATTGCATAGGAGAATGTAACCAATAAACTGAAATGTTTGTTGGTGTTGAAACAATCCTAATTTTGCCTTGTTTGTAAAGTTCCATTTTAAAAAATATCGTTATAATGCTTTATAATTGCCCTTCTTATTTTTGCAAGAGCATTTATTTTTGTTTGTCTGACACATTCATGACTGACTTTAAGAATTTCAGATACTTCTTTTAGTGTTCTATAATAACCACCTTCATCAAACCCAAATGTTAAAACTATAACATTCTTTTCTTTTGGGTTTAGACAGGAGTGCGATAAAATAAATTCATGATCAAATGAAAAAGTATCTTGTATATCAGGTATGATTTCATGGAACGAATTACCACTTTCTTCATCTACAATAGCATCTAAATCTGTTTGTTGATAATATGTTAAAGATGCTGTAATAACTTTTTTGTCAATATTTGTTAATTCAGAAAGTTGTTCTATTGTTGGATACATTTGTGTTTTTGATTGAAAGTTTTTTATATGTCTTTGGAGTTTGAAAAAACTTGAGGATTGTTTTATAATGTCATTATGAAAATAAACAAAATTTGTTATAGCTCTATTGATCCACCAAGATGCGTAAGTACCAAATTTTAAATTTTTAGTTTCGTCAAAGCCTTGTACTGCTTGAATTAAACCAATATTTCCCTGATTTATAGCATCAAGGATATCAATCGCGTATTGGTATTTTTTTGCAATAGAAACAACAAGTCTCAAGTTAGAAGTGACAAGTTTTTGTTCTGCTGATTTATCGCCTTTTTTTGCTTTTATAGAAAGCTCTTGTTCTTCTTCTTTTGCAAGTAAAGGATATTTCGATATTTTTTTTAGGTAGATTTCTAATGAAGTTGACATTCAAATTATCTTGTTAAGTGTATGTTTTTATTTTAAATATACACATTAACAAGTGTTTTTAAAATTGTTTATTTTTTTGCTAATTGTTTTGCGACTATTATGCCTGCAATCAAACCACAAAGATGACCTTCCCAAGAAACTCCAGGAAAAATAGGCAATAATCCAATGAGTAAAGAAGTCCCGTAAAGACAAAAAACTATTATTGATAAGATAATGGGCAAAATCTTTTTTTCAAAAATTCCAAAAAATATAATGAAACTTGCAAGACCAAAAACTAATAAACTTGCACCAACATGATAAGAACTTCTTCCAAAAACCCAGACTAAAAGACCACCTAAAATAGAAATCGAGAAAACTATAGTAAGATTGTTTTTTCTAAAAAAATAAGTGGTAATAGAAAGTAAAACAAATAGAGGTAAAGAATTGCAAATTACATGATGTAAGTTTGCATGTAAAAATGGGCAGAAAAGGATGCCTATTAAACCATTTACGTGTCTTGGATAAATTCCATACTGATTTAATCTAATAGGAAGAAAAAAATCAATGATAAAAACTGACCATACTGCAATTAAGAAATATATTGGAAGATAAAATTTTTTCATATTATTATTTTATTAAATTGGCACTTTGTTTTAATAAAAAATGTTAAAATTTTGGTGTTTTTATTTGATATAATTATGTTGCATGATTTAAAGAATGTTTTTACAAACAAAATTAAATGAAAGGGACCAAAATGAAAAGAAATAGTATTCATTTTGTGTTGGGTGTTTTCTTAATAATAGGAATAAGCATTACTAATGTTTTTCCAAAATCTAGTTCAAGCAGTTCACGTTCAAGCAGCGGGAGTAGTTTCAGAAGTTCGTCAGGAAGCTCGTCAGTTTCAAGACAAGCAACTCCAAAACAAACTATAACACCATCAAAGCCTACAACAACTTTCACAAAAACTTCGACAACTTTAACATCAACACGTTCGTCAACGAGTCCCAGTACGTTTAAATCTACATCTTCGACTACAACATCAAAACCTAAAGCTGTTTCAGCAAGTTCGCTTGATAAACAAAAAACAAAGGCAATGGCGCAAAGCAATAAAGAAGCAGTAAAGAAGTATAAGTCAAAAGCTGAAGCTGAACAAGCTTATCGTCAAAAACTTGCATCATCTAATTCTTTTACAAGTGCAACACCACCAACAACAACACCTTCTTATGTGCCTAAAACAGTTATTATTAACAATAATCCTGCACCAACATCTTATGGTGCTTTCCCAGGTGGAGGTTATGGTTATGGATATTATAGTCCTATTACAAATGCTTTTGTTGCTCTAGCTGTAACAGATATGATGATTGATCATGCAGCTTTGCAAAATAATGGTTATGGTCGTTGGAGAGATGATGGCAGACCTGTACAAGAAGCATCACCAATAGGAGCAATTATAGGAATAATTATTGTTTTGATAGTTATAGGTTTTGTAATTTTTGCATTAAGGAAATAAATTATGTTGAAAGATTTTTTGGGTTTTAAAGTTAAAGACATTATTACGTTGTCTGATATTCAAACACAAACTGAATATAGTAAGATCAGTGTCGATTTTGTCATTACAGAAGTTAGAACGTATAAAGAACCAAGCGGGTTTTTTACTTATACTGCTTATCTTGCAACATACAAACCAAAACCTGATCAAGAACATAACATAATGTTATTGGTCAGAAATGTTGGTGATGATTTTGATTTAAGAGTTTTTTATCTTAATACTGAAGGTCCTTCTGAAGATTTCAGTCCTTTATTTTTCCCTGATGCTGATGATCTTATTGACAGGTTTGAAGTAACTATACATTTCAGTGACGGAGAAGTTGATGTTACATGGGATCGTCAAGGAGACACAAACTTTGGCATTGAGTCGACAACAACAAAAACGCAAGGAACTGATCAAAAAACTCTTGCTGAATATTTTACTAACGATGAAGCTCGAGGTAATCCTCATTGTTTCATTGAATGGACAGGAAACAAAGTAAAAGGCTATATAGAAGTATGGTATGGCTGTGACATCAGAGTTGAAGATGTAGAGTCGTTAAAAATTAACAGATAAGGAGTTTAATTATGAGTCCAAGTCAGAAAGAAATCGAAAATGCAGGGAAAGTCATAGATTTTCTTTGTGATATCGAAGATGTTTCGTTCAAAAAACTTCGAGAAGACATTTTTGAAGTAAATGGTCTTGAAGAGACGTCATGTATAGTTGACGTCGAAGAATCATTGGTTTGTATTTCAGCTACAATTTGTGAAGTACCTGAAGATGAATCGATTCAGTATGTTATGTTCAAAACACTTATTGAGCTGAATCACACTGCAGTTCATGGTAAGTTTACATCTGATGGTAAAAAGATTTATTTTAAAGAGAATCTCGAGTTTGAGAATCTCGATAAAAACGAACTTGAAGCTGCTTTGGCCTGGGTACTTATTATGGTCAAGCAAGGTACTGAAAAACTTTCAACTATTGTATAGGGAGGTAATGTAAAATGGGTGGTTTAAAAAGTCTGTTTGCAAATTGGGGCAGAAAAGTTGATGCTGCTGCTCAGAACGAAGCAGATAAAATAGCATCTGAAAATGCTGTCGATTTTGGAAAACAGGATATTGCAAAATTGAAATCCGATGTTGAAAGCGTGAAATCAAATATCGGATCTATCAAAGGTGAAATTGCAGTTTTAAAAGACAAAAAAGATTCTTATGAAGCTCAAATAAAGAAGCATGATGCTGATGCATTAGCTCTTGAGACTGTTAATCCTACACTTTCACAACAACATTTAGAAGCTGCTGAAGGTCTCGAAAGACAAGTCGAAAGTCTTAAAATTGCTATTGATGTACAGGAAAAACTCCTTGCAGAACAGATGAACACACGTAGAGATTTGGAGTCAAGTCTACAGCAAGTTGAAACTGATTTAGTTACATTGAAAGCAATGACTGATGCTGCCGCTGCAAACGAGAAATTAGCGCAAATTTCTAGTGGTTCTGGTACATCTGCTTTGGCAACATTTAAACAACGTCAGGAAGAAGCGAAAAAACGTTTGATTAAGAGTCAGACGATGAAAGAATCAACAGCGTCTGAAAGTCTTGAAGAACAAACTCGAAAAGCTCTTGGTGCTTCGGGAGCTTCTTCAAGATTAGCAAAATTGAAACAACAGCAACAACAATAATAAATAATTGAGATAAGCGCACGGTTGAAAAGTCGTGCGCTTCTTTTATGAAGAAAAGAGATAACGATGAGATACCCAATTGAAAAAGCGACGAGTATTCCTGGAAGTGGTAATGCTTTTTATTTTTTCTTGATTGAAAACATTCATATTCCTGCAAAACTTACACATGATCTTTGGTACAAAGGATGTGAAGAATTAAGAGTAAATCCTACACACCCTTTCCAAGGTTTCTTTCCTGTAGGAAGTACATTAAGAATTTCTTATGCTAGCAGTCCTATGGGAGACTATACATTCACGGGTGATGAAAAAAATCCTGTTTTTGTGAAAGATTTATCGCCAGAAGCAATGTTGGAACTTGGCATTTCAGCAAAATCAAAACCTTCTGACAAAGTTTTCAACCCTTTGTTTAGACTTTATGAAGAGTTACCTGAAAAGACTCGAAAAGATAATGAATTACCTTCGTTGTCTTTAGCAAAAAGTATTACTTCATTTTTAAGTTCTTCTGATATGCTTTTTACAGAAAAAGATATCGTTGAATTCCTCATTAAAGCTATTGAAAACGCAAATTCACCTCAAATGAGACATATTCTCCATGGTAATCATGTCGCATGGTGTGCTGCACGTTTTATGTCGACAGGTGTTATGGAAGAAGACATCAAGAAGAACTTTTATGGTCAAAACGAAATTGAGTTTTACATAAAAGACGTTGGTACAATAATGCCTGCGATATTGTATTCTTTTGCTTTGTTGGGAGTTGATCCTGTAGATATGATTAATCGTCTTGATTATGATTTGTGGGGAGTTGACAAAGCTGCAAAAGAACTACAAAACTTCATGCTCATTAACAAAAAAGAGACAAAAGCTGCATAATTGAAAGGGACAGAGAATGTTGAAGGTTTTTACATTGTTGTGTATTGTTTCGTTTTCTGTCTCTTCTGACACTTTAAAAGTAGCTGTGTATGATTTTCCTCCTTGTGTTATTATAAAAAATGGAGTAAAACCTACTGGATTTGATATTGAAGTGTTTGAAGAGATCGCAAAAAGATCGAAATTAGATGTTAAATTTGAAATTGGCGAAAGTTTTCCTTCAATCATTGAAGGTGTTGAAAAAAGAACTTATGATGCTGCAATTGCTGGTATAACAATTACAGGCGAAAGAGAAGCAAAGTTTGATTTTACTCATCCCTATTTGAATTCTGGCTTAAGTATTTGCGTAAACAAAGACTCAGATGTTAATATGGTTAATGTATTGTTAAAATATTTTAATCAAATGAAAATGCCAATTTACTTATTTGCAGCATTTCTTTTGTTTAGTGCTATTTTAATTTGGGTATTAGAACGTGGAAAATTGTTTAGTAAAGGTTTACTTAAAGGCGTATCTGATGGTATTTATTGGGCCATTACTACAATTACAACAGTAGGTTATGGCGATAAAACGCCACAAACACCAATAGGTAAATTGGTCACAATGATTGTTATGCTAGTCGGGATCGGATTTATCTTTCCGTACATTGTTGCATCTATGAATACTGCACTTCAAAGCGAAAAAGTTGAATCAGCTATTTTTTCTGTTGAAGATCTTGAAGATAAAAAAGTCTCGACAGAAAAAGAAACTACAGCTGAGACTTTTCTTAAATCAATTAATTGTCAAGCAATAGCAGAAACAAGAATTGATGATTCATATAAACAACTTATTCTTGGAAAAATCGATGCTGTTGTTTTTGATATGCCAACTTTGAAATATTTTGTGAAAAACTCGGGAAAGAAAAAATGCAAAATTGTGGGAGATATGTTTGATAGACAATATTATGGTTTTGCATTGCAACAGAATAGTCCTTATAGAGAAACTCTTAATGAGAGCCTTGTAGATTTTATGAGAACAGATGAATATTGGGACTTACACGAAAAATGGTTTGGTGATTGAGATTGTTTGTTAAGCGTATTTGAAGACGCATCCATATAGTTTTATAGTAGGTAATCATAAAGTTTGCTAGTCAAACACAAACTGATCAGAAACGACACTAAACTTAAAATCTAAATTATGAAAAGCAAAGAGTCAATTTTATTAGCTAGATTAGATGTTTGCGATCTTATTGTAGAAGATTTAGAAAAGCGTATCAAATTCTATAAAAACTTGAATTTTAGCGATCAAGAAGCAATGATCAAAGTTTTTTTAACTAAAGCATTAAAAATTAGGGATAAAGAAAGAATGAACTGGAACAAATTCATCACTAATGAACGAACACCTAAGAATTTAATTTCTTAAGAATCATTCTTGTCGCAACAGCTTCATTAACTGTAATTGCTCTTTTCCATTTGTTCTTAAGTTTCCACCAAGTAATAGTTTGTTGTATTTTCGATATGTTTTCAACATTAAGTTCCCAATTAAGTTGTCCTGCTAACATTTTTATAAATTCATCTTCTAAAGACTTTTCTTTTTGCTTTATTTGTCTAACCCAATGTAATGTTGGAAGTATCCTTAGATAGTTTTTACGTTCAAGTCTACTTTTCATATAATAGTCAGCTTCTTCAAAAGTGATTTCGTCAAAATTAATTACTTCATCTGAATATAAAAACCAAGGAACACGTTTTTTTCTTTGTTTTTCTTCAAAAGTTTCAGGATCCCATAGAGTATCGCCAGGAGAATATCTGATTAAAATAGAAGTAGCATGTGGAAAAAAGTTTTTAGATTCTCCTTTAAAAGCTTCTACTATATAACAAAAGTTTCTATTGGGAGTTTTGCTTGGACGAAAAGGTGAACACCTCCAAGAATCACTATCTTTACCAGACAATGAGAAGTAATTTTTTTCAGCACATATACAAACTCTTGTACCAAGTTTGATTGTTTCACGATTCTTTTTTAAGAAATCTTTCCATTCAAGACGACCATCACCGATCCAGAATTCAGTTTCAGAATCACGTACAAACTGTATATATTTATCGTCATTGTCTCTTATGTTAAAAAGGTTGACTTTGTTATTTCTAAACCAGCTACCAAGAATGTCTGTTCTTTCAATAATTCCTTGTATAGCTATCAAGCCATAAAGATAATTCTCGTGTTTTATTTGCAGTTCGCTCTTAACGTCATATCTTGATTTGTCTTGAATGAGTTTTATGTATTCATCTTTAGCAGGAAACAAACGATCATCAATTCGAATATTACTCCAAATACGATAGAGACGTGAACCATTTCTTATTAAGAAGTAAGTAGCTTTATTCCAAACACCAAATTGAATATTAGCCCATGCATCATCACCGTAGTCTTTTTCTTTTCTACGGACTTGCCATGCTACTATTGATAATGGTTTATGAGCAAAAATTTTGTAGTGTTTTGCTATCCATTCGTCAAATTGTTCAATGTCTTGACAATCAATACCTTGGCCATCTATATCATCCCAAATTCCTATTTCTTCATCCATGTATAATTTTTGTTGAAAAAGTGATAAAGGTGTTCCTTCAGGAGCTGGATCGCCATCAGCTATTTGGACGACTTCTTCATGCATTCCTAGATATGTTTCTAAAACAAATACTATTTTTTGTTTTTGTCTTAGTTCTTCTTTTATTACGTTCATTGCAGCATTCATTTGCTGGACCATAGCTTCAAGTTCAGCTTTACGAATCGCTATTTCATCGTGCTTTTGTCTTAGTTCAATCTTGCTTGTGACATTGGAAAGTACTTGTGCACTAACAACTACAGGAAGTGTTGTATCTTCATTTTGATCACTGTTATTCACTAAAAGATCTTCGTCTTCAGGAAGACTTACGTTGGATAACAAATTTCTTTGAGGTGTGATTTCTGAAAAGTTTACTTCAACACAACTTTTTAAATCAATCTCGCTAATTTTTTCCCATTCTTCTGAGTTTTCTTTTTTTCTGTAAATAAAAATTATAGGGTTAGATGTATTGAAATTGTAGTTGTATCGACTTAGTCTGCTGTCGTACTGTCTTGTGAAAGAGCCTTCTGAGTTTGTGTAAAATGTAGAGTCTACACATTTTTCTGGGAATAGTTCTGAAACTTTAAAAATTTTGATAGCGTGACAAAGATCTTTAGCATCGACTTTTACACTATTACTGCCGTAAGGTTCGCCAAAACTAAATTTCATAATATTCTCCGTGTCAGTCCTATCAGATTTCTTTGTTGGCTCTTAGACGAGCTTGTTCTTTCCAAAGAATCAATGTGTAGGGTTTTCCGTTTTTGTAGATATTCAAAGTTCTATCATAATTAGGACCATCTTTAAGTTCTATAAAGATATCATATTTTTCATGATTTCTATCAGCTTCTATTTTTATTACATAAAAAGTGTCAATACCTTTTGTTACTTGAAAATAAGTTAAAGTTTTAAACGAATAAATTTCATCAATTGAGTCTTTTAAGATTATTCTGTTTGATTCAATAGAACCAATTACTTGAGGTGCCATATTTTTTATGTAATTAACGCCTGCAATTGCACCACCTGTTGCAACTAATGGACCTGTGTATGCAGAACTCATAGAAGAGTCAGTTTCGTCAGCCACATAAGAGTCATAGTTGTCAAACATGTTTGCATTAGCATAGAAAGAAATCATGAATACAATAAAAAGACTTCGCATAATAACTCCTTTGAGGTGGTTTGATAGTACAACATATCGTGTTATTTTCAATTTCTGCCACATATTTTTTGACTTGTTTTTATAATACTTGAGTTTACGAACGCAAATTAAAAACTTTGATAAGGAGCAAAAATGCAAAATTATGAAAATATTATTGGTTGCGTAATAAAAGAAGCCAAGAAAAAATACTCTCCCAAACTTTTGGCGAAAGAACTTGACATTAATTTGACACCTGATCAAATGACCGAGATCGTCAAGAAGTATCTTAATGCAAACATTCATGAAGCAGGCGTTAAACCTAAAGTTAGACAACTTGCTGCTTTAGCTGCACTCATAGCTGCAGGTTTTATCAGTGCAGTACAAGCTGAAAATGAACCAATTACTATACAGACACCTTTTGGTCAGAAAACTTATGAAGCAAAAGATCTTAGAAAATTGCAAAAAACTGATCCAAAGACTTTTGCTGTTGTCATGGAAATGTCGAAAAAACAAAATGATGCATTTAGCAAACGTTTGTTTCAAAGAGCAATGGGCTATACGACAGATAAAGCACCTACAGGTTATGAAAAAATCGTAAAAAATACTGAAGACATGAATGATGAATTTGGTAATGAAGCAAGATTGATAACTTATACCGATGGCTCACAAGAACTTTTAGGTGATATGCTTGGTGGTGCAGCAGGTGCAGGTGTAAGTTTTAGAAAAACCCTTGAGTCTAGAGGTGAAATTGCTAAAGGCTCAGGTCCGTATGCTACACAAGATGGAAAAACAAAAGTAGAAGTAAAATAATTTCTCAAATACGTTTTCTTAACTCTGGCTGTAATAACCTAACAGCCAGAGTTTGTTTAGAGTTAATCGTCAGTACCTTTTGAATCTTTCATGTTCATGACAGGCACTAATCTTTCAATTATCAAAGCTGTAGGCTCGATTGCTTCCTCGATTATTTTTGGGTTTTTGTAAGCATCAGGCGCTTCATCAAGAGTTGACATATTAACTGATGTAGAAAAAATTGCCGACATTTGTTTTGAAAACTCATTCATATCTAATTTTTTCTTTGCTTGTGATCTTGATAAGAGACGTCCTGCACCATGTGGTGCAGAAAAATTCCATTCAGGATTTGATTTTCCTGTACAAACAAGAATTCCGTCACGCATATTAAAAGGAATAATCATACGCTCGTTTTCGTAAGAACGAATTGATCCTTTTCTGATAATGAAATCTTCAAAATCTATAAAATTGTGAACTGTTTCTATTGAATCAATAACAGGAACATTCAAAATTTCTACGATCTTTTTTGAAATCAACTGTCTATTGACTTGTGCATAAATTTGAGAAAAAATCATGTCAAACAAATACTGTTGCGCATCTTGTCCTTCAAGGTAGCACAAATCGTCAGAAAAGTTTAAAACTAAAGGCTCTTTTTCTTTGACTTGCTTTATAGCTTCAAAAAGTTCTTTTCCTTTTAGAGTATTTTTAAGTTTTTCAATTTGCGATTGACGATCTTCTTTATTTCCTCTTTTAAGTTTTTTGATTGCAATATCTTGCCAATATTCACAAATACATTTTCCTAAGTTACGTGAACCAGTGTGAATAGTAAGCCAATATTCATTTTTTGTCGACAAACCAAGTTCAATAAAATGGTTACCACCACCAAGCGAACAAAGACTTTTTATAGCTCTCCCGAGATCACAACCAATTATGTCGCATTTTTTCTCAAACCAATTAAAGTCAAAGCGTGGAAGTGTAATACTTGAATTAAATTTTCTTTGATAAGAAAGAGCAAAATTTTGAGCTGTTGCATTTACCTTTTTCCATGGGAATTCTTTTGCAAAATCAATGACAGATCTTTCATTTGTGTCAAACCCAAAAGGAATTCTTTGTCTTATCTTATGATCAAGTTCTTGATAAGAAATTGGTAATGCTGAACCAATGTTAAGTGAGCTCATTCCACAGTTATGAACAAAGACTCCTGCAGCTAATGCAAAATTACTATGTTCTTCAACTTTTAAACAGTACACTTTTGTAGGTTCACAATTTAATATTTCGATTGATTTTATTTTATGATTTTTGGTTAATTTGAACTCTTGAAAAGTAAGATCTGGGTGCATTTTCTTATGCGAGTTTACTGCAAAAGGACCAATTAAGATTTTGTTACAAACTGGACATTCATAAACGCGATTTCCTACTTCTGTTGACTTTTCGATACCTGTTTTTGATTTGTTATATGCGCAAAGATATTTTTTACCTCTTTTTCCTGCATGTTTCGATTGTTCTTTAAATTTTTCTGTTTTACAAAAGTTTTCAAAGGTTTTTGCAGATGCTTTATTTCTAATTTTTTGAAAATCTGGATTTTGACTTAATTTTTTCATTTTTTCAGAAGACATTCTCCTGAATCTTTCTAAGTGCCTTGTCCAAGACACTTTCCAACCAGATTTTCCTTGTTTATTTTGAATTGAAGCATGCTGCGAATGAATCTTCCAATGTTGGCGCCAAGAGACCCTTTCAATATTTGTTGGGTTGTTATTGAATTTGTTAAAATCTTTATGATGTCGAACAAATATTTTTAAGTTGTTTTGAGTTTTCCTTCTTGTATTATAATCATCAGCAAGACAATGGACATAATCGTATTTTTTTGTGTTTGGATTATAAACTACAAAGTATTCTGTCTCTTTTAGATATTTAGAGTTTTTTGAAATATTGTCTACTTCTTTTGCTTTTTTAAGGTAAAGAGGAAATAATGATTGTTCAATATTCAAATTTTGCGCTTGAATTTCGTTGTTATCTAATAAGAAAAAAATTTGTTCTTCAGTACTGTATATCACTTCGTCATTATCTAGTACTATCTTCACAAGTTTGTCAACTATTTTTGTAAAAAACACAGACAAAATTTTTGTTATTACAATATTTCCTGTTTGATCTTTAGCGAAACAAAAATTTTCTTTTCCCTCTTCTTGTTCTTTAATCAATTCTAAAAAATTTAATTTTCTATTATCAGCAAGTTGGACTTCTGTTTTGTCAATGAAACATCCTATATCTACGCCTATTACATTAGGAATGATTTTTTCTGTCATTGGCATTGTAAATCCAACAACACTTCCTTTTCCTGCATGTGTATCAGGCATTATAGCTATCTGATTAGTAAAGACTGGATGATTAAGAAAACCAAGTATTTGCGACATACAAGCTTCTTCGACATAATCAATCATTACGTGAGCTGAACCATATTTTCCTTTTAAGTCAAACATGAGATTCTCCAATTAAGTATTCATACAAAAGCAATTGCCGTCAGAATCGTATTGTATTCCACAACGGACAAGATATAATACGTCATTTTCAGATGCTACATTTGCAAAATCATCACCATTTACGCTGAGCCAGATTTTGTCATGCTCTGCAGCAGAAACAATATCGAGTTTTTGTAAATTTGATGGGACAAGTTTTTCAAGCAATAGGAAAGCACACAAGTCAGGATGATATGAAGGTGGATTTTCGATACGGTCAAATTTCATATATTCTTTTTCGAATTTCTCAAAAGTCGATTGTAAATCAATTGGCATATTTGCTCCTTTAACAATATCAGGGAAAATAGTGAAAACATATTTCTGTTTTATATCAGTCAAATGATTTATAGCAAAATCTAAATCAGTTTTCTGCTTGGGTCGATATTTTCCAGAAGTTACATCTTCAACTGTAATGACAGTAAAAGCTTCAGGTGTGTCTCCCTGTTCATCTTCCCACCATGATCGTTCAAATATACAACTCATAACATCTCCAAACAAAAAATTGTAATGACGTAATCAATAACGTTTGTGAGATTGAGTTATGCCATGAAGCAGCAAATTTTTATTGTTCGTTATTTCTTTTAAACATCAAATATCTTAAATAGTCGTCAACTTCGTTTAATTCAACAGGTGTTAGGATTTTTATAGTCTCAGTAATATGATCCATTACAATATTATGAACATTCCAAATTGAACCATGTTCTAGACCTAAAATTTCTTCAATTTTTAATACTGTTGCAGCACAAGGCTTCTTCTCGCCTACTTCAATTTGTGAAATATAACCTTGAGTAAGATGTAATTGTTCTGCAAGATCTTCTTGCGTAACACCCTTTTTTAATCGTTCATTTTTGATATGTTCGTTTAAAGTCATCATTCACCTTTAGTACTGTTTATAGATTGCGAAACCTTTTGTAACAAGTTCATCGTTAAGATTAACCCATTTTTCTGCATTATAAAAGACTTCACATAAAACTCTACCAAACTTTTCTTTATCTAAAGTAGTTTTTATAATAACGTCTTTTCCGTTGATTAAATTTTTTACAAATTCTTTTCCTTGAAGGCCTTTTTGCTTCATTTCAGCTGTTGTCGTTGAACTAAGTTTTATTTCAAATGCATCAATTCTCGACAATCGACATGGTGTGTTTTTTAACCAAATATCAAACCCGCAGTCAATATCAAGTACTATTGTATCTGCATCTTTTACTTCTTTGACTAAAGCTTTATAATAATAAAGATTTTGCTCCATGATTTCCTTTCAGTTTATTCTGGTTCAGCTGTGCCTATATTAACAAATTGTTTTAAAGCAGGTTCTATTTTTATCAATTCTTCATATGCTGAACTTAGATGTTCGGCATAACGAAAATGCGCGCCCATACCAGTACGTAACTCAATCTCATAGATGAATTTGTCTAAATGAGTTGAATGTTCAAATGGTACTTGTGTTCCCAATAAGAAGCAATAAATAAAAGATGAAGATGTTTCAGAAGCAACAGTTTTTTCAATAATAGATTTTTTCATTGCAAGAAGTTCGTTCATTCTGGGATGCGAAACTTCTGTAGGACAATAAAATCCAACTGGCGTCAATGGACTGAAACGAAAACCGCTTCTATGACGATTAAGATCGCGCAATTCTGCGATAGCCATATTGTTCCATGCTGCACGCACCATACATCTTTTGACTGTTGATCCTACAGTACTGTATCGATTATTTTTACCAGCGAAAGCATCACTACAAGTTTGTGTAGCGCTAAGAAACAGAGGTTGACTTTTCTCAAGTGACAAATATGTTTGGTCAGGAATGTTGTCTGTACAAACATCATTTATAGTAATAAAATCAGTAGCGTATGCATATGATAATTGTGCTTGAGCAATAGATGCATTGTCAGCAAAACTATGTTTGATTAGACGAGGAACAAATTTTTTAAGTTCTTCACGTAAAAGTGTAGCACAAGTTTTTGTTTCGGGATGTGGTAGTGAATCAAGTTGTTTGATAACATCAGCCCATACTCTTGCTGTCATGATATAAGCTGCATTTGTTTTTGTTGCAAAAGGAATAAAGTAACGTGATCTATCAAGAGCATAGTTTTTTCTGATACGTTCTTTTACTTTTTCATTAGCACCTGATGGGTATCTAATAATTGAAGGATTTTCTTGTGCTTTTTTATCTAAAGTTTCATACAGTTCTTGATAAATAGTAAAAGATAAATCTGTAAAAGATTGCCACTCTGACTTCAGTTCTGAAGGAATACCTATTTCATCAGGATCACAAAGGTTTGATGAATCAAGTTTGATATATCGTGTGCTAGATTCTTGGCCATCGCACAGCTGAGCAAGTTCAAAGACCTTATATGCTAGAAACATCGAACAATTATCAACAACCATTGCTATTCCACCGGTCATCCCAGAGATTGATGCATGACCATAATCGACAAATTTGAAAATTGAATCTACAGATTTATCAGGATCGTTCCAATCAATTGATTGAAGAATCGAATCAATGCCTTTATTAGATCTTGAATAACGCGCAAGGCAACTTGCTAGTAATTCAGGTGTTACAAAAGCATTTTTGATAGTTCCAGGTGGGGGACAAATTGCAAGACCTGTAATGTTCATTTAGTACTTACTCCTGTATGACCGAAACCGCCTGCGCCTCTGTCTGTACTTGAAAGTTCTTCTGCAATTTCAAACTCAAAATCGATAGTTTCTCTTAACGCTATTTGAGCTATTCTATCGCCTCTTTTAATTGCAAAAGAATACTCTGGTGTTTGCGAAGCATTATGTAAAATAACGCCAACTTCACCCCTGTAGTCAGCATCAATAGTACCTGGAGTATTAAGAATCATTATATTGTTTTTTAATGCTAAACCACTACGAGGTCTCACTTGAACTTCATATCCAATAGGTACTTCAATACAAAATCCACAAGGTATAAGTTTTGTTTCGCCTGAAGAAAGTTTAGTATCTATTGTTGAATATACATCAACACAAGCTGCATAATCTGTTGCTTTTTTGGGAATAGGAAGTCCCTTACCATTCTCAAGAATTTTGATTTTTACTTTCATTGCGTCTTTCATAATATTTCTCCTTTTCAATTTGTGACCAGCCACGTTCTGTCAATTTTGTAATTCTATTTAAACAGCGTTGTGCATTATATAATTTATTCTGGTCTAGAACTCTAAAAATTTTTTTTTGACAATGTTCTATTGCTTTTGGGAAAGTTTCATGTAGTGAATCTGAATCAAGAAAAACACCACAACAAGATAAATCTACATTTTTTGCAATGTCGATTAATGTTTCTTTATTGTTTATTTTAGTTCTGGGTCTTATTAATTGAATAAAAGCATCATCTCTATAAAAAGTTAAAGGGAGATTGATTAATGAACCTGAATACATTGTTGCAATATCCATGTTGAATTTATCAATATATTTGAAACCTGAGGCTTTAAGCATATTCACAATAGTTTTACAAGAGTTCGGTAAGACAAGAATATCTATATCATGTATTTCAAGTTCAGCAATAGAGTCTCTAACAGCACCACCAAATATAATAGCATCTTTAGAAAGAATAAAATTACACAAATTCGAATAATCATGTAAATATTTAGACAAATTTGTTTTTATTTTATTTGTCAATTCTTGATAGTCTATTACAGTTGGTTCATTAGCAATAAAAGAAAATTTATTCATATAATACCAAGAGACGCATTGCAAATGCCACAATATCTTGAGTCATAAGGCCAACCTGGTAAATCATAGACAAGTTTGTCAACATGTAATGAATGATTACAAGGTTTGTTTTTAAACTCTTCTATATCTTTCTCAGTTGCAGGTATAACAATAGATGAAAGGAATTCGCCTGTTGTACTTACTTTAACTTTTTCAACAAATAAATCTTGTTTGATCTTGTTTTCAATATCAACAGTTTTATTTGCAATGTAATTGATTTTTGTATTAGTCATTTTTTTATTCTGTTTAAACCCAAAATGAAACTTATTACAAGAACTACTGCACCGCCCATTATTAAAGCAATAAAGCTAATGAGTTTCCAACTTGCTTTTTTAATAGAATTTTTAAAATTGTAGCCAAACATTTCGCCTTTGTTGCTTAATGATTCTAAAGTTTGATTTAACTTTAAGTTTCTCATTTGATTTCCCCTTATTTTATATCATTCTCGAATTTATCTCGAGCTTCCATTAAAATTTTCCCGAGCATATTTTTTCCAGTACCATTTTTACCTACACCCCAATAGTAATCTACAGGAGAGTCTTCTATTATTTCTTCAGTTCCTGTAGATAATAGAAGAGCTTTTAGACGCAAGTGTGTGTTGAATTTTTCAAAAACACATTTTCTCATTACGTCATCTTTTATTAATTCCCAGTCTTGTCTTAAAGGCAAAGATCTGTCTCTTCCTAAGTCTGCTGCTTCTCTTGGAGTTTTAGCATTTGCTATCATTTCAAAACGTACTGTATTTATATATTTTTGCGCTTGAAAATAATGTTCATTTGTTTTCCAAGTAAAACCATCAAGTATTATTTCAAAATATGCAAAGTTAGAAAATTCACCAAAAGGTTCTTTAGGTCGATAGAATTTAACTGACATAGTTTCTCCTTTTCATTTTATTTTTCCTTAACATTGTTAAAACATTATATAAAGTTTACGTTGTAATTACTCTACTTTTTAACAAACAAGTGTTTCATGCATGAAACAGTTCATTTAGACAAGTTTTGTTTTTATTTGTTTTCAAAATTTTGTAATATTATAAAAAAAACAAAGGGAGGAAGCATGCAAATACCGCCACGTTTAAAAGAAGAAATCGCAATATATCTTTGGAAAGATATGCAAGAGTTACCTAAGCCACCACAAATAACTAATGATTCGCCCAAAAATCTAGTTATTTCTAATGCTTTGGCGAGAGGTATACAATTAGGTATGCAACGTGCTATTACAATAATAAATTGTTGGAATAAACCCAATAAAGGTAAAGTTACAGCTCACACTTGTTCTAATAGTGAAAGCGATATATGAAAATTTTTTTTATTACGTTATTATGTGATTTGTTTGTAATTTATTGTAAAGTTTCTGGCTTTCAAAACGTATTTGTGCAAAACTTCATCAAAATTTACTTTGTTTTCACTGCTATTTTAGCGTTTTTTATTGCTTTTGCATCAATTTTTTTTATTGTTGCTTTTTCAAGTAAAACTTATAAAATAACTGATTCTGGTGAAGGAGTTAAAAAGCTGTCGACAAAAATATCAAAAAACCAATTGATAGTTTCATGTATCATAGCAATATGTTTTGGTGTTGTGGGATGTTGGTGGTTTTTTACGATTTGTTGTATTTACTGTTTGTCGACAATGTTACTGATTTATTATGCAAAAAAGTTTGTAGCTAGAATTAAAGAAGAGCATCCAGAATATTTCAAAGACGAAGAAAAACAAGAGAAAGTTGACACTAAAGCAAAATTTAGGTTTTTAAATGCTAAACGCAAAAATTAATTACATAACAGAAAAAAAAATTGACGGAGTTGAATACAAACAGCAAGAAATAACTGAGTATTCAAAAATAGTTGCTAGTTTAACTGAACATAACAAATTAAGAGCAAGTCTTAAATCAAAATGGGATAGGATGATAATTGAACCTGAATTTTCTATTTTAGAAGAGGCAGGTGAGTTTAAGATACGTTCTAATTCAGATAGAGTTGTAATTGTGACACTTGACAATGAAGACCTTGCTAATAATATTTTAACTTTAATGAATTTAGCATTTAGAGATGGAGCGAAACAGATTATAAAAGTTCTAGAGATTTTATAATTTGGGGTAGTTGCTAATAAAACTAACGATATACTTATCATAAAGAAGTATAACAGCAAAGGTAAAGACATGGAAATGATGATATGTCCCAAATCGAGAGCATTAGTTGATGCTGCCAATTGTATTGCATTAAAATCTTTATCAAAACCTAAAGCTGAATTGTTTGCTAGAAAAATATGTGCTACTGTTTCTGGGTGTCCTAAAAGCGATTACATTGATGTTTTTGAAGCAGGATGGGACTCAGTAGGCGAATTGATAAAAACAATTGAGGACGATAAATGAAAGATTGTCAAATAACAAATTGCGTCAGACATATTGGGTGTGGTATTTTAGATATCATAGGAAAACAACCCAAAAATACTGAAGCATGTAGTTACTATAAAAGTCAAGCTCAAGCTGATAAAAAAGCTTTGAGACAAGAAAAACTTAATCAAGAAATTGAACAAAGAAAAAAGAAAAAATCTGCTTAACTGTTTTTCTATAGATTTTATATCTTGTACTCTTACATGCAAGAGAAAAAATATGACGCAAATGACGACCCAAAGACTAAAGAGTACATGTCTTTACATTCAGCTCCATGGTTGACAAAACATATTGCTTCGCTTTTAGCTTTATCTGCCTTATTTCTTGCATTTGGTTTATTTTTTGTTTTAATCTATTTTCCTCTTGATCAGACAAAAAAAGATATTGCGATTTATATTCTTGGCGTACTTTCAGCTGTAATTTCACAAGTTTTTTCTTTCTATTTTGGATCGTCAAAAGATTCTGAGGTGAAAAACAGATTGATTCATTCTCAAATGACAAAAAATAATGAATAATAAAAGGAGATTATAATGGATATTTTAAGTGTTGATCTTAGTAAAAAGCATAAATCTTTCACTTCTTTCATTATTTCAATAATTCAAAATCTTGACAAAATGAAACCAGAAGAAATTATTGAATTAATTAAAAGCTCTAAAGAAAATGGCGTAAATGTAAGTCAAGATTATCTTGACAAAGTTGTGGCAAAAATTGATGAACTAAAAAACAATAAAAAATGGATGCTTAAATATATTGCTGATATAGCTTTAAAAGGTTCAGAACTGGGAGTTATTACTTCTAATGAAGCTATGAAGAAAATTGCTGAACTTTCAGATTGTTCTATAGATGAACTTATTATCAGTCATGTAGTTCATGAAACAACTTTAAAAGAAAAAGTTAGCTCAAATGAATCAGGTCTTGTCAGAAACATAAAAGATACTTGGGAAAAAGCAAATGAAGATTATACAATTTTTATAAAAAGAATTGCGCCTTTTTTGGCAAGATATTTACCAAGTAATTCTAAACCTGTTGAAATACAGAAAATGAGAGAAGCAATTGACGATGCTACTGATAAAAAAATTAAATTAGTGTTAAGAAACAATGTTTGGACAATTGCTCCTAAAACGCCTGAACCTGTTACAGTATAAAATCGATACATGAATGCTGGGGAATATCTTTAAAAGAGAGTTCTTCAGCAAAAAACTTCTCTGTAATTTCATCTATCTGTTCATCACTATAATGTTCAAAATCTAGATAAAGTTCATTTGCGTTTTTGATGTCGCGGGGTGTACCTGTTACTTGAAATGCAGGGGGAACTACTACATCAGGATCGTCTGAAATATACTCTCTGCCATCCCAAATTAAAATTGGAATATCAGGATTTATTTCGTGAATTTTTTCAGCAGCACCCTGGCCTCTCATACTATTAAAGCTTTTACCATAAACGTTCCAAACATCAATGAATATACAAAGTTTTTCAAGTTCGCCGGATCGAGCCATACCAATGATCTGTTCAAAATTGTGTTCGTAAACAGCTTTATTCATGTGCAATTTTTCGATCGTTGAACTACAAAGTTCGGGCATTCCTGCTGTAATAATATTCATAATGTTCTCCTTTTTAAACTATAACGCCTGAACAAAAATAAATTGCCAAAATTAAATTACTTGTTCTCCAAGTTTAAATCTTAAGAACATTCCCATAACTGTCCAAGGACAGTGCGAGTTTGCTTTAATGCGCTTTACTGTGTTTTCAGTTTTAAAATCTGTGATTAAATACCAAAGTAAAAAAGACCATTCAAGAATCACAAGTCTACTTACAATGGCAATCAAATAAGCTTTTAAAAAGAAAATTTCTATGCGTTCTCGTGTCATAATTCCTCCTTGTAAGAACTATTTCGAGAGAACGTTTTTAATCTGCCAAATATTTGGGAGTGAATTTTTTGGGAATAGGAAAGTTAAATCTTTTTTGAACTTCATTACAAAAATTAACCCAATTTTGTTTTGTAGGCTTTTGCGGGTGAAGTAAAGTATCTTGATCAAGTGAAGTTGCATCTTTTAAATATTCTTGCGATATAGGACAGAACCTTGCAAACAATTTTGATGGACCATTTACCCAAACTGTTTTTGAATCGTTTTTAACAGCAAGAAACATAGTAATTTCTCTTTCTAATGTTTAGACAAATTCTACAAGGTCTTTTTGTTCAAGAAATCCATTCATTTGAGATTCGTAAAAACATTGCATGTGATATTCAGCTTTTTCTATATTAAGTTCGTTTTCAAACGTTAAACAATTAAACTCTTCAGATTTTTTAATCACTTCATCAATAATAGGATTAAAACCTAAAATAGCTTGCCATATTTCAAAAGGTACGTTTTCACAACTGGATGAGCAATATCCCATATAAGAAAGATCATATTTTTTCCAACGCCACTCTTTCATATGTCTTTCTAGACAATAAAAAATCCCATAACCTAATTTATGTTCTGAATGCATAAATGTTCTTGTTGTAAGTGTTTGACTTGGACAACCTATGATAGTAGTTGCTACCCATACACCATCTGAATTGACTATAGGAATATCATGAAGAAGATCTCTCCAAACTTCTTTACATTTTTCACTTTTTTCAAATTGTTTTATAAGTTGTAAAGCTTTTCGCATAGCTTCTTTTTTAGAATTTACTTTTGAAGAAGTACAGACATAAAAACTTTGTTGATGATTAAACGTAAGTTGTATACTTACACTATATTGTTTAGAGTTTATTTTTGTAAGTTCTAAGTGATATGGGAAACATGTTTTAAACACACTTTTTTGAGATAAATCAGCATAAAATCTCCCAGGTGTAGCATACCATTCATCATCGTAGCTTGTTCCACCATGACATACCCAAAAATTCTGTACGAAATGCCAAAATCTACCTCTAGAACAGCGTTTAGCATATCCGCGAGATATGTTCATATATAATCCTTATCCCAAACATAGATGATGTTCTTGGTAGGTTGTTGTGATCTACTAAACAACCAAGAGAATTTGTGTTCTTGGTGAGGTATTTCGAGAATTTTCTTTTTATTATGGACATTTTCATTTCCAACAATGATGTATTGATCGACATGTTTGAGGACCCAAGTCTCATCAACACCAAACATGTTACCTTCTCTATCAGGTTCATCTTCTGAATATTTATGTGTCACCCAACAACCAAGAACCGTTTTGGGTTTGTATTTCTCGATAGCTTTAATAGCATCAAGTTTAATTACATCATCAGGATATTTTGTAATAGGTTGACCCATTAAAGTATACAAAGCGCTGATAGCACTATCTTGCATAAGTTTTGAGTCTGTTGCTGGTATTTTTAAATGTCTTGCAAGTGCACCATTTCCTGAACCTATCTCGATCATGTTGTTTATATCAAAGTTTTGCGTAAGCCAGTCAGCAAGTTCAAGAGTAGGAAAACAATAAATACCTTTTTTATGACCAAACAAAGTAAGGTGTATTTGTGGTATTTTTGATAAACATTCTGATGAAACGACTTTTAGAAGGTTGTTTTCAAACAAAATATTGTCAAGATATGAAACATCTTGATTTTCTAAAACACTAATTTTTTGCATAGACATAAATTCCTGTATCTTGTATATACCAAAATTTCATACATTTATAATTGAATTTTTCTAAAAGAAACTTGTTGTATTGTTCTCTTTTACTTTCATGTGCTTCTATAATAAGTACAGGTTTATCTTGTGTTATAGTTTTATAAGCACCAGAAAGCACTTCTATTTCATGTTCTTCGACATCTATTTTTAACAAAGTGATTTTTTGAGTTTCAGTTCTTAATGAATCTATTGTTTTTACAGGTATATCGCCTGTTTTCGATTTTATACCAAACATACCCATATTTTTAAAAAACATAGGAGGTAAGTTTCGTCTAAGTTGAACTTTTGTATATGTTTCTGTAGTCAACGAACATGAACCTATGTAGTCACTTAAAGCAAGAGGATATATTGAACAATTCTTTAAGTCTTCAGTGTTTTTTTGAAGAATTTGAAAATTTAAATGATGAGGTTCGAAACTATGTATATGGTTGTATGATAAGTACTTTGAAAAAAACAAAGTATGATTCCCAATATTTGCACCTACGTCAAAAATAACTTCATGTATGGGAAAGTTTTTTAAAAGGAATTCAAGTATTTCTGATTCATAAAACGTTTTGTTTTTTTGAACAGAAACACTTATTGAATCATCGTCTTCATACAACCATATTTTGACAGTCTGGTTGTTATATAAGAATTCAAATTGTTTCATGGTTTTTCAAAGTTCAAACAACCATTTTCGATGAAAGCAAGAACAGGACCATCACCAAAACTGAGACAATTGCGGGAGAACGATATTCTGCCATCTTTGTAAACAATAAGGTCATTATCAGGTTGTTTGTGAAAAAGGATTTTTGAGAAATCAACGATATCGCCAGGATTTAATCCAAGTTGACGAACAAGTATTGCAGGAATTCGAAGTCTTGCTCTACTATCAGACCTGAGTTTTGTTTTGACTGTTGTACTTGCAGGACACGATGCAGGACATGTCGACACTGTCACAGATTTCATATTCGGATTTGGCGGAAGTGCAGCTTGATCTCTGGTTTGATAATCATCGGGATTTGTGCCAGCAGGATGATAAAGGAAAGTTTTCTGCGTATTATTCAAGACGCTTATTAATGTTGAACAATAATTGGAAGCAATTGTAAGTGCATTATTTCGGAGCCAGATTGAAACATCGCTGTTTTTGATCCATGTACCGTTTTCTTTGATAGCATTCCCGATGTCAACTGACGTAAACATAGCATCAGCTGCAACAAACTTTTCAAACTGAGCTTGAATAATTGTTGATGACATAAAAACTCCTTTATTTTGACATTTCGACCAAATATGTTAAAGTCGCTTGTTGTAGTTTGAAAACAATAAATTCATCGTTATGGAGTGATCTTCCTTTTTGAGCATGAATAGAGTCATAGCCATGAGGAGCACCTGAATATCTTGGATCATGAGAAACAAATGTTTTTCCCATGTTAACATTTGCTAAAAACAAAAAAGAATTTGTGTATTTGTTTGCTTTGCCTCCCCAAAATCCTGTAGAGTAATTCAGTGATTTTGTTGAGTTATTTGCAAAATAAAGGCCATCACCAAACATTCTACCTGTTACAAAACCAGCATTTACTGCGGGAATAATCAGACCACCTTTAAGGATACTTAAAATGTTACTGTTTTTTGAGCCATGAAAAAGTTCATGTTTGTTGCCAAATTGTTTTTCGGTTTTTTCATAACGAGTACGTTCTGTAGGAATTTTGATTTTATAGATGTTTTTGGGTTTCCAATTCCAAACATCAGAACCTCTATGGTTACCTGCTTTTGAGTCTGTAATATATTTTGCAATTCTATTGAACTCTACCGAATCAGTAAGAACTTCAATGTCTGTACCAATTGCTTGTTTTTGTTTTGATGCATTCTGTAGAGCAGCACCCATTTGGACTGCAGATTCAAGGTTGTCAAGAAGTTCAAGTTCTTCAGCAAGTTTTGCAGCAGTTAAAATCCAATCTTCTTGAGTTATTTTGTGACCGAAAGAATGAGGTATCAAAGAGAAATATTTTGCGTTATAATCACGTGTTATTTGTGTATCAGGGTTGATTTCGTCATTGATCATTATTTTTTTAAGAGCCATTAAAGGTTCTCTAGCTCGTTGCACATGCTCTTTAGTTACAGGACCAAGTGGTGTTTCAAATCCGTTTGAAGTGAGTTTCAAAGAAGTCATTGAAGAGATATTATGTATATTTTCATCGACGATTTGACGTATGATTCTCGAAACTTCAGGGTCAGAATATGAACTAACTACGTCTTTTGCAATAGTTGTGACTTGGATAATAGCGTTTTTTCCTCTGACGTTTACAGAACCAACAGTCGGAGCGAATGTTTCGACAAGTTCGTATTTTTCTTCGCGTGTTCCTCCAAGTTCACTTTCTTTTTTCTTTCCTTTGAGTTTACTTGCAAGGATAACTTCGAATTCACGATCGGCTGTAGTAAAATCAAGAGTCTTCCCAAGATATTCATCACGAACTTCATAAACATCTGTTTTTCCGAGACGGCCATAATGAGTAAAAAGACGATGTTCGTCTTTGGGATTTACTTGAAGCTCTATTGAGTAGAACTTGTTATTATTGCCTTCAGGATTTCCACAAAACAAAACTTTATGTTTTAAAGTTTTTACAAAACCGTCGTTTTGATGTGATGCTACTTTTCTTGATTTTAAGAGTTTTTCAGCCATTTTTTTCTCCTATAAACTGGATAGAATCCCATTCTTCTTCATGTAAGACTTTTTTTGTATATAAAAACTCTCCGTACATTTTGTAGATTCTTTCAGGTGGTACAGGAGGTCTGTTAAACCTTTTTTCAACACGCTTAATTGCTTCATCTGGATCTATTTCGAAAACAATTGCACGCTTTTTAAATCCTCCATAAACGCCTGAATTTTTCAGTTTTTGTAAAAAATCTCTTCTTAAATATGTATCAGTATTGACTGCATCTACAGTAACAGACAACAAATTTATAAGCGCCCATTTCGTGGTATATTGAGCAATCTGCCAAACAAGTTGATTTTGGCTTTGATCTGAAATATCTCCTGTGAGAGATCGTCTTATTGAGTCAGGACAAATGATGCTACCAAATTTTGATTTTGGTTGAAGACTTATATATGTGCTTTTGCCACAACCTGGGATACCGATAAGCATTGTAAACCAAAGTTCTTCCATTATATCCTCGTGATTTTCAGATCTTTTAATGTTATAATGCAGTTCTGTTTTTCTTTTTTTTCTAAATATGTTATTAATATCTCTGTCGCTACAGCAACAGCCAATAAAATGATATTTCTCGCTAAAGGATATTCACAAACATCTATATTTTTAGTATCGTCAGGAACTCTGTATCTTTCATTCCATATTATTTCAGCATAATCTTTAAATAATCCAATATGTAAGCAGTTTGTTTTGTATATAGAGCAATACTCAGTAACAAATTTTCTACTTGCAACATTGTCAAATCCATCAATTACAACTCCCTGAGTGTTGAGTATTTTTTTTGAATTTGCTTCTTCTAATTTTTTGGGCACAACTTCAATAGGAATATTCATTATGTCGAATATTCTGTTTTTAAGCATTGTTGCTTTTAACTGACCAACATCTCGAGCATACCAGATTTGTGTATGTCTGTTATGTTCTTCAATTCTATCAAAATCAATTGCAGTGATTTTTTTAAAACCTTGACGTACAAGATTCTCGACAAGATTTGAGCCAATTGCTCCAATTCCACACATAACAATGTCAAGATTTGCCATTTTTGTCATTAGATCAGCTGATCTATAAAGTTCTTCATGCTTTAAAGTTTTCATAATTTTCCGATGTAGAAGTTTTTAAAAAGCTTATCTTTCATAATTGGTTGATAGTAAATTTTTTTATCGGGCCAACGTTTAAACAAATAACAATTTCTCCAAAGAAAGTCTCTCTTCAGTTTTTTATTGTCATACATGATGCCACAAATCAAAGGTCGTTCTAAAGTTCTAACCCAAGATTTCATAGTTTTTATATCTTCGTTGCTTGGACTAAGAGAAACACTTTCTGGATGTGTATGAAACCAGCCAAGAACATATTTTGAAAGACCTTTTTGCCAATCAAAATTTACTGAACAAGTTTCTCCTTCAGAAAGATATTTCAATCTACCTATGACAAAAGGACCAATCCAAAAACCATAAACAATCCAACAACGTTCTTTAAACGTTATGTGTTCTATAAATTCTCCGCTCACGTTGACCCTCTCTCATTACGGTAATCAAACTTTTTAAATCGTATTTTCTATCTTCACCAGACAAACAAATTCCTGCTGTTATTACGCTGTGTGTTTCGTTTTTACTTACATTGCTTGTGTATGAATCACCATCTACAGTATATGTCACGCTAAAATGATCATTTTTTTCTATAAAATCTATGAATTTACCACCTGCATGTTCAACATCATTTTTTAATGATTCTTTTTTTCTATCAATAATAAGACTTTTGTCTATAGTTACTCTTAAAGTATAAGCAATTTTTTCTTCTGTTGTTAAACCCAGAAAAGTAATTTTTTTAGGGTCAGTTACTTTATGTAATTGCTCTCTCAAATACATAGATTTTGAAGGATCGCTTGAAGGATCGTTTTGATGATACCAAAAATTTGCACCATCAAAACGACAAATAACTTTGTCAAAATCAAGAACAGTATCATCAAATAAAAAAACAGAGATTAATTGATCTATAGGAAGATTTAGATTATTGTTTTTTTCAGGTATAGCTAAAAAAACATTATCTTTTCTCATTACAAAAATCAAACGAATTTTTGCAAGTCTTTTTAAGTAATCATCAATTTCGTGAAGTTCAGCATTACAAACAGTTTTTGCTTGTTTTGTGTTGATTGGCTTTACTTTATACCAACCAGGAGTTTTTTGTGAAATTTTGAATTTGTAAACTACACCATCAAGTTTTGTAGTAACAAATTCATTGAAAAAAACGGGAGAGATAAAATTGCTCATTGCTGCTTCTTTCTCTCCCATTTGTTTGATTAGATTTAAAACATCAGACATATGACTTTCTTTTTGGTAATGGAAAGTCCATAATTTCATAAACCAAGTCAAGTTTTGATTTTCTTGAAATCAAAGGAATAAGTCCTGGAATTCCATAGTAATCACTTCCTTTAGGCTCATGAATATCGAAAGCAATTCCTTTTGCTTTAAGTTCAGTACTTAAAATAGGATTAACATTACCAACTCTGACGATAACAATATGTGGAGTAACTTTCATTTCTTCAACATATTTCGGAAAAATGTCGTAGAACTTTGGAGTATGTCTGTCTTCTTCATCAGTGACAATAATAAGTTGTTCAGCAAACAATTTATATCTCAACATAAATTCAAGGGCACAACCTGCTGATGTTCCTCCATCAGACTTAATTGGTTTAAATGCTTCTTCCCATGCTGTAAGAGTATTATCTTTTGCTTTAATAGATCTAGCAATAGTATCATAAGCAATAACATGAAGATCAGCTTCCATTGTACCTGAAATTGCAGCTGCAATTTGTTTTCCTGCTTCAATTGCGACAGCTAAAGAACCTGATTTATCGACAAGAATTGCTGTAGAACTTTTAATTGTTCCTGATTTTTTAATTTGTTTGTCAGCAATTTCGTCGAGTTGTTTTACAACAGCTTCATCAGTAACTCTTCCTGTTGCTTTTGCTCTTTTTGATTTTAGAGCTGTAACATTTTTTGCAGTTTTTGCTGTCTCAAGTTTATCTGTGATGAGTTTCTTCAGACCAGGATTGTCCATTGCTCCTTTTTCTTGTAAAGATGCAATGTTGTTAATAATTTCCTGTGATGACATACTATTAACTAAAGCAATAAGAATTGAAGGCGTAATTTTTTCAATTAAACCTATCGCGATAGTGTAAGGTATTTTATTTTCAACAATAAGAAGTGCAGCCTCTTCAGGAGTCTTTGCATTAGTTATTTTTTTGAAAACAGAAAGCTTACTATCTTCAGGAATTTTTTCATCAAAAAGAATAGCTTGCGCTCTTGGACTTGGTTTTACTTGTGTGCCCTTTCCTGCATAAAGAGATTTTAACTCTTTAAAATTTTTCAAGGCGACAGTATCAAAACGTTCATTATCAGCTTCAAGCCATCTGAGATATTTTGTGATCTCTGTTTTCAAAAGACCTGGAATTGATTTTTCAAGACCTACTTTTTTCTCAGTGTTTTTAATGTCATCGACGAGTTTCTTTCCTCGTTGAGTTTTCTTACCTGTTTTCTCTCTTAGAATAATTTTTTTACCTTTTATGAAACCAATAATTTTTGCTTTCATAAAGGGAGCTTGCTGTTGAAAAAGAGCAATACCTGTTTCACGGTTCTGTAAATAAGGATCTGTTAAAAGCATTGCAGTAAAAACTTCGTTATGATCACGAAGTTCACCATTCTTTTTATACCATGCAGCAAGATGTGCGTAAAAAACAGGATCTTTTTCTCTCATTTCAGCATGTATAACCTTTAATTCGTTTGTGTCTCTATGAGGACATGTCATAAACGAATTCAAGATTTTAACACGTACATCTTCTTCTGTTTTTTGTGTTGTTGCCATTTTAGCCTCTTCCCCATTTTGCATTGGGACGTACTGTAATGTTCCCGTTTGGATTGACTTCAACAAAATGCGAGTCAAACTCGTCATAACTTACATCATAGTGAATTGCAAGTGCACGCTTCACTGTTTCGGGATTTGTTGATTGTGACAAAGGTTTTGTCGTCATACCCAGAGAATGAAGTCTGTCTTCACGAAATACATCGTCAAACTCAAGATCTTCATTTCTTCCACCGTATGCTACATGGATAATTGACATAGTTCATTCCTTTCATTAGAATTATGTTTTATTTCTATAGTTTTTTAATTACAAGATACAAAATAAAATTTAAACAAAAAGGGGCTCTTTAACTGAGCCCCTTTAACTTACCACCAAACTATTTAACTAAAAAGTCATGTCTGAGTTTTGAGAGCTATTTTTGTGTTCCAATTAGCAGTTGGTTGCCTTAAACCGCTCGGCCATATCCCCTCACCGAGGAGATAGTCAGATTTGAACTGACGAAAAAAATGTATGCTTTCAGCGTTAAAAGACACGACTTTATTTCCTTTATAAAAAACAAGTGTTCGAGTTCAAAATGCTATTTTTTGTCGCTTCCCTTGGACTTGAACCAAGAACCCATTATACCCAAATAATTGCTCGACCATTGAGCTAAAAAGCATGTAAGCATTTAAAGTTAAAGAACACTTGATTATTTCAAAAAATAAAACTGCTCGAGTTTCACGTGCTGAACTTTTTATTCCCCGTTAAAGAAACTTAAATTTCCTTAACGGGGAATAGACGATTCGAACGTCTTCATTAGTCTTTCGGACTAACTTAAACCATGTGTAAGCACCTGTTGTTAAAGAGCAGTTTTAATAATTTTCATGTTATTAAAATTAGAACAATACTCTGAGTTGTAAATGCTAGATTTTGGCTACTTTTTCAGGATTCGAACCTGAGACTTACTGCTTTTAAGGCGGTCGCTCTAACCAACTGAGCTATAAAGTAATGTAAGCAATCACTGTTAAAAGAGCATTGTTCTAGAGAAATATATATCAAAGTTAGCAAAAGTGATATTTTTTTTAAAAATTTTTTTTGTTGTCATTATTTTTAATACGCGTTGGTATAATATAAACAAGGGTATAAGTGTATTTTGATTCAATATGCATTGTCAAGTTTAAAGGTAAAATAATGAACATTATAGATATACAACACACATCTATTTTAATGAACTTGACAGTTCTTGTTGTTGATGATGATAATATACAACTTGATCTTCTTAAAACTTTTATAGAAAATCATGGTGGATATTGTTTTACAGCTGAAAATCTAACTAAAGCTATAAACCTTGTAGAAAGTCACCAGTTTGATGTAGTTATTTGCGACATTTTTCTTGATGATGGGTGTACAGGTTTTGATTTTGTAGATGAAGCTAATAAAATCGATCCAGAGCTTACTATTATTTTAATGACAGGTTTTAATACAGATGAATTTATCACAACAATTATAAAAAAGAATATATATGCATTCTTAAATAAACCTTTTCAATTAACAACATTGGGTTTATTATTGTTACAAGCTTCTAGAAACACAAAAAATTTAAGAAGAAATTCACATTTAGCTGAGAATTTAAGAGCAAAAATTGTTGTAATTCAAAAAGAAAGAGATAAGATTTTTTTCAATACGCTTACTTCTTTAACAAATGCTTTAGAACAAAGAGATGAGTATACAAAAAATCATTCTGAAAAAGTCGGCGAACTTTCTGAGAAAATTTGTTTAGAATACACTGATGATGAAGCATTTATTGAAGACGTTGCTATAGCTGGACGTTTACATGATATAGGCAAAATTGGTGTTAAAGACGAGATTCTTTTTAAAAAAGACAAACTTACAGATGAAGAATACGAATTAATCAAAAAACACTCTGAACTGTCTTATAAAATAATTAAACCTGTCGATAATGTAGGTAAGATCAGCGACTATGTTTTACATCATCATGAAAGATGGAATGGAAAAGGTTATCCGCATAAACTAAAAGAAAAAGCAATACCTACAGGTGCAAGAATTCTTGCTGTTGCTGACACATTCGATTCTTTAGTCTCAAACAGACCCTATAGAAAAGCACAAAGTATAGAATTTGCTTTACAAGTTTTATTTGAAGGAAGATCTATTGAATTTGATACAGAATTTGTCGAAATTCTTTACAAAATAATCAAAACTAATAGATTATTATAAAGTCGAGAGCATAACGCTCTCGACTCGTTTTACTTCAACCGCCAGCAACCACGATTCACTTTTTGGAATTGATCTAAGTTATGATAGATCGATCCTCGAATACTTGCTTTTTTCGATTCATTATTTGCACTCATAACATGATATAACTCTTGCAGCTTCACTGGACCAGTTGACATTAACTCTTTTATGTTGCAAATTTGAGTTTTTTGGCACCAAGTCCATTTTCTTTTTTGAATACATCCAACTACTGTTTTTTGTTTGCTAATTTCAATAATTACACCAGCATTGTTTTCTGAAACAGACAATGTCAATTCACCAGAATATGTACGTTTGAAGTTCATTCTAAGTCTCCTTTTTTGTAGTTAAACATTACACAACGAGTACATCTTTATACCGATTTTTTCCTCAGTATAACGGACCCGCTTTGTAACTACAGGAGACTTGTGTTTTTCAGACCTTAGTCTTAGATAACAAGTGCAAAGTTGTAGTTTGATTTGAATTTGATATTCAAATCAGAAAGCAGTAATTTTAGGTGAGATATTGTTTAGAACTTTCTCAGTACAAACACAAACTTTTGTTTTTTTCACTAACTAATGTACTATAATGCTACTGCTTTGACAGTCAACATAGAAAGATCTAAATGCTTTTTTGAGTTTTAAACACCTCCTTGCTGAATTTTGAGTGAATATCGAATGTTTTTAAGTTTATTGCCAAACATTTTTATTTGTTTCCTTATTATATAAATCGATTCTTTATGTTTTTCAGCCAAATATTTTTTCGTATTTCGAACGAAAAGGAATTATATGTTTCTTAGGTACACAAACGCAAGTAGAATATGTTGTCAGTAAATTGTTTTTTCTTAAATTCTCTTCAATCTTTTTTTACTATGAGCATATTCTGTTGTCAGTGTATTACCATCTTCTCTATAAAGACAAACTCTTCCATTTATTAAAGTTAACGTATCTTTTCCTATATTAACAATTCCAATTTTATGGTTTTGAAAAGTACCGATTGTTTTCATTGTTTCAATACAAAATTTTGCTTCATCAAGTTGTTTTGTAAATGTCATAATATTTTTTATAAAAAAACCTTTACATTTACATTTTTATTTGTTATATTAAAAACATGAAAACAACAAGGATAGCAAACAGAGCCCGCGAAAATCGTATTACCATAAACGGTAATGACGAAACAGGAGGGTAATGTCCGCATCCTAATATAAAAATAAAATTTAGGATGCGGACCTTGAAGAAATTCAGGGTCCGTTTCTTTTTAGCTCTTTTAAATTTTGCCCAGGTAGCTCAGTTGGTAGAGCGCTACACTTGTAATGTAGATGTCGCGGGTTCGATCCCTGTCCTGGGCTTTTTAAAATAAAATTGCTCCTATAGACCAATGGCTAAGTCACAACATTTTCACTGTTGGCATCCGAGTTCGATTCTCGGTAGGAGTATTTTCAAGTTTATTATGCTTGAATTTTGCTCTTTGAAATTTAGTGTTTTGAAAACTATTTGTACTCCTTTTATCAATAAGCTAGATTAGAGTGCTTGTCTGACGCTACTAAAGGAGTTCAAATGTGGAATTGCAAAATTTGTGGAAAAGTTTTTAAAACAAAATCTAACTATGCACATCATATTAAAAAATGCAATGAGCAAGAAAATAAAGAAATTTTAAAATTATACTATGAAGATTTATTGAGTGCAGGTAAAATAATTAAGATGGGCTACAATAAATCTACAGTAGAGTACTTGATAAAAAACAATAAGAGAAGTTTATCACAACAAATGAAGATTTTTTATCATAAGAACTCAAGAAAAGTTTCAGAACAAACAAGACAAAGAATACGTGATGGCAGAAAAAAATATATGTCAATGCAACGTACAAACGAATGGCGAAGAAATAAACAAACTTATATTGAAAAGATATTTTCAGATATCATTGAAAGAAACAGTCTTTCTGAAAAATTCGATATAATAAGAGAATATAGCATTTTTCCTTATTATTTAGATTTTGCATTCTTAAATATAAAACTTGATGTAGAAATTGATGGTTCACAACACATTTTTTGTGAGCGTCAAAAACAAATTGATATCAAAAGAAATGAAAAACTGATAAAATTAGGTTGGAAAGTTTTTAGAATTCCTGGGTTTAAATTAAAAAATGAATTTGAACAAATTGAAAAACAATTTTTAGAATATCTTGATAGTTTTGATTTACAACCTAAATTATATAATTTTTCTGAATGTGTAATTGAATATTATAAATTCAAAAAAATTAAAGAAAAACAAGATCAAGAACAGAAGTTAAAAGAAAAACAAATAATTAAAAAACTAAAAGAAGAAACAATAAAAAAGAAACTCCAAATGATTTTAGAAAATTCAGATATTACTAAAAGGGGTTGGATAACTAGTTTATCAAAAAAACTTAAAGTATCGCGTACTTATATAAGAAGGTTTTTACGATTGAATTTTCCTGAAATTGACAAACAAACATATTTCAAACCAAGAACAAGTGTTAAGAAATATCAAAATTGCGACTGGAAAACTTATTATAGCAAACAACTTCTCGTATCCCCTCACTCTGATACGGTGTAGAAAGGGTAATTGGTGACATATTGGTTCAACTCCAATCGAGAAGATTTTACAGGAATGTACCGAGCCACTCTTATAAGGTGGATAATCGTAACTGGTATGTTGTAAATGTGGGTTCAAATCCCGCCGTTCCTATTAATTTAACAAAGGAGGATATAATGGCATCCAAACAATAGCATCCCACCAGAGGATGCAGTAAGGAGTCATTATGTCACATCCGAGAAATCGGTTAGAACGTTTTGTCGTTGGAGATACCAAAGGCAAAAAACGAGGTTATCGTTATTGGAATGGATTTTATTTTGAAAAAGATCCGAAAGAAAGAGAAGAACGTTTGTTGATGGCGTCAAGAAAAAGACGAAATACAACTAAACTTTGTTCTTGTATTATGTGCGGTAATCAAAGAAAAGTTTATGGTTTATCTTTGCAAGAAAGAAAACATAACGATAGTTTTTCAGAATTAGATTAGAAAAAATTTTGGGACCATAGCTCAATTGGAAGAGCACTGGCTTTGCAAGCCAGGGGTTGAGAGTTCAAGCCTCTCTGGCTCCATTTAGTTCTTTGAATTATAGATAGGTACGCAAATTGGCAAGCGGACTGGCTGTTAACCAGTTGATTAGGGGTTCAAATCCCTTTCTATCTGAAAAATATGGAGCATTCGTCTAGTGGTTAGGATGCCAGACTGTCAATCTGACGACAGGGGTTCAATTCCCCTATGTTCCGTTTAAATATTCTTTTACTGACAGGTACACTAATGGCAAGTGACCACACTGTTAATGTGGCGTACGAGGTGAAACTCTGTGGGGGTTCAAGTCCCTCCCTGTCAGCCATTTTTTTGATTTGGTAATTTATGTCAAAAACACAAACATGTTCTCGTTGTTTACGTACTATTATAAAGCAAAGTTTTTCAAATCATGTGTGCATAACACAAAACGAGCGCGAACAAATATGTTTATTTTATGACCAAGGCTTGTGCAGTAGAGAAATAGTAGAAAAAGGTTTCACTTATAGTCTTGTAAGTTACGCATTAAAAGGTAAATTTAGAACAGCAAGTGAAGCAATGAAATTGTCAAAAGGTAAAGGCTGGAAAAATCGTTCTTATGCAGAAGAGTTTTTTGAAAATTTTTTGATAAATAACGGGTTTGAAACAAATATTGATTATGTTAGAGAGTTTCAAGTTTCAAAATATAGAATTGATTTCTTTTTCTTAAAATTAAAACTTGCAATTGAGATAGATGGACAACAACATTATAAATATAAAAATAGACAAATTTCAGATAAATCTAAGGACGAATTATTAAAATCTTTAGGTTATAAGGTGTTAAGAATTTCTTTTAAAGTGTTATTCAATAATACAAAACAAATATTAGAAGAAACTTTAAGAGTTTTAAAAAACGAAAAAGAACAAGAAATAGAAATAAATAAGTTGACAAAAACACAATTGAAGACATTAAACTTGTTAGATGAAATAATTAAACGAGAAAATTTTAAGAAAAAACAAAAAGAAGATAAAAGACAAGAAGAAATTAAAAACAAATTAGAAATTCTTAAAACTATTGATATGTCTAAACGAGGATGGCTTAAAGAAGCAAAAAATAAATTAGGAATATCTGGAACTAGTATCAGAAAATTTTTACGTTTAAACTTCCCTGATATTGATAAACAAACATATATTAAAAAAAGAACAGGAAGTAAAAAATATCAAGGTTTAGATTGGAAAGAATATTATTGCAACCGTGTTGTAGTGGAAACATCTTGCTCTTCCAAAGCGAAGTCATCAGTTCAAATCTGATCGGTTGCTTATTTTTATGAAAGTTTATATGACATTTATAGAAGAATTTTTAGTTGAATTGAATGCAAATTACGGATATACACAAGCGAGTGTTGAAAGAGCACTTGATCTTCAAATGGGTTCATTAAGTACTGAAGATCCAAGTCCTGAGTTGTTAATTTTAATGAAAATTATTAAAACGTATCCGTGGTTAATAGAAGTTGCAGATCAAAATTATGATGAATTCGAATCAAAAAGAATTTTGGGTCACAATGCAGTTGATTTGTATGTAAATAAATTAGCAAACGAAAAACGACAAGTTATGCGGTAGTAGTTCAGAGGTAGAATCCTTCTTTGCCAAAGAAGATGTCAGCAGTTCGAATCTGCTCTACCGCTTTTTCGCTCCTGTAGCTTAAAGGATAAAGTACGCGATTACGAATCGCAAGATTCAGGTTCAATTCCTGGCAGGAGTATTTTTAATAAGATGCTTATGAATTATAAAAATTGTGAAAAATGTGGTAAAGAAATTCGCATATCAAGTTATTCTAGACATTTTAAAGCTTGTATTGAGCAAATAAAAATAAATGAAGTAAGAAAAAGATATCTTGAGGGAGCAACAAAAAAACAACTTTACAAAGAAAAATGGTGTACAAAAGCAAAACTTGATGAAATTCTTAAAGACATTCAAAGAACACAATCTGAGATAATGATAGGAAGATCAAAGGGTTGGAATAGATTTTCTTATGCTGAAGAGTTTTTTGAAAAAATTTTAATTAATAATGGTTATGAAAAAGATAAAGATTTTTTTAGAGAATTTCCTTTTAGTTTTTATCGTGTTGATTTTTATTTTTTTAAATTAAAACTAGCTGTTGAAATTGATGGGAAACAACATGAAAAAAGAAAAAATTTCGATACAAAAAAAGATTTGTATATAAATAAACAAGGTGTAAAAGTATTACGTATAGTTTGGAAAGATTTTATTAAAACACCTAAAACAAGAATAAAACAAATTTTAAAAATTTTGTCTAATACAAAACAAACTGAAATTTGTGTTGAAGATTATACTTTGTATCAATGTAGACGTCTTAAAGTTGAACAAGAAAAAAAGTTAAAAGAATTGAAATTTAAAGAAAGCAAAGTTAAGAGTAAATTAGACAAATACTTAAATGATGCAAGTTTATTTTTAGGTAGCGATAATATTAGTTTAAAACTATCAAAAAAATGGAAGAAAACAAAACATTTTGTCAAGAGATTTTTTAATAAGCATTTTCCAAACGAATGTATAACTAGAAAGACTTGTGTTTGTGGAAAAGTTTTACATAATGAATCGACATTTAAAAGACACACTTTAGCATGTTCAAAAATAAGAAACAAACAAATAATAAATAAAATAATTAAAGAATTTCATAAATATTTTATCTCGATTGAAGAACTTGCTAAAAGATGTAATGTTTATGAAAGAGTAATTGTTACAGTCTTGAAACAGAATAGTTTGTGGAGTAATAAGCATAAAGTTATCAAAGAAATTACATGATACATATTGTGACAATAATGCAGAGACAATAATATAATTCAATATCTTGCCCTGGTAACTCAAATGGATAGAGTACAAAATTTCTAATTTTGCTGTTGGGAGTTCAATTCTCTCCCAGGGTATTTTTTTAAGACGATACAAGTATTATTGTATGCTTCATCAATAAAAAAAATCAAACAACACGTGCGCAGATATATAATTACAAAACTCGACTCCTATTGTTTGGAGTTTTTATTTTTTTATATGGAGGTTTCTTGTGGGTAAACTTTATGTAGGTAATCTTCCGTTTCAAACTTCTGAAGACGAACTGAAAGCATTTTTTGAGAAGTATGGCCCTGTTGCTTCAGTGAGAATTATTCAAGACAGAGACACTGGAAGATCACGCGGTTTTGGTTTTGTTGAGATGGCTAATTCAGATAGTGCATTGTCTGCTAATAATACTTCTATGAATGGTCGTAGCATCACTGTGACTCCTGCTAGAGAAAGAGAAAACTCTCCAAGACGTTAACTAAAAACTAGTTTTGAAAAAATGTCAATGTTTTGTGTCTAGCTTGTTTTGTTTTTTCTTTAGAAACTAAGATATGCAAACTTTCTTACCTTATTCTGATTTTGTTAAATCAGCAAAATGTTTAGATTATAGACGTTTAGGTAAACAAAGAGTAGAATGTAAGCAAATTTTAATTGCTCTTGAAGCTAGAAAACAAAACATTAAAAGAGGTTGGGTGAATCATCCTGTTGTGCTTCAATGGGAGACTTACGAAGCAGCACTAAAAGAGTATATGAATGTTTGTATCCAAGAATGGATTGAACGAGGATACAATAATACTATGGCAATTAATGAAGTTGAGAGCGTTATTTATCCATCATGGTTAGGTGATGATAATTTTCATGCTTCTCATCGTAGTAATTTGCTAAGAAAGAAGTTTGATTATTATAAGCAGTTTGGTTGGACAGAGTCTATAGATTTAGAATACGTTTGGCCAACAAAATCGTAGGTAAGTTATGATATTAAAATCTGTTTTGACAGCGTACGAAGAAAAGAAACAGCGAAACTGGGAAATGCTTTATTTTGCTGTCGATCTTCATGGAACTGTTATTGAAAGATACACAGGCAATGAGATTAAAGTTTACCCTTTTGCGAAAGAAGTTTTGCAAAAGCTTTCAAAAATTCCAGATATTACATTAATTCTTTTTACTTCATCTTATGAAAAAGATCTTGCACCTTTTTTTGCATGGTGTTTGCAAAACGATATTGTTTTTAAGCATTTGAATGCAAATCCCGAGTGTAAAAGTAATAAGACTGGAGATTTTTCAAAGAAGTTTTATTTTAATGTTTTGTTTGATGATCGTGCGGGTTTTGAGCCTGAAACTGATTGGTCTATCTTAAATTCATTCTTTGACAGTCTAGTTAATTCTAAACATAATCTCTAAGGAAGTAAAATGGATACTAATGATCTTCAAAAGAGTGTGAACGATGTTTTCGTAGATGCTTTTGGACACAGTTCATTACGTGAAAGACATGCTGATATTCTTAATGAAGCCATTGAGCTTACAAGAAGCGTCGATATCAGAGGTTTGAAAGAAGAGACAGGCGATCTTTTATGTTCTGCGATTCAATCATGTTCTGAAAATGGATGGACTGTAGAAGAAGTCGTTCAAGAGACCCTAATAAAAATAAATAGACGGAAAAAGCAATACCATACACTTGGAAGAAAACGTAGAGTTGCAATATATGGAGGAGCATTTGATATGATCCATAATGGTCATATTAGTGTTTCTAAAATTGTTTTGAATCATAGCAGCGATTATGATGAAGTATGGATTACTCCTTGTTTTCAGCATTTATATGGCAAAAAACTTACTGATGCGCAGCATCGTTTAGAGATGTGTAGGATTGCTGCAAAAGCTGATGCACGCATTAAGATCTTTGATTATGAAATAAAAAATGAGTTTCAAGGCGAAACGTATCATTTTATGAAAAAACTGATGAATGATGCAGAATTCAAAGATAAATACTCTTTTAGTTTGATTATTGGTCTTGATAATGCAAATACTATAGAGCAATGGTCAAACTATGAAGATTTGCTAAAAATGGTGCCTTTTGTTGTAGTAAAGCGTCAAGCTGTAGAATTTAAAGCTGACTGGTGTTTACAAGCTCCTCATAGATACCTTGATCCTGATGATCCTCCTGTGTGTATTTCTTCCACCTATTTACGCGATCTTGTAAGAGAACATAAACTTACTGAAGAACAATATGTTGAAATAAGGAAGTATATGGATATGAATGTTTATGAGTATGCTTTGAAAAATAATTTGTACTGATTCAATTGCTTAACTATGATAGAAAATTCGTTATCATAGTTAAGTTTTGAATTTTAGATATCTAGCATACAAAGAAGCTATATTTTTCTTAATAAGATCATGTTCTTCAATATTCTCAATATCTTTCTCATCAAAAACATCACATTTTTCATTTTCATCCATTAATGTAGAACAACCAAAACATTGATTTTCCCAATGATCATCTAATTCTGTAGCACTTTTTTCATCGCGCTTGATCATCAAACAAATTTTAGGATAGTTATAATTTAGAACTTCATCGCCAAAGCAATAGAATAATTGACCTATCTTCATATTTTTAAATAACATTGTAGATGACATTTTATTGTAACTTTGTAGGTTTGTGAAATGCACAATCTAATGTGTTAGAGATTTCATTACAACAACAAATTGTTTGTTCTTCTTCAATTTCTTTAGAACCAAACAACATTGAAAACTTGTTATTACTTCGAGGAGATACAGAGTCTAAAAGTTTTCGTACTTTATTTGTTTTGATTTTTTCTATTTCAGCAATAGATAAGGGCCAACCATTTTTTTGATTTGTTGTGTATTCATAGTATCTTGCACAAAAGGAGCACTTTATAAAAGGATATATGCCTGAAGGTATGCCTCCTTCATTTCCAAACAATTTATAGCCATTATAGTCTTTGCTTACACAACGATATTTATTTTTATGAGCTTCATAAAGCATTTTTAAAATTATTAAAGATTCAAATTTATGATCTTCGAATCCGTTTAAAAGTACAGTTAGTTTAAAAGTTTGTGCTAAATGTGCAGGTGTTTTATAACCTAAAAACGAAATACCAAAAGGTGAGACAGAAAAATCTAAAATCCTGCATAAATGAATATGAGTTGGTTTATTGTGTAAGGGAGAGTCAATACAAAACACAGAATTGTTGAAAGCTAAACTTATTTCATTATGTGAATCTTTTACTATTAAAGTCCGATTACATCTTGGACAACAGTTCCAGTTTGTAAGTTTAAAGAAATTCTCGTCTAAACAGTTTTGACCAAGACGTCTATCTATGACTAATTCGCCTCTACTTCCTATCCAATTACATGATGTACATTTCATGTTTTAATTTTAAAACTTTTTTAATCAAGTTTCTATTTTTAATAAGTCGAAATAGCGATAGATTCGTTAATTGATTGAGAAAGAGTTTTTGTGGTTTCGTTGCTATTGAACCAGAACAAAAGTTTTTGTTCATAAACTTGAAAGCAAATTGGTGTACATGCTGAAATTGTTTTATATTGACGTAAAGCTCGTTTTACTAAACGTTTTTTTATTGGTATTAGCTTTTGCTCTAGAGAATCGTCAAGGAGCGCGCCTGTGAAGCAGCAAGATGTTTTAAATGAAGAAACACTGATATCTTTTACATTATTAATCTGTGTCATTTTATCTCTTTATGAAATCTAATATCAATTAATTTTAAATTAAGACAATAATAAACACAATGCAAAATTTTGTCTATCAGTGGCTAGATTTTTCTATACTTTATATCTTTTTTTTAAGGAGGTATGTTTATGTTAGAAGAAGATGATATTTATAAGTTTCTTTTTGATGATGATTTCGATGAAGATGAAAAAAAGTTTGGAACAACAGAAGATGGTTTGTGTTTTGATTCTGAAGAACATTTTGATGACGAAGAATCTCGGGAATAATAAAAAACACTTGTTGGTATTTTAGTTGTACGTTTATTATCTGTTGGTTGTTTAAAAAAATAGTACGATATAAAGATAGTTTTAGATATAAATAGTTAGAAAAGGACCAACAGTGAGTAAAAAAATTTGGTATAATTTTGGGAGTTTTGTTCCTAAAACAACAAAAACTTCGTTAGCAGCAATGCAAAAAGCAAATCTTTCTTGGGAAGTCGAATCACGACAAATTCAAATTGTAGATGGTCAGGTTATAGACGGAAAAGTTGCAATAGTAAGAAAAGATACAAATCAACCTTTAGGTATTGTAACATCAACATATAAAAGTATTCAAAATACGCAAGTTTTTTCGTTTTTAGATCATATAGTTCAACGAGGTGATGCTACATTTTATGCTGCTGGTTATATAGGCAAAGGTGAAAAAATTTGGTTGCTTTTAAAACTAAACAAAGATATTTCACTTCCTTCAAACGATACAATACAAAAATTTATTTTATTTTCAAATGCTCATGATGGGAGAGGTGCAATTAGAGCGTATTTTTTTCCCTTACGTTCAAAAACTGAGACAGCATTGAATATTTCTTTCGGAAAAAGAGTTGAACAGGGAATTCAAATGCGTCATGTAGGAAATGTCAAAACAAGAATAGATGAAGCTTCAAAGATTTTTAAATTATCAGAAATTTTTTATGAAAAATTTGAAGATGCAGTGAACAATTTATATAAATCGAAATTTAGCACAAAAAAAGTAGATTTATTTCTTTCAAATAGTTTTGAAAATTACAGTTTTGATTCTACAAGAACTAAAAACACTTTTGAAAAAATAAAAACACAATACGAAAAAGAAATTACTACATTCCCATCATCAGCAGATTCTGCTTGGGCATGGTTCAATTCTATTGTTAATTTTATAGATTACGAAAGGTTGTCAAAAGGTAAAGATAATTTAGAAAGAGTCTCAAACCATCTTGAGTCTTTATTTTGGGGGAGCGCATTACTTCTTAAACAGAAAGCTTGGAATTCAGTTTCCACATTAATCAAATTATGAGAAAATATTTTTATAGAGACGGTGATCAAATAAAGAAATATGTTTATTGTACAAGGGGATGTCAAGAAGCATACAAACAAAACGATATAGGTAACTCTATTCTTAAAGTGAATAACACTACTTTTCTTTGCTCGAAATGTGCGAAAATTTTAGGAATTCAAGCTGAACTTCATGGTTTAGCAAAAAACAATTCGCAAACAAAAGAAACTGAGTTTGTTTCAATTTTCCAAGATGTTGGTATTACTACACCTACAACTATACCTGTCTCACAACAGACAGAATTAGACACAAAACCTCTTGAACAAGTTTCTACTTTAGTAACAATACAACAAACTTCAGAAGTTGAAACTATTCAACAACTACCTTTAATGCCAGAAACAATTCAAAACTCAGAAGTAATTACACCTTCAATAGAACAAAATACAATAAGTAATGTAATGTCTAGCGATTGTTTCTCTGAAAATGACTTTTTTGTTTTTGTTTTAAAGTGTAAAGACGAGACATTCTATGTTGGTGCAACATCAAACATAGAAAAAGCAATAAAATATCATAATCAAGGTTGCGGTTCGAGTCACACAAGACCCAAAGAAAGAAGACCTGTTTCATTGATTGAATTTCAAAAAACAACAACGAGTGAAGCAAAAAATGTAAAAGATTCTCTCAGTAAAAAATATGGTATTCGGGGTAAAGATGAAATGCAAACAATGTGATTTACCTTTATCTATATACAATGTCGATGATAATTTTTGGTTTGAAGATATACAAACGTTTGTTTTTGTTTGTCCAGTATGTGCAAGTAAATCTGAGCTAATTTCAAATATTTTTGAGCACAAACACATAACAAAACCATATTTAGAAATGCTAATTGTTGATTCAGATAATAAAGAAAAACAATTAGATTATATGCCTCAGTATCAAAAAGACCTTGTTTTAACGCATTTATGTTCTTGTACGCATTGCAGTTCTATTTTAGAAAGTATGCGTCTAATCAAAATCTCAAATGAAATAGAATTTAACAGAAACATTTACGACTTTTTTATAATGCAAGCAATTGATATTTCAAGAAATTTATCTAATGAAGAAGTGAAAATCAATGGTGCAGGAATTAAGTCTTTTAAGTTTTGCAATCAAGAGTTTTTTGTTTCTAAAAAACATTTATTTTATGAATGTAAAAAAGACAATGCAAAACTTTTATGTTATGTTATAGAACATGATTGTACAAATATTGGTATGGTTTCTTTTTTAAAACATAATGATTTTATTATTTTAGATAAGATTTGGTTAAAATCAGAAGAGCGTTTAGAGAAAGAAAAAAGATTTTTGAAAAATATAAAAACAGGAAACATGAAAGTTCTTATAGATTTAGTTACAAAAGAAAGTAATTTTCTATAGTTTTTATCTATATCTTCTTTAAAAGTCTTGACAAAAAAACTTTAAGGAGGAATAAAATGGGTATTAAACAAAAAATCATGTTTGATGCAGGAGTAGCAACACCAAAAGATCTGTACGAAATTAACGACCAGGGTGGTCGCTTAACGAGTGTACCGTTGACACCTGGACATATTGTTGAAACTGTGAATATGGTTTTCACTTACAATATGGGTGTTATTGGTGGTCAGAGAGAAAAGAACCTGAGCATTGCTGATGGTGAAAGAAGACCTGGTTCAAGGAGATGAATGTTCTTTTAAACGACCCGATTTCTATACTCGTAAATTCTGCTAAACTTGTCATTGAGTCTGATGGTCGAGGCACAATTCAATTTACTGTCCTCGACCAACCTGTTTGTTTAAATATTGATTCATCAGATTATATTTATGATATAGAAATAGCAGTTAATGATAGGGTTAGGTTAATAGAAACTTATGGCGCATTGGCTATGAATTCTGAAGGAGTCGTTAAAGAAATCATACCTGACAGAACAGAAGATAGAGTGAAAGTTTGGTTTGATGTAATTTTACCAGATCAGACTTTAGCTAATGTTGAAGCACATGTTCAGTCAAATGCAATTTCTGTTATGGATGAAGTGCCTTTAAGTAAAGTTGAAAAAATATGAAAAAAAACATAAAGAAAATCGCAGAAGAACTTCATGCAATGAATGATTCTGATTTTGAATCTTTTATTGCTGAACAAATTTTATCTTCTAAATCTAGCCATATCGAAGAACCATGTTTTTCTTTATCAAATAGTTCAATGACTCTCGATGTTTGGAAAAAGAAAAGTAATTATGAAGTTGTAAAATCTGTTTTGCCAGGAACAAAAACTTCTGAAAAAGATTTTACAAAAACAATGAAGAAAAAAGAATTAATTGAAGAGATAATAAAAATAGTTGATAGTTTTTTAGAGTAAATGAATTTAAGATTAAACCATATTATTGAGAAAAGTAAAGTCCAAGGTCCTGGTGAACGTTTTACTGTATGGGTACAGGGCTGTAGTATTCATTGCAAAAACTGCATAAATATTGATACTTGGGATTTTTCTGCTGGATATCTTCAAGATATAGATTCTCTTGCATCACAAATCATAAAATCAGATCTTAGTTTGACAATTACTGGTGGTGAACCTTTAGACCAATTTGATTCTGTTTTAGAGCTAACAAAAAGAGTTTTTGCATATAAAGATATTTTTTTATGCTCAGGTTATTCATATGACATAATATCAACAAAATATAAAGATATCTTGTCTTCTATTGACTTTCTTTGTTCAGGACCTTTTGACATTGACAAGAAATGTGAATCTCAATGGAAAGGTTCAAGTAATCAAGAAGTTATTTATCTCACAGAACGAGGTTCAAAGCTTTTTTCACTACCTATCTACAAACGAGAGTATCGTATTAACAAACATACGGGCGAAACTCTTATTACAGGTTTTAGTATCTAGTTTTCTAAAGTATTTATTTAAACACTCTTGGTTATGGAAATAACTGAAGTACGTGTCTCTCCTTCTAATGACAAAAAAGTCAAAGCTTTTGTAAGCATAACTTTTGATGACATGCTTGTCATTCACGGGATTAAAGTTTTAGATGGAGTAAAAGGTATTTTTGTAGCAATGCCTTCTAAACGATCTGGAGAGAAATTCAAAGATTTAGTTCATCCCCTTAATACAGAGTTTAGAAAAACAATTCAAGAAAAAATTTTAATTGAGTATGAGAAAATTTCAAAGGAGATAATACATGAATGATTTATTTTTGTTTGCGAATGAAATCAAAAAAACTGCAAGACAACTTGTAGCTGAAGTTGAGAATCCAGAACAAGATCCAAAAGATGAAATTCTTATTGATGATAAAGAAAAGAAGAGAATAGGAAAAGAAATTCAAGCTTATGTAACATTCATTAGGAAATTTTTACAACCTAAGGGTAATGATAAAATTTTTGCAAAATTAAATCCGCTTTTTGATAATCCAAGATTGAAAAAAGCAAGAAATGCAATTTTACTTACTCTTGAACAAGGAAAAAAAGACGAACAGGTAGTCCCTAAAGATGTTGCTCAAACAATTATGGATCTTAAAAGAATTTTGATGAGATATACTGCTGTTGATAGATACCCAGCTGTAAAACTTTTAAAAGAGATTTTAAACTTTGGTGTTGTCAATGGTATACCTGCATTCAAACGTCTTTTAACTACTGAACGTAGATTGTATAATACTTTTGGTACGCAAGGCACACTCGAGAAAGAAAAACAGGAAAAAGAACAAAATTAATTTTCTCAAAATAAAGTTTATAGGGTTTAGATGAATATCTAAGCCCTTTTTTGTTTTTATAATTGGCTTTATTAGACAGTTTTTAAGATATAATACCTCAAGGAGAAATATTATGTCTGAATTTGTGACGATTTCAATAAAAGATTTTGAAAGTTTTCTTACTTCATATTCATCAAAAGTTCCTACAGTTTTTGAACAGCAAAATGCAAATGAACTTATATATGAGATTCCTACAGAAAAACCTACTATCAATATTCGAATTTATTCATCAATAGATAAATTCGTAAATTCTTCAAGATTGATTGGTGAAGATGCTATAAGATGTGTTCTTGTTGATTTTATAAGTCAAAAAACAATTGACAAAGCAAAAAGAACTCACAGAATGACAAATTGGAGAGAACGTCTTAAAGAAAAACTTGATGAACTTAAACAAGAAGTCAAAAAAATAGAAATATGTAAGACATGCAATAGTGCAATGGTTTTAAGAGAAGGTACAAAGGGACCATTTTATGGTTGTCTTTCATATCCTACTTGCAAATCTACAATGAATTTGTTTGGCGAATTTCATTCAAAAACAGCTTTAACTTCTGAATCACAAAATGAAATTGTTCATTGTCCTGAATGTGATGCATTGATGCAAAAACGCTCAGGTAGAAAAGGTGAATTTTATGGGTGTTCTAATTTTTTCAAAACAGGGTGCAAAGGTGTTCGTGAAGTAAGAGATGTTGAGATTTATGGCCAAGGAATTGAAGACGAACCACAACTTAAACTTGAATTTGAAATGCCTCAAGTAAAAAAAGAACAACAAAAAAAAGAAGCTGAAGCACCGGCAGCACCAACTAAACAAATTGAGATAGTGAAAACTTCAAGTTTCCCGCACATGAAATTCAAATTTGAAAATTTTAATCCAGTACAATCTGAAGTTTTTCAATATTACAATAAGGATGTTAATTGCGTAGTTGCAGCATCTACTTCAGCAGGAAAAACAACTGTTGCAGAAATGTTTATGTCTGATTCTATTGCGAATGGTAGAAAAGCTATTTTTCTATCACCTTTAAAAGCTGTTTCTCAAGAAAAATATCAAGATTGGACTGATCCAAAACATGATTGGAGTAAACTAAACATAAGCATTGTTACAGGAGACTATCAATTAACTGAAGAAAGAGTTAAAGAACTTAATGATGCAAATATAATAATTATGACGACAGAAATGCTAGATAGCAGAACACGTCGTATAACAATTGAATCGAATAGTTGGCTTTTAGAAGCAGGAACTATAGTTCAAGATGAAGCACACCTTTTATGCATTAAAGGTAGAGGTGATAAAGCTGAAAGTGCTATAATGCGTTTTACAAAACAAAATCCTTCTTGTAGAATTGTTTTTTTATCAGCAACAATGCAAAATGTCGATGAACTTTCAAGATGGCTTTCTAGTTTAAATGGAAAAAAATCTGAACTTATAAATTCTAACTACAGGCCTTGTATTTTAGATATTCATTATGAGCAATATGATGATTATGGAAAATATCAAGCTGTTGAAACAAATAAAGTAAATAGAGCTGTAGAAATTACGCAGCAATTCAAAGAAGATAAATTTATTGTGTTTGTCCATTCAAAAAATATGGGCAAAGTCATTTTTAATAAGCTTAAACAAATGAACGAGAAAGTAGAACTTCACAGTTCAGAACTCACTCTTGAAGATAGAGTTAGAATTCCTAATGCTTTTAAAGAAAAAGATGGTGTAAGAATTATAGTTGCAACATCTACGCTTGCTTGGGGAATAAATTTGCCTGCAAGAAGATGTATTGTAGTAGGAGTGCATAGAGGTATAAGTGAAGTTGAACCTTTAGACATAAAACAAATGGTTGGAAGAGCTGGGCGTGTTGGTTTAGACCCAAGAGGTGATGCTCATGTTCTTCTTCCTCAAACAAAATTTACGCGGTATAAAAATTGGTGTCAAAATATTCCACCCATTATGTCTACAATGAACGATCCAAATGTGCTTGCTTTTCACATAATTTCAGAGATTTCTGAAGGTGAAGTTTATGATATTACTACTTTAATGGAATGGTATAATAGAAGTCTTGCTGCTTTTCAATCTAATTATTTAGATCGAGTTGACGCTGAAGAGCTTCTTACAAAACTTGAAAAAATAAAAGTTATAGAGAAAATAGCAAACAAGTATAGTGTAACTAAACTCGGGAAAGTTGCTGCTTATTTATACTATAGCCCATATACTATTGCTGGATGGTATTTTAATTTTAATAGATTGTTTGCTGAGGATAGACTTGACGACTATTCGATAAGTTGGGCATTGTCAAATATTCCTGATAATAGTGACAATTTTGCTGGACGCGATATGCAAGATCTTGTTAAAGGATTTGTTACATCATGTCGAAACAGGAATTTAGTTATATCAGAAGCTTGTGCATCAATTGGTGTTTTATTTCACGGATGCCTTTCTTTTTCAGAGGAAATTGCTGAACATCAAAAAAGACAAGTGAAATTCGATTCAGAAAGAATGTGTTCAGCTCTAGAAATGATCGATAAAATGTATTCACATTGGAACAAGTTTGAGTTTTGGAATAGATTACAATTAAGAATTGAATATGAAATAACAAACGAGCAAACAGAGCTTTGTCTTTTAAAAGGTATTGGTGGTGTAAGAGTACGTAAGTTATTTGAAGAAGGAATAAAAACAATTTCAGATTTTAAAAGACGACCTCGTATAGCTGAAGAAGTTTTAGGTGAATTTTTGTATAATAAAGTTCTAGTAGATAATAGAAGTGCTTTAAAATAATTTTTATGAGGTTTTATGTTTTTTTTTACAGCTGATACACATCTTGGTCATGATAATATAATTAGATATTGTAACCGTCCTTTTGCTTCTGTCGATGAAATGGATGAGACAATAATAAAAAATTGGAATTCTGTTGTGAGTAAGACAGACACAGTCTATCACCTTGGAGATTTCTCCTTTAAGAACCCTTTGATTTATTTAAGAAGATTAAACGGGAACATTATTCTGATTGAAGGGAATCACGACAAAGGTGATTTAACAGGATTTAGTAGTGTTCATAAGATGAAAACTATTGTAATAGAAAAAACTACTATAGTTCTTTGTCATTTTGCAATGCGCGTTTGGGAAAAATCACATTTTAATTCTTGGCATTGTTATGGACACTCACATGGTGAATTAGCATCTTTGGGAAAATCTTATGACGTAGGTGTAGATAACAATAGTTTTATGCCTATTAGTTTTGATGAATTATATACAATAATGCAAAAACTGCCAGATAACGAGAATTGGTTAGAGAAACTCAAAGGTTATAATCCGCAAGAATTTTTAGCTGCAAAAAAACTTGTTGAGCAAGGAATTGATGTAGATTAATCTTCTTTTAGCTTCTAATATTCACTTCCAGACATAACGTAGTTCTCTTTTCTTATTACTTTTGATAAACAAAAGACTTGTTTTTTTAGTGTTTTTATTGCTCCTTTTTATAGAAATATTAAAGGAGATTAAAAAATGAAAACATGTGCAAAATGCGGTTCTTCAAAAATTAAAGTCGATACAAAAAATGTTGAAGGAGACTTTCAAAAAGTATTGAAAGTCTCTATTTGTTTAAACTGTGGTTATGAGCATAAAGATATATTAAACATACACGAAGAATCTTTATCATGAATGACAAACTTTTAGAAAAAAAACAAGATTTCATTAATGCATTAGAACATATTGGAAATATCATTGAAGGTTCTAATGAAAAAGTAGAACGATTTAAGTTCACTAACAAAGAGCTTCAAGCATTAATTTTTACTTCGGAATTACTCTCCACTCACATAAAAGAATTTGAACGCTATTAACGCTAAGGAAAAACTAATCATGTTCAAAACTGAACTTGCTAGAGAAATCTGGACATCAAAATACAGATATAACAATGAAACACCTAAAGAAACTTTTTTTAGAGTTGCTCAAGCACTTGCTTCTGTTGAAAAAAAACCTGAAGATTGGGTAGATAAGTTTTTTAACACTTTAGTTCGTACTATTGAAAACGAACCTGTAGGTCTTAAATGTACAACTGGTGGTAGAATAACTGCTAACGTAGGTACAATTTTCGAGAAAGCAACATTGTTAAATTGTTTTGTTGCTGCTCCCATTAGTAATGCTAAAGTCTCATACAAGCGTGAAACTGACAATGGCTTAATCAAGTTTCCAATTGAATATGAAACTGATGATACCCCTGATGATTTAATAAACATATTTTTGACTATTGTAGAGCAAGCAAAAACACTTGCATCAGAAGGTGGTTACGGATTAAGTTTTGATTTTATTAGGCCTCGAAGTTCTATTATAAAAGGAACTGGTATCAAGCACCCTGGCGTTGTTGCTTATATGAAAATATGGGATGCCGTTTCGCAATGTATTGTTCAAGGTGATGCTGATGGTTATGTAGATAAAATCAAAAATTATTTAGGCGACGATAAATTTCAAGAAGCAAAAACAGTTATAAAAAATGCAATACGAAAAGGAGCAATGCTTGCTGCTTTAAGCGTTACACATCCTGACTGTGAAGAATTTGTTAGAGCAAAACAAACTTCTGGTGAACTTACAAAATTCAATATTTCTGTTGTTTTAACTGATGATTTCTTGAAAGCTGTAGAGAATGATGATTTTTTTGAACAAAGTTTTAATGGAAAAGTTTTCAAGAGAATAAAAGCAAGAGAACTTTACGACTTGATAATGCTATCGTGTTATGATAGAGCTGAACCTGGTGTTTTATTTGCTGACAATATGATGAGGAACAATCCTATTGCTTATCTTGGTCGAGTAACAGCGACAAACCCTTGCATAATAGGTAGTTCAATTATTGCTACAGCTGATGGCAGAAATGGCGTGTCAATCAAGCAATTGGCGCAAGAAGGAAAAGATTTACCAGTTTATTCAAGAAATAAACTCACAGATAAAGTTGAAATTAAGATGGGTAGAAACCCAAGAATTACTGGTGAACAAAGAGAAGTTTGGAAGCTTACACTCGATGATGATTCAGTTTTTATTGCAACACCCGACCATAAAATACCTACAAGATATAAGGGTGATGTCGAGTTAAAAAACTTAAAACCAGGAGAAAGTCTTCTTCCTTTTAATTCACATGAAAGTAATGGTTATCGTCAAATTTCTTATACTTCAAACAAAAAACGCTCAAATGGTTTAAGATTAAGTAGAAGACAATACAGATTAATATTTGAATTTTTTAATCCAGATATAGAGATAACTAAAGACGATAGAATTCATCATAGTAATTTTAATTCTTTAGATGATAGACCTGAGTTCCTTGTCAAGTGTACAAAGCAAGAACATCAAAGTTTTCACGATATATCTGGTAAAAACAATCCTATGTATAGATTACGAGATAAGCAGAAATATCGTGAAAATATGAGTAAAGCTACATCAGGCTTAAAAAATGGTAGAGCATATGAAATAACATCAAAAGAGCTTTTATCGCATTTTGTAGGTTTTACTAGAAGCATAGGAAGAAAACCTAAAAGACAAGAATTATTTGGATTTTGTAAATCAAATAACTTACCATATCCGCAAAAATTTAGACAAAAAGAATTTAATTGTAGCAATTATACTGAATTTTCTAATTTACTTGAAACAGAAGCATTTTTCAATCATAAAGTCAAGAAAGTAGAGTTTCATGGTTACGAAGACGTTTACAATATAACCGTTGATGACAATCACAATTATATCGTTCTTACTTCTTGGAATGACGATAAATTCTTAAGAAGTAGTGGAATATGTGTTAATAATTGTGGGGAAGTTCCTGGTATTGCAAGTATAGGGACTGTTTGTCTCCTTGGTTCTTTGAATTTAACACAATATGTCAGAATTAAAACTGATGGAACTACTTATTTTGATTTTGACGAGTATATTGAAGATATTAGAATTTTTACAAGAATGTTAGACAACGTTAATGATTTGACTTATGCACCACTTCCAAGTTATCAATGGGTTATAGACAATCTACGTCAAATAGGTATGGGTATTAATGGACTTGGTTCAGCGTTGATGATGTTAAGAATCCCTTACAACAGTAAAGAAGCTGTAGAATTTGCAAAAAAAATCTGTCAATTGAAAGAAAACCTTACTTGGCAAACATCAGCATTACTTGCAAAAGAAAAGGGTGTTTTTGGAGCATATATAAAAGAACAATTTGAAGCAACAGAATTTTTTAATTCTTCTAGAATAACAGATGAAACACGCGAATTGTTAAAAAAATATGGTGCAAGAAATGCAAAAACAACAACAGTACCACCTCTTGGTAATAGTTCTATTTTATCTGATGTTACAAGTAACGGGATTGAGCCTGTTTATTTAATCGAGTATGAGAGGAAAGTTGTTTGTCAAACATGGCCAGAAGATTTGAGTCAAGATAATGTTAAACAAATTCTTAAACATTATAAAGAAAAAGATTATGAATATTGGAGAGGGAGATTTGGTGACTATGAATATTACTATGAACCTCATAACCGAGGTTTGTGTAAAATAAATATTGTTAGAGATTATGGTTACCAATGGTTACTTGATAATTTTCCAGAACAAGATCATTCTAAATATTTAATTACTACTAAAGATTTGAATATTGATGACCATCTTGCAATTCAAGCTGTAGTTCAGTTTTATAATAATCAAAGTACTAGTAAAACAGCAAACCTTCCAAATGAATATCCGTTTGAAGATTTTAAACAGCTTTATTTGAAAGCTTGGAAGTTAGGCCTTAATGGTTTTACTACTTATAGAGAAGGCTCTATGGAATCTGTTTTATCAGACATAGGTAAAGCTGAAAAACGAGAAATTATTGCAAAAGATATTAAACTTCCTGATGTTTTTATAAATGGTGATACTCATATAATTAAGAGAGAAGGCAAGAAGTTTTATTTGCATTTCTCTTATTTGCCTGAAGATTCTCGTAAAGAATTTCCTATTTGTATCTGGATTTATACGAATTCTCAATATGGTGGCGAAGAACTTAAAGTTTGTAACAAAGCATCTCGTAATTTAACTAAACTTGCTTTATCTTGTGGTGTCTCTGATGAAATTGTAAAAGAGACAGTTGGTAAAGCAAATATTGACTATCCTCACAACAGACTTGGTAGAATGATATCGTTGTGTTTGCGACATAATATTCCAAGAGAAGATATTCTTGTTTCTCTTATGGGAATTGATGGAGATAATATTTCTACATTATTAACAGCAGTTAGAAAGTTTTTATCACAAACATTAAGTGATGGTATTGAATTAAAAGGTTTAAAATGTCCGCAATGTGGTGGTAGAGTAGTAATGCAGGCTGGATGTTTCAAGTGCATTGATTGCGCTGACTATTCAGGATGCGGTTGAAAATACAAACTTTAACAAGGAGTAAACATGTCTCAATCAAAATGCTCAAATCCTGATTGTAATAAAACGTATCACGTTGAAGATACTGACGCTGATGATGGTTTTTGCTCGTTTGAGTGTTGGGAAAAGGTAAACTGTTTGCAACCAGTACATGTTCAATTAGAAGAATTTCAAGTTTTATAATGTTTTTATTCTCACGTTATTCTTTATTAAATGGGAGAATAACGTGAATTTAAAGTTGCATAAAATTGTCGATGAAATTCTTAAAGAAGCAATGCCACATGTTCTTTTAAAAGAGAAAGGTGGCGCTGATTTATATTTTGAGTTTCTTGAGCCCAAAGAAAAAAAAGAAATTCTTAAAGACTTGACAAGTGACGATAAACCCACTATAGAGTTGCCTGACTTTGGTCAAGTTGGGAAATATCATATTAAAAATCCTGCAAAAACAATAAGCAGAGATGACTTGCTTCGAGGTGGTGAAAATTTTATAAAAATGTTTGTCGATACAACATCACCACATCCCCTTCTTGAATATGACGAAACACATCACAAATACAAACTAAAACCAAAGTATGATCTTAAAAAAATCTTAGATGAGTTAGACTCAAGTTCTTAATTTAAGATAGATTTTTTCTATAGTTTTTATTTCGAAATATTTTACATACTAAACTTTTATATATTGAGTAAAAGTTTTTTATTGTGCACACACGGGAGAAAATATGAATTCAAAAGAAATGGCTGATATTCTTTTAAAAACAGCTGCATCTATTGACCCTAGTATTCATTTAGGTTCAACAAAATACCCTAAAGATCTTGGTTCTTGGGGAATTGACGAATCAAAACTTGATGAATTAAAACGTCATTTAAGCAAACTTGTTGTCGAGTTAAGAGTTTACGATATAAATGATGAAGAATTTCCAACATTTAAAGGTAAAAACTTACTTGAACTCGAAATTAGATCAGATGCTAAAAGTGAACAGAAAGTAATAGATGTTTTAAAAAGAATAAAAGCTTTTCCAATTGAAGAACATCACATAACAAATTTGAAGTTAAAGAAACAACCTGTTGAAGAAAAACTTGATAGACATGATGTTATATCTGCGCCGTAAATAAATTAACTAAAATAGGAGTTTGACTTATGATTCTTGGACTCACAGCAGTATCACGAGCATATGATGGTTTACTAGTTCCAATAGCAAAGTATACATTAACAAATTTGATAAAAGAGCAAGCTCCAAAAATTGCTACAAGCGTAGATTTTGGAAAAAAACCTGCTGTTGACGATTTGCAAATTGATGTGTATGAGACAATGCCTGCAATTGAAAATATTTCAGCTGTTTATGATAACAAAATTATAACTGCTTATATGCAATATGGAAGTTTCAATGTAAATTGTTTTGCTCAATCACGTGAAGAAGCAAAACAATGGATTGATAATTTTGAAATGGATATGGTTAAGAAAAACCAGTATAGAGGAAAATGTTTGTATTCTGAGAAAGAAACTATGTTTTTTAAAGATGTTCCTAAAGTATCTTGGGACGATGTAGTTCTTTCTGAAAAAGCAAAAAAAGATATTCGTTTAAATACTTCTGATTTTCTAGGAAATTCAAAATTTGCTGCTTCAGGAGTAAATAAGCGAGGACTTGTTATGTATGGTCCTCCTGGAACAGGTAAAACATCGATAGTTAAAGCTGTTTTTAATGATCTTGATAAGAAAAATGTAAGTAGAATTTATGTTACAGCTGAATCTTTTAGATATATGGCTGTAAGCAAATTATTTGAGTTTCTTGCTTATCTTGGACCAACAGTTCTAGCTTTTGAAGATATAGATTTTATGAGTGGTAATAGAGATAATTTTACAGCATCAAATCAACTTGGTGATCTCCTTACAAATCTTGATGGTATGAGAAAATTTGGAGAACCACTTGTAGTTATGGCTTCTACGAACAAAATCGAGATGCTTGATTCTGCTTTATCTTCAAGACCTTGTCGTTTTGATAGAAGAATTGAAATTGGTCTACCAAATGCTGAAAATTTAAAAATGATGTATTTTAAACATCTGAGTAAGAATGTTGATGATGATATTATTTCCCTTTCAAAAGATTTTACTGGTTCTCATGTTGTTGAAACTGTAAATACTGCTAAAATTCTTGCAACAAACGAAAACAAAGAAACTATTGATTGTTTAAAAGAAGCATGCGAAATTATTCGTGAAAATTTCTTTCCTGGTCAAACGACAATCGAAATTAAAGCTTCAGTACAAAAACATTTTATGGAAAAAGCACAAATCAAAACTGCATCTGTTTTAAACAATAACATTAAGAAAGTTGCAAGTCAAATTATTGCTTTGAATCGAGAAGAAATAAAAAAACTTGTAAAAACAAGAAATTCTACAGACTATGACAAACTTGTTAGTGAACTTAAAACTTTGATTGACAAAGGGATATATTGGGAAGATGCATTGCTTGCTCTCCAACAACTTAATTCTAAAGCAGATAGTAATAAAATACAAAAGCAATTTCAGAAAAATGAAGGCGTGTCAATTGATTCTTATCAGGTAGCATAACTATGGCATCAAGAAAAATAGAAGATTTAACATTGTCAATGCAGAAGAAATTTGCTCTTTTTAAAGAAAAGATGGACGCTGCTAAGATACCTTTTGTTGTTACATGTACAGCAAGAACAGTGAAAGAACAGCAAGCGTTGTATGCGCAAGGTCGTCAACCTCCAGATAGAGTAAATATTATCAGAAAAATTGCTGGTCTTGCTCCAATTTCTGCTTCTGAAGCACAAAATAAAGTGACATCAACGTTAAAAAGTAAACATTTAATAGATTTAGATGATAGTGTTACAGAAAACGACAAATCAAGAGCTTTCGATATAGCTATCACAAAAGATGGAAAAGCAACTTGGGATTTGAAAGTTAATGTAAACCAAAACGAAATATGCGATTATTTTGAAGCTGGTAAAATTGGAGAAAGTGTTGGTCTTGTTTGGGGAGGTTCTTGGAAAAATTTCAAGGATTATCCACATTTTGAAGATTCTGAAGTTGTATAAGGAAATAAAAATGAGATACGAGTCAAATGTTTTTAGCAATTTATTTAAGGAATCAAAAGCAAAAGGATTTGTTACTGATATTGAAAAAAATACAGTAGATAATACGAATTTTAGAAAAGTCCTTTATACAGCTGAAAATTGTCAACTTGTTTTGATGTCGTTAAAATCTGGTGAAGATATTGGCGAAGAAGTACATGATGTTGATCAATTTTTTAGAGTTGATTCTGGTTCAGGTAAAGCAATAATTAATGGTGCTTCTTATGCTTTAAAAAATGGATCAGCTGTAGTAGTTCCTGCAGGTGCAACACACAACATAGTAAATACTGGTAAAGAAGATTTAAAAATGTATAGTATATATTCACCACCTCATCATAAAGATAAGACAATTCATAAAACAAAAAAAGATGCTTTAGAAGATGATGAAGAGTTTGATGGTGAAACAACGGAGGAATCATAATGAATGTGCAAGCAGTTGCTGATAAAATTTTAAAAACAAGTATTAAAGAAGGTGTGCCAGATAAACCCATGGGCACAACAGATCAAAGTCCTCCTGAAGATCACACAGAACAACAACTTTCTAGACTTCATGACACGCTTTTTTATGCACAAGAAGCTGGTTTATCAGCAGATAAAATCAAAGAAATTTTTAAATTATTTCCTACAACCATGAAGACTGAGTATAATTACTCAGTTTGGAAATACAAAAGTCGATAAGATCTGGAGGGGGTACTTATGCTAAAAAGTTTTTGGCAAACTCTTAATGGCAAAAAAAGAACAATTGCGCTTCTCTATTGGTCTGTTCTTGTTCCAAGTATGTTGGTTATTTGGCCTAATGGATTTCCTGAGGGCTTTGCGTTAAATTTTTATAAAGCTGTAACAATTTTTGGATTTTTGCTTTCAGCTTTAGGTTTGGGTCATGCTGCTATAAAAAAAAGAGTATCAAATAATCAACAAATAGAAGAAGAAGTAGAAGAAGTTAATGAAACAGAAGCAAGTCAAGAAAATAGCAAATGAAATTTTAAAAGAAGCTATTTTACCAACTGATCCTGGTCAAAATACTAAAGAGATTAGCACGTCAATAAGCTTAGGTTTGACTGCTGAAAGTTTAAAAATTTTGCTTGAAACTATCCGTCAAACAAAAGGGTTTGCTTCAATTGAAGAAAAACTACCTGCAAATTTTGCTGCTAAACCGCCTATAATAACTTTCACAATTGGAATTAATCCAAGTTTAAAAACAACAGCAACACAGTTTGAAAATAATTTAAAAAACGAGATTTTAAAAAAACATTTCAGGTTTGAAGTTTTAAGATGAATACAGAGAAAATTATTGCACAAATCTTAGAACCTTTAAAAGAAAGACGCGATTACGCTCAAAATGGCAAAGACATGTTAGAGCAAAATGCTGAAATTCTTTATAAAAAGAAAAAACTGTCTAAGGAACTAATCAAACAGTTCAAACTTAGAGAAAACGCGAGTTATCTAGATTTGACATCCTTTATAAGTCAATTGGTTTCTAGATTGAATACGAATAGTGATGCTATAGATAGTTCTAGCAAAATAGCAATAATTAAAAGATGTCCTAAAAAAGATAAAGATGAAAGACCTGATTCTGAGCAACAATGGTGTTTATATACACATGATGAAGATAGATTATTGGGTAGACATCCCACAAAAGAAAAAGCATTAGGTCAAGAGCGTGTAATTCAGATTCATAAACATATAAATTAAAACAAAGAGCTGACAAATAAATTTCTTGTCAGCTCTTTTTGTATATAAAGTTCTATGTTAGAATTCAATATTTTACTTACATCGTTTTTTGAAGCAAAAAAATACGAACTAGACAATAAGTTTAGTGTTGCTTGCTGGAAGCCTGAATGGTGCAAATATAAAGAACTAGATTTTTTATTTCCTTTAGACATAAATGGAATTCGAATTAGACTTGGAAATTGTAACAGTTCTGTCGATGAATACATAAATGTTTTAAGAGAAAGTTATTCAGATCGTTGGGACACTATAGAAGCTTGGCTTGAGAGTTTAGACAAAAATCAACAATACATACTTTGTTGTTGGTGCCCAAGTAGTTCTTCATCAAAAGAGCAAATTGAACGTGATGGGAATTTTTTTTGTCATACGACACTTATCGGCAAAATGGTCAAAATTCATAGACCTGATTTAATTGTAAAATTAGATTATGCAAGAGAAACAAAAAGTATTCCAAGTACAATTGACTGGTACAAAATTCAAGTAGAGAAAATTATATCAGGTGGACAAACAGGAGCTAATGAAGCTGGATTAATTGCAGCAAAATCTCTTGGATTACAAACAGGAGGTTGGATGCCAGCAAGTTTTAGAACACAAGAAGGAAGAAAACACGAGTTTAAAAGTTTGTATGGAATGCAAGAGCATTCTTCATATTATTATCCACCAAGAACTTTTCAAAACGTAAAAGAGTCTGATGGGACAGTTAGATTTGCTACAAACTTTGATTCTTCTGGCGAAAAATGTACTTTAAAAGCAATTACACAATATGATAAACCTTATTTTGATGTTGATATAAATAAAAATTTAGAGCTTCAACAAAAACAATTTGTTAGTTGGTTAAAATGTAATACTATAAAAACATTAAATATTGCAGGTAATAGTGAGCAAACATCGCCTGGAATTTCACAATTTGTTGTCACTTTTTTAAAGTCTGTTTTATGTTATCAAGAAAAAATATTTTAAAACTTATAAAACTACCCAAAATTGTCACTTGCAAAGAACTACCACAATGGATAGTCGAAAGCGACAGAGCTGCTTATCATCCTGCATCTAATACTATCTATATAAGAAATGATCAAAACTTATTTATTCTATTTCACGAATTTTTACATTTCTTCTTTCATCAACTTGGCTTCACTTTCAACAGCAAAATTCATAAACTAATCGACAAATATTTAACACTCAAATAATTCAAGAAACATTTGGATTTTAACTTCAAAACAATGCTTCTACAAACTCATCTTTAGATTAGATTATTTCTCATTTCTATAGTTTTTATACTCGCTTCTTCTAATAAGCTATGAGACTATATTGTGTTTTCTTGCAACTTAAAGAACAAGAGTCTTGAAAACAAGATATAATTTAGTAGTACAAACAAATTAAATTAAAATTAAAGGGGATTAATATATGCCGACGTATGAATACCAGTGCAAATCTTGTATGAACATTCAGGAAGCATTTCATTCAATGGCATCTACACCAGAAGTAAGTTGTGAAGTTTGCAAAGGAACTTGTGAGAAAATTTTTACACCAACAACAAACTTTATATGTGATGGTCCAAGTCAGAGTTTCAAATTGAAAGATCAAATGCTTAAAAAGAATGCAAGAATGAAGACGAAAATGATTGATAGAGAAAGATCTGGAGAAGGCACGACAAAAATGTCTGACATAAAATAATTAACAGGGATTAAACGATGCATTGCTCGAATTGCAATCTAGAAAAAGAAGATTATGCACGTATTAAAGTAGAGATTATAGATAAAAAGTCAAGAGAAATAATTGAAACGATGTATGGTGAAGTCATTTGTGTTGAATGTATTAAAAAACGTTACAAAGAGCGTCAAAAGATACGCGTATACGTTTAAAAATTAAATGAAATTAAAAAAGTGAGTAGTCTATGCCTATTTATGAGTTTTTGTGTAAAAAATGCAAACATAAATTTGAAGATTATTTGCATGTAAGTTCACCAATTCCTGAATGTCCTGAGTGTAAAGGTGAAGTTGAAAAACTTATGTCGATGTTTTCAGGGGTTGTTAAAGGAAGTGAACATAGGTTACTTGATTGTGTAGTTGGCGAAGATGCTGATAAGCGCAGAGGGATTTTAGAGAAACGAAAAGAAAAACGAAAAGCAAAACAAACAGAAGGAGCATAAGATGTTCTGGTTAAAATCAAAAAAACTCGAAAATGAAGATCTTGTAAATGCAGTGAAAATTTTGCAGGATTCTAAAAGTTCAAGGAGAGAGAAAAACACAGCGTTTGAAGACTTAAGAGAGACTTTTGGTGGTCTTATTGGTAAAAAGATGAAGTCTGTTTCTGAACTTGCTTCAAATACTAAAGAGAGAAACGAAATAAGACACCACATTGAAACAAGTTTTCTTGAAATTCTCATGGATCTCACACCAAAGTCTGCAGGCGAAATTGTAGGCTATATAGCTAAAGCTTTTAACACAAAAGTTAATAAACATTCTATTAGAAATCTTTTGGGAAAAGGCGAAATTGTTTCTGATATCAACAAGTACAAGATTAGATTTAAGAATGCTCTTCGAGCATTTTATGAAAAAAACAAGAGAATGCCAGAATTTAACAATGTTGATGACGAAGGAAATGAAAATAAAGCAGATTTAGAAGAGTTTGCTAAAATTATCAGGATGCCTGTCGATAAAGTTTTAGAAGTTCTTAAGCTATTTGGTTCTGACACAATAAAAAGTATGTCTGAGGAAATTGGTGGCGACGACAAAGGTGGTGATGCAATAACTCTTATGGACACTCTTAAGAGCAATGAACCTTTGCCAGATGAAGTTTTAAGAAATAAACAGATTATGCAAGTTTTTATGAATGAAATTAAAAAACTTCCTGAAAGAGAACAAAAAGTTTTAATGATGTATTATCATCCTGACGATCCTAATGCTGATATGTTGACAAGCAATCAACTTGCAGAAAAACTACAAAAAGAAGTCGATCCTTCGTTTACTGAACGTATGGTTCGACATTGGATTGCAATTGGTAGAGAGAAATTAAGAGAAAGTCCTAAGCTTAAAGAACTCTATACAGCAAGTATGATAAAAGTACTTGTCAAAGTTGCTATGTCAAAATATAAAACAACTGAAGATATGGTTTTTGAAATTGTTGCACAACATAGTTAATTATGCCAATTGATTCATTAGACACTTCATTCACGTTTGAGTCCCTTTTTGCTGAAGCAACAAAGGGACTCATTGATGATTCTGAACAAGAAGTTGATATTATCACTTTTTGCGAGCACCCATTTTATCTAGACCAACCATTACATTCAGTAGAAAAATTTGTTTTAAAAATTTATTATGGGCTTCCTTTAGATGATACTGAAAAATCTATAAAAATTAGATCTTTTCCTTTTGATAGAGAAGGTAAACATTTTACTGAAGTTGGTTACCTTAACTATCTCATGCAACAATCAAGAACTAATATCAAAAATTTAACACCTAAACAGTTTATAGAACTTGTTCTTATTTGTGGTCGACGTTCTGGAAAAACTTTTATTGCGTCTGTTATTTCTTCATATGAAGCTTATAAATTAATCTTAAAAGTAGATCCTCAAAAACACTATAAATTGCCTCAAGGTGAAGAAATACGTATTGTCAACATTGCTAGTACTACAGATCAAGCACTTATTTTAGCAAAAGCAACACAAAACAGAATTCTTAATTCAAAATGGTTTACACCTTATCTTGAAGGTAAAAATCAATCTGAGATTCGTTTAAGGACAAAACGCGACCTTGAACTTTATACTCAAGAAATGCGAATACACGGAAAAGCTCTAGACCCTCATGTTTCTCTAAAGATTCAAGCAATGCCTTGTACAGCTCGTGGTATTCGTGGTGGAAACATCATTATTGGTATTCTTGATGAAATAGCACATTATATTGATAATGAAGGAAATAGATCTGGTGATCAGATTTATGAAGCGCTCACTCCATCTATTGCTACTTTTGGTGCAGATGGCAAAATCCTTTGTATTTCATCTCCTTATATTAAAGCAGGAATTTTTTACGATCTGTATTTAGATGCTGTAGGAAGAGAAAACGAAGAAGGTGATCATAACAAAGCAATGTTCAGAATCCCAACTTGGGAAATGAACGAAACAATCACTTTCGAGTTTTTAGAGTCTGAAAAGAAAAGAAACCCAGAGTCTTTTGACTCTGAGTTTGGTGCTGAATTTTCTTCTGTTGTATCTGGGTTTTTTAGATATCCTGAAAAGATAGACACTTGCATACAAAGAGATTCAGAAACTACAGCTCCCAATAATAATTCTGGTCATTATATCGCTGTCGATCCATCTTCTTCTCATAATGGTTACGCACTAGCAATGGTTCATGTTGAACAACGTGAAAGAACAAGACTTGTAGATGGCAAAGAGAAAAAAGAAAAGAAAGCAATAGTTGTTCTAGACAGATGGAAAGTATGGTCGTTAAAAGATCCTGAGTTTGAAGGATTGCCTTATATAGATGAAGATATTATTCATGAATATATTGAGGGTTTGTGTCAAAGATTTAGAGTTGTAAAAATTGTTTATGACCAGTTTGACAGTACAGCAGCTGTAATGAAATTTAAAAAAATGGGTGTGAATGCATCAAAAACACCATTTAGTCGACACTATAATACGAAAATCTTTAAAAATTTAAGAGATTTGATTTATGATGAAAGATTAGACTTGTTTTATCTTGAAAGAGGAATTAAAGAACTTAAGAATTTGCAAGAGAAAAAAGTCGGGAAAAAACAATTTGTTATTGAAGCACCTACACAAGGTGAGGTAACAACAGACGACTTATGTGATGTTCTAGCAAATGCTTCTTATATTGCAACAGGAAATGAACTTGGTTTTAGTGCTGCAAGTATTATTGGAACAAACGGTAGTCAAACTTATGTAGCTACTGGTGATAGAGTATCTAGTCATCAAGCTTACAAAAGACGTTTAATAACACATAAAACAGTGACAAACTTGCAAAGAGTAACACAATTAAGGTCCCGCTAAATGAAAGAGATTGAGCAAGTAAAAAACGCATTAGAAAGATTGAAAAGAAATTCGCAAGAGTTAAATTCAAATGTTAGTTCTTTAAAAAAAGAAGAAGAAATATCGACAAACTTTCATATTTTATGCTTAAAAAAACTTTCATTGCAAGCTTTAGATCTTTTAAATGCAATGGAAAAACAAGTAAAACTTTATGAATACAAAAAAAGTTCATTAGAAAGACTAAAAAGAAAAAAGGAGAGATAATATGGAATATCCATGGCTTGATAAATTTGTTATGCATGCAGCACCTGAAGATATGCCTTTAGAACCACCTGTTGAAGACACACTTCCTGACGAAGCTACTGGAACAAACGAACCTGTTGATGTGCCAGCTGATTCTGCTAATCCAGATGATCAACCTAATCCTGATCTTGCACAAGACATTACTCAGTCTGATCCTCTTAGTGATATAGGAACAGAATCTGTTGATACGGGTACTGAGCCTGTAGACACAAGTGCTGTCGACAACATGCAAACTGAAATTGATGATTTGAAAAAGCAACTTGAAGATTTGCAATCTGATTATGACATGGAAGGTCAAATAGAAATATTGAAAAAGAGACTAGATAATCTTCAAACACTTGATGATGCTGACTTAAACGATAGTTTGAACCAGTCTGCATCAACTCAAATAAATTATATTAAGAGAGCAATTAGACGTTATCAACTTAAGAAAACATCACTTACTGGAGAACAACAGACTGAAATAAATTTAAAACTTGAGCAACATCCAACTATGTCTTTTCAAGAGATAGCAGCAGATATAGCATCTAGTACAGGAGCAAATGAACAAGACATAATTGATTATATTAGAAATTCTGAATTTAGATTTCGTCATAGACATGGACCCCATGAATCTTCTGTCATTGATTGGAATATTTTAGATTAATTTTTTCTAAAGAATTAATCAGATTAATACTTTTTATAAAGGTAATAAAATGATAAAAAGAAAAAAACTTTCTGAACTTGATACTAGCGGTATGAAAAAAAATGGCGCTACAATTAAGTTTGGAAATGACACTACAATTATAGATTCAGAATTTTACCAGGGAAAGCCTCGTAAATATAACAAACGTTTGCTTCATGTTGTAGATCAAATGTCGAAAACTATGAACAAGACAGCAAATGTTTGTGGTGGTGGTGCAAGCGTAAAAAATTCGATGCCAGGATTTTATCATCCTGAATTTGAACCAAGCTCAATATTATTACCTAGAGATTATAGAGAAATAAATGCGTGGTGTAGATATTTTTATAAATATGATCCTCTTGTAAGTACTGCTATAGATTGTCATGCTGAACTGCCTATATCAAGTATAAGAATGACATTACCTCCAAGCAGAGACAAGATTAAGACGCGAAAAATTCAAGAAGAGTATGAAGAGATGTGTTCAACAGAAGGTATTGATTTATTTAATAAACTTCTGCAAATGGGTGTTGAATACTATAAATTAGGAAATATCTTTCCTTTTGCTCGTTGGAGTGAAACAAAAAATAGATGGTCAAAACTTACTCTTTTAGATCCTGATTATATAGAACTTGAAAAATTACAATTTACTGATATTATGCGTGTAGATTTGCTTCCTAACGAGCAAATGAAAAAAATTGTTAATAATGGTCCTGATAATCCCAAAACAGGTACGCTTTTTAAAGCTATACCTGAAGATGTAATTGAACTTATACAAGCTGGGAAAAAAATTCCATTAAACACTGATCCTAATCATGGAAGCCATGTTGCACATGTTGCTTATAAAATGGCTGATTATGATCTTGTAGGTACTGGAATTATTGAAAGAAATTTTAAAACTCTTATTTATAAAGACAGATTAAGACAATCACAAGATGCTATTGCAGCAAGACATTTGACACCAAAACACTTGATTTGGACAGAAGCTGCAGGAATGGCTGATCTTAACCAAATAAGAGAGCAAATCGATAATGCTTTTGCTGATCCTGACTATGCAATTATTACAAACTATGAGTTACATTGGGATCTTATAGGTACAAGTCAAGGTCTTATGCAACTTGAGTCAGAATGGAACTGGATAAACGAAGAATTGTTGATAGGGTTAATGATTAATAAGAGCTTTTTGTTAGGAGAAGGTTCTTATGCAAATGGTCAGACAGTTCTTGAAGTTATGAATCAGAAATACTCTATCTATCGTGAAAGAATCGAAAGTTATGTAATTCAAAATTTGTTTCTTCCAATGGCTAAAAGAAACGACTGGGCAGAGTATGAAGAAGGAACAGCTAAAAAAGATAAGAAAGTTAGATGGTTATATCCAAGAATAAAATGGAATAGACTCAATTTTGTTGATGATACAGCACATAAGCAAATGCTTGCTCAGATGGTTACACAAGGTCAAGTTGATATGCAAACTTGGCTTGAATGTTTTGGCCTTGATGCTGAAACTGTTAAAGATCGTCTTAAGAAATTTGAGGGTACACCCCTTGATATTAATTATTTTGCAATGATGAATGGTGCATCTACTGAAGCAGGTAGAACTCTTGCTCCAGCAATTGCTGAAATTAGAGCAAAAGAGTTGGGTTTAAAATATATACCTGATGCTTCAACTGAAATGTTTGCAAAAAAAGACGAAAAGATAGTTAAAACAAGTGAGACAAGAGAACAAAGACGTTATGAAAGACAAGAGAACGCAAAAGATAAAGAAAGAGAAAATGACGTTGAAGAACTAGAAGTTCCTCTTCAAAAAAGACAAAAACCAGAAAGAACTGATGTAAAAAAAGTCAAGCTTTTTGCTGAAACAGAAAATAAAGTAGAAATACCTGATATTCCATTTGTTGATCCAGATAAAGCTGAACAAATAGGTGCTAAAGTTATTGTCGAAGAGAATTCGAAAAAAGCATGGTCTGATTTAATGCTTAACGACTTAAAGTTTTCACAAAATGCTAGAAGAGCTGCTCTTAATTTAGAAAACGAAATATTGACATTAAACGGAACATCAAGTAGTAAGACAAGAATTGAAACAATGGTAAAATATATTCCCCAGATTTTTGCTTCAAAAATCAAGGAAGATATTCCTATTTCTGAAAAAGTAAGTGCTGCAAAAGAACTCTATTCAGAAAATATTTCAAAAATAACTTTTGAACTTGAGTCGAAATTAAGTGAGACTCATGATATCAGCAAGATAAAAAATGTAATACGTGAAACACTAAAAAATACTTTTTTAGAGAACAACAATGAATGTTAAACTTGTCTTAAATGAAATATTGAGTAGTGTAAGGACTGTTTCGAAACAAAAATTTGTTGATAAGACAGATTTCGAAACAAAGGCAAGTAGTTTTGTAAGTTCTATTAAATCTAGTCTTGTAAAATTAAACTTAATTAGTACAAGTTTTTCTGAAGATAAAACAAAACAACCTTATCAACATTGGAAAATAAAGTTTGAAATTATTTTCGATTTAAATGACAAGTATATTGATTCAGATGTATATCGTTCAGGTTCTGCTTATATTTTCCCTTCTAAAAAACTTTATGAAGAAATTTTAAAAACAAGTGAAGAAAAGTTAGGTGCAATACCTGAGTGGAATGAAGCAAGAACGTTAGGTACAATAACAGGTAACGCAAGAGATTACTAATGAATAAAGATTTTATAAAAAAATTAGCTAATGAAATTCTATCTACAAGAACTATTGAAGTAGATGAATTGTTCGAACATCCTTTTGCAAAAATAGCAATGACAGCAGGAGAGTTGATTTTTAGAACAAATCAACGTTCGATAAAATATGCAAAAGGTTGTATATCAACAACAAAAAGAAATGACCCTAAAAATGGCAGATGGGCTTTCAGTGTGAGATGCAATCAAAACTGGAGTAAAGGTCCTTATGATGTAAGATTTAAGTTAGTTCCAGGAAAAGGAAGCAAAACACAAGGAATGCTAGGTAGAGAAGTTGAAGTCTCTTGTAATTGTAATGCTTGGAAATATAACGGTGCTGACTTTAACGCTTTAGATAAAGACTATTCAGAACGACAATACTCTGATGGACAACCTCCAAACAAAAGAGATCCACAAAGAAGATATTTGATTTGCAAACATGTTGCTGCAAGTATTCCTTTGTTTAAGAAATTCATTGTACCTGAGGGTTTTAAAGAACCTGAACCTAAAAAAATAACTCCACCTAAATTAAAACCTAAAACACCTGTTGTTCCAGAGAAAAAGCAACCTACTGAAAAGCAACCTGTCGAGAAAAAACCTTTGTTAAGACAATTAAGAACACCTCAGATAGGACCTAGTAAAGTCAAACAACCTCAAACAGTTAGGCCAACAAAAATTGGACCTATCAGACCAGGACAAAAACCATGATAAAAATTCATTTTAGATACTGGGGAATAAATGTTTACCCTGGACCTGAACTTCTTAGAACTGGTTGGTATGGTGGACAAATAGTTAAATTTGTCGGAAATATGATCGTTGAAAAAGCGACACCTACTGATGTTGCAGGTGTTCTTATAAATGGTTATAAACTTGAAGACTATGATGGAAAGCCTTATAACTTTAAAGATATGGATGGACTTGCAGCTCCAATTCGACCTTATCGGTATGAAAACAATCCTGTAAATGGAAGTCATAAAGTCGTCATGCTGTCTGATGATGGTATGTTTGATTTAAACAAAAATGCTTATGAAAATCTTGTTTATACATACAATCAAAAACTTTATGCAAGTGCTAATGGCCTTGTCACAAATGTCAATGGTGGTGGAGATTGTGTTGGAGTTGTTGCTGCATTACCCAGCGACCTTAATGGCTGGATGCGAGTCAAATTGAAGTGGTGATATTTTTTCTAAAGTTTTTATAATCTGAAACTTTTATCAAAATTTTGTATCAATTCGGGGATACTTGGGAGGTTCCATGTCATTTACGAAAACTGGGATGCTTAAGACAGCAAAAATAGAAATCCTGGGAGGGAATTTAAAGAATTGGGATGTTCTATGCAAAAAAGCAAACAAACCAGTATTAGCTGAAGAATCAAAAAAAGAAGCTGTTGAAAAAGAAGCTGATTTTCAAGTTGTTGCTACTATTGATCCCGAAAAATTTATTTATATTCATACTACTATTATGGCAGGCGTAAAAACTGAAGAAAACGGGTTTAATATAACTGCTGAATCTGAAAAGTTTATAAACGACAACCATGATGCTTGGACTTGTAACGATCTCTTAAAAGATTATAAATCGTTTAAGAGAGCAACAACGTTTGTTGAGCATGATCAACGTCTTGAAAATGCAAAAGGGAAATGCATTGATGTTATAGCAAGAGATATGGGTGATACACTACTTATTGACGTTTTGTTTTCTGTAGACAAACGTCATAAAGATCTTGTTGCTAACATTGAAAATGGAATTATCAATGCTGTTTCTATGGGTTGCACTACAGCACAAACAGTTTGTAGCATTTGTGGTAATACAGCAAATGATCCAACAACTTATTGCGACCATTTAAAAAGAGGAAATAAAGGAAGTACTTTTACTCTTGCTGATGGAACAAAAAGACGTTCTGCAGAAATTTGTAAAAACAATACTTTTTTTGATGTTTCACTAGTTGCAAATCCTGCTTTTGCAGGTGCTGTTTTTAGAAAAATCCTGTCTTCTTCTGAAGTAAGTAATCATCTACTTGCAAATATTCTTAATTCAAAAATTGAAGCTATGTATAAAGATGACGGTTTAGTCTTAAAAGCTGCTTCTAAGAACAATGATGTTGCTAACATTTCAATTAAAGAAGATGGTTCAATTGAAATCAATACTTCAAATCAAGCACTTAAACAAACATTTAAAGCAAGTGAAGTTCTTTCTAAAGAAGAAATAGAAAGTATTTGTGCATTTGTGCCACAACAAAAATCAAGTTTTTCACTTGAAAGTATTTTCGAAAAAATGTTTGGAAAAAAACAAGCAACGCACCCTATACAAAACGAATCTGGAAATAAAGACTTCTCTATTTCAGATCATGATTACACAGATATTCCATATAACAACCCGCATGATATTAAAGATGAAGCAGGTTTAGAAGATACAAAAACTACTTATTTAGAGCTCAAGCCACAACAACCAATTGTTATTCTTGAAATAAAACCTACATCAAATACTTCTGTTATATCTAGAGTTGATGAATTTGAATGTATAAAATGTGGATTTAAAACTGATCTTTGGAAAGTGAAAGCATCTACAATAGATGCAGGACAAACATCTGTTCTTGAATGTCCACGATGTTTTTATTCCGCAGAAGAATCTCTCTACAAAACAGCATCAAAAATAAAAGTAAAACCCAAAGATAAAGTTGAAATCAATAAAGGAAAAGAAAAAGGACAAAAGGGAGTTATTGTTTCTTTACGTGGTCCTCTTGCAATTGTTAAACTTGAAAATGGAAAGACTGTTTGGAAAACACCTAATGATCTTAACGTTGAAAAAGTAGAAACAAAAAAATCAAGTATTTTTGTTGTTTCGCAAGATATTCCAGTTGAAAACGATGAAGGAACATATTGGTTTGACGAACAAGGGAATTCAGTTATAACTAAAGGTGAGAAAGTAACATTTATTGCTTCTGTTGATAACGGTGAGTACGGTTTATTTATTACAGAGACAGGTGAAGATTTTTACATGCCTCTGTCTTATGTCAATAAAAGAAAAAGTTAAGGATAATTATGCAGTTTATTTCAAATTTTTTCAGTTTTAATTCGTTAAACATAAAAAAACTTGAGCGAGAAGCAAAAGAAGTATTAGATTTGCAAAAAAATTTGAAAGCATTTCGTTTAGAAAAAGATGTTGTTATTGTAGATGCATCAAAAAACAAAACAATACAACGTTTAAAAGACACATTCCCAACAAATCCTGTTCGTGCAAGTTTAGAAATTTTAAAGCAATTAAAACTTTCATCTATCGAAGAAACAAAAACAGAAATCAACAAAAAATCAGATATATGGACATGTGGTTTCAGAGATGATGAAGCACGTTGGGTTTGGTATAGAAACAGCGAACCTAAAATGACAGCAAGTTTTGAAGAAGTTTTTAAAAATGGTTCGTTAGAAGATAAAATTTATTTTTTTTCTGCGCGTTTTGGTACTTCTATTATAAATCGTATCAAGATTTCAAGTTTAGAAAAAGTTTCAAAAGAAATTAACGCTTTTGTATTAGAAAATTCTTATGTGAAGGTTGCTTGTAAACACTGTGAGCATGAAGAAAATTATACTATTGATGATCTTGTAGACCAAAACAAAAAAACAAGTTATACTTCAAATTATGTCGTTTGTCAACATTGTAACCAGTTAATTAAACTATTGTAATATGTTAGAAGAGACAAAAAAGAAAATAAGTCAAAGTTTAAAAGGCAGAAAAATGTCTTTAGAAACTAGATTAAAGATAAGTGAATCTCTTACTGGCAAAAAACGAGGAAAACATTCTCCTGAACTTAAAGCAAAGCTGAGTTTATTAAGAAAAGGTAAAAAACATTCTTCACACTGGAAAATTTCAGAAGAAGGTAAAAGAAAGATAAGTGAAGCTCAAAAATCAAGAAAAAGAACTGTTTCACTTGAAACTCGTCAAAAACTAAGTAAAATTGGAAAAGGCAAAGTTATAACACAAGAATGTAGAGAAAAATTAAGTGAAAAAACTTCGCAAGCTCATAAATTAGGGAAGTTTAGAAACGTCAATACATCTAAAAGATTCAAGCAAGGAATGTTTTTTTCAAACAAGAATAATAAAGAAATTCATTATAGATCATCATGGGAATTGCAAGTTTATCAAATTTTGGAACAAATTTCTAAAGTAAAGTTTTATGAATCTGAGGCAATGAGTATTGAATATTTTGATGAAAATAAGAAAAAAAGAGGTTATAGGCCTGATATTTTAATTACTTATATTGATAATTCAAAAGATTTAATTGAAGTTAAGCCAAAATCTCATATAGCATTAACTAGCAATATTTTAAAATTTGAAGCAGGTAGAAAATATGCTAGTGAAAATAATATGAATTTTTTTGTCATAACAGAAAAACAAATAAAGAAAAAACAAGTTTTACTTTAACTAAGGAGAAAACATGAGTTGGTCATGGCATGCAAAAGTGCATAAAAGTGGATCTAAAGTCGCAGTATTTAATGGGTCAAAGTTGGTTAAGGTCGTAGAAGCTTCGAAAGAGACTTTTGAACCAGCTGAAGCACAGAAATTTGCTGAAGACTTGGTAAATGAACTTGCTGGAAAAACATCATCGCAAATGAGTGCACCCAGCGAACAACCTGCAGTAACAACTGAAGGCGAGCTTCAAAGTGCTGTATTAAATGCTGTAACAACACAAGCACAAGGTGCTGGTGCTGGTGCTGCACCTGTTGCTGCTCCAGTCGTACCAGAAGAACTCGATGAAGGTTCTGAAGAAAACACTGAAGGAAGTGAAGCAGAAGTACCTGAAGGAGATGATGAAGAAAAATATGCAAATCTTATGAATACTGTTGCATCTTTGAAGAAAAAACTTGCTTCAGAACGTAATGATAGAGTTGTAGAACGTAAGGCACGTCGAGGTCTTGCTATTGCAAAACAACTTGTTGCTGAAGGAAAACTTGAAGATTCTTATGAAGCTATTAAATCTAAAATTGCTTCTATCGTAAAACTTGAAGATAGCGAAATTGATAGACTTGAACGTAAAGTTGCTGGTGAGCATGAGTTTATTTCTATTGATGATGCACAAAAAGAACTCCGTCGCCAGTCACGCATTGTAAGAATCAATCGTCAGGCTGCAGCTGAAGCACAAGAAGATGATGACATTGAACAAGCAGAAATGCTTGACGGTAAAGCTGATGAAGCTGAAGCAAAAGTTGCTCATATTCAGAGCGTTATTGAAACAATGACAAAATCTGCTGAAGAAGAAACTGAAGAGAAACCTGAAGTTGTTGAAACACCTGAGACTACAGAAACTCCTGCTGTCGAAAAAGATGAGAAAGAAGCTGCTTCACAAGTTCCTCCTGTAACAGAAACTCCTGTTGTAGTTGAAGAAAAAAAAGAAGAAGAAAAAGCTGATGCTACGGAACCTGTAGAGACAGAAACTCCTGCAACACCAGTTGAAGCTTCAAACAAACTTGCTGAACTTGCTCGTAATTATCGTCTGATTGCATCACATCATCGCAAACTAGCTGAAGAAGCTGAATCAAAAGGTGATATTGGTGCTGCTGATAAGCATGACTCTCTTGGTGATGCAGCTGAAGAAAATGCTGAAGAAGTCGAGAAAAAACTTGCTGAATGTTCAGCTGCTCCTGTTGTTGAAGAAGAGAAAGCTGATGCAGAAACACCAGCTGAAGAAGCTGCAGAGACTCCAGAAGAAGAATCTACTGAAGCTCCTGCAAAAGAGTCTTCAAGAGAACCTGGAAAAACTGTTACATCATCAAAGCATCAACCTCTTAAGAGAGATAATGAAGCTGTCGAAGATAGCAGTTTTGGTATCGACAAAAATGCATCTTTGGTTGAACAAAATGATTTCTCTGGAGATCCTGAAGTTGAAGTTCTTTCAAAAATGTGGAGAGGCGCACCTCAGGACGAATAAATTAGATATTAACAAGGAGAATTTATTCTCCTTGTTTTTTCTAATCCTTTTATAAACACAGAATTAATGTTTAAAGATTTGCTAGTTTTGTTAATAACAAGTACCAATTTAACTTAAGGAGTTACTCCATGGCACTTCGTATCCTGTTCCCAGGTGACAGAAATTCTCTGTCAACATTGGCTCCTGGCGCTTTTACTCGTCAGAATTTTGGCGCTGCTGGTTGTACGTCAGACCGAATTACAGCTGACTCACCGGACGGAGTCCTGGCAGGTATGGTTGCGATGTATTCCGACAATTATGAAGTCGACATTTGTACGACTCATGCACCTGTTGGAATCTTCCTCAACGATGCTGCAGGCTCACCGTTCGAAAACACCCCGGCTGTTGCTTCGGGAAAAATCACAGTCATGCGTTCTATGGGATCGTTTGAAACTGACATTTATGAGACACGCAATGAAGCTGACACACTCGATGTCACTTACACTGCAGGTGATCTTCTTTATGCTAGTGATTTCGGTCTTCTCACATCTGAAGATCTTTCTGCCACATGTCCAGTTGTTGGTAGAGTCTCAAAGGCTCCGTCACCTACTGATCCTTGGCTTGGTTTTGATCTTTATATCTAAGATCATCAGTGAGATTTAATAGAACTATTGATTAAAACAAAAAACAAAAACAAAGCAACAGTTAATTAAGGAGTTTTCCATGAAAATTACGACAGCAGCTGATAAAGAAAGAGCCATTGAGAAGCTCTTGCTTACCCCAGAAGGTAAGATGAAGCTTGCTGCTTCAATGCAGAATCCTCTTCGTGAACGTCTTGATTACGAAGGTGTGTTCCGTCGTGCAGCAGTTGTAGATCCCCTGCCACAGGGTGCTCTTCCTTACTATGACAGAGACGTCGATGTTCCGGCAATCGTTATTGGTGAAGAAGGTCAGACACCTGAGACAATCGTAAAAGGTAAAAGAATTCTCGTTCCTCTGTTTGAACTTGCTTCAAACCCGAAGATTCCGTTCACACAGATCAAAGAACGCAGATATAACCTGATCGACCGTGCTCAGGACAAAGCAAAACAGGACATTCAGGCAAGTGAAGATGATCTTGGTTTCAGCGCTCTCCAGGTTGCTGCAGCACAGATCAATCCTAACACAGGTCTTCCTTTCAACGCAATTACACCTGCTTCAGGCTCTCTTGACAGAGATGCACTTGCTGATGCTTTTGCAGAAGTTGAAAAACATGACCTTCGCGTTGCTCGTATGTTCATGAATGCTAGAGATTACTCTGACATTCGTAAATTTGGTCGTGATCAGTTGGACCCAGTAACACAGAAGAGTTTGTTAAACACTGGTTTGATGGCTCAGATCTGGGGAGCAGACATTATCGTAAGCAGAGTCGTGCCTATTGGTACAATCTTTGTTTGCACAGAGGAGAAATTCCTTGCTGTTATGCCTCAGAGAATTGATGTTACAGTTCTTCCAGCTGATGATCCTGACAATCGTTTAATTGGTTGGTCAATTTTTGAACAAATTGGAATTGGTGTATGGAACCCAAGAGGCGTAAGTCTCATTGAAGTCACTCGTCCATAATTAGTTACAATTCAACAACTTATAGCCCTGTCTTGGAAACAAGATGGGGCTTTTTGTTTATCTTAATAATATTTTATGCGATAACAGTTTAATATAGTTGACAAGTTGTTAGATTTAAAGTATTATATTACTTCTATAAAACAAAGGAGCAATATGAAATGTTTAATTGAAGGATGTCAGGAAGAGAGAGGAGATCTACAGCAGCATATTAGATTAGATCACAAGTTGTCAATTCAAGAGTATAAAGAAATGTTTAATGTTAAATATGTGATTGATGAAGAAAAGAGAATGAAACGTGGAGCTTCAAGAAGAAAAACAAATCAAGAAACAAAACAATTCAAGTGCGAGATATGTGGAGAAGCATGTGTAACACAGCCTTCTTTATATAAGCATTGTTTTTATTCTAAAGACCCTAAACATAGTCATTTGATTTTTAATAGTACAAATTCTAATGAATGGGTTGAGTGTAAAATATGTGGGATGAGGAAAGGAAGAATAGACTTTCACTTAAAAATAGATCACAAAATTACAAAACAAGAATATACTTCTAAATATCCTGACCCTTTGTATAGTAACAATTTTATAGAGAAGACTACTATAGCAGGCAAAAGTGTAAGTAAAGAAATTTTCAAGGGAGAAAAAAATCCTTTTTATGGCAAATGTCATTCAGAAGAATCTAGGAAAAGCATTAGTGATACAATAAAGAAAAACAATTCAAAAAACATCATTCATCATAATAAAGGAAGAACACATACAGAACAGACAAAGAGCAAGATGAGTGAAAGTAGAATGGGAAGTAAAAACCATAGATTTGGAAAACAGCCAGATATTAAAACTGCATTTTCAATACATGGTTATAGAAACGACATTGGACATAGTGTGCGTTCTACACTTGAAGCTAATTATGCTAGATATCTTATTTATAATAAAATCAAATACATGTTTGAGTTAAAACCTTTTGAAGTGATTTCTGATAAGGGAAAAGAGAATTGTTGGATAGATTTTTATTTGTCGCAAACTGATGAGTGGGTTGAGACAAAGAACTTCATGGGAAGAGATATAAGAAAAATTGAATTAACAAGAGAACAGTATCCTACAGCAAAAATTAAGATTTTATACGCTGATTCAATTGAATGGAGAAAAATAGAAGAACAATATTCAGTTTTGATTCCTTTATGGGAGACAAGTGTAAAGAATTTAAGAACACATCCTTCATTGTATATTAAACAATAAACAGCTACATAATTGAGCTTCTAAAGAGTGTCTTTTTATACCCTCGACTTTATTTAGTTTTTTACCATTTTAAACTATATAGACAAACATTTTGGATATGCTAGACTGAATTCTAGTCATTGTAGAAAAACCTAAATATTCTACTGTTTTTATTAGTACTACAATAATAGTCTTTTAGCAAGAGGTGACAGTGTTAAGAGAAGATGTAATATTTTTTTTGAAAACAAATCCAAATCCATTAGATGTTGATTTACATGCGTGGGCTGAGTCTATGGGTTATGATGTTGATAAAGCTGAAACTGAAATTTATAAACTTGCTACTAAGTTTGTTACTTTTTTGACTAATGGTAGAGCTAACGAACTTGGTGTTACAGAAGAAGATGTTGATGCTGAACAATTAAAAATGGGAATTGATGTTGAACATGAGCATACTCCTGACGATGATGTTGCAAAGAGAATTGCTCTTGATCATCTATCTGAGATTTCTGATTATTATTCAAAGTTGAAAATTATGGAGGGCGATTGATGTTTTCTATTATAGCAAAACTGCATGATTACGCAGACCAGTTGGAAGATAAACATGGTCGTTCTGATTTAGCAGATATTCTTGACAAAGTTGCTTCTTATGTTGTTGCACGTTACAGAATTAGAATAAAAAGACCAAGAAAGAGTCGTGGAACAACAAAGACAAGAAGGAAGTTTTACTATAAAACTCATCGTCAACATTTAAGAACAAGAATGAAAAGATATCGTTCATTGCATAGAATGCAGTTGAAAAGAAGAAGAGGGTTAAGACATTATCACAGGTTTGGATAAGTCTTTTATATATACATTTTACAAGTTAAAATCCCTTAAGGAGGAATATGATGAACACTAAAAAAACAGCTTCGTATCTTGATGAAATTGGCGCATGCCGCGAAGCAATTGGTTATGATGGACCACAAGAAGGTTTAGCTCATGAAGAAGAAGTTGCACCTGCAAACAACTGGGGAAGTGACCAGAGAGACGCAGTTGGAAGAGCTGCAACAATTGCAAATAGAAAGAAAAGAATTGCAAAAAAGCTTATGAGAATTTCTAGAGAACTTGAAGCTCTGGGAAAGATGGAAGAAGAATATCAGGAAAACGTCGATGAAATGCTTGATGACGACACTGACGATACAAGTGGAGATCCTATGGCTATGGAAATGGGAACTGAACAGTGGTTAGATCCTGATGGCAAAGAAGCATCACATCCTATTGAACATGATCCCAACAAAGATGATCCTGCAGCTTTTGCACCATCATCAATGGGTGATGACGAATGGATTTCAATTGGTCCTGGTAGCTTTAATGATACTAGAGACGAAATTGGTAGAGCTGCTAAGAGCTAATTACTTGTTTAAAGCATAAAAAATTAAATTAAGATTAAAGGGAGATTAAAATGTATCGTTTTTTCAAGTGCAATAGACTTGGTGGCTTTAGACTAACTGATCAAAATAGAAAGATTCAAACTGACGAGTATTTCTATTACGATGTTCACGTGTGCGATACTTCTAGATCTATTAAAGCTGGTTTAAAAGCAAAATGGATGTTAGAAGTGACAGAGGAAGAAGCATCACAAAATATTTCGACACCTCAAACGTGTAGTGAAGATAAAAAAATCGTTTCTATTGCAATGAAAAAAGCTCTCCCAAGTAAAGCATGTGTTGATGCAAAGGAGATGAATAAAAGTTTAGAGTCTAGACAGACTGCAAGAAACTTTAGGAAGTCTCCAATGCAAAAACAGAAAGATGAAGACAAGCCTTCAATTCCTAATTTTAATGAAGCTGAGAGACGAATGAGGGAAAGACAGGCTGATATTACAACTAAAGGTTCTGATGAAATTTTAAAAAGTCCAGTACAAGTTAAAGAGAAAGAAACTGTAGTTGTAGTTGCTGAAAAAAAAGATGTTGTAGCTGATCTTGCAAAAGATTTGGGTGCTGATAATTCACAACTATCTACTCCTAATTTCGATGAAAAGAAGCAAGAAGCTAAAGTCGAGATAAATCAAGAAATTGAAAAAAGAGCAAAAAGACGTAAGAAAGTTGAAACAACTTCACAGGAAAAATAAATGGCAATTCAAGGTGTTCAAATAATTTATCGTTTAAAACAGATTGTACGTCTGTTTATAGATTACCGTGCAGGTGTCGATTCTTTCAACTTGTATTATTCAAATACTGAAGGTGGAAGTTACACTGTTATAGGTTCGACATTAAACAATCCTTCTATAGCTCCTGCTTCTAGAGGTAAAGTTGTTTTCGAATTTATAACAGATGGTTTAGTAAATTGGAATAATGAAACTAGAAATTACGTCAAACTCGCTCCAGTTGTTAATGATATTGAAGGTGCACAAGAGGGTCCTTTAGTAATTCTGCCACGCTCTGAAATGATTGTGCCCAAAGAATATTCAGTTATGTATGGATTTAGTAAAGAGTTACAAAAATTTATTCCAATTGCTGTTGATGATGTAGGTAATATCATAACCAGCCCGTAAATTTGTTTGAAAAAAGTTCTTTGACAAAAAAGGGTTGGACATGATCTGACCCTTTTTTTCAGAACTTCGGACTAACAAAGATAGCGAACTTTACGCTTTTGTTTACCGAAGGAGAAGTTAAATGTCAGTACCACAGTTACAAGTGTTGTATCGTCGTAATGGTGACATATTTTTTGGTTGGATACCTCTAAGCAAGTCTGAAGCAAAGACATATAATCTTTATAGTTCAGCTACTCCTGCAGGTGTTTATTCTCTTTTTAAATCAGGCATTCAAAATGTTATAGATAAAACTTACAAGGGGAAAGTTTGTGCTCTTGTAAAAGATGTTGACGTCCCAATTCCTCTTAATTCAAGATATTATTTCAAACTCACTGCTGTAGATGCATCAAGTGTTGAAAGCAATATTAACCTTTCTCCATTTGCTACAGTTTATCCACCAACTGTTGATCCACATCATGAAGGTGAAGCTGAAGAAGCAAACACCCACAATTATGGTTGGGTTGAACAAAATCAACGTTGGGAAAAATTTCTTTTAACTCCTGATGGTAAACTTTCTGTTGATGCAAATGTTGAAATCGGTGACATAACACTTGAGAATGTAAAAATAGCTGCTTTAGCTGACAACACTACATTACAATATTTGCTTGTTGATAACGACAGAAGACTTGTTGTAAAACAAGATCCAACATCGATTAGTCGTTTTAGAAGTTATGAAGAAGCTTCTAACGTTCCAACTACAGAAACTATTGTTTACACTTATACGAACGCAGGTTCATTTTTTATTGAGAAAATTTTATGTACAGGAACAGCTGATGCATTGTTTAAATTGAAAATAAATGGTACGACAATAAGTGCTTTAAGAAATAGTTGGAATAATAGAAATGTTGTTTTTGATTTTAGTGATAAATCAATTCAATGTTCAGCAGCATCTACTGTAACAGTTACAGTAAAACATAATGAAAAAGTAAACCAATCATATGAAACAAGTATGTTTGGTTTTACATATTAAGATTAATTAAAGGAGATTAAAAATGTTTTCGTGTAACGTTGGAACAAAGTTTAAAGTTAATTATTTTAAACGTTCTTTGAACTTTTGTTATGATCAAGTTCAAGGCATAATATTTTCGAATGATTTGTTGACTTTGGAAAAACTTGGTGTCGATAAAAAACTAATTTCTGAAGCTTATCTTTCTGGTGATGTGATATCAAAAATAAAAACTTCTTGCGATGGACTTGAAATAGCACAAAAGCAAAATCAAAAAATAATTGAATCACTAGTTGAAAAAGTCGAAATATTAAAAAAAGAAAAGCAAGATCTTCAAAAAATCGTGAATCAAATTGTTGACTTTCATAAAGATTTTGAAACAGAAAATGAGAAAAAAGAGTTGCAAGATGTTGAAACACAGAATACTTTTAGAAGTAGTATTGCAATCTTAAACAAGAAAAATAAAGAAACAAATCAATCGATTGAAAATGTTAGTGTTCGTTTAGAAGCATTAATCGAACTTTTGTCTGAACAAATAAAAGACTCAAAACAAATGTCAGATATAATGGTACCGGGAATAACTGTTGATAGAATCTGGAATTCTTTAAAAAATAAAAATGATGCAGCAATTCTTGCTATTATGTACATGATGAAAAAACATTTTGAAGACAAAGGTACTAGAGTTTAAGGAGAAGATATGTCAGAATTCAATCGTTCAATGCCTGTTAGACAAGATGAACCCACAGACTCAGAAGATATGTCAAGTTTAATAAATATGTCTAGTAGTACTATTAAATTTTCACAAGATGTTATGGGAATTGAAATTGCAAATAACTCAGAAACAGCAACAGTTTTTTTAAATATATCAGGTGGTACTGCAACACTTTCTACTGGAATCCCGATATATCCTAAACAATACTATGCTGCTGATAGAAAAATAAAACAAGATATAGGCATCTCTCTTATAAGTAGTGAGACTTCAACTGATGTAAGAATTATTGGCCATTTTAACCTTGAGGCTGAATAATGTCACGTTTTTTAAGAACAAATTTTGGTGGCTCTGGTAATGGTGCAACTGGTCTACAGGGTATAACAGGCTTAGAAGGCATTCAAGGAGCTACAGGTTTAAACGGTCTTCAAGGCATAACAGGTCTCTCGGGACAGACGGGTGCCTCAGGAGCCACTGGGTTGCAGGGCTTTATAGGTAATCAAGGTAGTACAGGTATCCAAGGCGAAACTGGGCTACAGGGTACAACAGGATTGCAAGGCATAACAGGCCAAGCTGGTTTTGGATATACAGGAATACAAGGTGTAACAGGAGCTGCTGGTGTAAGTTCTGCTAATGATTTGCCTTTAGGTGTAGGTTATACAGGTGGTATCTTTGCATGGGAATCAGAAACAATAACAGCAAATGCTCTTGATGATACAAACAAATTGTTGTTAGCTATATCTCCTGCACCACCTAATGCTTTATCTGGCTCACTTGTATTATCTAACACAACAAAATTCAATGCAATATTACCTACAGGATTAGCATCTTCATGGTATCAAGATGGAAAAGTTGCAGGTGATTCTATAACTGACTATGTTATTGATGGAACATATAATTTATCTAGTCCTAACACGTCTACTGACTTTAAAGTTGGTTCTACATTTAGTGGTGATGAAGGAGCGGTACAACATTTTGAAGATGGCGTGTTATTATCAAGTAGAGATGTTACGCTTGGTGTTGGAGTCACAAATACAATTGAAATTTTATCTGTTGCTACTTACAATACAATTTGGCGAAAAGCAAATGCTCGAATAAATTACAATCAAGTAACAGAAGGTTACAAATATCATACAATGAGATATCTTTCAACGAGCGTCAATCAAGTAACATCAATAACAAAAGTATGGTATGACGACCAAGATCCTACACCAGTTTTTTCTACAGGTGCTACTGTAGTTCAAAACACTTTATCAAGTACAAGATATTTATCAGGAATAAGATATTATTCAAATGGTGATACTTTTAACGTTTCATGTACTATAACAAATTTAGCTAATAAAGCTATAAGACCTACAAATCCAGTTTCTTATGTTATGTCAGGAATATCTTCTGTAGATGTACCTATAGATGGTAGTTCATTTGCATATAATGCAGCTTTTAATTTGAGCGTATCTGGTGTTGCAATATCAGTAAGTAATGTTTATAGTATAAATGCAACACTTAGTGTGACTGCTAGAAAACCATCGACAAAAACTGCAACATCGACATCAAGTACAGAAAATAGATTGATTAACACTTATTCGTCTACATATAGTACTAATGGAAATATCTATATGTTTGATGAAAATTACAGATGGTTGCTTTCTACAGACTTTTCAGTTATTCCAGTGAATTATAGTAATCCTACAGGTAATTGGAACAGTTCATTGGCGCTTTCGAACGGAAATCTTATGCTTTATAATTCAGTATGGGATTATCCAAATATTAACTTTACTTCAGGATATTTGCCTGCTCAATCAGGAAACAATTACAGTACTTTCAGTGGTAATCAAGTAGGTGTTTGGGCTGCTAACATTGGAGTAGCACACTCAAGTATGAGTATCGTTTTTACTGGTATACTTTATACAGCAATATCAGCAGTTGGTTCTGGTAGTCTTAATTTTGAAGTAAGATTGCCAGGCGAAAGTAATTGGTTAGATGCAGGTAGAGCTTTTGGTGATGGTAATGGATGTAGATTAGGTTCATCTTCTGGAAGCACTTTGAATATGTCTTTTGGAACTATGACATCTACTAATTCTAGTGGCGTTGTTTTTATGAGAGTTACATTGAGAAATACATCTACGGGTAAAGCTTCAAGAATGCAAGTGTCTGGAACATAATTTTTAAGGAGATATAAAGTGGCTTGGTCAAAAGAAGATCGATCTTTTAAGACGTTGATTAATAAAAGAACAACAAGTAGCACTAAAGGGTTTTATGAAGAGATTGGTGATAATACTGTAAACATTAATATTAATGAAGTGTGGACAGATAATATTGACCCTACTCCCTTTGAAGCTACAAAAATGAATGTAGCTCAAGATTATACGCTTTTTACTTTAACTGAAGACACTTCTGTTGCAAATCAACAATGTTATTATGCTTATAGCGGTGGTGTTCGTCTTAAAAACTGGATAAGCGATAAATATGGTACAGCATATAAAATAAGACTTTTTCAAAATAATAACACAGAGATATTCCCTACAGACGCATCATCTTGGATTTTTGATTATCAAACTGGTATATTAACTTTTAACGGTTCTACATCTGCTTTTGCTAAACCTTTTAAAATAACTGGTTACCGATATATAGGAGCTACAGGAAAATCAGGTATTGTTCAACCTGCAGCTGGAGAATCTTGGTCAATATCATCAAGCACTTATAATGAGATGATGATGAGTGTTTGTTATGGGAATGGCACTTTCGTAGCATTATCTGCTAGTGAAACAAATACTTCTGTAATGACATCCCCTGATGGTGTTAATTGGACGTATAGATCTACACCATCAGATCAATCTTGGACTTGTGTGTGTTTTGGTAATGGTCTATTTGTTGCTGTTGCATGGAGTGGAACTGGCGATAGAATAATGACATCACCTGATGGTATCAATTGGACCACTAGAATAGCACCAGCAAATAATAATTGGCTTGGAATTTGTTATGGTAATGGATTATTTGTTGCTGTTGCATGGAGTGGAACTGGAAATCGTGTGATGACATCTCCTGATGGTATCAACTGGACAATTAGAGCTAGTGCAGCTGACAATGATTGGCAATGTGTGTGTTATGGAAATGGCTTGTTTGTTGCAGTTGCAAGGTCAGGGACAAATAATAGAATAATGACATCTCCTGATGGTGTCACTTGGACAATTAGAACAAGTCCTAATAATAATGCTTGGTCTTCTGTGTGTTATGGAAATGGTGTTTTTGTTGCTGTAGCAAACAATACTTATAGTAATTCATTTATGTATTCTTCTGATGGTATTACATGGACAGCTATAACTCCACTTACATCATCTTTTATTGCAGGTTGGCAAACTGTGTGTTATGGTAATGGGATGTTTGTTGTCGTAGCATTTACTGATGAAGATTATGTTGTGATGATTTCAAATGATGGTGTTACTTGGACATTAAAAACACAACTTTTACAAGGTTACTGGACATCAGTATGTTACGGGAACGGTGTCTTTGTTGCAGTCGAGTATATGGGCAGAATAATGACATCAGGTAGAATAATAGAAATGTATGAACAAGAGCAACATTCACACAGATTTATTAATAATGAAGTAACAATAACAAATGATTTATATGTATCAGGTGTTTCAACCAATGCTGGAGTAACTTGGACAAAAAGATCTGCAGCATCAAACAATGCTTGGTTTGGTGTCTGTTATGGTAATGGTTTGTTTGTATCTGTTTCAGTTAGTGGGTCGAATAATCAAGTAATGACTTCACCTGATGGTATAAACTGGACAAGCAGAACACCTGCTATTGATACTGCATGGATAGCAGTATGTTATGGTAATGGATTATTTGTTGCTGTCTCACCAGGCTCTGTGATGACATCTCCTGATGGTATTACTTGGACAAGTAGAGTTCCTGCTTCAAGCAATGGGTGGGTGTCTGTATGTTATGGTAATGGCTTGTTTGTAGCTGTTGCACAAACAGGAACAAATAATCGTGTGATGACTTCACCTGACGGTATTACTTGGACAAGTAGAACTTCTGCAGCTGATAACAGCTGGTGGGGACTCTGTTATGGTAATGGTTTATTTGTAGCAGTATCTGCAGAGGGAAGTGTGATGACGTCTCCTGATGGTATTACTTGGACAAGTAGAACACCAGCATCTCCTAATCAATGGCTTAGTGTTTGTTATGCAAAGGGATTGTTCGTAGCAGTGTCTGCTACAGGGACAAATAATAGTGTGATGACTTCACCTGATGGTATCACTTGGACTTCAAGATATACTCCCGTAGATAACTATTGGACTTGCGTTTGTTATGGTAAAGGATTGTTTGTAGCTGTTGCACAGCTTTCATCTGGAGGTAAATGTGATGGTGTGATGACATCTCCTGATGGTATTACTTGGACTATAAGATATTTGAGAGAATATAACACGTGGCGTTCTGTTTGTTATGGTAATGGATTATTTGTGGCTGTAGCAAGTAGTGGTGCTTATTCTCCTGTCATGACATCCGGTGATTTAGAAGAAGCATATGAACAAGAAAAACATACACATAAGTTTGTTAATAACGATGTTAAAATGTTTGGGAATCTTGAAGTTGCAGGTGTAGATATAATATCAGGAATTAATTGGGAAAGTAAAACTAGTGCTGCAGATAACAACTGGTCTTCAGTATGCTATGGTAAAGATCTTTTTGTTGCTGTAGCTACATCAGGAAGTCTTAATAGAATAATGACTTCTCATGATGGTTGTACATGGTATACAAGAAACAACATTCTTGATAACAATTACATCGCTGTTTGTTATGGTGATGGGTTATATGTTGCTTTAGCTAATACAGGTGCAACAAATAGAGTAATAACTTCAAGTGACGGTGTGACTTGGTATGTAAAAAATGCTACTAATAATAATAACTGGTCTTCTGTTTGTTATGGGAATGGATTATTTGTAGCTGTAGCTAGCGGGAATGGTTCAAACAATAGAGTAATGACTTCACCTGATGGTAATAACTGGTCAGCTAGAGTTTCAGCAGCAAATAATAGTTGGACTTCGATATGCTATGGTGATGGTTTATTTGTTGCTGTATCTAATAGTGGAACTGGTAATAGAGTGATGACATCACCTGATGGTTTTACTTGGACTATCAGGACTTCAGCAATAGACAATAATTGGACTTCAGTGTGCTATGGAAATGGCTTGTTTGTTGCTGTTGCTGATACAGGAACGAATAACCGTGTAATGACTTCTCCTGATGGTATTACTTGGACAAGTAGAACTTCAGCATTAAATAATAACTGGAAATCTGTATGTTATGGTAATGGTCTTTTTATTGCTATATCTAATACAGGAACAAATGACCGCGTCATGACATCGTCTGATGGTATTGTTTGGTCAATAAAGACTTCAGCAACAAATGATTGGTCGTCAATATGTTATGGTAATGGTTCTTTTATAGCTGTAGCAAATAGTGGTACTGGCAATAGAGTTATGTCAAGTGGCTTTTCTATAGATAAATCAAATTCATCTATTAATCAATATAATGGTTTACATTACTTTACTGATTCTGTAGACTTAAATACGCAAGAGTCTTCTTCTCCTGGGAGTGTTATTGTAAAAGAAGAAGGTTCTAACATTTTAAAATCTGTTCCTGCTTCATATTTTGGTATTTCTGCTGATACAACTATAGGCACAACTTGGACAACAAGAACTCCAAATCAACTTTTAAGTTTAGTGAGATGTTGTTATGGGAATGGCATGTTTGTTGCTTTAGCATCTTCAGGTAATGTTTTATTAACATCACCTGATGGTGTTAATTGGACTTCACGTAATATTACTGGAGATGATTTTTGGGGTGGAATTTGTTATGGTAACGGATTATTTGTTGCTGTAAGTACAAATGGTGTTAATGATAGAGTTTTAACATCATCTGATGGTATTAACTGGACACGTAGAGCTGCATCGGATAACACATTAGGTTGGGTTACTGTATCTTACGGTAATGGTATTTTTGTAGCAGCAGCATATGATACACCTGGAAACAGATTTATGACATCTCATGATGGTGTCAGTTGGACATCTTTAATTCCACCTGTTGATAACTCACCTTCGACTTCTTGTTTCGGGAATAACACTTTTGTAATTGTTTGTGTAGATGGTCGTGTGTTTTTATCATCTTCAGGAACTTCATGGACAACTGTTGCACCTCCAGTGCCAAGTCTTTCAATATTTGGCGTATGTTATGGTAATGGAAAATTTGTGATGGCAGGTGGTGTTCAAATAGGTTCTGATCCTTCTCTACTTACATCTTCTGATGGTGTAAACTGGTCTGTACAAACTGTGCCTTTTACACAACCTATAACAAGTATTAGTTATGGTGAAGGTATTTTTGTAGCTACTGCAGCGTATCAAACTTCTACAAAAAAAATTATGACTTCTACAGATGGTATAACATGGACAGAACGGACAACACCTGACCTTTCTATATACTCAAATTGTAGTGGTAATGGTGTTTTCATTGCTACAACAACAGAAGGATATATACTTACAAGTGGTAGACAAAAAGCCAATATAACGACTCTTGACAATCAATTGAACGGTGGTTTGACTGTAACAGGAGATTTATTTTTAGAAGGTAATTTGGCTATCACTGGTAATATTACTGGTTTAGGCAATTTACAAGGGATTACTGGAGCTCAAGGAGCTACAGGACTTGCTGGAGTTGGTCAAACTGGTCTTCAAGGTGTAACTGGTGTCTCTGGAAACAATGGTGATACAGGAATACAAGGAGAGACAGGTCTACAAGGTGAAGCAGGAACTCAAGGTGCAACAGGTTTAGAAGGACAACAGGGAGAAACTGGTGCTCAGGGTACTACAGGTCTTTCCGGTGTTGGTGCAACTGGTTTGCAGGGAGTGACAGGATTACAAGGTTCAAATGGTGATACAGGAATACAAGGTGTTACAGGTTTAGAAGGCACTGCTGGAGTTCAGGGAGAGACAGGACTTCAAGGAAATACTGGATTACAAGGTACAACAGGTTTTGACGGTCTTCAAGGTAGCACAGGTTCACAGGGTCAGACAGGCCTTCAAGGACAAACAGGATTACAGGGTACTATAGGTAACCAAGGTATTACAGGATTACAAGGATCTACAGGTTCACAGGGATTCACAGGTTTAAATGGTCAACAAGGAACTACAGGTCTTTCTGGTTCTCAAGGCGTACAAGGATTGACTGGTGCACAGGGTAATACAGGACTTCAAGGTATAACAGGTCTTAATGGTCCTCAAGGTGCTACAGGAAGTCAAGGTAATACTGGTATTCAAGGATCTACAGGATATCAAGGAGAACAAGGTGTTACAGGTTTGCGTGGTACAACAGGTTTACAAGGTCAAACTGGAATAGGTTCACAAGGCGAGATAGGCGATCAAGGATCTACAGGTTTACAAGGTTTGACAGGATTAAGTGGTAGTCAAGGTACTACGGGACAACAAGGTCAAACTGGAACACAAGGTCAAACAGGTTTAATAGGTAATCAAGGAACTACTGGACTTGAAGGAGTTCAAGGTCACACTGGTTCTCAAGGATTGACAGGATTAAATGGTCTACAAGGTTCAACAGGAGTTTCTGGGGGACAAGGACAGACAGGATTAAGAGGAATAACAGGAATTCAAGGCGAAACTGGACAAGGATTACAAGGTTTTACAGGATTAAATGGTGCAACAGGAATTCAAGGAAATACAGGTTCTCAAGGGCTTCAGGGTGTTACGGGTTTACAAGGTCTGCAAGGTGACACTGGGATAAATGGAGTACAAGGAACAACTGGTGTAGAAGGTACTCAAGGTATTACAGGAGTTGATGGAGTTCAAGGTTCAACAGGTTTACAGGGATCACAAGGAAACACAGGTATTCAAGGAGTTACAGGTACTCAAGGTCTTGATGGTGTGTCAGCTTCTTGTGCTTTATATCGTTTTGCTAATAATACCTCAGATTCTGATCCAGGTTCGGGAAATTTTAAACTTAATAGTTCAGATTTGTCTTTGGTTACAGCAGCATTTGTCGACAACTTAAATGATTCTGCAGTAGATATTTCTAGTTTCTTACTTTTTTTAGGTAAAGCAGGTTCTTACATCTATATACAAGATGAAAAAGATGCTTCAAGAATTGCTAGTTATTCTATAAATGCTGATGCTGAAGACGCAACAGGTTATGTTAGATTTCCTTCTTTAACTTATATCAATCATAGCAATTCTTTTTCAGATAATTCTAAAACAAACTTTTGTCTTGCTGTAAAAGGAACTCAAGGTGTCACAGGGTTTCAAGGTTTTACTGGTTTGCAAGGAGAAAATGGAACACAGGGTGTTACTGGAATTCAAGGAAACACAGGTGTTTCAGGTTCTCAAGGTAGTACAGGAACTATAGGAACTTCTGGCGTAACAGGTCTTCAAGGTGAAACAGGAGCACAAGGACTTCAGGGCTCTACAGGACTTGGTCTACAGGGTGAAACAGGTTTAAGTGGTCTTAATGGTAATCAAGGAGTTACGGGTTCACAAGGTGTCACTGGTTTACTTGGTAATCAAGGTGAGACAGGTACACAAGGCCAAACAGGACTTAATGGTTTACAGGGAGAACAAGGTAGTACTGGATCGCAAGGTTTAACAGGATTAAATGGTCTTGATGGTACACAGGGTGTTACTGGAGTACAAGGTTTACAAGGTGATCAAGGAGCTACAGGTTTAGAAGGAGCTCAAGGTGAACAAGGTAGTACAGGAATTCAGGGCACAACTGGTTTAGTTGGTACTCAAGGTTCTACTGGTTTACAGGGAACACAAGGAAGCACAGGTTTAGATGGTTTGCAAGGTACTACTGGAATTCAAGGTTTAACAGGATTACAAGGCCAAACTGGAACAATAGGTCTGCAAGGAATAACTGGGTTAGAAGGAATTCAGGGAAACACAGGTTTGAACGGAACACAAGGTGTGACAGGTCAAAATGGAACTCAAGGTGTTACTGGTTCAAATGGTTTACAGGGTATTACAGGTTTAGATGGTATACAAGGTCAAACAGGATTAGCAGGTGCTCAAGGTAATCAAGGAACTACTGGACTTGAAGGAGTTCAAGGTTCTACAGGATTAAATGGTCTTGATGGTAATCAAGGTATTCAAGGAGAAACTGGACAACAAGGAGCAACTGGCTTAAATGGTTTACAAGGTGCAACTGGTGCTGAAGGAAATCAAGGATCTACAGGTATTGGCATACAAGGCTTTACAGGTTTAGACGGTAATCAGGGTATCACAGGTCTCCAAGGATTGACAGGGTTAAATGGTACTCAAGGAGAGACTGGTTTAATTGGAATCCAAGGTACTACAGGTCAAAATGGAATTCAGGGAAACACAGGTCTTGAAGGACCACAAGGCATTCAAGGAGATACTGGACTTCAAGGATTGACAGGGTTAAATGGTAATCAGGGTACTACTGGACTTAATGGAATCCAAGGGACTACAGGTGCACAAGGTCTTCAAGGATCTACTGGTCTCCAAGGAATAACAGGTCTTGAAGGTCAACAAGGAATAACAGGTATTGAAGGACTTCAAGGAGCAACAGGTGCACAAGGAACTGCTGGATCTCAAGGTTTGACAGGGTTGGAAGGACTTCAAGGAGTGACTGGAGTTCAAGGAACAACTGGTTTAGCAGGAGAACAAGGCTTTACAGGATTAGAAGGCAGTCAAGGACAGACAGGTACTCAAGGAGTCACAGGTAGTCAAGGTCTTCAGGGTTCAACAGGTTTAAATGGTTCACAAGGAGTTACTGGTAGTCAAGGAACTACAGGTTATGGAATTCAGGGACAAACAGGAATTCAAGGTATAACAGGTCTTAATGGTACACAAGGTATAACTGGAATACAAGGAGTAACTGGAATACAAGGTACAGGTACTCAAGGAATCACTGGTTTAAGAGGATTTACAGGATTTCAAGGTGTTACAGGGCCAACTGGAGGACAACAGGGTGTTACTGGACTTCAAGGAACAACTGGTTCACAAGGTATTACTGGACTTTCAATAACAGGACAAACTGGAGTACAAGGTATTACTGGGGAACAGGGTTTTACTGGGCTTGCAATAACTGGTGAGACAGGTCTACAAGGAATTACAGGCTTAAGAGGAACAACTGGTATTCAAGGTGTGACAGGCCCATTTGGTGGTCCTCAAGGAGCAACTGGACTTCGGGGTTCGACAGGAGTTCAAGGTGTTACTGGGCAAGGTATTACAGGGCCTCAAGGTTTCACAGGATTATTTGGTATAACAGGTGTAAGAGGTTTTACAGGATTACAAGGAACAACAGGTCCATCAGGTGGACCACAGGGTGCAACAGGACTTCAGGGAGTGACAGGACCTTCTGGTGGACAACAAGGTGCAACAGGTGTTGGTAATGTTATAGCTGGATATGATTGGGTAAGTAGAACAACACCAACAAATAATTTTTATGGATTATGTTATGGAAATGGTTTATTTGTTGCAACATCTAACTCTGGAACTGGTAATAGAGTAATGACATCTCCTGATGGCGTAAACTGGACATCAAGAACTTCAGCAGCAGATAATAGTTGGGGATCAGTTTGTTATGGTAATGGTTTGTTTGTATCTGTTGCTAGTACTTCATCACCTCCAAATAAAGCTATGACGTCTCCTGATGGTATTAATTGGACAGCTAGAGCAACACCTACAGATAATAACTGGTATAAAGTTTGTTATGGTAATGGATTGTTTGTAGCTGTTGCAGCATCGGGAACAGGAAATAGGGTGATGACGTCTCCTGATGGCATCACTTGGACTATTGGAACAACACCTGCAGATTACCCTTGGGTTTCAGTCTGTTATGGTAATGGTTTATTTGTAGCTGTTGCTAATGGTACAGGAGTTCCCAACAGAGTGATGACATCTCCTGATGGTATTACTTGGACCTTAAGAACAACTCCTGTAGATAATGCATGGATTGATGTATGTTATGGAAATGGACTATTTGTTTCTGTAGCTAATAGTGGTACGGGTAATAGAGTAATGACTTCACCTAATGGCATAGATTGGACAATAAGAACATCGCCTGTAGACAACCAGTGGTTAGGAGTTTGTTATGGTAATGGACTTTTTGTATCTGTAGCTCAAACAGGTTCTGGTAATAGAGTAATGATATCTTCTGATGGTATCAATTGGACAACAAGAACAACTACAGTTGCTAACAACTGGTATGCTGTATGTTATGGTAACGGGATGTTTGTAGCTGTTTCTTTCTCAGGAACTAACGATAAAGTCATGACATCTGGTTTTATAGAAGAGATAGATGAACAGTATGATCATACTCACAATTTTATAAACAATGATCTTAATGTACGAGGGAGTCTTAATGTATCAGATTTAGAAGTTGTTCCTGGTATAGAATGGACATTAAGAGATTCATCTGTTGATGCTGATTGGTCAAAAGTTTGTTATGGTAATGGATTATTTGTAGCTGTTGCTTATCAGGGTACAGGCACAAACAACAGAATAATGACATCCCCTGATGGAGTCAACTGGACAACAAGATATAATCCTGTAGACATAGGATGGTATGCTGTATGTTATGGTAACGGATTGTTTGTAGCTGTATCATACACTGGAACAGGTAATCAAGTGATGACGTCTCCTGATGGTATTACTTGGACAAACAGAACAAGTGCAGCATCTAATCAATGGTATAATATTTGTTATGGTAATGGATTGTTTGTAGCTGTTGCAATATCTGGAACAGGAAATAGAGTGATGACGTCTCCAGACGGTATTGTTTGGACAACTAGAACATCAGCAGCTAATAATAGTTGGGCAGGACTATGTTATGGAAACGGTCTTTTTGTTGCAGTTGCAGCAACAGGAACAAATAATCGTGTGATGACTTCTTCTGATGGTATTACTTGGACTATACAAACGACACTTGTCGATAATAACTGGCAAGCAGTATGTTATGGAAAAGGTTTGTTTGTTGCTGTTGCATCATCAGGGACAAATAATCGTATAATGACATCTCCTGATGGTATCAATTGGACAGTAAGGACAACACCTATTGACGTCGCATTTTATAGTATTTGTTATGGTGATGGAATGTTTGTAGCTGTAGCTTATTCAGGAACAGGTAGTAGAGTAATGACGTCACCTGATGGAATCAACTGGACATCAAGAATAACTGCTGCAGACCTTTTATGGTATGGTGCATGTTACGGCAATGGAATGTTTGTTGCAGTAGCTGGTTCAGGAACTACAGGTAGAGTGATGACATCAGGTTTTGTAAAACAAATAGATGTTGAAGACAATCATAGTCATAGTATTTTCAATAATGATGTTGACATTGAAGGGGATCTAGTAGTTTCTGGTAAAAACGTTACATTGTCGGGTACAGGCTGGACATCAAGAACAACACCTGTTGACAATAGCTGGTATGGAGTATGTTATGGAAACGGTTTGTTTGTAGCTACATCTATAACAGGTACAGGAAATAGAGTAATGACTTCGCCTGATGGCGCTAACTGGACAAGTAGAACATCAGCAGCAGACAACAACTGGTATAAAGTCTGTTATGGCAATGGTTTGTTTGTTGCAGTATCTAATTCTGGAACTGGCAATAGAGTAATGACGTCTCCTGATGGTATTGTTTGGACAAGTAGATCTTCAGCAGCTGATAACTATTGGTTTTCTGTGTGTCATGGTAATGGATTATTTGTAGCTGTTTCTTACACAGGAACACTAAATCGAGTGATGACTTCTCCTAATGGTATTGATTGGACTTTAAGAACAACACCTGTAGATAACAGTTGGGTAGGTGTATGTTATGGAAATGGTTTATTTGTAGCAGTATCTGAAACAGGAACAAATAATCGTGTAATGACATCTCCTGATGGTATCAATTGGACAATACAAACGACACCTGTTGACAATTCTTGGATATCTGTGTGTTATGGTGATGGATTATTTGTAGCTGTTTCTTATAGTGGGACAAGTAATCGCGTAATGACATCTCCAAATGGTGTTGATTGGACAATCAGAACAACGCCTGTTGACAACAACTGGTATAATGTTTGTTATGGAGAAGGTTTGTTTGTAGCTATTGCTTATTCGGGTGTTGGAAATAGAGTGATGACGTCTCCTGATGGTATTACTTGGACAATTAGAAGAAGTGCTGTAGACAATGGTTGGGTAAATGTGTGCTATGGAAATGGATGTTTTGTTGCAGTATCTTATACAGGTACGGGCAATAGAGCAATGACTTCTGGAGCTGTAAAAACTATAGACGAGCAAAATAAACATAGTCACAAGTTAATCAATAATGATTTAGACATAACAGGAAGTCTTACTGTTTCTAATATAGATATGATGCCCGGAATAAAATGGACAACAAGAGCATCTATAGTAGACAATCAATGGCTTGGCGTCTGCTATGGCAATGGAATATTTGTAGCTGTGGCTAGTGTTGATGGTTTAGATAACCGAATATTAACTTCTTCTGATGGAGTTAATTGGACTATAAGAACAAACCCAGTTAACAACGAGTGGATATCAGTATGTTATGGTAATGGATTATTTGTAGCTGTATCATACACTGGAACAGGAAACAGAGTGATGACATCTCCTGATGGTATCACTTGGACAAGTAGAACGAGTGCAGCAAATAATGATTGGACTTCAATTTGTTATGGTGAAGGTCTTTTTGTAGCTGTAGCTTATTCAGGCACAGGAAATAGAGTGATGACATCTCCTGATGGTATTACTTGGACTCTTAGAACAAGTGCTGCAAATAATGATTGGTTTGCTGTATGTTATGGTAATGGGTTGTTTGTAGCTACATCAATAACAGGAACAAATAGCAGAGTGATGACATCTCCTGATGGTATTACTTGGACTATTAGAACAAGTGCAGCTGATAATAACTGGAGAGGTTTATGTTATGGAAATGGTCTTTTTGTAGCAGTTTCAACTTCAGGGGTTAAAAATAGAGTGATGACATCTCCTGATGGTATTACTTGGACATCAAGAGTTAGTGCAGCTGACAATAGCTGGGCATCTGTGTGTTATGGAAAAGGAATGTATGTAGCTGTTGCTTATAGTGGAACAGGTAATCGTGTAATGACATCTCCTGATGGTATCACTTGGTCTTTAAGAACATCAGCTGCAAATAATAACTGGAGAGGAGTATGTTACGGCAGAGGCATGTTTGTAGCCGTAGCTTATTCAGGAACTGGTGATAGAGTGATGACATCTGGTGCTATGGATGTTCTTGAGGAACAGACTAATCATAATCATGATCTCATGATAGGTTCACAAAATATAGTAGGAACTCAAACTGTTTCAGGTTTGCAAAACATTACTGGTATTCAAACTATAACAGGCACACAAAATATCACTGGAAGCATGAATTTTTCTGGATTAAAAGTAAATCCAGCACATGACTGGGTAACAAGAACATCTGCTGCTGATAACTTATGGTATGGTGTATGTTATGGAAATGGCTTGTTTGTAGCTGTAGCATCATCAAGTACAAGTAACAGAGTAATGACTTCATCTGATGGAGTTAACTGGACAATAAGAACGTCAGCTGCTGACAACAACTGGTATGATGTCTGTTATGGAAATGGCGTTTTTGTTGCAGTTGCACATTCTGGCGCAAGTAACAGAACAATGATCTCTTATGATGGTATAAGTTGGTCATTAGTAACACCTGCAGCAGCAAATCAGTGGGACGGTGTATGTTATGGCAATGGTTTGTTTGTAGCTGTCTCTAGTAATGGTACAGGAAATAGAGTGATGACATCTCCTGATGGTATCACTTGGACATCAAGAACAAATCCTGTTGACAACAACTGGTATAAAGTATGTTATGGTAATGGTTTGTTCGTAGCTGTAGCTTTAACAGGTACAGGAAATAGAGTAATGACTTCGCCTGATGGTATTACTTGGACTATACAGACTTCAGCAGCAGACAATGATTGGTATGACATATGTTATGGAAACGGTTTATTTGTAGCTATAGCTTATAACGGTACTGATAGAGTGATGACGTCTCCTGATGGGATCACTTGGACAAGTAGGTCAGCTGCTGTGAATAATCAGTGGGTGTCAGTCTGTTATGGCAATGGTTTGTTTGTAGCTGTGTCAAATTCAGGTACAAGTAATAGAGTAATGACATCTCCTGATGGTATTACTTGGACATCAAAGACATCTGTGATAGATAACTCTTGGGCATCGATTTGTTATGAAAATGGGATTTTTGTAGCAGTAGGTTATAGTGGAACAAATACTAGAGTGATGACATCTGGGTATCTTAAAACACTAGATACTCAAAATAATCATACACATAATATTATAAATAACACTCTAACTATTCGAGGTAATATGTTTTTGAGTGGTATAAAAACAGGTACTTCGCAAGCAAATGCTGGAGCTGTTGCAGGGGAAGTTTGGTTAAATACATCTGATCAATCTCTAAGAGTAGGGGTTTAAAAATTAAGTGGTCAGAATAAATTTAACACAAAATTTGTTCTGACCACTGTTTAGCAATTTTGCTCCACTCAAATTTTCTAGCATTTTCGAGGCTTTTTTGCGACCATTCTTGCCATAGAGCTTTATTTGTTAATAACTCTATGCATTTAGAAACAAATTCGAGTCTATAATCTAAAAGTGATGATTCACCTTTTCTGCCTTGCCCTAATAAAATACCAGAACTATTAACTGTTGTTTGTAATCCTGCGTAATTTGAAGCAATAACTGGTAAACCTGCAGCTTGACATTCTATTGCAGTAATACAATTTGTCTCTTCAAAATCAGTTGGATATGCCCATAATGAAGCTTTAAGTTGTTCTTCGGCAAGTTGTTCTTGGCCAACTCTTCCATGATAAAAAACACCAGGTTTTTTCATAGCTTCTTGGAGTTTTCTTATTTTCTCAGATTCACCATGTTTATATTTAGCAACTTTTAACCAATTATCTATTCCATAAAAAATATGTAATTCTAATTTTGGGACACTTTGCTTAATAAAGTCAAATAAATAGAGAAGAGTGTCAAGACCTCTATCTAGACTTGAACTCCAATGTAATCTATAAGGATTTCTTTCGACTGACTTTTCGTATCTTTTTAGATCAATACCGTTAGTTGTCATAATTAAACGATCTAAAGACAATCCATGATGTTGACTTACAAACTGTTTATGCCATTCAGAAAGAACAAGAAATTTATCGACTTTTTCTTGATAAGGAATTGTATTTTCTGATGACAACCAAATATCATGAATGATTGTGAATTTTTTACCTGCTCTAATATTCAAACGAAAAACATCTGTTGTTCTTGATGAAATAAAATAGTCAAACCAGTTGTACTCTATAAATTCAGTGAGTTTAGAAAAATGAAACCATTCGACACCATTGAATTTACCTTCAATTGAACAGTCTGCGAAATTCAAAACTCTGTAACCTAATGTAGCAAGTTCTTCAGACAATTTTATAGCCCAAGTTTCTGAACCTCCAATTCCTGATGTTTCACAAGAATTATAGTTCCATTTTTCAAAAGAGGGTCCTGAAAAAAAACAAATAGATTTTTTCATAATGTTTTGTGAATAATTGGTAATAAAGTTTCTTTGTAAGTAATTGCTTCGTTTAAATTAAAAAAATTTTTATATACAGATACTTGAAATATTTTTTTAGGTGGTTTAAATTTCAAATCATTATCAAAACATTTTAATGTGTTTAACAAACTTGTCGATTCGTTTTCGTTATTTAAGTTTTTTGTTGCACTAACTTGATATTTGTTGTTTTTTAAACAAATATTTTGTATTCCTAAACTATTTTTATATTTTCTTTTTACATTGCCAAAGTCGTCATACATTGATAATTGTGTTGCTCTTGAAGTATTTATTTTTGCATCAATATTTTCATTATAAAATTTGTTCACTTTTTTTGAAATTTTTTGTTTAGTTTCTTCAGAAAGTTTTTTGCCCCTTTTTTTATCTTTTACATCTTCAGAATATGAACCGTGCATTCTTTTCTTTTTTGATGCATCTTGTGAATTGTCTTTTGCTGTGCCCAAAAAAAGATGATCAGGATTTACGCAAAACCCGTTTATGTTATCGCATTTATGACAAAGAAATAAATTTTTGGGTCTAATTCCTTTTGCTTTTTCCCAAAAAATCTTTTTATATTTTGAAAAACTGCAATAGCTTTTAGCTGACAAAATCCAACAGTGTGTACCTGAAATGTCAGGATGAATCTTAGCTTGAACAGAATATTCTTCTATGATTGGTCCATGTTTATCTACACTACACTTTTTGATAATCACCCCACTTTTGTTTTAAGTAAGCATGATTTTCTCTATCTTCTTGATGATAATGTTCTCTACCTTCAATTTCATAACTTCCACGAGTAATTCCGCCAAAATGGAAAACAAAACTATCAACAGCTTGCGCTATTTTATATTTCATCTTTTTAATTCTAATACAATGATCTAAATCTTCACACCCGTTCTTAAAACCTGGGTCTAACAAACCAACTTCGTTAAAGATTTTTTTATTAAACATGGTTGCATAGTACGCTACCCATTCCTGTTCAACGAGAGTCCCAGCGTGTGATTGATTTGATTTGTCCATAAAACTATATAAGTTTTCTAGTCTGTCTTCTAACTGACACGCTTTCATTCCTGGCACAAGGTCTAAACCAGGAATACTCATTGGATAAGTAGGCTTACCAGGAGCATCATGCAACCAATAACGATCACAATTTGAAAGCACACCACAAGCTGCTAGATTTTGATCAGCCTTCATTTTTTTGAGAAGATTTTCGTCCCAATTTTTAGAAACAATAGTGTCGGAATTTAAAAGAACAAAATATTCTGAAGTAGAGTGCTTGATACCAGCATTACATGTTTGTGAAAAATTTAATCTTTTGTCTTGTTCACCAAGTATAGTGACATTTTTGAGAATTCTATAAAACTCCCAAGTTGAAGCATTGCTACCTGCATCACTTATAATGATGTTATATGATTTTGTATTTTTTCTTATAGATTGTATACATAACTTCAAATATTCAACATTGTTATATGAAGGAATGACAATATCTAAAGAATCAGTATAATTAATAACATTAATCCATTTTTTCGTTATTTCTTCAATTGAATAACTTTGGGCAGCTTTTAAAGCTCTTTCAGATATGATTTTACATAAATTGTCGTCGTCTCTTAAACTTGTAAGATGAAATTCCCATTCAGAAAGATTTGACGCAAAAATGCAACACCCGGGAAATTTTTCATTTACTTTCCAATAAGCATCAAGAGGAGAACATATTACGGGTTTCCCTAAAGAAAGAGCTTGTGTCAAACGTGTATTGCTTTTACAAGGCTGTATTTCATAATTTGCAGGTATAATTATAATATCAGCTTTTTTAAGATGCTCAAGCCATGTTGAAAGTTCCCATTTTATGTCAGCATCTTCCCATTCATGGATAGTAATGAGCTTCATACCCAGTTTTTCAATAATAGGTCTTAAAGGTTCTAACAAGACGCTAGAACCTCCATATCCAAAAAAATAGATAGATTTCATTTTTATGCTTTTTCTTCCTGTTCTTGCGCTTCTACTGTTTTTAGTGCGTCAAAAATACCAATGATATCATTTGATGCTTCAATATCATCTTCTATTTTTTTAAGTTCATTATCGACAGATTTTTTCTTAAGTTCTTGAACTTTTATTGCTACAGCTTTCAAAAAGAAAGGCTTTTTAACTTGACATTCAAGACTAACATCTTCAGCTTTTTTCTCTATTTCTTCTTTTTTATCTTCAATTGCTTTTTGTGTTTCAATTGATCTATCAAGAATAGCGTTTAGTACTTCTTTTTTTGTTCCAGGCATTGTTTCGCCAGACATTGCGAATTGCCATGATCTTTCAAGCTCTTTGTTATCTTCTTTTGCGACAACAACAGGACCATCTTCAAGATTAGGAGTAGTAATAGTGATTGAAATGCCATGAGCTTCAAGGTAAGACTTTAATTCATCATCACCAAGAAATTCATAATGATTAGCTAAATTGATAAATGTGTCGAGAGTTTCGTGAAGTCTTGGACGTGCATCTGGAGAAGCAACACCACCTTTAAAATATTGCATGTTTTTAAGAGAAAGAAAATCACGTTTTTCGCGTTTAAAAACAAGACCATAGACAGCTTTGAGTTTACCAAGAATTCTACTATGAACTTCAGACATTTCATATTTGATTTCGCCGCATTCGTCAAGTTTTTCTACAAAAGTATCTTTGTTATTCATCATCTTTCCTCCAATATAAATTTGAATTTTCTTTTTGTATCTTGTAGTTTAATGACAGGTTCTTTTTTTGTTGTTTCAAATGTAAGTTTTGTTGTAGCGCCGTGATCGCCTTCGAAAACGACTTGTTCTAACTCATTGTCAATATAGATATGTGCACCAAAAAGAGAACCAAACCAACTAGGAACTAAACGTTGTAAGTGTTCGTTTGTTATCTCGTCAAATTCACTGTTGAAACTCTGTTTAATAGCATACGCAGATCTATAATTTGCTCTTATTCTTACTACTCTTTGATCTTGTCGTTCAATTTTTGCAAAAGCATCTATGATTAATGATTTAATGGGAACGCTCATATTTCGAATGCATCTTCTATAACTATAGTGTTCATGTTTACTGTTTTGGCTTTTTCTTCAAGTCTATATGAACAGCAAACAATCTTATCAGAATCTCTTAAAATTTCATTTACCCAAGGCCAACCAATAACGTCTTCGCATATATCACATATTACTTTTTTATTATGTTGCTTAAGTAACTTGATACTATTATAACTGCTTTCATCAAAGCTTTTTCCAATTATTGCAATATCATAATTTTTATCAATTATTTCTTGTGCATCTTGAACAATAAAAGATTGATATCCCACACTTCTAAGACATTTGTTGACACGTAAAACTCTTATACGTGTTTGAGCAGCAAGCCAATTTTCAGGTGCTATCCAACCTATTTTAATTACAGAGACTGGTTTGAATGCACGTATTTCTATTGAAGGTGTACCATAACTATTCATTTTTCACTTCTGTCACTTTGAAAGAGTTTAAGTTTGACTTTTGAAGAATTAAACAACCAAGTTCTGGCGATATACATTTATATTCACCAGTTTTTGTATTTTCAAAAATAACTTTACAAAATATAGTTTTTTCAAAACCATATTTTTCTTGATAAGATACTTTTAAAAAAGAAGAGTCTTTTGATGCTGAAAAAACACACCAATCGTTTTTTTCTATGCTGCTTTGCTGTTGAATGAACACAGGAGTTTTAATTAACACACTGTCTTTGTTATGTGTTAATGTGACAATACATAAAAACAAAAAAAAATTAATAGAATACCTCCTAGTAATTATTTAAGTAATCTATAATAAAACCTGCATCTTCAAGTATCTCTCTGATTTCGTTTTTAGAAAATCCTGTCAAATGAAACTGGTGTTCAGCATCACTACCATTTTCTGCTGTTTGAGCACCAAACAAAGTCATTTTATACCACTCTTTTTCAGGATATCCATTTACTGTTCTTTTGTTATCACCATTCACATAACCAAGAGCACATAGTTCTAAATCTGGAATATAAAGATTAAGAACTCCACCTGGTTTGAGAACTCTAAACCATTCTTTTATTGCTTGTTTAGCTTTCTCTTTTGGAACATGTTCAAGCGCATGTTCACTAGAGATTTCAGAAATTGTGTTATCTTGATAGGGTATTTCATAAAAATTGAATATTTCATCGACTTCTTTTATATCTACAATGTCACAATTGACAAATCCTTCCATCCGTTTATTACCACAACCAAGATTCAATTTTTTACCTTGTCCATCTTTTCTAATTAGTCTTAGTGGACTATTTTTTAAAATAGCTCTATTGTGTATGCCTCTTGAATCATTTGGTCTAAATTTTAGAAACAACTCATTGTATTCATAAGCTTTTTGAATGTCACCAATATTGTTATAGCAATTACATAATGAAAGAGCTGGCAACCATGTATAATATTGAGGATAGAATGTTGACATCAACTCAGATGAACGTTTTGTATTTAAACAAATTTCATAATAATGTATTGCTCTTGCCCAATCACTTTTTGAACAATAAAAATCTCCAATATCATAAAAAGGTTCTGCACGACGAGGCTCTATTTTGATAGATAGAAAGATGTTTTCGAAAAATTTGTTTTCGTTTTTTAAGAAAAGATATGCTTTTGCAAGTAATTGGTATGCTGTAAATATATCTTCCCACCAACCATTTGAAACAACAAATCTTTCAAGATATTTGATTGCATCTTCTGTTTTCCCAAAATCAAGATACTCTTTTCCAAGATAAAATAGATTTCTTGGATCTTGGTCTTTTTCTACGATTTTCTCTAGAATTCGTATGTTTCTTTCTGATGTTCCGTGTTTTTTCCAATGATGGATTTCAATGTCTGTTCTTGTTATGTTTCTTCCATTAATAGCAATATACTCGTGAATTGCTTTTTCCCATTTTAAATTAAGAGAGCGTTTAATAATTCTTTCACGTTCAAGAGTGCATTCGGGTACACCAAACTGATCATGTGAATAATGATATTTGCAAATAAATACTTCTTTGTCAGGAGAAAAATCTAAGTTTTTTATTTTTTCTTTGTCTTTAGGTAGAATTTCATCATCAGCATCAAGCCAGAAAATCCACTCTTTTTCACAAAGACTAAAAGCAAAATTTCTTGCTGCTGCAAAATCATCTATCCAAATGAAATCATAAACTTTATTAGTATATTGTAATGCAATTTCTTTTGTTCTATCAGTTGACCCAGTGTCAACAATAATTATTTCGTCAGCAATAGATTTGATAGAGTCTAAACATTTTTGTAGACTTGCTTCTTCGTTTTTTACTATTAATGCAAAACTTAAGCTTGACATTTTTCTTTCTTTTCTTGTCTTGGTGTTAATTTAATCCCTACAATATCAGCAGGAGACAAACCCCGTTTAACTGTAGTATCAAAAATTTTTCCTTCAAGAAGAGTACAAAAACTTCTCTCAAATTCAGTTTCAGCTATTATGAGAATTTCGTTATCTTTTAAAATATTTATTTCCATATTTTCCTAATCATTCTATAGCACAAAAATCTTTTGCATAAATTTGTAACTATGCAAAAGATTTATAATATAAGTACTTGCAAAAAACTTTAAAAAAAGAATAATGAAGAGACTTCTCCGCCTCCAGAAAAAACATTAGGAATAACAATGTCCATGTCAAAATTACAAGAAACAATAGTATTTGGAACTCCAGACTCAACTGGAATCAACATAATAAAACTATCAGCTATTTGTTCATCCATACAATTACATCCTTGTTATTACTGCACGAGCTATTACACCTGATGCCATAGATGCAGGGGCATATCTAATGTAAGTTGTTTCATTAGTCTTATCATTAGTGTTATAAGTCGACCAATTGTCTCCATCAGTAGATTTTGACCAAGTACCTGTAGATGTTACAGTGTTATCATCAACTAATAAACCACCAGTGATATCGTTATAGATTCTTATTCTAAGATCAGGGACAGTTTCTCCAAAAGCTGTAACAAATCTGAATGCAAACAATTTACTTGCTGCATTTGATCTTGTTGCATCACTTCGATAATTTGGTAAAGGACTTATATTATCGTAACTTACATGTACACCGTAAATTCTTGCTGGGAGCACAACTTGACTTATAGTCTTAAATTCGAACATGAACTGTACATGGGTACTAGCACTTACACCTGAAATGTTTCCTAAGTCGTCTATTAAAGTCCAAGAACCACTATTGTCTGTTATTCCACTAGTACGACAATATACTCTATAAGGCAAAGGTTGAATACCCAAAGAACTTTGTCCAATAAATTTTGCAGACAAGACACTAACGGTATTCAAATTGTTAGCTTCAGGAGTAGCTATTCTTGGTGTAATAATTCTGCTTAAAGTTGTTGCAGCAAAATCCCAATCAGCACCTATTGGAACAGCATACATTTGATTATTAATAGCTGTCGGAGCAGTACCTACTGCTGGGTGTCTTATTACGTGCGTAACACCACTTTCAGACCATGCTGTAAATGTTAGACCGTTTTGATTTGGTATAATAGCTGCAGAACTATCTGCTGTTGACTGATCTTGCTGATGATTGTCAATAAAAACATTGTAGTCAAATTGAGAAGCATCAGTTTTGTATCCAGTAATATAAGTTTTTCCTACAGCTACTGTTGGAGTAGTAGATATTACAAGTTTATTCAAAGTGTCAATAACTTCTACTGACGACATTGCGCCTGTTACTGGGTAAGTTGCTGCACCACCTGCAGGAACTTCTACCATAGCATCAAAAGCCCATGTAGTCGAACCAGAAGTGATGTCTGTTAATACAGATCTATATATTCTTGTTGTTGTTACAAAATATAAACAAGGTATGTTTGCTCCAGGACCACTTTGTAAAACTGCATATCTACCATTATTAGTAGTTTGCATTGTACCTGTCAACGCTTGAACACCAGTAGCTAACAACTGAATGCCAGCGTAATTAGAAGCTTTTCCTGAAGTTATAGTACCTAAAGAAGATCTTAGATTATATTTGTGTACTCTACCTGCTGTGTCAAGAACATATGAAATTCGCATGCTGTTGTCTATAATGCAATAAGCAGTTCCTGCAGGAATTGTTGCAGGTGCTGAGGTTAAAGTTATTTGTGTTGTACTGTTAACAGCAGAAATTGTGTACCATGTTGTAATACTTAAAGGATTTGTAGAGCCAAAACCTATACGTGACCCTGCGTTTATTCTTCCAGCAACTGAATTCCATGAAGTCCCAGAACCTGTTATTGTTGTAGTTCCTGTAGAAGATACAGTACCCGCAGTATATTCTTCATCTTCAATAGCACATCCAGCACCACCCGTATTAGTAACAGTAGAAGCATTAGGCAACCAATACACAGCACGTAAGCTGTCTGTACTTGTTGCAGCACTTATTGTTGTACCACTAGGAATAAAAATTGAAGGATTCAATCCTTTAGTAACAAATAAACCACCATTTGCTGCTGTAGCATTTGTAGTTACTGTCACAACTCTATACTCTTCAATAATAAAAGGTGTACCTGCAGAAATTGTACCTGCTCCACTTCCAAGTGTTATAGAAGTATCACTTCCTATTGCTGATATCTGGTACCAAGTACTTATTTCAGCAGGATTTATAGAACCAAACCCGATTCTTGCACCAACAGATATCTTCCCATTTGTTGTCCATAAAGTTCCAGTACCTGTAACAGCTGTATCAGATACAGATACTGTGCCAATCATATAACGTAAACGGTCTACGCGAAACCCTCTTATTGTGTGGTTTGTTGTAGCAGGATATGTTAGCGTAATGTATCCTATGTAATTGTATACTGCATTAGTGATACTATAAGTATATAATACAACTCTTCGAGTTGCAGCAGCTGCAGCTGCGTCAGCAAGGAAAACATACTGTAAATCATTTGAAAAACTTAACACATGAGGCATCATACAAGGAACAGTACTATTATCTACGGGTCTTGCTACAGCTATAGGATTTGGACCTACCCATTTATCAGAAGGATTTGCTCCAGTGTTTTTGTACATAAGTGGTCCAAGATTTAAAAGATCTTGATTATAACTACTTATTGGAGTTGAGTTTTGTGTAAATAGCATTTTTGTTGCTAATGTTGCCATGATTATTTTATTCCTTTCACTATAAGCGTTAGTTTTTTAATACTTGTTATAGAACTAACATAAAAAATTATAAAGTCGTTTTTTTCAAATTTTGTATTCCATGAAGATATAGTTTCTACAATATTGCTTTGAGAATTGCTTAATGTTATAAAATTTCCACCACAAATACTATCAGAAATAGTAACAGGTAATGAAGATTTTTTCCAAATATCGATTTGTACGCTCCCTAGTTCGTCAGCAACTATAGTATAACCAGTTATAGTCATTGCATAGGGAGCTATGATTATGCCTTTATTACCTGTTGTTATAACTTCTCCAGATCCATCAATAGTGATCCCAAAGCCTCCTTCAACACGAGAAATCTCTTTTATATTTATGTAACATGTTTGATTACTTGAAGTGAAGTCTAGGATAAAATGGACATCGTCAGAAAAACGATGAAAAGTGTTGTTAAGTCCTGATTGTACTGAAGGATTAATACTGTAGGTTTTTCCTATTCCAGAAAGATTGGGTTTATCCCAGAACTTGACAGTAGAGCTATTTAAGCCATAATCAGTGTCTGACGTACCATAAGCATTTAGCGACCACATTAAAGAAGATACGAGACCAAATTTATATAAATCATTACCTTTTTCATTATTGTTATTTATAATTCCGAAAGAAGCAACATTTATTCCAAAATTATATCTAAGCGAATTCATTTCAACACTTCGACTAGCCCATGTAGAAGAGTTTTCATAACCTTCACCATAATTAGAAGTGTCAATAGCAAAACTTTCAAGTAATACCCAATCAGCATTACTCAAATGTGAAGAAACTAAACTGGTATTGTATATTGAGTTAGGATATAATGGGTCATTATCAGTTCCAAGAATGTGACTCATTTTTTTTGAGTTTGCAAAAACTATATTTGAAAAAGATAGTGCTTTAACTGAATCAACACGGGTATTAAAGTCAGTTCTAAGTACACCAAAGTCATAACCTGCTTTATCAATAAAAATGCCATTTATTTGAAGTGTATTCCATTGGCCTACTTTTGTATTAAAAATAGCAAGACTATCTGTTGCAGAAACAATACCAAAGATGAGAGTGTTGGGATTAAGCGATCTAATTCTTGATAAAATTATTTGCGTATTTGTATAGTCTATATGAGTTGGGTCTTGATACCCATCATTAAAAACAAGAATGTCATAACGTGAAAAATCTTGAGCTATATTTTCGTTTATCGATTGATTTTTAGAATTATTGAAATTTACAAGCGAACCTTTATATATTAATATATCAATAGGTTTTTCGTACAAAGATTTTAAAACTTGTTGTTGATGCCAACCACTTTTACCATGAATATTTTCTAAATTGACAATTCTGTCTGCATGATTTTGAATATGACCTGAAGGACCAATAATGGGTGTATGATTCAATACATATAAAGGATTCTCTGTATCATTAAAAATCTCTCTTCTGAGATTTAAAATTTCCATTAAATAATAAGGGCCTGTTTTATTTGTATATGTATCTGTAACAGTTACCCTGTCGTCCATAAAATCGTTAAGATCAGAAGAATCTGTAATAGCTAAAGCATCATTTATAGTAACATGAGGATCAAGAGCAATCAATGCTGGTTTATCTATTTCAATCGAATTAATTTGCTCTATTGTAGTTTGTGCATCTACTTGTGTTTGTTTGTTTTTTATTTCTGCGTCTACAATATTAATCCAATTCACCCATGTTTGGATGTATTGCATACAGTTTGGTTTTAGTTTAACACTACCTGAATACATAGTTAATAGTGAATTTTGTATATCTAATGAATAACCTTGTGAAATAATGAGTGCTTCTCCATAAGATCTTAAATATTGTTGTCTAACTAACTTTGCGTAAGGTATTGAGTTAGGATTGTGTACTGATACAACAGAATCTATAGTATCTCTTTGTTGTTGTGTAATACTATCAGCTGCATATACAACAGTATATTGCTGTCCTATTTCACAAGAGACACCAAAAAAATGTTCTCCTTTTACTATTCCAGAATTTTCTATTTCAAGTGTGAGTAATTCTGAATTACATTCTTTATTGTAAGTTATTTCTTGCATTAAGTGCTCCCATTTATGTTAAGCTAATTTTAAAACTATAAGTTGTCGCTGATACATAGAGCCTGTATTTGCTGTGACTCTCCAATATCCTGCAATTGCTTGTGAGCCATTTACAGTCACTACAGCTGTAGTACAAAAAGTACTAGGATCGTTAGTTTGTCCTGGATTATATCTTTGTTCTGAAGCAGCTACTTGTGAACCACCACTATATATAGTCATATAAGTAGTTGCTGAATTACTTGAATGTGAAATGCTTCCAGAAAATAACACTAAATATGTTCCTGAAGCAGGTGTAACTGTCATACCTGTAGCAAGAACAAATGTAGTACTTGTAGTAGTTGCTGTAGTTGTACTAGTAACATAATTATTAGTGACAAAACCTATACCCGTTACACCTTGAATACCTGTTTGGCCAACAAGTCCTGTCACACCCTGTAAGCCTGTTACACCTTGAATACCAGTTTGACCTTGTACACCAGTTGAACCTTGAATACCTTGTATACCGGTTTGTCCTACAAAACCTGTTACTCCTTGAATACCATTTAATCCTGTAGTACCAATCAAACCTGTTGTTCCTTGAATTCCTGTTTGACCTTGTACACCTGTTGTTCCCTGTATTCCAGTAGCTCCTTGAATTCCAGTTTGACCTTGTAGACCTGTAAAACCTCTCAAACCTGTAATACCTTGTATACCTTGGAGTCCTGTTTGTCCTTGTAATCCAGTAGAGCCTTGAATACCTGTTATTCCTATCGCACCTGTTATTCCCTGAATACCAGTTTGACCCGTAAGACCTATGAGTCCTGTTACTCCTTGTGTACCTTGAAGACCTTGTATTCCAGTTGATCCAGTTAAACCTGTAACACCTTGAATTCCTGTTGATCCTTGTATTCCAGTTAAACCTTGTTGACCCTCTAATCCGTCTAGACCTTGTAAACCAGTAGATCCAATCAAACCTGTAATTCCTTGGACACCAGTTGAACCTTGTGTACCTGTAGTACCTTGTAATCCATTAGAACCAGTAAAACCTTGTATACCTGTACTACCTTGAATACCAATTAGACCTGTTGTCCCTTGAATACCAGTGATTCCCTGAAATCCTTGGACACCAGTTCCTCCTTGAATTCCTGTATCACCTTGTATACCAGTTTGACCTACAAGTCCTTGTAATCCTGTTTGACCTTGAACTCCTGTGTCTCCTTGAATACCCTCAATTCCTGTTTGACCTTGACTGCCAATCAATCCAGTTAAACCTTGTATGCCTTGTATTCCAGTAAATCCCTGAAGTCCAGTATTGCCCTGTGCACCTTGTAAGCCTGTAGATCCTTGAATACCAGTGTCACCCTGTATTCCATCTAAGCCAGTTTGACCTTGGAGTCCTTCTAGTCCTGTAGTACCTTGTAATCCTGTTACTCCCTGAATTCCTTGGGTACCTGTATTACCTTGAATACCCTGTAAACCTGTTAAGCCTTGAAAACCTGTTGATCCAATAATGCCTGTTATTCCCTGTAGACCAGTAACACCCTGAATTCCAGTTTGACCCTGAAAACCTTGAAGACCAGTGCGACCTTGTGAACCTGTTTCTCCTATAAGACCTGTAATACCTTGAATTCCTGTTACACCAACAAGACCAGTTTCGCCCTGAATACCTTGTTGACCTGTAGTACCTTGAATTCCTTCAAGACCTGTTATTCCTTGTATTCCCGTGTTACCCTGTATACCATTTAAACCTGTTTGACCTTGAGAACCCGTAAAACCTTGAATTCCTGTAGCTCCTTGAATACCATCAAGACCTGTAACGCCTTGAATACCTTCTAAACCAGTGAAACCTTGTAAGCCTGTTTCACCTTGAATTCCTTCAGTACCTGTAGAGCCTTGTAATCCAGTAGTACCCTGTATTCCATCTAAGCCTGTTGTACCTTGTGAACCTTCTAAACCTGTTTGACCTTGAAGACCAATAAGTCCAGTTGTACCTTGAAATCCAGTGTTTCCTTGTGATCCTTCTAAACCAGTAAAACCCTGAATACCAATAAGACCTGTAGTACCTTGTACACCTGTTTCACCAATAAAACCTGTAGTACCCTGATCTCCTTTCAGTCCTGTACTTCCTTGAACTCCTTGTAGACCATTGAGACCAGTAGAACCTTGATCACCTGTTAACCCTGTAGTTCCTTGAACTCCCTGAGTACCTTGTGTACCTGTGTCTCCTTGAATTCCAGTTTCTCCCTGTAAACCTGTAGTTCCTTGAATTCCCTGAGTACCTGTATCTCCTTGTACTCCTTGAATCCCTGTAGTTCCTTGTGTACCAGTATTTCCTTGAACTCCTTGCACACCAGTAAAACCTTGTATTCCTTGAAGTCCTGTTTCACCTTGAACTCCCGTTAATCCTTGGAGACCTGTATCTCCTTGTTCACCTTTTAAGCCAGTTTCACCAACAAGACCAGTAGTACCTTGTGATCCATCTAAACCTGTTTGACCTTGAAGACCAATAAGTCCAGTTGTACCTTGTACGCCTGTTTCGCCAACAAACCCAGTAATTCCTTGAATACCAGTAAAACCTTGTAAACCAGTATTGCCTTGCGAACCTGTAGCACCTTGATTACCAGAAACTCCTGTTTGGCCTTGAAGACCTGTAATTCCCTGAACACCATCTAAACCTGTAGTACCTTGTATACCTTCGATGCCTGTATTACCCTGAACACCTGTTATACCTTGAGCACCTTCTAATCCTGTACTTCCTTGCAAACCAGTGTTTCCTTGACTACCAGCAATTCCAGTTTGACCTGTTAGACCTGTTGTTCCTTGGAAACCTTGTAGTCCAGTAGTACCCTGTGACCCAACTAAACCTGTGTCACCTTGGATTCCATTTTGACCAGTAACACCTTGAAGACCTGTGTTACCTTGGAGACCATCAAGACCTGTAGATCCTTGTATGCCATTTAAACCAGTAGTACCCTGCAGTCCAGTTTGACCTTGAAATCCAGTATTTCCTTGGAGACCTGTCAACCCGTTTAAACCTGTTACTCCAAGTTTATCTAAAATCCGTTTAGCATCTATAGTAGCTGCACTTGCAACAATGCCACCAGGTAAATTAGAATAAATTTCATTGGAAGCATATAAGCCTAAATCTAAAGCAGATGTGTTTTCGCAACAAATAGCATAAGATTCAAAAGCAGGAAGATCTATTTGTTCACCATCTTCATCCCAAAAGATTGTTGCTGATATGTAATACCCATCTGCATTTTGTATTGATGTAATTCTGTACCTATGACAAACACCAGGTACAAGAGTCATCAAATTAGGATCTAAAGCAGGTACATAAACTATAAATCCAATTTGAATGTCTAATGAACCAAGATTTGTTGCATCAGCTTGATTATCAAATACAGCATTAGTGAAAGTGTACTCTCCCGGAGTACTTGTTGGGTCATATGAGCTTACATAAAGAGACCCATTTATTATTCTTGCCATAAAACATTCTACTCTCTTTTTAGAAATGAGTTACGATAATTACCGATAGTGATCCCAAGTTTCCAAAACGGAAAACGTTATAACCTGATGATGAATTATTGACAACTATTGTAGAACCAACAGCGCCAAGATTGTCATTATCAGAACGAACATTAAAATCTGGTATAAAGCAATTGCCTAAAGAAGTATTAGTACCTGCACCATTTACAGCGCTTGCAGGAACAGTCAGTTCGTAAGTAGTGCTTGAACGTGTACCTGTTCTTATTCTCAATGCAATTAACTGTACATCAGCATGACTACCTGTAGGAGCAGATAATACTCCGCCAGTTTTTGGAGAACCTGTATGAGAAAATGTAAAACCAAGTGTATATGCTCCTTCAGTACCTGAAGCATCACCTGTGTTAGATGTCGTTATAACAAATGAGTTTTGTGTGGTTGAATCAATAGTAGCAACTTGATAATCAACGTTAGTATTTCTTACAATAACTCTGTTTCCTGCTGTGTGACCATGATTATTCAAGTCAATCGTTAATGATGTTCCTGTTCTTGACCAAGTAAGCCTTTGATAAACTGTAGAACTTGACTCAACCCATACTTCTTCACCAGAAGCTCCGATCACTTCATAGCGTGCAACATTATTAAAAGAAAATGAAGAAGGATTTACAGCAAGACCTGTTGTTCCTTGAAAACCTGTAGAACCTTGAATACCTGTTGTTCCCTGTAATCCTGTTGCACCATTACCTTGTAAGCCTGTTTCTCCCTGAACTCCTGTAAAACCATAAAGTCCTGTTGTTCCTTGAAAACCTGTTATGCCTTGTAAACCAGTGACTCCTTCTAGACCAGTTGTACCTTGTAATCCTGTTTCTCCACTATCACCTTGTGATCCTGTTTCTCCCTGGAAACCAGTAACGCCCTGAAGTCCAAAACCTGTATTACCTTGTATTCCTGTCTCTCCTTGGAGACCTGCAGAACCTTGTGACCCAGTTACGCCTTGAAGACCAGTTTCTCCGTAACCTTGCGGACCTGTTTCACCTTGTATACCTGTTAAACCTTGTGATCCTACAAGGCCTTGAAGACCTGTTGAGCCTTGTAAACCTGTAGATCCACCTAAGCCTAAAGAACCTGTTTCGCCCTGAATTCCTGCAGGACCTTGAAGACCAGTTTCACCTTGAGGACCACCATAAGCTCCTGTAGGTCCTTGTGTTCCCTGAATTCCTGTATAACCAATTAATCCTGTAATACCTTGTAATCCTGTTTCTCCAATTGTACCAGTAGAACCTTGTATGCCTTGAGTTCCTGTCTCTCCTTGGAAACCTATACCTGTATCACCTTTTACACCAGTGAATCCTTGAATTCCAGTGTCGCCTTGTACTCCTGTGTCACCTTTTATGCCTTGAAGTCCTGTTTCTCCCTGAACTCCTGTTTCACCTTTAACTCCTGTTTCACCTTGAGGACCACCATAAGCTCCTGTAGGACCTTGAACGCCAATACCTGTATTTCCTTGAATACCTTGAAGTCCTGTTTGTCCCTGAATACCTGTAAAACCAACTCCTGTTTCACCTTTGTCACCTATAGGACCACCTTGGCCTTGTATGCCTTGTAAACCAGTTGTTCCTTGAATACCAAAACCTGTATTTCCCTGAATACCAGTAATTCCTTGAGTTCCTGGTGTACCAGTAACACCTTGTACACCAGTTTGACCTTGAATTCCTAAACCAGTTTGACCTTGAATTCCTGTTTGTCCTTGTGAACCTGTTAAACCTTGAACACCAGTAATTCCGATGCCAGCTAAACCAGTCTCTCCTTGATCACCTTGGGGTCCACCTTGACCTTGTATGCCTTGCAGACCAGTAGCACCTTGAGGACCTCCATAAGCTCCAGTAGGTCCTTGAACGCCTTGAAGGCCTGTATCCCCTTGAGGACCACCATAAGCTCCAGTAGGACCTTGAATACCAGTATAACCTAATCCTGTTACTCCTTGAACTCCAGTACTACCTTGTAGTCCTGTTTCACCAATTGTTCCTGTAATACCTTGAAGTCCTGTTGCACCCAAACCTGTGTCGCCTTGGATACCTGTATGTCCCTGAATTCCTGTATAACCAACTCCTGTTTCACCTTGTATTCCTACAGAACCTATACCAGTACTACCTTGTACGCCTGTTTGACCTTGCGTACCTGTTGTTCCTTGTACTCCTGTAGGTCCTTGCAAACCTGTGAAACCAAGACCTGTATGTCCTTGATTACCAGTTACACCAAAACCTGTAAAGCCTTGAGAACCAGTTGCACCTTGAATTCCTATAGTACCTTGTAATCCAGTATGACCTTGTATACCTGTTTGGCCTTGTAAACCTTGAGCACCAGTAAATCCTCTAAAGCCTGTAGAACCACCAATACCCGTTCTACCTTGTAATCCAGTTTCACCTTGTGTCCCAGTTTGACCCTGAATACCAGTCTCACCTTGAAGTCCTGTTGCACCATCAGAACCTATATAACCAATACCTGTGATACCTTGTATTCCTGTATCACCTTTTATTCCTGTTTCACCTTGAATGCCAGTTTCACCTTTGACACCAGTTTCACCTTGTATTCCTGTAGTACCTTGAGCACCAACACCTGATAGTCCAGTAAAACCTTGGATACCAGTTTCACCTTTTAGACCAGTAGAACCTTGTGTTCCTGTTGAACCTTGAACTCCTGTAGGTCCAAAAACACCAACTGTATCAACAATTAATGTTCCATCACTTCCTGATGTTCTTATAACTCCATTAGTATTAAGATTTGAAAGTTTTGGAATTGATGCACTGTTAAAAATACCAGTTTTAGCTTCTAGAGAACCTCCAAAAGTGACGCCTCTAAAAAAAGAACTTGCAGGAAGAAGATTAAATAAATTGACGTTGCTATAGTTTACGATGATAGCACCCGTATTATTTGTAAGAGGACCATTGATAATGTAGTTTGCTGCTGATAAAATTACAACACCACCAGTAGAAACTGAATTAATAGCTTTTTGGACTGATGATGTGCAATCTACAGAATAATCTACACCCCACCATTCAGGTCTAACATGAGGTACAGAGCCATTATTAAACGTTACAACTCCTGTACCATCAAATATTTGCCACATTGGGTCGCCTACTATATTTCCATGAAATGTAAGCGTATAAGTGCTATGAATCAACCTAGCACCATTTGAAAAGAATAGTGAACACGATTTTGGAACTGTTATGTTTCCTATGACAGTCATGTTTGATGGTATTCGAATTGTATTTGTCGATGTTGCAACATAATTTACAAGATTATCAATTACTTGATTTAATGTTGAATCGATGAGGCGTTCATTATATGCCATTTTCACTCCCTAAAGTTAAGAGCAAGCTGTTTTGTAGTAGATACGTTATAAAAACAAGAAAAAAACAACGAAAGTTTTGTTTTTCTATAGTTTTTATTATGATAAAGTTTATGATTACAGTGTGTAGACTTTAAACATCTTAGATTTTGAAAATGATTAATGCAGTAATTCTAAGGAGCCCAGTAATGAGCAATATTATTAAAACAAGTGATTTGTATTTTGCATCATTTCTACAGTGTGTAGGTTGCAAGATAGTCAAGACTGACAAAGAAAGCTCAAAATGTATTTTTTCTTTTGAAGACCCACAAAATAGAGAGAATTTAAAAGATAGTTATTTTAACGAGGATGCTGCAAGTCAAATTCCTGCATTGAAATATGCTAATGCTATCAGAAGTTTAAAAACATTTTGTTATGTTCGCAACTAAAGTATTGAGGTAAAAATGAGCAATGTTGTTATAGTTTCAAAAGATCAACAACAAAATATTGAAGAAATGAGAGACGCTTTAAAAGCATGTCTTCCCAGTTTTAAAAGAGTTTTTGCATTTGATAGATGTTTTGAAGGTGCAAAAAAAGCTGCAGAACTTGGAGAAAAATTTGTTCTTAATGAGACTGGTTCAGGCTTTATGGCTGGTTATACTCGTGATTTGGGTTTGAATGCTTTAGAAAATGATGACACATTGTTCTTAGATGGCGATAGAATACCTTCGGGTTTGAATGAAGAACTTGTTTTAAAAGCAGTAAGTTTGTATGACATATGCCTGATAAGAATAGAAAATGATTGTCGTACTATTTTTACAAAAGATGAATTTACACTAAATCCTGTGTTTCAAGATTATTATAACAACGTTTATACTTGCGGGTTTGTTATAAAAAAAGAAATGATTTCAAAAATCAAAGCTCTTCAAGAACAAAGACTTTTTAATTCTTGTTTTGATGGTTTTTACGGAGAAGAAGATGAGTTTCTAGGGAATTTGATTTTTAGTTTAGGTGGTTCATGTGGTTTGTTTCCAAAATCTATTTGTTTAAAAGGTTCGTTTAGAGATGTTTATTCTATTAGAAAAAACTCTCATTTTTTAAAACAATGCGATAAACGAAGAAAACTTTTCGCACAAATCGATAAAGCATTAAAATTAAATAAGCAACTTACTTCAGACGATTTAAAATTAAAAGAGTAAAACTATGCGTGAAAAAACTAAAGTCATTTATGCAGCATTAGATTGTCAAGAAGCACCACCTCTTAATGGTTTACCTGAACAAATAGTTGGTACACCTGTGATCTGCCAAGTATGTGAAACTGTAGAGCCAAACAAAAATTTGTCTTATAGAGAGTTGACTAAGGGTGCAAGAAACATAATGAGCTTGAAAGCTGAAAATTTTAATGTTCTTTTTAAAGAACAAAATCATCATTATCAAAAAATAGAAGAAGCAAGTTTTTTAGAGTTTCATTTGGGCGTAAACACTCTTATTGGAGACTTTAAAGTTACATTTTGTGATGACGGTACTGGCAGTGTAAGAGAAGGTCGTGTGTATGCATCATGGAATGGTGCAACTTTAAATGTGTATTGAGTAAGTTCGTGAAGGCTAAGCATACAAAGACAAAACAAATATAGTTATTATAAGGGCCTCTAGTCTTGTTATGGCTAGAGGCCCTTTGTTTAACATTTACGTTGTTTTATTTGATTGAATGTTTTTTGTTTGGAAAATGTTTATTTTTGTCCTATACGATATATCGTATAGCATTTTTTGTATATAAGAAATTGAAAACAAGTGACACAAAACTCTTGATAAAAACTCTTTAAATTTAGTTTATAAATATTGTGAGACAAGAATTAGAAATACACCGTGCCGGTGTGAAAAAGATTTAGGTTATTTGGTTATATGAATACGTTTGAAATAGGATTGAGAATACGCGCGGCTTGTCCTGTTTGCAGGACAATGGGATGTAGAAAAAGTATAGCGAGAAAGCATATATGAGCTCTGAAAATGTTATGAAACAATATTTCCCATATACAAATAAGTGTTTAGTAGATGGGGAAGAATGCGTACAAAATAATTCGTGCAAATTTTGGTTGTCAAATACTAATGAAAGTCGTTGTTGGCTAATAGGGTTTGAAGAGTTTTTGAAAACTTTTTTTGGTGACGTCGACATCGATTACATTATGTTTGAAGATAAAAACGGAAAACGTCTTGAAGGGTTATGTTTTGTAGATTTTCGTTTATCTTCTAATGATAAATTAGACAAACAACAAATAGAACTTGAAATTAGAATTTGTTTTAATAGTTCGAGATTAGCAACAAAAATAAGAGAGAAATTTGGATTGTTACAATGGTCAATAGAGTCATTTAATTATGATGGTGGTGACGATACGGGTCTTGTTATGAGATGTTCAGGTCAGCCTGAAAATAAATATGAACTTGAAAAAACGTTTGTTTTTATTAGAGATAAATTTGTTCCAGAATTTGTTGAAGCTGAAAAAGAAATCAATACTTGTGCGATTTGCAAGAAAAAATGTCATGATTTAATAGAGTATAATGAAATTGCAATTTGTTCTACCTGCGAGAATAAGATAATTTTTGATCATATTTCAAGCTATTTGTAGATTTTTGATATTTTGATATATCGTGAATTGTTGATGAAAAGTCAACTTGCGACATAGGAATCCATTTTAACCAAGATAGACATTTTTTGCAAAAAAGACCATAATGTTGAGCTTTTCTTGCAGTGAAAAAATACTTGCATTTGCATTTTTTACATTCAGACATATGCTAATTCTTACCTTTCTATTGTTTTTATCTTTTGTTCTTTAATGTTAGAATAAAAAAGTGTACTTTTTCAAGGAAAAATAAATGAATAAAGAAGCTATTTTTAAGACAGCTGAAGAGATACTTTGTCTTGAATTTATCGAAAAGTTTGCTTCAGTTTCGAAACAATATTTGAAACAACATTATAAAGAAATTAACAAAGCTTTTCTTGAATATATAAATTCAAGAACATTTCCTCAGGGTAAGACAAAAGTCCCATATAAAAATCTTGATATAAAGTTTAAAGAGAAAGTTTGGGAGCAGTTTCTAGCTGAATTAGAGAAAAATATGCGTCCGTTAGAAGATCAAGTGCAAGACACGATCAACAAAATGAAGATGCCAGCAGCTGCTTAATTATGAATTTTTCTGCAATGAGAGAACACAAGACATAAGATCTTGTTCTCTTAGCCCAGGTATTACAACTTGGGCTTTTTTATTTTTACTGAAGTGAATTACTGCTAATTTTTGGAAAGTTTTAAATAATGAAAATAGAGATAGACAAGATTTATAAATTAAAAGAAGCAGCTGAATTTTTATGTGTTAGTAGGTCTACTTTAAGATCTTGGGATAGAGAAAAACATTTTATTGCAGGGAGAACAAAAGGTAAACATAGAATTTATGTAGGTAAACAAATAATTGAAATGCAAAAAAAGATGTTTGAAAGATAAGGGAATAGTAATGACTACACAACAAGGGTTTTTTGTTAAAGTTCGTGATGATTTCTATATTGGACCTTATGACGATCTTAAAACTGCGAGAAATGAAGCGAGAGTTAAAGGATCTAAACTTGAAATTTATCATGGTGTCCTGAAAAAAATTAACGATCAAATTATTGATGATAGTCAGTTATTTTTAGTACCTAAATGTCAAAAATGAATAAATTTAGATTTTTATTGCAACAAGAAAAGATAACATCTGATGTTATCTCACAACATATTATTTCTTATAAAGATTTTTTTAAATTTTATGATTTTCAGTTTGTGTCATCAGATGTTGCAATTAGAGATTTAAGATATGATTTGATAACAGGTGAATCGTATGAACGTCGTAGTCCAGGAATGATTGACAAAACTGCAATACAAGAAAATGTTGCAAAGCAATTAAAATCAATGAAATCAGAAATAACAAGTTGTGGTGAGACTCTTTTATATTTTAGAATGAATAAAGCGACAAAAAATTTATTTAGAATGTATCATAGTTATGAAGTTGATCTTGTACCCAAAAACTTGAATAACATAGATAAAACTATAGGTAAGATTGTGGGAAATATTGAGGGCATAAAAATAATTCAAGATGAAAGTATTCAGACTTATAGAGTACAGCCTGTTGTTAGTCGCGAAGTTAGAAATAAATTTGAAAAAATTTTTTAAGGAGGAAATTTGAAATATAAAAGTATTAGAATCGAGACAAATGGAACTACTGCTGGAACAAAAATTTTTGTTGACGATAAACAATTAGAACGTGCTCAAAGAATTGAGTTTTCAGCTGATGTAAATGAATTATTTGCGCACATTAACATTCAAGTAGCTCGTCAAGAGAATGGTGTTGCAAAAACAAAAAAAGTCAAAGTGAGAGATAAAACAGAAAAATTCATAGAAAAAGACGAAATTGAAACAGAACCTTTAAATCTTGAACGTCAAGTGTAATGTCAAATTTTGTAGAAACTCTTTACTATTTAGTTTTAAATAGCACATTACTTGGTGATACAAGTAATGCAAAAATGTATTTGCATTTTCTTAGAGAAGAGTTTGATAACAATGAAATATTGTTTGAGCCTTTGAAAAAAGATCATCGTTGGAAACATTTAGTCGAGCTTGGAAATGCTATTGACAATAATCTTGTTTTTTCAAAATCTTTAGATTGTAGTGAAGCAAAAAGTTTTCCAAGACAAGAAGAAGAGACTCTTTTTTCAAAACAAGAAGATTTAGTAAAAGCTATTATGTTATCACAAGATAATTTAAGAATGTGTCTTGGAGCAGAATCTGATTTTCATTGTTCGTGTACTGAATTAGAGACAAGATTTGGTAGAGTTGATTTAGTTGCACAAGATAAAATAACTGCTTATCCAATCGAAGTAAAAAAAAGTGGTGCATATCATGATGTTGTAGGACAGATCGATAAATATGTTATACAATTCAAGTTATGGTTGATTAATAGAATGTACGAAAATGTTTTGGGTGTAGTTATTGCGAATAGTTTTGATTCTTATACGATTAAAGAACTTTATAAAGCTGGTGTTATACCAGTAAAGTATAAGTTTAGAAGTCAACAAAGTGTTGAGTTTGAAAGACTATGAACGAAAATTCTGAAGAAGATTTTGATGATGATGATAAAATAGAAGATTTGTTAAAACTATCAGAATCTCTATTTGCTGAAGATTGGGATAGTGATGAAGATAAAATTTGGGATGATAAATGACTGAAAGAAAATGGGAACAGTGTAATACTTGTCATTTTTGCATAGAAACAAGAAGTCATCCTTGGGTAGATAAAAAGTCTATAATGAATTGCACTGGTTATGCTTGTGTAGTAGGTATTATTATGGATAGTCCGGGCACAATTCATGCAAATTGGGATCCTAATAGTATACAATGCGAACTTTGGACTAAGAGAGGTTCAGTCAAGATATCTTGTTCTTAGTTTTTCTAAAGGTTTTATGGTTGCATGTAAAACATGCATAAGAACGTAAAAAAGATAGCAAATGAAATAATTAAAACTTGGGATGGTCCATCAGGCCAATGTTGGTGTGATGAATTAAAAGAATTTGTAGATCCTCAAGAGACTGATTGTGTTGAATGCGAACCTATAGATCAATCAAATGATCATCCTCCCAAATATTTAAGACCTAAAGATATTTCGTGGTGAAAAATGCCTAAAGATAGAAAAAAAATAATTACTGAGTTATCTGATGAAATTTTAAAAGACTGGTACGGACCTTCAGGCGAATGTTGGTGTCCTACGCAGAAAAAATTTGTTGATCCTGATTCTTGTGATTGTCCTGAATGTTCTTCTTTGAGAGCACAAGATATAAGACAATTCAGGTATCTTAGATTGCATGACGATTATAGATCAATGTGAGGGATTATGAGGTTTTTTAAACGTAATGAAATAGCAATATCAAAATTTATTTTTCGTGACATTGTTACTGGTGAGACTATTAATGTCAACAATGCACAATACAGTATTGTCTATTATGTAGGACCAACTGAGAGCATTGTTGTTGATGAATCGCCGTTAGATATGTTGGTTGGAAAGACAGGCGAATATGTTTGTTCTTGGGAAATACCTGAAAATACTATTGAAAATGAAACATATTTTGTTAGAGCAACTGGAACACATCCTATAAATAATTCATCTATAGTACTTGAAGATTTTTATAGAGTTATTGCCGAGTCGTTTTTCCCGGGCTCAAGTACTGGTGGTATGGTGATTAAATTCACAAAACCGTAAATCCTTTTTCTATACTTTTTATATATGCAAGCTTACTGAACAAGTAGACTTGTTTTGTATTGAAGTATTTGCAACAGGAAGTAAAAAAATGTCTGCAACAATCTATAGAGGGAAAGTTCTTACAAAAGATGATTTAAACGTTTTTATTCAAGATACTTCAGGTAATTACATAAATCCCTTTTATATTTCTTACACTATTTATAGAGTGTTATCGAATCAATTTGATGCACATGAATGTGGTGAAGAACCAATTTTAGAAGCAATTGATTTGACACCTGTACCTTTTGGAATAGGAAAGTTTTTTGCAGCATGGAATCAAGCAATTGATCTAAATATTGGAAAATATAGAATAAAATGGAATGTTGCAAGGTTCTCAGATTCACCACTTGTTGAAGAAGTTGAAGATTTTGATATTGTAAATAGTATTGATATGATGAATTATTCAGTGTTGAATAATGCTTCGGGAACGCAATTACCACACAAGAAGTATGGTAATAGTCAAATGTGTGCAGGATAAATAAACAAGAAGGTAAATAATGGCCTCACTTAAACAAGGTCAGACTCTTACAAAAGATGATTTGAATGTATTCTTTTATGTAGGCGCAAATTTGTCAGATCCATACTGGGCATCGTACACTCTTTATGATTGTACGTCTGGTCATGATGAAGTTATTGGTTTACCAGAACGTACACCACTAAAATTTACTACAGGTGGGTATTTTGCTCCATGGACTGTACCTGATGATGAACCTGTTGGATTACATAAAGTCAGATGGAGATACAAAGAGACTGCAACATCTTCGATTAGAGATGATGTTGAAGAGTTTCAAATTATTCCATTATGCTCGGGTACTGTTTTTGTTTATCCTCCAGAGATAATGTATTTGATTATGCATCTTAGAAATAAGTTGAGAGATATAAATCCTGATCGAGATTATCATTTTGCTAGTCCTGAAAAAGAAGGAACTATCGCTGGATTTACAAGAACTCGTGGTTATCGTTGGACTGATGATTCTTTGTATATGCATTTAGTTCAAGCATGTAATTATTTGAATTTGATTCCACCTGATACAAGTTTTGATCTTGTTTCTGTTCCTGCACCATGGCAACCTTTGTTACTTTTACAAGCTATGTCTTATGCTCTTTATGATTTAGCTATTTTGTGGATTAACGAAGAGTTTACGTATAATCTCAATGGTTATTCATTAGATATTGTAAGAAGTGATAAGTACATGAGTGTTGCATCTACTTTGCAATCGCAAGTAGATTCGCAAATGACTGAAGCAAAAAGAAGACTACATTACACTATAGGTTTAAGACAGAGTAAGTACACTATGTCATACGGTGGTTTTTTTGGCCCATGGACATCTGGACGTATGAGTGTAAAAAAATGGGCACTTGGTTTTGGAACTTCTTCAAGTAAAGGATTTGGATCATGAAAATAAGTATAATGGAGATTGCTGACTCTCTTTCTGCTAAGCAAAAAAAACAATTTCTTGAACTTACTGATAAAGTGAGTTTGCTTAACCCAGAAAGTTATCAGATCGAGTTTATATCTAAATACGAAAAACTTCTTAAAGATATTGATGACTTGTACGATGGAAAAATAGATTATATAACAGAAGTTTTAAAGAAGATTGATCGAAACAAAAAATTAAGTTTCAAGACTGAAAGTCTTATTAAAGAGTTTGTGAAAATATGAAACAATACATTCTTGCTGTAGATTTTGACGGAACAATTGTAAAAACAGAAGATGATTATGTTCCAAGAAGTCTAATGCCCAATGTAAAAACAGTTTTAGACTGGGCTCGTGATAAAGGTTGTTACATAATAATTTGGACTTGTAGAAGTGGAAAAATGTTGAAACAAGCAATAGATTTTTTAGACAAACAAAAAATTCCTTATGATGCTGTAAATAAGAATGCACCTTGGATAAGTTTTCAAACATCACAAAAAATTTATTATGATCTTCTAATTGATGATCATGCAATGGGATATTGAAATGACAACACAATGTTTATTGCAAGATTTTAACAAAATAAACACATGTTATTGCGTTTATCAAATAAAGTGTCGTGTTTCTGGTAAAATCTATATAGGCTCGACTCAAAATTTTAGAGTTAGATTTACGCAACATGTAAATGACTTAAAAAGTAATAGACATCATAATAGACATTTACAAAATGCTTTTAATTGTTATGGAATAGAAAGTTTTAGTGTAGAAGTTTTACAAGAATTTGAGTATCATGAGAACAAATCTAAAACAAAGTATTCAAAAACTACTATGAGACAGATTTTAGAAAAAGCTGAACAAGAATGTATAGAGAAAATAAATAAAGAAAATTTGTATAATACTTCGACACAAACAAGAAGTTTCTTTTTTGGATGCAAGCATACAGAGCAAGCTAAGAAAAAAATAAGAGATGCAAAACTCAAAAACAACTATATTAGAGGTAAGACGTTTGAAGAATATTTTGGCATCGAAAAAGCAAAACAATTAAGAAATAATATTTCAAAAACATGGACACCTTGGAAAACAATATGCGAACATACAAAACAAGCAAAAATAAAAATGAGTCAAAACAAAAAGGGTAAACCTTTAGGCCCTCAATCTGAAGATCATAAAATAAAACTTTCACAAGCAAATATAGGAAAACATGATCATTCGGGTGAGAAAAATCCGATGTTCGGTAAAAAGGGTGCTTTCACTGGTAAAATTTGGATAAATAAAGAAACTATAGAAAAACCAATTTTACCCTGTGATTTAGAATTCTATATTAACTTAGGCTGGTTAAAAGGTAGAAAACATAAACAAATGGTTTGTGCATGACAAAAGAAATAGATTGGTTAGAAATTAAAAAACTTATTGAAAAAAAACTTGTCGATAGAAATAAAGACAAAATCAAGAATTTAGCTAAAGAAATAAAGAAAACAGAAAAAGACAATGTCTAAACCAACTTTTGTAAATCATAGTCCAATTAAGGGTGCAATAGGTGCAAAACTTAATGCACCTTATTCGTGCGTACCTGTATTTTTTAGAGCACAAGATATACATGGTGTAAATGTTAACACATTGAATGTTTCTATCTTAAGTGTTTCTGCTATTGTAAATGGAGTTTTTCAAACAGGATTTGAAGGTGTAATAACACAAGAAAATCAAGTACCAAATTCAATAAGCGTTATTATATATCAGTTAGCACCTTTTAGTTTTTGTCAAACAGTAGATATTCATATACAGATTGAAGACTTACGTGGTGAGTTGAGTGAGGATGACTATGTTTTTCTTACAGCACAAGATCCTTCTATTTCGAAACCTTTAGTTGTAGTTTCTCCTCATGGTAAGATTTTTAATTCTGCAGTTACTGTAAATCTTTCTTCTGATAGTTTGTTGACTGAAATTAGATACACAACAGACGGAACTGAACCTACTTTATATTCTACAATATATTCAAGTCCAATTTCTATAAGTTCACAAGGAACAACAGTTTTAAGAAGCATCGGTTTACTTCCAAATGCAATTTCAGAACAGTTGACTGAAAATTATACAATAGATTCAACTGTTCCCGTTTCTAAAGCTACACCATCTGGTGGTTCTTTTTTTACTTCACAACAAGTTGTTCTTTCTGTTGATGATCCTCGTTCTAAAATTTATTATACAACAAATGGATCAACACCAACAACAAACTCTTCTATATATACTGCACCAATAAATGTTCGCGACAATTATGTAACAACAATAAAGTTTTTTGCTGTAGATGAAATTGGTAATACTGAAGCAATTCATACAGAAGTTTATAATGTAGAGATATCAAGAAATAATTATATACCAACAAATGTTTTTGTTACTTGTCCTTTTAATCAAGATGAGTTGTACATTCGTTGGGATGATATGTATCCAATTTTTAATCAAGTTATTGGTTATAACGTTTATAGAAGCGATGTTGAAATAGGACCTTTTCAAAAGTTAAATTCAGAAGTTATTGCAATTACTCAATACACTGACAAAAATCTAGATACTCAAGTTGTTAATGAAGATGTAAGTGAACAATTTAGACGTATTGTTAATATTAGCAGAGATGTTAATGATGATTTTGAGGGTTCAGGAGAGTTTGATTCTTCAAAATGGGAAGAGTCTGATCCTGGTCAGTTAATGTTTAAATATGATGGCGTAATTTTTAAAGATAATACAGGTTTAAAAGAAACATCAAGACTTACTTCAAAATTTAAAATGCGAGGTGATTTTGATATTAGAGTTAAATTTGATTTGTTTGTTTGGATACCGCCAACTAATGGTATACAATCTTGCAGATTTGTGATTAAGAAAGACGATAAAAATAGTATTGAGATTTCAAGAAGTATGTCTCACAATATTGATGTCTATTGTACTCAGCAAACAGTCAATGGAAATCCTGACATGCCTTTAACAATGCCATCTCCTATTACTTCAGGAGAGTTTAGGATTTTAAGACAGAGCGATGTTGTGACAACATATTTTTTCAATCATTTGACAAATGATTTTGTAATGTTAGGTACTTTTAATAATTACTCTGACGATGTTAATGTTGAGTTTTCTGGGAAGTCTGAAGATAAACAAGTAGAGATAAAGTTTTCTGAGTTTGTTGTTGAATCAGGTTATCCAATTTTAATTCAACCTTTAAATCCTAGAAAAGAATATCTTATTTATCTTAGTCAACGTCCTGTCGTTGATGATTCAGGTAAAAATAAACCAACTGATGATTCAAAGTTTGTTAATGTGACAATAGATGGTCAACAAGCTTATGTTCGTTTGTTACAAGGATTAGAAGGTGTTGTACAGTTAGAGACAGAGAAAGTTTACGACGAAGTTAAGAAAATACATTTTACGCCTCCTGTGCCAAATGAGTTTTCAACTGTACTAGTGTCTTATAGAGTACCAACGCATACAACTAATTTAAGACTAAGGAAGAATTATTACTACAAAGTTACTTGTGTGACGGGCGAGGACGAGACTGATTTAGATTTGATATCTCCTGTGACTATGACACCTGATAAAATGACGTACATGTTTGAAGAAGCTGTACGTAGAAATGCTTGGTTGCTTGATCAGGGTGGAGAGAGAGTCTTACTTTATATTAAGAAAAAAGCTGGTGTAAAATGTCATTGTACTTATAGAGATTTGAAAGAAAGAACACATAAACAACCTGATCAAGATTGTGAAACATGTTTTGGTTCTGGATTTGTTGGTGGATTTGATGGACCGTTCCCGATCACTATTGGACCTTTAATGACAGAACAAAGAGTTCAACAAACTGATAGAGGGTTGAAATTAGCATATCAGATAGAAACTTGGATGGGACCAACACCAATAGTAAATCAAAGAGATATGATAATTCGAAGAAATGGTGATAGGTGTTTAGTTGGTCCATTGACGCCAGTTGAGGGACCAGGCGGCGTAAGAGTACAACAACATTTTGTTGTTGAAGTGCTTGATGGTACTGATGTTCGACATAAATTTAAAGTAGTTTTACCTGATCAAAGATCACAACCTGGTATTGATAAGAGTAGTAAACATGTTCTTCATGGTGGTCCTAATGTTGCTACAATTGACAGTCCTAAAGAAAGAGAAGAGCTTAGGACAAGTGAAGATTTTGTTTCACATCAAAATGTAAATGTCGATCATGTTGTTAAAGGTAGAAGTATAACATTTGAAAACATAGAATACTAAAAAGGAGTTTTTATGGCAACTTATTATGTAAATCTTAGTTTAGGTACAAATGGACATGCAGGATCAGATTTGGATCCGTATTCGTTTGATGATTTGAAAACTTTTCTTAATACTAACCCGACAGGTCATACTTTCTATATGACAGGGTCTAAAACATCAGGTGATATTATTTTAAAAAATAACAGTTTTTTAGTTTGGAATGCTGTTGAAAATGGACCTTGGAGAATGGGAAATGTTGGTGTCGAGTTTGATACGTGTCCTGTTGTAAGTGGCTGTATAATAGACCCAGGTGCAAACCCTTTGTACTTTAAAAATGTGAGTGCAGCATATAATTGTTATTTTAGAACTTGGCAAATTAATTGTCGTACTAAAGCAAATTTTATGGGATGTACTTTTCATATTTATAATGACTCTTCTTTAGGTTTGGTTGTACAAGACATAAATGGAGGTCTTTTTCAAGACTGTGTAATTTCGAGCGCGACAATAACAAACACGTCATCTTTAAATGTCACATTTAAAAATTGTACTCTTCGTGCTACAAACCCAAGTTTTACTTATCAAAATTGCCAGACGAACTTTACGCCATCAAGTCTTCCAAATTGGAATGATGCAAAAGAACTGTTTGACACAAGTGTTATATTTGCTGGGATAACTACTCCACCTAAGCCTGGTTTTGGTTCTCCAGCATATACAGGATATGAAACAGATTTGTGGGGCAATTCAAGAAATAATATTGGTACAGGGTATATGCCTTATATACCAATTGTTCCAATTTGGGTTGTTAATCCATCAGCAACAGCTATATCTACTAACTCTGTTAGAATAGATGCAACAATTGACGTAAATGGTTCAGTTTATGCTGTTGTGCTACCTAGAGGCGATACAGCTCCTTCTCCTTCTCAAGTTGAAGCAGGAACAAACAGTTCAGGACAAACTGCTATAAATGGTCACCAAAGTTTTATAGCAAATGTGTCAAATAACTTTACTATGACAGGTTTAACTCCTAATGGTTCGCAATATGACATTTATTGTGTAGCTAAAGCAGATTTATTACAAGATAACGTTTATGGACCAATACCTTTTGTTACACCTGTTCCTGTTACAGCACCTGATTGGGTTTTAACATATCCTAAAGTTTCTATAGTACGTTACACTAATGCTAATTTCTTTGTCAAGATAAACATGGAAGGTATTGCATATTTTGTTGTTGTATCTAATAGTTCTACAGCTCCTTCTTCTGTTCAAGTGAAAGCAGGAATGAATGGTTTAGGACAATTAGTTCCACATGGATATTCAGGCAGTGTAGCTCTTCTAGAAAATGTCGAAATGAGTTTGAGTGCTATAAATTTAACTAACGGAACATATGACGTGTATTTTGTAGCTGAAAGTGAATCACTTCAAGATGAGCCAGTTATGTTAACAATTGAAGTACCTAAAGTAGAGCCTATAAATCCAGAAAAACCAGGTCATACTTTGTATAATGTTGTTCTTGCAGGAAAAAGCGAAGTAGATTCTTCGTTACCTAAAGTTACTTCAATGTTTAGAAATATCATTCTACCAAATAAAAAATAGAATGCTTTAAAGTAAAAATCTACAACAAAAAAGCAGGAAGAATTTTCCTGCTTTTTTGTTTTCTCTCAAGAGTTTAGTCTTATGTTTATAATTTGCAAGTAATTGCGTTTTTAAAAGGAGTGTTATATGGCTTTACTTACAAGATATTTAGATCTAAATGCTGTTGGTTCGAATCACAGTGGGTTAGAGAGTGATCCGTGGTCTGTTGTTGATTGGCAAACTTCTATCTCGACAAATCAAGGATATGTTATTTATACTAAGGGATCTATTGAAGATGTTACAAGTACAATAGATATATCTTTTGATACTAGTGGTAGCATAATCAATTATTATTTACCTTGGGATCCTTTAATAAATGGTCCTTGGCGTATGAGTTTAAGCAGACATCTTGCATCAGGAGCTTCGGCTTTTTTAAGGGGTGGTGTGTTTTGGTTAAATAACATTGATATAACAGGAGGTAACTATTATTTTTCGACATGTTACATAAAATGTAGAAATTTTGTACAAGGAACAATGAAAGGTTGCCATTTAGTTTCAAGTGGTTCTTATCAACCTGTATCTTTAGGAACAACAATAAATGATTGTGCAATAGTAGCATCATCATTTTCTACTTCTATACAGCATTATAATTGTATTTCTAATAGTGGCTCAGCACCATATCCTTGTACAAATTATGAATCATGGTCTTCAGCTTACTATGGACATCCTACTTTTAATAGTGATAAAGAAGCATTTAGAGGATTATATTATAAACTAAATAGTCTTGCACCTCATTTTGTGAATTATCCACCAAATCCAGGTACAGTACCTTTTACAGATTTTATCCCCGATAATCCTATAGAAGTTCCAGATAATTATGATAAAGAGATATGGGGTGATAATAGAGTTGGTATTGGAATAAGTACTGATTGTGTACAGTACGTAGATTTACAAGGAGACACAGTTATTTCTAACCCTTCACATCCTATTGGTGGACCTCTTAATCCTCTTGATTGGCAAGAATGGCAGATACTAATTTATGACTATCCTATCTTGTCTCATACATTTTTTATGAAAGGCAGAGAATCAAGTAATTCTGGTACTTTTAATGTTTCTTCATCGCATAATTACTTACCTTGGCGTCCTGATATAAATGGACCTTGGGCAATACGTGCAAATGGTGTTGCAAATTGTACTATAAATGGTGGTATTCTTATTAGTTGTTCAGACCCAAGTGATGCTGTTTTTCTTAATTGTCAAGTTACTTTTAATGAATCTGTTGTTTCTTCTAGTAAAGTTACTATGAAGGGTTGTTTAGTTTCAGTATCTGGGGATTTTGATCCTGTTTCAGCTGAACTAGAAAGCAGTGCTTTTAAAGTTACAGGTGCAATTGCATCTTCTGGATCTGGAACAGCTGTCAATTGTGCTTTTAATAAATCTTCAGGTAATCTTGTTAAATCGAATTGCCAAAACAATTGGTATCCACCACCGTTCCCAGAATTTTGGCAACCTAAAGAAGACTTTTCAACAGGTTTTCTTTATGAAGATGTTACAACACCCCCACAGCCTGGTTTGATTCCATACACGGGTTATGAGACAGATTTATGGGGAGTACCAAGACAAACTATAGGCACAGGATTTACTAGAGCTTTATTGTTTATCAATTGGGTAACTACATATCCCAAAATTAGTAGTATATCTGGAACAAGTGCGACATTTAAAGTGGCAACTGATGTTGATGGTATTGCAAGATTTGTAATTGTACCGCATGGTGCAACAGCACCAACAACAAATCAAATTTTATCAGGACAAAATGCTAATGGTGAAACAGTAAGTGTTGGGTTTTCAGGTAGTGTCATTTCAGGATCTACTGAATCAACACTGACAGCTTCAAATCTTATAACAGGTGTTGATTATGACGTATATTTTGTAGCTGACAAATCAACTCATGATGTACAATCTGATATAGTAAAGTTAGATTTACGCCCGACAGGTGAAATTTACTATGTAGATTTGAATAAATCTAATAGTGGTACAGGAACAATAAATGACGCATTATCTATTGAAGATTGGCAAAGTAAATTGTCTACTGTCGAGAACAATACTGTTTTTTATATGAAAGGAACTGCAACTTTTCATCAACAAGTAGTTTTTTGGTCACAATATAATCCAGTACAAAATCTAGTTTATAGAGCTTGGAATGCTGTTGAAAATGGACCTTGGAGAATATCAACAAGCAGTTCATTTGTTGCAACAAACACGACAATAGCTGATGGTATTTTACAAGCACTTTCAAAAGTGACAAATTCAAATACAAAGTTTTTTAATATGTATTTGATTTTACTTCAAGAGACGCAGGTTTTTTCTACAGAAACAATTAGAGGTTGTTCTGTAAAAGCAAACAATATAAATTTGTATGCAGGATCAGGATTTACTGCTGTAGATTGTGCATTTAAAGTACATAGTTTACAAGGTGGAGATCAAAATTTTATAAATTGTGCAATTGATTATGTAGTTGATAATTCAGTAAGTGCTACTTTTATTAACTGTTCTGTGGTTTATCTTAAAGTAACACATAAGAAATATGAAAATACAGTTTTTATTCCTAATGGAGGATTGACATCTGAATGGCCTGCATGGGATGCTCCAGAAACTGCTTTTACTATCACTAATATGTATGCTAATGTCCCAGTATCACCGCAACCAGGTGTTTCACCATACACTGACTATGAATTAGATCTATGGGGAAAACCTCGTTCAGGTATAGGAGCAAATTCAGGTGGTGTCATTTTCCCGCCTGTATGGATGGATTTGTTACCTTCTTTGCAAGTTCGTGATTCGAAAACATGTACTTTTTTAGTAGGTCTACGTTCACAAGGTAAATGTTATGCTGTAGCTGTCACTTCAGGTTCTGAAGCACCTACGTCAGCTCAAGTTAAAGCAGGTAAAAACTCAAAGAATAAAAATGCAATTAATAGCAACGTAGTTGTTCAAACTAATGTAGCTAATATTCTTACATTGACAGGTTTGAGATCTTCAAAAAACTATGATGTTTATTTTGTAGCTGAGAGTACAATTATTCAAAATTCTCCTGTTATGATTTTTTGTAAAGAACTTGCTATTGCAGGACGTACCTATGAAGGTATTATTATTTCTGGAAAAGATGATAGCAAACTAAGATTACCGAAAATAAAATCTTTATTTTCTGGTGTAAACTTACCTAACATGAAAGATAGAGAACATAAATAATAATTGAAAGGATAAATTATGTCAACATTACATGGGATTATTATAGCAGATCCTGCAAAACGCAATATTAAGTTTTCAAGTATTGAGCGTGACCAGTTTGATGTTTCAAGGAAACAACCAGGAAGACCTCTTCAACAATTTGTTTCAGAACAAGAAACTTTAAATAATTTTCCAGAGTTTATGGTGTCAGGATCGCAATATAGTATAAATGAAACAACGATTCCTATGACAGTGACAACCAACAATGAGATGCTTAATCAATGGGCAATTAGAAGAAAAAATTTAAAAGCTGATGTTGAAAAACCACAACTTGAAGCTGACAAATATTTAGTAGATGAAGGAATGAATAATGGTGCATGGTTTAATCCTTCAGGAAATTATCCAGCGCCGACTTTTAAACAAGTTGATCGACCTGTGTTAAGGACCGTTAGAAATCCTGCAACTAGATTTTCGCAAGCACATGTTTTTGCAAAAGCTGCAAATTTTCTTTATGTTAAAGGTGAAGGAAATTATCAAAATTGTTATTATAAAAACAACCCGAGAAAAGACTCAAAAGGACGAATTCATTTGTTTGAAAGATCATTCACAAGGATTTGGGCATAATGGACAATCTCGTAATTGCACCGACAGCAACATATAGACGAGGACCTTTAAGAAAAGAAGTTGGAGAGTTGCCCAAGAACTCTCCTGATGCTGTTCGTGTTGAACAAAAAATTGACAGCATTATTCCTAAAGGTTCTGACAAAAGTGGTGGAAATCCTGTTGAAAATCGTGTTTATCAAGATTTTAGACCAATGAGAGCTTTGCATGCTCGAAATAGAGCAAGGGATCTAAATATTTATGATATGGACATGCTTTACGAGAAAAGACCTATGTATAATGTTTCATTACCTGATATGACAAGACAAGGTCATGATAAGATACAATGAGTAAAATAATACCTAAAATTTTACATCAAGTGTGGTTAGGTCAGAATAAAATTCCAGAGCCATTTATTCGATGGAAGAACGAGTGGCAAGATTTGCATCCTGATTGGCAATACAAATTATGGACAGATCGTGAGATATGTAAAAACACTGAGTTAGTTACAATGACTAACTCAGCTCAACAATTTAGTTCAAAATCAAATATTGTTAGATTATATGCTATTATGAATTATGGTGGTGTTTATTGCGATATGGATTTTGAATGGAATAAAAACATTGATGATTTCTTGATTTTTGAAGCATTTTCTTGTAAAGAAACTCCCAATTTATATTGTAATGCTATATTTGGAGCTATAAAGCAGCATGAATGGATAGTTTATCAGTATAAAAACTTGCATAGATATTATATGTTGCCGCCACCTTGGGGACCTACTTTGATGACAGAAGCAATACAAGAAATAGGTTGGAATGTAGCGACAATACCCACAAATTTTTTCTATCCATATTTATGCAACAGTCCATATATTGCAGCTAAAGAGTTTCCAAACTCTTATGCTGTTCATCACTGGAGTTTGTCGTGGAGAAAGACAACTGATTTTGAGTTTGAAATTGAACAATATAATAAACAGCAAAACGGAAAAATATGAATTTTAAAAAAACTCCATTATTTTCTTATATTTTAGTCTATAGGAAAAGAGGCGGGAGAGAGCATTGTCTTAAAAAAGTTTTAAAATGGTTAGATGATAATAAGTCTTACAATTTTGAAATTATTTTAGTCGAGCAAGATTCTCAAAGTACAATAGATTTTTTGCTTCCAAAAAATTGCAAACATATTTTTGTTTTTAACGATTCTGCATTTAACAAGGGTTGGGCATGTAATATTGCTGCGAAAGCAGCGACGACAAATATTTTAGTGTATGCTGATTGTGACACAGTCATGAAATTTAAAGATCTTTATGAATGTGTTCTTGCTTGTAAGACTTTTGATGCAATTGATCCTAAAAAACACCTTTTAGATCTTGAAGAAAATGAAGAACCTTTTATTTCAAAAAAGACATCTGTAAGAATAGGCATTGATTTTTGTTCAGCAGTTTTTTTGATTAAAAAATCTTGTTTTCTTCGTATAAACGGATTTGATGAAGATTTTGTGGGTTGGGGTGCTGATGATAATTTATTTTCTTATAAAATAAGAACTTTGTTAAATTTTAAAAAACTTGCTTTTGATGCATATCACCTTTTTCATACTTCTGAAGGTTATGAAAGAAAAACGTTAGATGTAAACAGAAAAATGTTAGAAGATGCTTGGGGTATGGATAAGACTCATTTGTTAGATTTTTATTCTAAACGTGATATAGGTGATATTAACAAATACAAAAACAAAAAAAATATACAGATTAATTTTAACGCAAAACAAGTTGCTGACTTAGTTGTTGAGTCGCTTAAAAACCAAAAATCTCTATTTGTTTTACGTATTGGTGACGGAGAGATGTTATATTTTGGTCAAGATAGAAATAGAATGCAAATGCATTGCGAACAACAATTAGGATATATGTTGTCTGATCTAGAACTTGAGCAAGTAAAAAACAATATAAACGAAAGTATTATGCATGCTGACGTATTAGGTTTACCCACAACATATCACAAAAGGTCGAGTGTTTATTGGAAGAACATTGAAGATTATTACATAGAGCTAAAAACTAAAAATCCACAAAACTGGAAATGTAACAAGTTTTGTACAATAGATGTACATTATGAATTATTACATGAAAATTGTTATGACAAAATTTTTAAAGAGACGAAAAAGTTGTTTCTTGTTTCGTCAAGAGATGTAAAAGAAAAAATAAGTTTAAAATACCCGAACATAGAGCAGATTGAACAACATTTGATATCTGGTGAGCAAGTATATGAAACTGTAAAAAGTACATCAAGAAATTTCATCAAGCAAATACAAGATATAGAAAGTATAATAAAATCAAAACCACGTCAAGGTGAGCTTTTCTTGTATGGCGCAGGTTTTGTTGGAAAGATTTTAGGTTGTGTTTTTTCATCTTCAGGTGGTGTTGCAGTAGACATTGGTAGTGTTTTTGACTCTTGGGTAGGTAAAGATACAAGAAGTCCAAACAAAGGACCTGAAGCATATATAAAACCTTTACTTTAATTTGGTCTTAAAAATGAATATTGTTGTCGAAATTCCTTTTTATTCAAAAACAAGTGGTGGCATCCAACACATGATGCAACTAGCTATAGCTCTTAATAAAAAACATAGAGTACATGTAAGAGCTCAAAATTTTAATTCAGATTTAGATTATAACAAAGAGATTTCAATTTCATACAGTGTGGGTCTTCCAGACTATACTTTTCCTTCAGCTGATATAGTGATTACATACTCAGACAATCCTTATACTGAGTTTTTGACAAGATTACCACAAGTCAAAAAAGTTATCATTTATATGTTGAGTTATGGTATGTGTTTTGAAAGAGAGCGAAAAAACGTCTTAAATCCTAAAGTTATTGTAACATCAAGTACTTTAAAAATTAAAAAAGCTATAGAGCAAGAAGGAATACAATGTGCCTGTATAGGTTTTGGTTTAGATTCAAAAAAGCATTTTTTTGAAGAAAGTAAAATCGAAAGGTCAAGATATGCATCTCTTCTTTATCACAATTCTCCTGATAAGCAATATAGTTTAGGTGTGAAAGTTTGCAATAGATTGCAACAACAAAATTTGATTGATGGTACTATTATTTTTGGTTCAAGAAATGATTTTGAAAAAGCAAAACATCCTTCAAGAATTATTTCGCAATATTTAGATGCCACACAAGACGAGATAAGACAAGTTTTCAATGAATGTAGCATTTTTATAATGCCTTCAATTTCAGAAGGTTTAAATTTGACACCTATAGAAGCAGCACTATGTGGTTGTCCCTCCGTTGTTTGTGATGGTGCTTTTGGTGATGTTTTTTTTGATGGTAAGACTTGTGTTGTCGCAAAAAAACAAGATGAAGAGGATGTTTTTGAAAAATCAAAGTATCTTTTGAGACATCCGAGACTTGCAACAGAGTTTAAAAAAAATATTGAGAAGACAATAAAAAAGTTTACGTGGGAAAAAACAATAAGCAATATTGAGAGATTATTTTAATGAGTACTTCAATTGTTATACCTGTTCATAATCAAAAACATTTGTTGCAAATTTGTATTGATTCAATTGTTGAAAAATCAAAGAAATCTCATTATCAAATTATTTTGATTGATGATGCTTCAGATAAAGAAACTGCAGACTTTTGTCAAGAGTTACATAACGAAGGCATTGTTCAACAACTTGTTCGTAATAATACTGCAAAAGGTTTTTCTATTAGTTGTAATCTTGGGATGCAATTAAGTAAAAACTTTGATTATGTTTGTTTGCTTAATTCTGATACTAAAATTGTAACTGAAGACTGGCTTGAAAAAATATCTAGTTTTTGGGAAAATAAAAAAGATGTCGGATGCATAGGTGTTTTGTCTAATTGTGCAACAACACAATCTGTAGGCAAAGAAGCAGTTAAAGAAGAATCTATTGAAGAGTATGGGAAGTTTATAGTATCATTGTCTGAAAAAAAGTACCCAAGTACAGGTTTTGTAAATGGTTTTTGTTTTTTTATTTCTTCGCTTGTGATAAAACAAGTAGGTTTGTTAGATGCAAGAGTTTTCCCTCATTATGGGAGTGAAGATGATTTTGTTTTACGTATACAACAGAAGAAATTCAAATTAGTAATTTGTGATGAAGTGTATGTGTATCATTATTCGAATCAATCTTATGGCGAAAAAAGAAATCATCTTGTGAGATATTCATATAGTACTTTAGTAAAAAAATGGGGTCCTAAATTAATTAGACAAAATGGCTTGCTTGCTGATAAAGCATTAAGTTATTTAAAAAGCAAAATTGCTGATGAAGTTTTAAAAACTTGTGCTGATAAAAAAATACTTTACGATCTTGGGACTCAATACTTAGGTTTAGAAAACTATGAAAAAGCTTTGACAGTATGGGAAAAACTTCTAAATAAAGATGCAAAAGATCATTATGCGCTAGCATATTTAGGCACAACAATGAATTTGTTAAATGATTTTCAACAAGCTGAAAAACTTTTTTTACAATCTATTGACATAGAAGAGTCTGAATACGCTTTGATACATCTTGGTGTTTGTTATGCAAAGCAAGAAAGATTTGAAGATGCATATTATGCATTTAAAAAAGTCGTACAGAAGACTTATGATGTGAAAGCATTAACTGATTTTGCATTTTGTTGTGGTGTTTTAAAAAAATATGATGAAGCTATTACTATTCTTGAAAAATCTTTAAAAATGGATAAAGAATATACATTGACAACAGGTTTGTTAGAAAAAATCTATAATGAAAAAGGTATAGAGTTATCAGGAACAAGTGTTGAAAAATCTATAAAAATGTTTAAAAAATCTCTTGCTATAAATCCAAAATTTGAACCCGCAAGAAAAAATCTAAATGTTATGTTAAAAAGGTAATAAACTTGTCATTAGAAGAAATCCAAAGACGTCTACTTGAAACTGCTTATCCTCAAAACTATTATTATGACATAAAGACGTTAGAGCCTCTTGGTTTGTTAAAGTTGCGAATTGAAGTGTTTTCAAAAGAAGTTCCTATATTGTTTTCTTCATTTGATTGTTTTTTAGATATTGGTAGTTCAATAGGCTACTTTTTGTTTTATCATTCGCTAAAATCAAAGTATGTCATGGGAATTGAGAAAAACATTGATGCTGTCAATTTATGCAACCAAATAAAAAACGTAAGAAATTGCAATAATCTTGAAATCAAAAACTGTAGTTTTTCTGAATTTGCAAGTAATGTAAAATACGACATGATTTTTTCAGGAAATTGTTTTCATTATTTGTATAAAGACGAAGGTTGGAGTGTATTCAAAAAGATTGATGCTTTATCTTCTAGATATGTTGTTTTAGAACTACCTCTAGAAAGCAGTTATTTAATACAACTTGGTGCTTGGGAAGACAATAGTTTCACAAAAGATTATACAGAATGTAGGTTTATAGAAGAAGCAGAAAAATATTTTACTATAGAAAAAATAACAAAATCTGGAACTTTTGGTGATAGAAAAGTTGTGGTGTTGAGAAAATGATTTATTTAAAAGCTTTTGAGACAGTTCTACCTAAGAACGTAGAAAATCATCTTGATGTAGGAACAGGTGAGACATTTAGATTTAGTAACATTATTACTTCTAAAAACTTATTATGTAGTGAAATAAACAGGTCAGATTTTAAGACGACACCAATGCCATTTTTTGCTGGTGATGCTCTTCAACTTTCTGTTTTTTTAAAAGAGAAATTTTTCAATCTTGTGACATGTTTTGATATGATCGAACATTTAGAAAAAAATGATGGTTTTACTTTAATCAAAACACTTGAAAAACTGACAAACGACAGAATAATATTTTTTACACCTTTAGGACCTGTCGGAATCCATGAGTGTAAAGAACAATATCATACACATTTATCAGGTTGGTACCCAGAAGATTTTGTCAAATTGGGTTACAAATGTTGGGTGTTTCCTAATTTTCATAAAAAAATAGGTTTTGGCGCTTTTTTTGCTATAAAATCAAAAACATCAATTACAAAAAAAAGACTTGAAGGTCTTGATGAAATTTTTGAGGGTGAGTTTTGGATATAAAAATCTCTAATATTAGTCAAAAAATAGAAGTTCTAAAAACTCCATTTTCTATTTTTTATAGAGTCTTTATTGAAGATCAGAATTTTTTTTTGAAAGAGACACGAACCGATGCTTGGAATGCAAGTAAAATTATAGGGAGTTATGAGAATTATAAAAAAATAGATAATGTTGAAGATATTGTAAAAATATATGATTTTGCTTTTTTAGATAACAAGATTTTATTGCTTATGGAAGAATTAGAAGGTTATGAAAATTTAATTAAAGTTATAGTATCAGACGAGCAGTATAAAGATGTAATTATAAAACAAGTATTAGATTTGTTTGAATTTATGTGGAATAGAGGTTTCATAAACTATGATTTCACAATAATAAACTTTATGGTAAAAGATGCAAAACTAAAAATGATTGATGTAGAGTTTATTGAAAGAATAGAACAAATGAACTTAAATAGAGTACTTTGGTTTTGTGAACGTCTTGATATAATTCAAAATTGGTACGGTAAACAAAACGATATTTTTTCTAATATAAAAAAAAGAGTTGTTTTAAAGTGGAGCGAAGTAAAACTTTTGTGAGGAAATAAATGAAAAATGAGTGTGAAATCATTATTGTCGTGCATAATGCATTGTTGCATATTAAAAAATGCATTGACAGTATTGTAAAAAATACAGATTTTCCCTATAAAATAACTATTGTTGATAATTGTTCAAATATTGAAACTAAAAACTATTTAAAAACTTTACAAGTAAAATTAATTACAAATAGTAAAAATTACGGTTTTGGTTATGCTAACAATCAAGCAATTAGAGAGTCGAACTCAAAATATATTTGTTTTTTAAATAGTGATACTATTGTTACACAAAACTGGTTGACAAGGTTGATTGATTGCTTAGAAAAAAATAATGCAGGAATTGTAGGACCTGTCTCAAACTATGTATCATCTGAAGTTCAACAAATACCTTTTGATTACTTTCAGCCTTTAGATGTAGAAAACAATTCACCTATTGAAGTTTTTTCTGAAAAAGTTTGGAGAGAAAATGGTGAAAAATCTGTTGAAACAAATAGATTAATTGGTTTCTGTATGGTTACAAAAAAAGAAGTACTAGATAGGTCTGGTATTTTTGATGAAAGATTTGAGTTTAATTTTGAAGATGACGACTTAGGTTTGCGTGCAATAGAGAAAGGATATAAACTTTATTGTGCTCTTGGTGTTCTTGTTTATCATTATGGTGGAAAATCATTCAGTGAAAGATTTAAACAACCTTCTTATAATGTAGTCTTTGAAAAAAGTAAAAAACTTTATATAGAAAAATGGTACAACACAGGACGAATAAGATTAATACAGAACAAAAAAGAAGATTTTTCTATAATATACGTACTTGCTTCTAATGGTCCTTCTGGTGGCGTGAAAGTTATATTTGAACATGCAAACAGATTAAAAGATAGAGGTTACAATGTCTCAATCTGGTGCAACAAAAATGAGTTAGATACTTGGTTTGGTTTACATGCACCCATTTTTTATTTCAAAGAAATTTCTGATATACCTGAGTGTGATATTGCAATAGGTACATATTTTACGACATTAAAAGTACTTGAAAAAATAAAAGCTAAAGTGAAAATACATTTTTCGCAGGGTTATGAAGCATTATTATATTCTGAAAATGATTGTCAAGCTTTAATCCAAACAATTAAAGATAGTTATAGAAGTGTAAATGTCAAATTTGCAGTTTCAAAATGGCTAAAGTCTATTCTTGATAAAGAATTTGGAGTCAATTGTTATTTTATTCCAAATGGAATAAACGAATATGTTTTCCCGCTAAAATCTCATAGTAGAAATAAAAACGCTAGAATTTTGATTGTAAGTAACTATAATTTAGAATTTAAGGGAGTAAAAATAGCTCTTGATGCTGTAAGACAGTATTTGAAAACTTCAAAGGGTGTAATAGTACGTTTAGCTTCAGAGAAGACAAAATTTGATGAAGGTTGTGAATTTCATGATATGTCAAAAATGACTCAAGAACAGATCGCTGAAGTATATTCTTCTTGTGATGTCACTATAAATGCACCTTTAAAAGTTGAAGGTTTTAGTTTACCACCTTTAGAATCTATGGCATGTGGAACTCCAGTTATTACTACGGATTGTGGAGGTAATGATTATGCACAAAACGGAAAAAATTCGTTAGTCATTAATTCATCTGACAGTACAGCAATTCAGCATGCTCTTAAACTTCTTTTTTCAAACAACATCCTTTACTCTCGTTTGGTCGAGGGAGGCCTGAAAACTGCTAATGAATACCTATGGCACAATAGTATTGATGCGCTAGAGGGGGTTCTGCATAAACTATATGCAAATTATTGGGATATGCAAAAAGAGCGACTTTCTGTTTGCATGATTGTGAAAAATGAAGAAAATTGTTTAGCAAATTGTTTGAGTTCTATAAAAACAATAGCATCAGAAATTATTGTTGTAGATACAGGATCTACAGATGATACTATTAAAATAGCAAAGCAGTATGGTGCAAAAATTTTCCATTTTGAATGGATTGATGATTTTTCTGCTGCAAGAAATTTTTCTTTATCACAAGCAACACAAGCATGGACTTTAGTGTTAGATGCTGATGAGATTATAAGCAGTATTGATCTTGATAAATTAAGAAGTTTGCTTAAAGGCGAGCAGAAAGCTTATGTTTTTTCGACAAGAAATTATGTGAAAACAAGAGATGCTGAAGGTGTAAATATAAACACGGGTGAATATAAAGACGAAGAAAAGAATTATGTAGGTTGGTGTCGTTCTGACAAAGTACGGTTATTCCCGACAAATAAAAAAATTATGTTTTATGGTCAAGTACATGAACTTGTCGAGCAATCAATAAATGAGCTTGAAATCGAAATAGATTTGTGCGATATACCAATACATCATTATTCAAAATTTAATTCTTCAAAAAATGAATTGTATTTGAAACTTGGAAAAGAGAAAGCTCTTACGACAAATGATGAGAAAGCACTTTATGAACTTGGTACGCAATATATGGTTCTTAATAATTATGATGAATCTATAGTTATTTGGAGAAAATTACTTGAACATGATCCTAAGAATGTTGATGCTTTATCTCATTTAGGCACAGTTTTTAACTTGTTAGAAGATTATAAGCAAGCTGAACAGAAATTTAAAGAATCTATTGAAATAAAAGAAACTGAATATGCTGTGAAACATCTTGGCATTTGTTATGCAAAACAACATAAGTATGAGGATGCATATTGTGAATTTAAAAAGATAGCTTACAAGACAACAGATTTCAAGACAATGACAGATTTTGGATACTGTTGTAGCACTTTAAAAAAATATGATGAAGCAATAGTGATTTTTGAAAAGTGTTTAAAGATGAACAAAGATGAAATGATTTCAACAGGTTTATTAGAGATAGTATATAATGAAAAAGGTATTGAACTTGCAAGTAGAAACAATTTTTTAAAAGCAGTGCGTATGTTTAAGAGTGCTCTTTCTATAAATCCGAATTTTGACGCTGCAAAAACAAATCTTTCTGTGATAAATAAACTATTAGAAACACAAAATAGAGTTTTCTAAAAAATTTATAAAATAAAGAACTAAATGATAAGCTTGAAAAAGATGGTTAAGAAAAAATTCGACTTTGGTATGCGAACAATTGCTATCAAGGGAATGAATAACATTCAATCAGAGCTTAGCAAAGAAGGGCAAGAAGCAAAAGTTACTTATACGATAGATAAAAATAAAGTGACTTTTGTTGTAGAGCCTAAGCAAGAGAAAATAGAATCTGAAGATATTCCAGCAGATCAAGCAAGAACAGTTTTAAAAGGTTTTGAAAAAATACCAATAGAATTATTAAATCAAGAAATGAGTAAACAAGAGTTCTCTACAGCAGGTATAAATAGGGCTATGGAGAGAACGCAAGAGCAAGCTGGAAAGCAAATTCAAGATGCTATAAAGAAACTAATCTAAGAATTGCTAGAATAACATGAGTTTGAGAAGTTGGTTTATGAGCTTTCAGCAGCACTTAATGAGACGTGTTTGGAAACCACCAGTTATGAAACAGGAAGATGACATTTATATGATTATAAGAGGGAAAATTCTTACTGCAGTACGTCTTAGTGATATTAGGAAAGTTGTCGAGTGTGGTAAAGAAGTTTTCTTGACAGAATTTGAAGCAAAAAGTTCTAGAGATTTAAAAAATGCAATAAGTAGAAACTGGGTTGAAGTTGTTTACAATAAAACTGTAGCAAAAAAAACAATTGCTACTCAAGAAAGTTCTCAAAATATATCTCAAAACGAAATAGTTAATATTGCAAAAACAATGGCCCAAACTATGGCTGAAGAAATGATCAGAAATAGTCCTTTAGTGAAAGAGATTGCTAAAGAACTTGCAAAAGAGATGGTCACAGAAATTAAAGACAATATTAAAATAGAACAACTAAATGTACCACATACCTCTGGTAAAGATATAAAGATTGATAGCAGTTCTGAAACTATTTTTATAGATTTTAAAGATGAAGAAGCTGGAATAACAGCAAATATGAGTAATATAGGAATTGAAAAACAAGAAAAATCTGATCTCACTAGTTCTTTAGAGAAAATTAAAAAACTAAAAAAAGATAACAAAATATGATTAATTTTGAAAAAATAATAAAAGAATCAATTAAAGCAAGTGTTTCAAGATCACAACAAGGTGATGTTTCACAGTTTTTATTAGAGCAAGATTTTTTTGAAAAAGAAATTCCTGAGGGTTTAAAAACTAGGGAAAAATTCGATAAAGGAAATCCTATAGATACTTTAGAGATTTTTAAAAGGCAAAATTAATGGAATTTGTAAAAAAAAAATGTAGAATTTGCGATAATGACATAGAGGTAAAAAAATTCTATTCTTGGTATTTTTGTGACAACTGTAAGAAAACTGTTGAATATCAAGATATTGTTAAAAATTTGTATGAGAACAAAAGTCAAAGTAAATTTATAAATTGTCACAAAAAAGAAACAAAAAAAATATTTTGTCTTGGTTGTTCAAATGAAATAAATGTTAATTTTTTTTCTTGTTCTAAATATTGTGATACTTGTAAGAAAAATAATAATGAGTATAAAAACAAAATAAAGAAGCAACGCGATGGTGAAAAAGAAGTTTTTTGTAAAGTTTGTAATGAAAAAACAAAAATAAAAAAATATAGTCATAGTAACATATGTGAAAAATGTTTTAAACAAAAAAATAAAAAGAGTGTGAAAACAAATTATTTTACTTCACCTCACAGAAGATTAAAAGCTGTTATTAATTCTTATTTTCCAGAAAACAATTTTTTGACTGAACAATGGGTTTCTATTGATAAAAAAAGGTTTTCTTTAGATGAACTTGACATAGAGAAAAAAATAGTAATACTTGTTGATGGTGATTTTTGGCATGCAAACCCTAAAAAATGTGACTCAAGTCAAAGAATAGGAAGATATACAGCAAAGCAAATTAGAGAAAGAGATGAGTTTGTCACAAAAACGTTAAATGATAATGGTTTTGTAGTTTTACGTTTTTGGCAAAGCGTCATAGATAGTAATATAGATTGGTGCATTTTGTCTATTAAATTAATGCTTCAAAATTTTAAAAAAATTCAAGATATTAGAAGAATAAATTCTTCAATCAAATCTGAGCAAATTGTTTCATCAAACTTTAATTTAAAAGAAAAAATCGAAAAAGACAACGAATTAAAACAAATTATGTACTCTTATAAAGAAAAATTTTACCCAGATTTAAGACAGGAGTTTTTTTATGGAGATTGATCTTGAAAACAAAAAAGATGAACAAGAAGTTAAAAAAGATGAACAAGAGATAAAAAGAATAAGAAGGAAAGAAGCTATAGATAGATTTCCAGCGAGTGGTCTAGATGTGGGAACTGGTAATTGTGTTGCAGCTATTTCTAGAAGTAATATTGCTTCTTTTAAGTTAGAACGTGATGCATTTTTTGAGATTGAAAAAAGTATTTCTACAATGTCAATGCTTTCAAAAATGAACGTAAGTTATATCGAGTGTGAAAATTCAAAAAATTTGTTGCAAATTGTTGGAAATGAAGCATTGCGTTTCGCTGATTTTTTTAATAAAGAGTGTAAAAGACCTTTATCACATGGTGTGATTTCTACAAGAGAAAAATCTGCACTTTCAATAATTAAATTAATTTTAAAAAGTTTATTGGGCGAACCTGTTGTCGAAAAAGAAAATTGTTATTTTTCTGTCCCTGCAAAACCTATTGACAAAGATGATTATAATGTTGTTTATCATGAAAATGTTTTAAAATCTTTTATAACATCTTTTGGTTTTAATGCTGTGCCTATGAATGAAGCTTTAGCAATAATTTTTTCTAATCTTGAAGAAGAAGATTATAGTGGTTTAGCTATATCATGGGGTGCAGGAATGACAAATGTTTGTTTGGCATTTAGTGGTATAACAGAACAAGAACATCAATTTTCTTTAGCAAGAGGTGGAGATTTTATTGATTCTTGTGCAGCTGAAGCTGTGGGTTTAAAGTCTTCAAGAATTACTGTCATCAAAGAAGCAGGAGTAGACTTGCTAAACCCAAAAAACAGAGAAGAAACAGCAATTAAAATTTATTATGAAAATTTAATAAAATATGTTTGCGAAGGTATTGATAAGAAACTAAACAATTCTACGAATATACCTAATTTCGACTCACCTATAAAAATTGTTATAAGCGGTGGAACTTCAAAAGCTATAAATTTTGATAAACTATTTGAACAAGAAATAATGTCAAGGTCATTGCCATTTAAAATTAAAGAGATAAAAAAAGCAAAAGATCAGTTAAATGCTGTTGCTGAGGGTTGTCTCTTAAATGCAATGATTAACTCAAAATAAGGAGAAGTCATGAAACAAGATATGTTAAATGAATTATCAAAAGTTGCTTCACAATCAAAAGACATTGATCCTGAAATGTCAAAAGATTTAGAAGCTATTGCTAAACACCTTGCAACAACACTTACTGATGAGGAACTTGATACTGCTATAGAAAGTGTTGACAAGAAAGCAAGTCAAGAAAAAGAAGCTAAACTTATAGAAGAGGGTGACACTGTCGTATGTGTTGACAATTTTGGACCTCTTTTTAAAGGACGTAAATATGTTGTTGCTGAAGATAACATACCAGGTTTTATTGGCATTCAAGAACAAACAGGTGAAGATGTTGGTGTTTTTGCTGTGAACAGATTTGTTCTAGACAATAACGAACAATAAATTTTAGGGTGCTTTGAAGAAAGAGAATTTAAAATGGTTTTTTTAGTAAGTAATGCTATCAAAAAAAGATTTGTTTTGATTTTTCAAGATATTCTTGCAAAGCACCCTATTTTTGAAAAAACAAAAGTTTACACAAAATTTCCACAAGAAGAACGTCCTAAGACAGCTATTATTATTCGGTCTGTCTCGGGAGGTTCACAAAAATTAAGTTTAGATAATTTTATTGGAATTAATCGTGGTTATTGTTCGTTAGCTAATCTTAAAGGAACATCAGGAAATTCAATAGAATGGGTGCGAGATGATCAAGAAAACCTTGATAAGTTATCACCCCAAGGTTTCTATATTGTTCGAGTGACAGGTCACGAGCCTGACACGAATGATTTTACTTTTGTTATAGATCCTTATCTTGCATGTACTGACGAACAACTAGAATTAACTGTTATAAGAGCGCAACAAGGTGCTGTTTTAAAAAACTTTCCTGTGAATCCAGGTTCAGAAATAATATTTTCTCACTTTGGTCAGTTTGAGTTTAAAAGAGACATTGATTATACAATCAATTACGAAACTGGGGAAATTTTATTTAATAACGCTGTCACAGGTTATGAACCTATAGTTGTTGATTATAAAGTTTGTTCAAAACAACTTGGACCTTTTACTACATCATATTACAACGTAAACAACACAGCAATTCCTGGAGTTGTTCTTGCTTTTGGTGATAGATTAAAAGTTGGAGATGAACAAGTTGTTGTTGTAGAAAAAGAAAACACAACTACATCGAAAGTTTATGGTGGTCGTTGGTTGTTAGATGTAGATATAATGGGAATAGCACAGGATTCTGATCAACAAGAAAGAGTTATAGATTATGTAGTAACTTCTTTGTGGGCTGAATATCAAGATTCTTTGGCTAATGAAGGAATTTCAATACAAAATTTTGGTTTGCCCGGAGAAAGCGAAGATTTAGAGGTTGAAATACCTGAAGAATATAGTTACACAGGAAGTATAAGTTTTTCTGTCGAAGTCGATTGGGAAATTCATGTACCTTTAATTTCTGAATTGCGTAGAGTCAATTACGGGTATGGTGATGATAGTTTTAAAAACGGATTAAATTATGTAACAGAAGAACATTATGAATCAAGTCAGTATGATGAAAGAATGATGAACAGTAATCATCAAATAGGTTTGCAAATAACTCCTTCAATAGACGCATATCAAGTATATCCTAGTGCTTGGCCTCGTGTTACACGTCAATACCCAGATCAATAAGTTTTCTACTCCTTTTATTTCTTTTTTTATTAAAATTTTTATTAAAGTTTGATTAGTAAGAAATCCTACATAAAGGGAGCACATTATGAGCGTTTCGTTTGCTGGCAATTATGAAAATAGTATGTTTAATCCTGCAAAACGCTATAGAATGCATTTTCAAAAGGGTGTACCTCTTTCATCAAATGAATTAGAAGAAGTTCAAGAAGTTTCTGATTCATATATACGTCAGTTAATAACAAGCAATTTTCCTAGTCAACTTGTGGCTACAACTGGTGGATTTTGTTTTTTAGGTGCATCTACAAATGATGGTTTTAAAGTTGTTGAAAGTTCAAGTCCAACAAATAATTTTACAATCAAAGGTGGTGATGGTACTGTTGAGGGTGCAGGAGTTCTTTTTGTTGACGGTTACATTTTGTTTTTGAAAACTGATATTGAATACAATCAACAAAATTCTTCAGGCAATCTAACAGATGATGACTATACAAAAACGCTAATTCCTGCCATTGCACCTCCTCTTGTAGGAACAAGAACTGATGAAGTATATGTTGATTTTTATTTTGCTGAAGTTTCTGCTGTAGGTGAAGGAACAGGTGTATTACCTCCTGAATATAAAGATACATCAATTATAGTTCCTGGTATTGGTTTTGCAACTGCAAATAGAGTAAGAATGGTTCAAGATATCAGAGTTGCACCTGGAGCAACTACACCTTTCAATGGAACTGATAGTAATGGTATTTATCACAGATATGTAAAACTTGCAACAATTGTAAGAACAACAAATTCTAACATTACTACGTCAATGATTACTGATCATAGAGTTTTGGTAAATTCAATATCTAGTTATTCATTAGGAAACACAATTACAGACTTAGTTCTATCTGATGGTTCAAAAATTGGTGATGATACACATAGAATAAGTTCTATCTATATGGCAAGTGACATAAATTATGCAAACGATCTTACATTTAGTGTAGGTGAACCTGGAGTTGAAAATATACGTTTCTCAACAACAGGAAGAATTGGCGTGGGTACTTCTAGTCCTCAAGATGGTGTTCATATTTATAATAAAAATTTGAGGATGCAAAATACAACACCTGAAATTGATTTTTATCAAGGAACTTCTCTTGTTGGAGATGTAAAAGGTGTTTCAACAGGAATTGATATTGATGCCACTGGTGCTAGAAACATAAGATTACAAACAAACAATGTTGAAAGATTATTTGTTAGTTCTACAGGTAACATTGGTGTAGGAACAAATAATCCATTACATCTTTTTCATGTTCAGGGAGATAGTTTTATCTCTGGTGTTCTTGAAGTAGGACAAGATCTTGAAATAGGTGGCGATCTTAACATAGGTGGTGCTTCAAATTTTACTAGCATGAATGTTGCTGGAAAATTAAGCGTAACACAAACTGTAAATGATAATGCTCTTGTTATTAATAAAACTAATGCAGGAAATGCACCTGTAATAAATGTTTTAAACTCAGGAACAGGACCTTCTTTGATAGTAAATAGTGGTTCTGTCGGAATTGGAACTACAAACCCATCTTTTCTTTTCCATGTTCAAGGTGAATGTGGAATTGAAGATACTTTGCGGATCAATCAAAGTCAAAATAAATCTTCAATTTACGTTAATCAAACGGGTAATGCTGCTGCTGTTAACATACACAATGCTGGAACAGGAAGTGCATTGTTAGTTGATTTAGGGAATGTAGGTATAGGTACAAATGCTCCAGCATATAAAACAAGTATATTTGGTGATGGTTTACAAATAGGACCTACAGGTTCTACTGTTGGTGGAACTCTTATTTTGACAAATCAAAATGCAATAAGTTCTTCTATTCGTAATTCAAGTGCTACTTTAAGACAAATAACGTTCGCAACTGATAATGATGCTTTAACTATCTTAAATACAGGGTTTGTTGGTGTTAATACAGCAACGCCTCAAAGTCGTTTTCATGTACAAGGTGATGCAAGGGTTCAAGATGGCGTAATAAGAATTATGAGTTCTGCACCTGAGCTTAAATTTGTTTTCACAGATGATACAGAAAGAGGTGCAGTTGCTGCTGATAATACTGAAGGTTTGACTTTGTCATCAACTGGTGCAAGAAATATTCGTTTTTTCACTAATGGGACAGAAAAAGTAAAACTTGAAAGTGGAGGTAACTTTGGAATTGCTACTTCTAGTCCACAATACAAATTGCATGTTCAAGGAACAGGTTATGTTAGTTCTGATTTTACTGTTGGGAATAACAGTTCAGTAACAGGGAATTTATTAGTTACAGGAAATGTGGGTATAGGTACAGCAACGCCTGCAACAAAACTTGATCTTAGAGGTAATGCAGGTATTTTTGGTACTGCAAGTTTTTATAGTGGTGCTGGAAATGGTTATATAAGTGCAAATGGTACTGGAGGAGCTGAAGGTTTAGAGATAGGAACTGGTGCTCAAAATTTAAGATTTGTTACTGATTCTGGTGAAAGAATCAGAGTAGTATCAGGAGGAAATGTAGGTATAGGAACTACAAATCCTCAATACAAACTGCATGTCGAAGGTCAAGTATATTTTAACACTATTGGTGGTTCAGGTATCAAATTTGTTGGAGACAATGGTGTAATTGATAGAATAAATTCTAGAGGAACTATGCTTGTACTTTCACCTGTTGATGAAATAGCACAAGGAACGATGCCTACTGAAATTGCTATTGATTCTAGTAATGGTGATATTAGTTTAACTACAGGTAACTCTGCTATTTATGTTAGTAGTGAAAATTCAGAAAATAAAATTAACATAAATAGTGCAACAATTAATCTTAATGGAACTATTTCAAGTGGTACAGATGAGATAAATTTTGGTGCAACTACAATAAATTTTGGTATGAGCACTGCAAATATGTTTATAGGTGCAGCATACAGTTTTTCAGCAGGTTCAGGCACAGTATCAATGGATACTAGTGGTTTAAGAACTTCTTATTTAAGTACTACACAAGGCGTAGATTTATGTACTGATGGTGGTTCAGTCGGTATAGGAACAACTTATGATTCAAGTTTTGCATCTTTATTAGTAGTACCTACTTCACAAAATGGTATACATTTTCTTACGAGTGATTCTGTCAGAATAAGTGCAGGACCAACTGTCGATGGTTCTAACAGTAATGCTTCATTAACATTGTGTGGAGGAAGATTTCCAGGTCAGGGTGCTTATATAAATTTAAACGGAAATCAAACGTTAAATACTCCTGGAGGAATGTATCTAAAAGCTACAAGTACTGGAAGTATAGTTATTGGAAGTAATACAGTTATGTCTGCAGAACAGTTTATTACAAGTTCTGGTACAGCTTATTTTAAGTTTTTAAATAGTTCTGAAAATACTTATTTTGAATCTTCTAGAGAAACTAATGACGGTGCAATACACATTTGTCATGGTGAGGGTGCTTATGCAACACCTTCTAGAAGTTATGGAGGTTTCATTTCTGTTTACGGAAATGGAAAAGCAAATGGCGATGTAGATATATCTACAGGAACAAGTGGACAACTTGCGTTATATACATATGATGATTTGCTTGTTTATATGAACAGTCATAAATTTGTTTTGAATTCTGTAGATCAAGTAGTAGTAAGTACATCACCTTCTGATTATTTCAGATATGTTTCTAATATTGGTAATACTTATTTTGAATCTATTAGGGGTTCAAATGACGGTGTAATTCATATTTGTCATGGTGAAGGTGGTTATGCAATACCAACACCATACAGCGGTGGTTTTATTTCAGTTTATGGAAATGGAAAAGCAAATGGTGATGTAGATATATCTGCAGGATCAAGTGGACAACTTTCATTACATTCTTATGACGATATGGAGATGAATGCACACGGATATCAATGGATTTTTAGGAATGGTGGAAGCGTTGTAGCAAGAATTGATGCAACAGGTCAATATTATTCTGATGCAGGAACAACAATAATAACACCTGCTGACCTTGCTGAATGGACTGCTGTAAAAGATGATATTTCGAAATATGATGTAGGTACAGTAATTCAACAATCAGAAACTGACGACATGGTTGTTGAAATTGCTGAAAATCCAGAGATAGTTTATGGTATTATAACAGATAGAGCTGCATTTTGTGGTGGTCTCACTGTTTCTAAAGATGAACACGAAACAATAAAAGAAGATTTTCAAAATTTATCAACAGAACAATTTGAGATAAAGCATAATGCAAAACGTGTAGCAATGACAGGACATGTCTTATGTAAAGTTGTTGGACAAGTAAAACGAGGAAGTAAACTTGTTCTTTCTAATATACCTGGTGTTGCAAGAATGGCAACTAAAACAGAACTTATCAATGCTTTTGCAATTGCACGTCAAAGTTATAATTCTGAAAATGTTGGTGTAATTGAAGTTCGTTTGTAATAGTCGAAAGACTAAGATTAATTAATTATTAAAAGGAGTTTTGTTATGTCACAAGAAGTGAAAGTACAAGAAGAATCTAAAGTTCCAGAAACACAAATCACAATCGATCCTGGAACAGCATTTTCTTTAAAAATGCAAGAGTTCGATAAAAAAATTGCAGAAGCTGAATTAACTGTTGCAACTTTAAAAAAAGAAAAAATGTGTTTTATTTACGATCAGAATGTACAACAAATAGTTTTGATACATAAAGAAAAAGCGATTAAAGCGCAAATTGAAGAAGAAGCAAGAAAGAAAATGAGCGAACAAACGACTTAAGTTTTGATTTTATTTGGCGCTTATTTGTTAAATTTAAGCGCCATTTGTTTTTACATCTTGCTTGTTTTTCTAATGCTTTTATTAATTTCAGATTTATGTGAAATTTGTAATTTGAAATTATACTAAACTTACCTGCTAGTTCAAAAGATTATCAACAATAATTCATAAGGAGCTTATTATGGCTGGACCTTTTCAAGGTTATGCACCGCCCTCTGTATACACATCGACAACTTTGGACTCAGCAGTAGGAGGTTTACTTGCTAACCAAAGAATCCCAGCACTTATTGGAACTGCTGAAGAGATTAAAAAAGTCGAAGGATATGAACTTGTTCGCGGGTCAAGTCCGAATCTTGACAACAAAAAAGTTAACGAGGATGTTTCAGCTCAACTTACTGGAACAAATCGTGATTTTACTGTTCTTAACTACCCTATTGTAGTTGGTGATGGACTTGGACACGTAACAAATAACACAAATGATGTTGAAGTAAAAGTCAACGGTACGAAAGTTATTGTTGCAAAAGTCGAAGGCGCAAATGGAAGAGTTTACCTTGCTTTAGCACCTAAAGATAGTGATGAAGTAACAGTAACTTATTTCTACAAAAAGACTGACACAAGAGTTGTTGATGAAGATTTAACAACTCAAGTTGATGGTAATGCCGTTACTTTTTTCACACGTCATAAACCAATTGTTGATGGTACAAATGCAGGAAAAGCTACAACAAACACTTCTTTGATTACTGTCAAAGTTAACAATGTCATTGTTGAAGTTTCGCATTTAGATGGTGTTGCAGGATCTTTCACACTTACAGAACCTCCTGAAGAAGGTGATACACTTACTGTTACATATTATTACAATACACATATGAATACAGCTGATGATCTTCCTTATACTGGTCTTACAAGGATGATTAGAGTTGGTGTGTCTCCTGAAACATCAGACTTTGTTGAAAACGTTGATTACGCAATTATTGGTAATCAGATTCAATGGGGCACTGGTTATAAATTGTCACAAATTATTCATACAACAGGTGGAGAATTTTTTGATGATAATCAGATACAAGCTACTCTTGTTGACGATACAATTTATAATGAAGATGTTTCAAGTCAGTTTGTCACATCAGGTATGACTTCTTTTACAGTAAGATTTCTCCCTATAGTTGATGGTACTGGAAGAGACATCGTTACAAACGATCCTTCACATGTTATTGTTAGAGTAAATGGAATTGAAGTTGTAGTAACTAGAGTTGAAGGTGAAACAGGAACTATTTATTTAGAACTTGCTCCTGCAGCTTTAAGTACAGTTATGGTAACTTATTTCCGTTCACGTATGGAAGACGATACTTACAGTATTGAAGTTGCAACTTCAGGTGGTGTTGGTGTAGGAACTTATACAATTTCTTCTCTTGAAGATGGTCGTCTTGGTGTAGCTGTTCCAGGAACTGAGACTGTTGCTAATCCTTCATTCACAGGAGCTGTATATTTAACAGGTCCTATGGTTTCAAAAGGTTACACAGTTGATGAAACAGTAACATTAACATTTACTTCGTCAACACATTTTGCTGTAACATCGACAGATCCTATCAATGGCTCTTCAGGTTTTGGAAGAACTGGAACAACTTATGTTGATGCACGTACAGGATTGATTCTAACTATAGCTGCTGATCCTTTGTATGCTGCAACAGATACACTTGAGATTGATGTTGTTGCAGAAGCAACATTTACAACAAGCGTAATCCCTGTTTCTAGTATCCCAGGTCTTTCTTTGAACATAAACAACACAACAGATGTAACAACAGGAGATATCACTGATCTTATAGCTTTTGATAAGTCAGGAAGAGAACCTGCAGTTGGTGATGTTTATTATGTATCGTATTATTACGAGAAAGACAATTACGACTGTGCACTTTACACAAAATTCAAAGATATTACAACTGAGTTTGGTGATTTATCAGTTTCAAACCCTTTAGTTCTTGCTTCTTACTTGATGTTCTTGAATGGAGCAACTGCTCTTATTCTTTGTCAGGTTATGAAGGCAGAAGGAAGTGACCTTGCAGCTGATCAGTCGTACTTTGATGTTTTGAAACGTCTTGAACAGGACATTGATGGTATAAATCCAGCTGTGATTTTCCCAGTTACTACATCAGCGTCAGTTATTAATGCTACAGCAACGCATTGTGCAACACAGTCTTCAAAGAGAAATAGAAGAGAAAGAATCAGTTTCTTTGGTTTTGCAGTTGGTACAGAACCTATGGAGGCTGGAAATTATGCTCTTGCTTTAAATACAGAACGTATGACTGGTGTTTATCCTGATGGTGCTGTTATTGAGATGGTTGAAGCTGATGGAAGCGTGAGTGAACATGTTGTAGATGGAACATTCTTAGCTGCAGCTCTTTGTGGTTTGAATGTTAGTCCAATTTACGATGTTGCAACACCGATGACAAGAAAGACATTACTTGGTTTCAAACAACTTGTTCGTTCTCTAGATGAAACAACAATGGACATGGTTGCTACTAGAGGTCTGACTGTTATTATGAAAGTAAGTCAAACATTTGTTATTCGTCATGCTTTAACAACAAATATGGCAAGTGCTCTTACAAGAGAAGTCATGATTATAACAATAAGAGACTTCATTCAACAAGAAACACGTAGAGCAATAGAACCTTTTATTGGAAGAAAGATGACTGCAAATCTTGCTGGTGAAATTGCTGCTACACTTGGATCTATGCTAGCTTCGGCAGTTGACTCTCAAATAATTGTTGATTATAAGGGTGTTACAGCTGTAAGAGATACAGTACAGCCTGACTTTATCAAGGTAACAGCTTTCTACATTCCGATCATGGGTTTAAACTGGGTTGATGTCGAATACCAGATTCGTGTAAGATTCTAAAACTTTAAGTTGGGCATCTGATTTGTTAGGTGCCCAATTTAATAAAGTGTTTATTTGTTAAGAAATAGTAGAAAATTTAATCCAAGGAGTATAAAAGTATGGCAAGACAAGCGTATATCTATAGAGAAGGTGTGTCGCCAAATACTCGTCTTCTTAATCCTCAAAGAGTACGTGTATTTAGTATTGACGCAGAAGATACAGCATTTCAACCTATAGGTCTTATTCAAACATGGAATCCTACAGATACAAGAGCTATTGAGCCTGTACGTGGAATTGGTTTTGGTGATCAGGTTGCAGAACTTGCTGTCGGTGTCACAGACCTTTCAGCTACAGCAACAGTCATGATGATGTATTTAAGAGACATTCAGCAACTTTTTGGCTATAAAGCTGGAAGCTCTGGATTGATACGTTCTTTGAAGCATCATCAGTGGCCATTTGATGTTTATGAGACTATCTTGATTCCTGATTATATTAAGGGTCAGGCAAAAGGTGGTGCTGTAGACGATGGTGCTGTAAAGGTTGTCAAAACTTGGTATGAAGGTTGTTGGATGTCAGATTTTGCAAAAACTTTTGATATTGGAGCAACTTCTGTTACTCAAGATATGACATGCCAGATTTCAGATGTTTATGCAAATAAAGACTCTTTGAAATCTGATGATTATTACAACAGTAATAAAGGTACTTTAAGAGGTTTTGCTACTGGTAATGTTGTTTAAGTTCTGATATAAGGGAGCGAATCAATCGCTCCCTCCTTCAAACTGCTTTCTTCTAGATGCTCATTGACTCTGTTGCAGTTCAGAGGAGAGTGTCACAGAATTATTCTTTAGTTTTCTAAATTAGGAGTTATGCTAGTGAGCACTGCTAGAAAAGTAACCAAGCAGGATTTTGAATTGCTTTCAGATCTTGTGTTTAAATCTTTCATAACACGAGAATTTGAGATAGCAAATCACCATTTTGTATTACGTTCTTTGACAACTAAAGAAAGAGAAGATATTCCAAGAAAATACAAGTATCTTTCAAACAATTATAATATTATGTTAGTTCTTGATATCTTGTGTAGTTCAATAATGTTTATTGATGGTTTAGATTTTGAAAAACAAAAACATGAAAAGATTTTGCGCAAATTTAACTCAAAACTGATTTTTAAACTTTATGAAGTGTATCAAACAATAGATGCTGAAATTTTAGAATCTTCGAAATTTATTGATTATTTTTTAGAAACAAGAGAATCAAGAAACATGTGGGCTGTTTTTAAAACTTGTAGTAGAATAGACAATCCTTTTGCTATAAGAATGTTAAATCAATATCAGTTTTATTGGATTTTAACAAACGTTTATAAAGATGCGTTTGAAGTTGAAAAGAAATCTTGGAGTAAAGTTGAGTACATGACAAATTCAATTTGTTCTTTCATAAATCCTAAAGGTTTCAAAAAGGCAAAAACAAGTACAGGAATTGTAGAGCAACTTGAACAAACTTTAGATAAAGAAAAGAAAATGGTTGCAGAAGAAATTGAATCAGGAATTATACAAGAAGTTGTAGAATCAAATGATGTATTTTCTTCAATGGAAAGACAACAAAATGAAGATGACGAACAATATGAAGCTCGTATTAATATTTTGATGGAAAAGACTTTAAATGGTGAGCTTGTAGATGAGCATGATACTTTGGTTAGAGAAAGCGAAATCAAAGCTTTAAAGAGTTATCTAAGAGAAAAAAGAAAACAAGTGTTAGTTGAGAGAGAAATTTATGTTCGCCGTGGTATTGAATTTTCTGACTCATCTATTATTGAAAATGAAGCAATGCAAATTCAACTTGAAGAAGACAAGTTAAAAGGATTCTTTCATGATAATTTTAGTTATTTAGAAATCATAAAAATGAAAGATTTTGCAGCTGTTACAAAAAAAGAAAAAGAAAAAGCCTTTGATGAAGTTATGGCTGAAGAAATAGATATTGAAGTCGAAATAGATAGTTTTCTAAAAAGTTTATCTGGTCAGAGTAATAACGACTATAAGGCTATTGAAAAAAATGAACATAATATTATTGACGAACAACACGATGATGCTACACAAAGCGAAACTGATCAAGGAAGTGAACTAACAACATTGTCAAGGAATGCAGCAGAGCAAGCTGCTAAAATGAATGTTGATATTAAAGGTGTAGATTTGATAGAGCAAAGAAGAGAAAAAATAAGAAAAGCAACAAATGCTATTAATAGAAGGAACATTAAACTAGACTCAGACTTAGATGTAATGAAGTTTGAAGATTAAACTAAAAGGAGTTTCTATGGAGCTAGAGCTACAAGCAAAAGTTTTACGTGAAAAAATTGGTGAAAAGAAAAAAAGCGAACCAGAAGATGTCACTAAGAATAGAATGAAGTCAGTGTTAAGCGAACGTGATGCTGCTTTACAATCTATTTATGATTACCAAGATAAAACAGGTATTCCTTCGACAGAAGAAGCAGAGAAGAATTTTTTTCAAGTAGAAATCAATCAAAAAGATTAAGGGAGATTAAATAATGGATGCATTTGCAGCTTTAGGTGAACTTGCGAAACTTGGCAAAAAAACAAAAACTGTTGAAGTTGGGGATTTAAAATTGCTTTTAAGCACATTAGATTCTGAACAAGAAGGTTTTGTTTTTATTGCGTGTGCTGAACTTTCTGGTAATGCGTATTTTTTAAAAATGAAATCTGAGACTTTAAAGTACGCAATAAGAGCAGTTAACGAACAAAGACTTGATGATTATGAAAGCTTTGTTGATCTTGACGTGAAGATAAGAGTTAAGAATGAGACTTTAGAGAAATTGGAAAAAATCATTAAGACTTGGGATGAAAATATTATTTCGTTCTTGTATTCTAAATGGATGGAATTGACAAAAGAAGCTGATGCTGATTTGAAAGAAAAAGGTCTATTGGTATAAGGGGTTAAGGGATGGCAGACAAGAGAAAGTATGTAAGCGAATTTGAGATTCAATCTAACGTTGATGAAGCTCTAAAACAACTTCAAAAATATTATGTTGAGTTCTCAAAGATGCCCAGAGCTGTCGATGAATTTAACAAATCATTAAAGAAGAATGCTCAATTAGAAGATAACTTTTTTAAAATGATGTCTACTATCCCGAAGACAATGAAAAAGCTGTCTGAACTCTCAAAAATAGAACTTGTTCCTAAAAAAGAATTAGAAAAACTTTCAAATACAGTTCAACTTATTGAAAGTGTTGCAAAAGGTCTTCAAGGAAAAGCTACTTTTGATTCTGGAGAAGTTAAAAAACTTGTAAGTGAATTTGAGAATGTTGTCTCTGAGTTATCAAATTTAGAGACAAGTCAAGGTAGAGTTCTTGAAAGAGCTGATGAGTATAACAAACTTGCAACTGAAACACTCAGACTTCAAAAAATGTTAAGAGGGAATTCAGATAAATTTAAAGACTCTACAGATGATATTGCAAGCTCATATACAAAAATTATTCGTAAAGTTTCTTCGCTTGGAACAGAACTTGAAAAAGCAAAAGATCAAGGAACACTATCAGTGAAGTCTCTTTCAGATTATCAAATAAAGCTAGAATCTATAAGAGATGAAGTTGCAGGATTGAATGACAATTATGACACAATGAATAAAAACATTGAAAGTTTATCTTCTGATTTTAACAAAGTCTTGTCAGAGTCAGATAATATTGCTAAATCAATGAAAAATACTATAGCTCAAACAAGTTTTCGTAATACAATAGATGAAATTGAAAGTTTGAAAGATGATTTTAAAGATCTTCTTGGCGACACAGTTTTTTCAAGTGAACAATTAAATGATAAGTTTGCTCAAATAAAAGACCAGCTTGCTGCTCATGTTGAAAAAATGAATCAAGCTGTAGCTGTAGAAGAACGTCTTACAGCTGAAACAAAAACACAAAATGATGCAATAGCTGTTTCTTCATGTTTAATAAGTGAAATTCTTGAAGAAACTGCAGTTTTAGGTACTTATAATACAGAATTAAGAAAAAAATATTTGAGTGTTGCTGACAGTATTAACATAATGCGTACTGATTTAGAAAAAATGATTCTTAGTGGAAATGCGTCAAACGAACAAATACGTGAAAAAATAGGTCTTTTAAAAGAAGAAGGTGACAAACTTCATAAAATTGTTGCACAACAAGAAGAAATTAAAAAATTAGATGAACAATCAATTTCAAAAACTGTCGAAAGAGCAAGAGAACAAAACAAAATAAATCAAGCTTATATAAAGCAAATAAAAGAACAAAAACGTGGTCTTAGTGGTGCTGTTGATGCATTCAAAGTTTTTAAGCAAAATATTCCTAATCAAGCAATGGCTACTTTTGGAGAAAATGGTGTTGTAGCTGCTAAAGCAATGACAGGCGCATTTAAAATGTTGGGCGCTGTACTTGCTCCTCTTGCAGGTGCGTTTTCTGTTGTTGGTGCTATAAAAATGGCATTTGAACTAGAAAAACAAGTAAAAGGTGCAAGAAAACAAATAATGATGATGGCTGCAAATACACATAATGCAGGTGAAGCATTTGATAGTATAAGAAAAGGTGGTCAGTTAGCTGATACAAGTATTGAAAAGATGAGACAGAAGACTGAACAATGGTCTTGGGATCTTGGTGTTTCTATGGATCAAGCAATTGGATATATGGGAGATTTTTCAAAAGCTGGTTTTACAGCTGCAAGATCACTTGCAAATTTAGAAGATATGATGGGTATTGCAGCATCTTTAGGAATGGAAGTAGGAGAACTTGCTTCTAGTGCTGGTAGTTTACGTTCTGAATTTGGTATGAGTCTATCTGATATCGGTACGAGTTTTGTTGAAATGCAAAAAAATGCAAAGACAGCAGGTATAACAACTACAATTTTCTTTGATAAAGTAATCAATGCAGCAACAGGTTTAGGTTTATATGGAAAGAGAATTGATGAAGTTAGTAATATGTTTAGTGGCCTTGTAAAGAATATGAAACTTCCAGAAGCTGCAGCAACAAGTGCAGCAGGAAAAATTGTTGGAAGTTTTAAAGATCTTTCAAATGAAGCACAAATAACTATTTTTAGACTTGGTGGTGGTGCTGAGATTTGGAAAAAATCTTATCAAAAACAAACAAAAGAAATTGATGGTCAAATTCAAAGTCTTATAAAACAAGAGCAGAATCTTGAAGCAGTAAAAGGCGATGCAGCAAAGGAAGCAGAGTTAGAAGAAGTAAGAAAACAACGAGCAATGTTAGAGTCGAGAAAAAGGACTTTAGATAATACTAATGCAATGAAGGGTGTTAATTCTGAAATGGAAAAAGGTCTCATGACTGATACAATGGGACAGTTTTTAATGCAGATGGGCTTTTTGACTAAGAAAGCTGCAGGAGTTGACATTGGTGGTTCTATTGAGCAAGTACAGAAAGCAATTGAGGGTCATGTTCTTAATATGAAAGTTGTTGGAGCAGAGTTTGGTGTAGATAGAGAAGTTGTAGAAACAATGAGATCTATGGCTTCTAATCTTGCAAATAATTCAAAAAACTTAAGAGCTGCATTTGGAAAAGACAATGAAGGCAAAGATAATGCACAAGAAATGATTAACATTTTATCAAATTCAAATAGTGTAGCAGAAAGAACTCAAGGTCTTATAGGAGTTTTAAAAAATTTACAAACTAAAAACGTCGACTTAAAGTCTGTGCAAAAAACTTTGAAAACTCAATTTCCAGAGCTTGCTACTCAATTGTCACAGGATTTTGGTGATAAAACTGTCGATGGTTTAGCTGCAATTCTTTCTGGTTTAGATGTCAATTTCAAAGCTATGACTGACGCTCAAACTAAAGCGACAAAAGAAGAAGAAAAAAGAAAAGCAAAAGTTGAAGGACTTGCAGCATTAAAACAGACAAAGTCAACTGAAGATTCTTTAAATAATGTGCTAGGTGTTTGGTTAAGAAAGATATTTACTATTCTCGAAAAACTTGTCAGTATTATTGTGTCTTCTCCTTTGTTTAGCGATAGAGCTAAAGTTTTTGACGAACTAAATACAGCGCTAACAGAAAATGCTAATACATCTGAAAGTTTAAAAAATAAAATAGAAAGTCGTCAAAGACAACTACAAATTGATGAAGGCGCAGCTACTACTGATGAAGAAAAGAAAGCAATAGCTAATGAACAAGCAAAATTGGGAGAAGCATCTAAGAAGTTAACAGCACTCATTGTAAATCAAGAAGCACAACGAAAAGAGATGGATCGTTCTGGTGGAAAAATAACACCAGAATTAAAACGTTTAGTTTCTAGTAGTAAAGATCTCGGTGAAGATGCTATTTATAATGCAGGTGCTATAGCTGAAGGAATGAACTTTTCTACTGTAGCAATGCCAGGAGCTGTTGCATACAGTAAACAAACTTCTCAACAGCAATTAGCAGCTTCAGGAAGAGGATTTGCAACAGGCGGTGTTGTACCTGGTTTGAGTTTTAAGGGCGATAAAATTTTAGGTGCTTTGAATTCTGGTGAATTAGTATTACCTAAGCAAACTTGGCAAAATTTGTCAACTGGTTCTGGTTCACCAGGAGGAACAGTTAATGACAACAGAACAATTAATATCTATGTTAATCAAAACGATAGAAGACAAGTAGAACAAATAGTACTAAACGCACTTTATTCAGATAAAATAAAATGAGAACAGCAAAACAAGTACCAGTGCCAATTTCTTGGAGCGTTAAAGGTGATGCAAAAGTACCTTCTTTAACAATGCTCATAAATCCAGCAAATCTAGATATTTCTTACACTCCTTTGATAACTGAAACAAGAACATTAGGTGGATTTGCACATGAATATTGGGGAGAGCAACTAACAACATTAGCTGCAACTGGAAAAACTGCAATGTTTATTGACAGTGAAGAAGGTTTAACAAATAAAAAATCTAGATCTACAGAATCATATCAATATTTTATGACTTTGCTTAACATTTACAAAAACAATGGTAAAGGTTATTACAAAACTTTTGAATCTACAGCTGCAAATGCAAATCCTTCAAAACTGCAAAGTCTTGGTATTGTTCAGATGTATTATGACGGGACTCAATATGATGGGTTTTTCGAATCTTTTACTTATACAGAAGATGCAAGTATGCCTTTTAATCTTGAATATTCTCTAAGTTTTAAAGCAGTAAAGATTTTAGGGCAACTTACGGTAACAAAAAATGGCTATTTATAAAAAAACTACTGTAAAACATAATGATAATGTCAAACAAATGGTTTTTGAGTTAGAAATCAAGAATCCGCCACAGCCTTTAATTTTGCTTATCAATCCTGCTTCACTTGAGATTAGATACGTTCCAAAAATTGCTGAACAACGTGTTCGTTGGGTTGGAAGCAATATTCCTTATATTTTTCATGCTCAACATGATGAACTTGATGTATTGTCAGCATCAGGAAAATCTGCTATGTTTATTTCCGACGAAAAAGGTTTGACAAGAGTTGAAAGAAGACAAACAGCTGGATATGAAAATATAGCAAGACTTTTAGCTATATACAGAAATAATGGTACAAACAGAAATACAAAACCTGATGGAAAAGTGAATCCTTGTACAATAGATTCTGTAGGTAGAGTAGTGTTAAATTATAACGGGTTTGTTTACAGAGGTCATTTTACATCTTTTACTATTTCTGAGAATGACTCAATGCAATTTAATATGGATTTTAGTTTTGAGTTTAAAGTTACAAAGACTTTTAATATTGACGAAGTAAGTAGCAATAGTGTTTTGCAAAGGATAGCAGGACAATGAGTTCCCAAAGTTCACTAAACAATATTTATAGACAACCTGAAACTGTACAACTTGCTCCAGATACTTTAGTGTTCATAAATGGATCAAATATGTTGACTGATCCAAATGGTGTGAAATTTGATATGCGCCAAGATATTACTGAGATAAATACAAGTTTGTCTGTAGATACAGTTCCGGGAACAGCAAGTTTTACGATTTCATATCCTGAACATCAAGGCGGAAGATTTAGCACATTAGCTTCTGGAATGTCTAGATATTCGAATTTAAAAATAATGTCTGAAGTTGAGTTTTTCTTTAGAGGTAGATATCAAAAAAAAGATGTAGCAACAGGAGAAGATAAATACCCTTATTACAAAGCATTTTGGGGTGTTATAACAGCTTTGACAGAAAATTATAGTGATGGTGTTCATACAATTTCTGTTTCTTGTGCTGATATTTTACGTTGGTGGCAAATTGCACAAGCAGCTATAAATCCTTCTATTTTAGCTACTGGCGAAAACTTGCGTTCTTATTTAAAGCAAATGGGAATGAAAGATACAGATATAAAAAAGTTTATTGACGGGAAAACAGTAAAACTTAATGGTAGACCTTTGTCTATTACAGGAAATATTTTTTCTGGAATGACGATTCCAGAGATTTTAAAAAATCTTTCAACTACATCTTTATTACAAATGGCTCCTGTCAATGATTATCTTGATTATGCTTATAAAACAACACCGATTAAAGATAAAGATAGAGAAAAAGCAGCGCTTGCTGATATGATGAATTATTGGGCTGATAGAATGAATAATGTGGGAGCAAATTTAAAAGTTTATGGTTTGAAAAAAAACAAACTAGAAATCGATCCTTTAGCGCTTGTTACACCTTCAGGCTCAACAGAAATATCAACAACAATATATCAAAGTACGCCAACAGCACCCTCAATAGCTAAAAGCGATACAAAAAGTCAGTTAGAGATAGCAAATGAATTAAAAGAAGCAATTCATTATGAATTTTTTATGGATGTAAACGGAGAAATCACTTTCAAACTCCCATTTTACAATATGGATGTTAGAGAAAATATAGCATCTATGATACATGATGTTGATATTATTAATTGGAATTTTATTCAAAGTGAGTCAGAAGTCATAACAAGAGTAGATGTTACAGGATCGCTTTGTAGTGTGACTAATTATAATGAGATTACTCATGGTATTGCTAGAGATCCTCGTTTATCTTTGCAATTTGGAGAACGTCTTGTTCAACGTTCTATGCCATGGTTACACACAAAAGAACAATGTAATTTTTGGGCAAAAGCAGAACTTGCAAGACAGAATGCATTAGTTCGTCAAGGTTCAGTTACGATTCTTGGAAGACCTGAACTAAGACTTGGTTACCCAGTATTCATTCCTTCTAGAGATGCTTTTTATTATATAAAAGGTATTGAGAATAGGTTTACTTTTGGTGGAACATATACAACTACATTGACTTTAAGTGCTGAGCGTACAAAAACTCAAAACAAAAATTCTATTTTTAGAAATGTTGGCGAAATCAAAGACGAACAAATAACAGTAGTTGGTGATTCTATTGCTGAACCAAATGAAGTTAATAATTTTGTAAAACAAGTTTCAATGCCATCAATTTGTACACCAAGAGCTAAAGAACATATTTCTATTGTAGAACCTTCTTTTACTGTAGATTTGAGTAGCAATAAAGAGAAATATGGTGAATGGAAGAAGTTCAACGGAATACAAATTGAGCCCAATTTGAAAGGTGAGTTTGCAATAACTGATTATGAAGGATATGAAGTTATAGGTCAAGTTGGTGATGCGCCTTATGTCACTTATGGTAGTGGATTAAAATATGATCCAAAAGGTCTTATACAAGGGAAAACAAATTCAGTTACAACTAAAGACAATTCAAGTGCACAAAAAGCTTTGTCAATGGATGTTCAGAATATGCAACTTGTTGTGGATCCTAATAATGTAATGTATACATTAGATTCTACAACAGGACAAATGATTTCTTTTAGTGGACCTGATATAGCTCAAAATATGTTAAAAGATGAAACTGGTGGTAATGCAAAATGACACAACCGTTAAAACCTCTTAGAAGTAGAGAAAGTCCTTTTAGAGGTAAACTAGTCGATCAAACGAAGTATATTCGACTTGGGCTTGTTTCTAGAGTTGATTATGAAACTGGATATTTAGACATTATTTGGTTAGAGTCAGGCCCTGGCAATTCGCAAATGATAAGGATTCCTTCTTCTTTTGCAACACCTCGTGGTTCGATTAGAGGGATGCCTGAAGAAGGAAGTATGGTTCTTTGTGGATGGTCAAGACAAACACATACTTGGGAAGACCCAGTTATTCTTGGTTTTGTTGATGGTAATCTCGAACAACTTTTACAATATCGTCTTCTTAGAAACGATAAAACACCAAAAAATTTAAAAGAATTAAAGACTATACGTGAAAAAATCGGATATAATGTTGTTCGAGGCAAAAGAAGAAAAATATATCCAGGTGAAATACAAGCTGAATCTACTCAAGGTGCTGAATTGTATCTTGATGAAGATGTTTATCTTTCAGATTCAAAACTAAATGAAATCGAAATTCGATCAGCTGACAAATCAATTCGTTTTTCATCACACCAAATTTATTCTAGTACTCAAGCTTCAAGAACTTGGAATGGAATGATCACTAGAGAACCTGGTGAACTTGATTTTTCATTTCAACCAACCACATTGCCTAATGGTCAGAAAATTCAGTTTGTCACAAATTCAAATAATCCAATTCATTTAGGTGGCAAAGCATTTACAGAACATAGAACTGAAATGTATGAACTTGCTGACGGAATAATGAAAGCTACTGAAATAAATGCAGGTTTTGATGTGAATAATGTTGCACCATATCTTTCTTACGTTATGGGTACTTTAGTAGGTAATGATAAAGAAGATACAGCAAAATATGCAAAAGTTCTTAGACCTCAAGTTTTCGGTACACCTACTGCTACAGAAATTTCTCTTGATTATTTAGAATGTATGCCAGAAGAATATACAACTTTAGCTTCAACTTTGCACTTTAGACATCAATCTACAGTTCAAGTAGATATTGACAAAGAAGGACATCTTTTTACATATTTTCCTGCATCATCAGGTAGGCATCCTTTAGGGCCTGGTAGAAGTTGGGAAGCTGGGTTTGCAGGTTCAGTAAAATTTGTCGTTGGTGCTGAGAATATAGATAATAAATCAATATTTTTAGATACAAAAGGTGGAATCCAAGCAACACTTGGTTTTGATAAATTAGGAAAGAGTTCACATATAATTGCTCAAAAGGGTGTGTTTCTTGAAGTAATGGCTCCTGCAAATGATGGCACTGCTTATAATTTGAAGACAAAGGGTAATAAAGTTGAGTATGTAGATGGCAATGGACAACTTGAAATATCAGGTAACTATACAGTAACAGTTCATGGTAAGTATAAAGTAGAATCTTTGGGCACAAGAGAAGAAAATTATGTGAATGACAAAAATAATACATTTGGTGGTTCATATAAAAAAATTGTTGTAAAAGATAAGCAAGAACAAATTGGTTATAACAATGTTCAAAAAATCACAGGAAGTTTAGAACGTGCTGCAGGAGCTTTTACACCAGCATTACCAAATGAAGTTACAGATAAATATGATTTGACTACTGGTTCTCGTGAAGAGAACTTTATGAATGGAAATAAGAAAACATCGCTATTAAAAGGTAATATTGAAGAGAAAGTCACGCTTGGTGACATTAAAAGAGAAATAATAACAAAGAAAAATATTGGGTTTCAAGACAAGATAAAAACAGGTGATCATGTAATCGATGTTACTACAGGTAATATTATTGAAAAACTTAAATCAGGAGATATTACAGAAAGTATAACTAAAGGTAGTAAAAAACTTACTATCAAGACTGGAGATTACATTGTTGATGTTACATCTGGCAATGTAACAGTAAAAACTAAAACTGGAAAAGTAAAAGTTGACTCAACATCACAAACAGTAGATATAAATGGTATGCAAACAGTAACAGTAAAAAGTGGTGTGAAACTTAAACTTGTCGGACCTCAAGTTGAAATTGGTCAAGTGCCAGCAATGGGAGGAGTAGTGACAGGGAGTCCAGGCGTACCTAGCCACTTGGACTACATTTGTGGGACTGCATTAATTGCGAGTAAGACAGTGAAAGCATCAACATGATAGATACATCTTATATTAAATGTCCTTTATGCAATGATTGTAAAGTTTTTCACAAATTTGCAATTTCAACACATTTTAAGTTTGTCCATAAGATTAGTTGGTTAAAGTATAAGCAAGATAATTTAAGTAAGTTTTGTGAAGTTTGTGGAAATAAGTTATTGTTAGAAACGCAAAGATTTTGTTCGCATAAATGTAGTGGAACTTTTGCAAGTAAACAAGTAAAATCACATAAAAATTCTCACAGTAATAATACTTTAAAAAAACAATATTTATTATTAGATCAAGAATTAAAAAACAGTATTGCATATTTTTATGAAAATAATAATGTGACAAAAAATGATTTAACAAAAAAATACAATCTACGTCGTGAATTTATAGATTTTATTTTTAAAGAGAAAAATGTTCAAGTCAAAAAAGACTCAATATCTATAGGTTTAATGAATAAAAACAAAAAAGCAAAAATAGATATGTTTGAGTCAGATATTGCAAAACAAATTGTTGAAGAATATAAAAACGATGAAACTGCTTCTTTTAGGAGTCTTGACAAGAAATATTATAAAACTTATCATATATCAAGAAAACATATAAGACAAATTTTAAGATACTATAATGTAGAATTTAAAGATGCAAAGCAAGTTAGAAAAAAAGTTTGGCAAGAAAAAATAGCTCGAGGTGAACGTCATCCTAATTTCGGAAAAAATAAAATAATAAATTGTTCAAATACACATTGGTATTTTTATAAAGGCATGCATTTTCAGGGTTCATATGAGTTTAAATTTGGCTTATGGTTAGAAAGCAAAGGAACTATGTTTTTGTGCCATGAAGGCGTGAAAATCTTTGAGTACATTGCTGAAAACGGGAGAATTACATATTATCATCCAGATTTTTATTTACCAGAAACTGATGAATATATTGAAATAAAAGGTTATTTCCCTGAAGAAGCAAAAAGAAAACTTGAAATTATAAAATCTACACATAAACAGTTGAAACTTAAAATTTATACAGATGACATTCTTAAAGAAATGTCAGTTTTTGATATAGATAAACAAATGAATATAGATATTGAACAATACAGATATGATTTGAAAAATAAAGACTTCTACTTGACATCTCTAAAAAATAAACTATCTAGAGAAGATTTTATGGACAAATTTATAGGAGAGTCAAAAAGTATTACAAAAATTGCTTATGAACTTAATGTGAGTAAACATCTTGTTTATTTACTATTTACTAAATATAAAATTCCTAAAATAGGCACTAAAGAATTCAATGAGTATAAAATAGAGTTTTTAATAAAGAAGTTTGGACAACAGATAAAATTTGATTTTCTTGTTTTGTGTTTGAATCAAAAAGAAATTGCTGAAAAATATGGCATATCAAAATATGTTTTGCCAGAAATTCTAAAAAAGTTAGATCTAAAAACTACAGTAAAGGCGACAATATAATGCCATTAGCGGGTCCTGCTTTCGCTGGGTTGTTGATGACGCAATTTGCGGCACAAGGATTTACGGGTTCTAAATTACCACAACTAGCAAATGCTATTGGTAATGGAGTTGCAAATTACTTACTTGCATCAGCTTATTATCAAGGAACAGGTGTAGGAATGATTGCAGGATCAGGAGTAGGTACAGGTTTTGTTCAAGGTATTGTAGGTCCAGCAACGGGTGCAAATATAATGTCAATGATGTCAGCAATGGGATTTACAGGTTCTAAAGCTTTGCAACTTTCAAATGCTGTAGGGAATGCATTTGCATCTTTTATTTCTATGGGAATTGTAAATTCTACTTGCGCAGGTATGGCTGTAGGAACTGGTACAGGAAAGATAATTGGAATTGCAGGACCAGCAATGTCAGCAAGTATAATGGGAATGATGACTGCTGTAGGTTTTACTGGTTCTAAAACATTACAATTAGCAAATGCTATTGGCAATGGTATTTGTAATACTATTTTATCTTCAGGTATTGTGATAACAACTATTGTTGGAGGTGGTTATCCTCCCAATCCAATGACAGGTGTTGACATTGGAAAATTATCGTAAGGAGTTTAAATGTCGTTTAATTTACCATTAACTCAAGATGACAGAAATAATCTTGTTGATACAAAAGAAAACTCGCAAGATCTTATTAAGCAAGTTGAAGAGTCGTCTATAACTATTTCTACAGAAATAGCAAAACTCCTTTTAATAGATACACCTTTTAAAAAACAATTAGATCCAACACATGTCGACATTTTTTGTTATGAAGAAGAATTGAGATATCTTGATGGAACTTCTATTTTACAGCCCTTGCAAGAAGCAGGTTTTACAGTCTTTAGTATGTCTGACTCAACAAGACTTTATATAAACGATGGACGTTTTAGAGTTACAGAAGACAATGTTGAAGTAATGAACGTGCCTTTGTATCCTGTAAGAGGATATAGTCGTTCTCAAGTTGTTGCAGGAACAAATTTTGATATTTGGTCGAGAGATCGTTTTGGTTCTACTACTTCAATTAAAAATACAAATACAGTTTTTACCATAAATGATACACATAAAAATCTTGCAGCATCTTTTGACGGAGAAACATTCGAAATAGATCTTTCTAATTTAGTAAGTATAATACAAACTGATGAGACACTAATTGCTGTTACTGAAGGTACTGAGACTGATGTTACTTTTGAGTTTTCTCCTGTGACTTCGGGAACTGAATCAATAAGATTACTAACAAACGAACAAGTAGTTACACTTGTTAGAGACACTGATTATACAATTGATTGGACAACAGGTTTAGTAAAATTTTTAAAAGATGTACCAGCAGGTTATGACATAACAGCGTCTTATCAAGATGCTGATACTTATTTGCAAGTTGACGAGATTTTAATTCAAACAACATCAGGTTTTGAAACACAAGCTTATTTACATCAACCTCCTGCATCAGATAGATCAGAAATTTTGTATTTGATTTTAAGAGCTTATACAAAAAATCTTATTAGAAACACAGATTATACTATCAATTACACTACAGGCGATGTTCATTTTTTGACTCAAGTACTTTCTGATGCTGAAATGATTGTTTCATATCATAATGAAGTTCAAGTAGAAGCTGCAGCTTTAGCATCAACAATACAGTTGTTGTTTCAAACATTCCCAGTGCTTGCAAATGCAGCATGTGTCTATAATGCAAATATTCAAACTTTCACGTTAGTTTCATATCATGGTGGCCCGACATCTACAGTTGAAGTTGTTGATGCATCAGATAATGATATTAGAGAAATGATTGGTTTTACTAGTGAACAATATATGATTACTGGGAAATATCAAAACAATTTATTGAATGTAGAAATTGATGGTGAAGCTGCTGAAATAAAAATAGCTGATTTTAGAAGATGTTTTGAAGACGAAGATAATGATCGTGGTTTTAACAATGACGATATGGGATTTGACTGGTCAGGTTCAATGAATTCACCTTTAGGTTATATTGGTAGAGATAGACTTGGGCCTTTATTTTGTGCTGCAGATAATAATGGAAAAGATATAGCAAAATCTATAGAAGCACAATTAAGAATTGTTGGTTCTGGTGGTTTTAAAGATGCATCAGTGAAGTACTATACTGATAGTAAAACATTTATGATTTTTAGTGGTACTATGGGTGAAGCATCATCTGTTCATGTTTTGCCTGCAAGCGATCCTTTGAGAGATGCTAGAAGTTTTATTGGTTATGTATTTGCATCAGAACAAGAGAGAGAAACAAATGAACGTGGTAAAGAAAAATATTTTGAAACTTTAGAAAAAATTTTTAATGAAATTAATAGAGTTAATGAAGATACATCTAAAGTTTATCCTATAATAGCATATCAGCTTAAAAACAACAATTTTTTAAGTCATTCTGTTCTTTATACAAAACCTGATGGTGTGAATATTAGTCCTGATTTTCAAGATTTTGATGCGACAACAACAAAAATTTATGATGATGGTTCAAGAGGTTTACCAAGACTTTATCCTAATGGAAAACTTGTTGTAGATGATACAAACGATAAAATATGTTTCTTTGAAGTTTTGAATGTAGAAAAATATGCTCTTATACCTCATGGAACTTATGACAGTGAAGCTGCAGTTGCTGAGATTATACAAGATACATTAAATTCTTTTAGCAGTAATTCAGCAGTAGAGTATACTTGCACTTACACACAACAAAAAAGATTTGTTATTTCTGTTAGTCCAACTACAGGTGATGACTTACCTGCTGGATACATATTTTCTTTATTGTGGAATTCAGGTATGTATGCGCTTTCAAGTATTGGTAATTATTTAGGTTTTGATGTAAGAGTAGATAAAACAGGTTCATCAACTTACACTTCAGATTTTCAAGTAACATTTCAGATGAAAGATTATTTTAATCCTGTTTTTGTTAATCAGTTTGATGGAATACCAAGAGTACCAGATCACACTGTTGACGAACAATCAGCTTTACTTAGAGAAGAAGTTTTTTTGCAGCAAGAACAGGCTTTTTATCTTTCAAAACTTCAAAACATGACAACTTATGATAATGAAGTGATAATTGAATCGTGGCAACAAATGGCAGCTCTAGAATTGGATAAAGTAGATCAAGAATACAATGCTATTCGTTATCACAGAGGCGCCTATGCAAATCATATAAGCGAATCAGACGCTAACATAGTACAAAAAACAGCTGCATATAATAGCGTAATACCTAATAGAACAAATCTAATTGTTAATCTATCACATCACGCTGATTTGCTTAATGTAACACCAAGTTCAAAAACATACAATGCAGGGACTGACTTTACTGATGGAGGTGTTGAAGTTCTTAGTTTAAGTGTACTTGTAGGTCTTTATGATACTAAAATTTATCAAAAACCTGCACCTTTAGTTAGATACACTTCAGATGTGAAACACATACCTGGTAAATTTACTCCTCAAAAACTGATGACAAATTTTGCTTCTTATGTTCCATCACCATTACCTGCTTTTACTATTTCAGCAAATCCCAATACACAAGGTTATACATATTCAACACCAGACACAGATGGTTATAACATTCTTCATTCTGAAGATACTGTAGCTACAATTATTTCTTCAAACTCAGGACCTTATAATTTTAGTGCTGGTGATACATTGTCAATGAGAATAGATGGTACAGGATTCCAGACAGCTACTTTTAATGCAACACCAGGTTATACTGAAAGTAGAGTTGCTATAACAAATCAATTTGTAATAAGAACAGGAGTGAATGATAAGATAGATTTTCATGAAAACCCAAGTTCTGAACTTACAGTTACACTTCCTGCTGGAGCTTATGATGGAACAAATTTAGCTTCACAAATTCAATCAGCTCTAAATGCAGCAGGTGATTCTACTTATACGATTTTTTATAATAGTGACAGGTTCTGGTTTTATTCAGATGGTAGTGGTGGAACTGGAATTTTTTCGCTTTTATGGGCGACAGGAACGAATGCTACCACGTCATTGAGATTTATACTTGGCTTTGATTCAGTTGATTTGACTGGTACATTAGGTTACAGTTCTGATTATGATACTATTTTTCCAGTGACTACAGGCGTAAATAATACTTTCAATATCAGTATTGATGGTGTCAGTTGTGCAAATCCTATAGTAATACCTCAAGGTCTTTATACAATTGCAAGTATTATTTCTGAAATGACAGCGCAAATTGCAAGTGATTCTAATTTTAATATATCAGATTTTACAATTACATATCCAGCAAATAAAATAAGAATCACATCGACAAAACTTGGTAATGCATCAATTGTAAATGTTTATGAAGGAGCACGTGATTTTCTTAGAACTGTTGCTTTAGATGGTGATGTTCCTGTTTATGGGGGATCTGATGTTTTAGATATTGATAATGTTTCTGTTGATGAAGTTGTTGCTGTCCTAAATGCTGAGATTTCTGGAATATCAGCATCGAATGATGTTAATAGAGTTAGAATAACAACTATTTCTCAATTAGGTTCTGTAAGTTCTGTGGAAATTATAGGTGGTTCTTGTAGAACAATTATTGGATTTAACCTCGAAAACATATCGGGTGTAGATCAAGACAATAAATTGAAAGTTGATATTGATGGTGATACAACAAAAGACTATGTATTAATTCCAAGTAGTCCAACACCAATATCTGGTGCAACAATGGCAAGTAATATTCAACCTCTATTAAGATCTATAGGTACAGGTGGTTATTCATTAGCTGAATGTACTTTTAATGAGACAACAGTTTTTCAAACATTTACAAACGCATTACGTATAATTTCAGGAACATTTGGTGCAACATCTGAAGTTTTTGTTAGTGACAAAACAATTAAAATTACACCAAGTATTAGTGTGATTGCATTTGAAGAAAATCCAGGTGTACCTTTATATGCAACAATTACAGCAGGTTTTTATAATTTGTCTACTCTTGTTGTAGAAATTAAAAATTGTTTAGAAGCAGTTGGAGCAAACACTTACACAGTTTTTTATTCGAGTGGAAAGATAGAAATTTCTTCTTCTGGAAGCTTTTTCTCTTTATTGTTTGGTACGTTGCCTTATGTAGCAACAACATTAGGTTTTTATAAAACAAATCATACGGGTAGTCTTTCTTATACAAGTGATGGATTTGTAAAATGGGGTTCTTGTAGTTCTGAACTTGGATTTGATGCTCAGATTTCTGAACCTGGTCACGTGTTATATTCAGCAAGACTTTCTGTTACAGACACAAATTTTGTTTCTAGAATTTATTGGTCAGATCATGGTGGTGGTGATAGATTAGATCTTAACGTCGATATGACTGTTGCACCAACAAATACAATTACAGGTCTTATTGAAGAAATAATAACAGATCCTTCTTACGTAGTTGGGTATAGTCCTGCGTTTTTATTAGGAAGGGTGATTGATCCTTTTAGAGTTGAGCATAATGATACGTTAGAAATAACTGCAAATGGCGGAACAACACAGGTTCTGACTTTAACAGCTCAACCTGCAACAATAACTTCAGGTTTTAATCCAGTAACAAGAATTCAATCTGGTGTATTGAACTTAACAATGAATTACTATGGATTATCGACACCATTTTCTTTCAGTATTAATATTGATGAACAATTGACACCCACAGACATTGCCGCAAAAATACAACAAGAAGTTAGAGCAACAACACATCTGAATGTAGCTTTTCAGTCAGCTCTTTCTTTTTTTAAATGTGAAGTTGATGCTTTGGGTCGTTATGTTTTAACTTCTGGTTTTGGTGGAACTATGTCAGGAATTGTAATTAATGAAACTCAAACATCAATAGATCTTAAATTAACAGGTGCGGCTGTCGGGAGTGGAAATATTTCAAATTCTTGCAATTTATCTGCAAGCGATTTGGTAGACCTTTTAAATGACACTGATATTTTTTCAGGTTTTGTTGCAAGTATTGAAACTTTTGATCTTATTACAAATTGTTTAAAACTTACAAGTACTATTTCAGATAAAACATCAAGGATTCAAGTAAGTGGTAGTTTAGCAGATAAATTAGGTTTTGAAATTGGAAACAATAATGAATCTTTTCCTTTTGAAGATTTAGATACTGCAAATAGTACTTCATTAAGAAATGTTTCTAGTGAAGAAATTAAAAGTCCTGTACCTCCTGTTGCAGTAACACGTGGTTGGGACGCTTCTAAAGGTGAAGTTGTAATTTTTTATCAAACAATAGATGATTCAAAAATTGAAATTAGAGACCAAGTGATTACAACACGTCTTCAAGGAACGACTGAACTCCCCTCTATAGATGACAGAAAAGATCAGATAACAACAAGAGTGTCTCAAATAAATTCAGCATTGACACCTGGTTTATATACGCTAAGAAAAGATCAAGTTAAAATTAGACTTAATAAGAAAACAGGTTCTTATATTAAAGTTGGCGACAAGCTTAATCAACAAGATAATAATCAGAATATGATAAATACAAATAACGAACTTATTTCAAATATAAATGCTATTTTGTAGCGAGGATTTATGACTGAAAATTTAGAATGGGAAAAGAAAGCATCATCTAAAAATCAACTTGCTGCTAATTTAGAGACTTTAATGAATGGTGTTGTAAAAGCTGAATTAAACGATATAAATTCTAAAATTGAGAGTTTGTGTTCAATGGGTGTCCTTAAAGAAGGTCCTCAGTTAGAAGAATTAAGACTGAAAATGAAACAATTACAAGCAGGTCAAAAATGATTGTAGCAAATAAAACTTTAGTCGATTTAGGTTTGATTTCTGTAAAAGATTCTAAACAAGATACTGTAATTATTACAAATACTGGATTAGAGCACGTGATTGTCAGTTTTAGTTCTTCTAATGCTTTATTTGGTTTGTCAAAAATAAGCTATGATTTGTATCAAAATGAAAGCGTATTTTTAGATGTAACATTTTTTACAAACACAATTGTGGGAGAGAGTGAAAGTTTTTCAGGCGATTTGTTAATTACAAGTTCAGTAAACAGTTTGACAATTCCTATGAAAATCGAAGTTGTTTCTGCAGGTATTTATGTTGACAAAACATCGATAAGTTTTGGGAATGTTGCAGTAAATACACAGAAAACTGTAAACATTCTTGTTTCAAATATTAGTCCTGATGATGTTAACTTAATTATATCTTCTGTTGTTTTTTCTAATCCTGTTTTTTCTGGGGTGTTCAATACTCCTTTTATAATAAAAAAAAGTGAATCTTTACAAATACCTGTCACATTTACGTCAGAATCTTCAGGTAATAAAACAGGAAGTTTGACATTACAGTGTAACGATGTTATTTTATCTACAGTAATAATAGATTTATCGGGTTTTGGTTTGGCAGCTCCTAATATTTCTACATCAACAGAGATGATTGATTTTGGTAATGTGAATGTAGGTGCATCACTTGTAAAAAATTTCAAAATTAATAATACAGGGATTATCAATCTTAATGTTTCAAACATAAGCACAAATAATGTTGCATTTTCAGTTGCTCCATCAAATGCAAGTATTGTACCAGGAAGTTTTACTGATGTTAATGTTACTTTTTCACCAGCTTCAAAAAATGAAAATTTTGCAAAAATAACACTTATAAGTAATGATTCTGACACACCACAAAAGACAATAGATTTGCATGGTTCTGGTGTAAGTCCCTTGATAGTTGTAAGTCCTCTTGTTTTAGACTTTTCAAATGTTACGACAAACACCGAATCGATAAAACAAATACTGATTCAAAACACATCAACAGCGCCGTTAATTGTTTCTAATATTGTTATCTCAAATTCAGTTTTTTCTATACAAGAGACATTTCCTCTTATTGTGACATCATCTAAAATTGTTGATGTAAAGTTTAGACCTACAAGCTTAAGTTTTTATGAAGGAACTTTTACAGTAACTTCAAATGATCTTGATAAACCTAGTATTTCTGTTGTTATGCAAGGTTCTGGTGTACATCCTGATATTTCAATGTCTCCCAATTCGCTTGATTTTGGAAGTGTTGCTTTAAATGTACCAGTATCTTTAAGTGCATCAATAACAAATTCTGGTTTAGGAAATTTAGTAATATCAAGCATCACGTGTACTAATACAAATTTTCAGTTAGAACAAACTTCGCTTGAAATTGAGCCAAACGTAACAAAAAGTATTCAAATTACTTTTGTTGCGACTTCAGTTGGTTCAAAGAATGGTATTGTACATTTTTTAAGCAATGATCCAGATACACCCAATCTTTCTTTATCTGTAACAGGATATGGTGATAATCCAACAATTAAGTTTGTTAATAGTAAAGGGTTTGTTGAAGACACGCCTTCAGTTGTTGATTTTGGAAAAGTTGTAACAAATCATCAGTCTTCAAAAGAAATAACAATAAAAAATACAGGTCGCGTGCAACTGTCTGTTTCAGTTGCATCTAATTCAACATTATTTACAGTTTCACCAGAGAGTCTTTTATTAAACACAGGTACTTCTTCAACAATTAATATTACTTTTATGTCAGAAACAGCAGGTGAAGTTATAAGTTCTATAGGATTAACAACTAACGACCCAGAAAATAAAAACGTAGAAATCGAAGTGAAAGCAGAAGCTGTAACTTCACCAAAAATTACTGTAAATCCAACATCTTTAGTTTTTAGTGGTGTACCAGTTGGAGGTTCAAAGACTTTAACTTTGACTGTAGGTAATACAGGTGATCAGATTTTAGATTTTACAACAAAAATTTATAGAAGTACTAGAGATGAGATTTTAAATATACAAGTACCAAGCGTGAATCTTGCTTTAACTGCATTTGACGTAACACCAACGTCAGGTCATGTTGATACTAATGGTTCTACAATCTTGTCTGTTTCTTTTAAACCTACAGATTTAGAAACACTTGGTGGAACTTTAGAGATAAATTCTAACGATGTAACAGAAACAGCTTTAAAAGTTTCTTTGCAAGGATCTGTTATTCCAGCAGTATTAGAATGGAAAAAAATAAATACAGCTCAATGGATACCTAAAGAAATTTATACACTTGCGACTACTTTAACTGAAGTTATTGATCCTTTAGTTTCAGCGTTAGAACTTACAACGAAAGTTCTAGATGTCATAAAGATGTTTATAGTTGATCTTTCTGATGTAATGAAAATTTTGCTAGAACAAATTAAAAAGACCATTGACGATTTTATAAAAGATTTAGCTGCAAGTGGTTTATATGCTATCTATATTATGCCTGGACAACTTGGGATTAACCCACTTACTTATCCTCAATATTTTAGAGATATGCCTAAAGAAAATTACAATATTTTTGACTTGAATCATCCAAGTTGGTTTGATAGTGTAAAAGGCGGATATTCTTCATTTATTTCAAAACTTACACAATCGTTTGATGATCCGGGTGATGGTAATAGACCTCAACTTTCTGATACAGCTATGGTAGGTGGCTATGTAATGATGTTTGACTCTGGAACAGTAGGTCCAGATGACGTGGGTACATTTGTCAGATCAATTCAAAAGTTAATGAAATTGTTTAGAAGTCCTTTTAAAGTTGCATTTGAACCACCCTCAAATGTCTCTTGTTTTGCAGGAAATAAAACAGTGAGAGTTACATTTACGCCAAGCTCTTCTTCATTACCTAAAGAATATTTTATTTTCAGGAGTGAAACACAAGGTGGTGATCCAGTATATTATGAAGATTTTGGGAAAAAATACGAGTATCATGACGAGAATGGAAACAAGTTAAGAAGTTATAAGTTAATTGGTGTCACAAATGTGATTAAAGAGATAGCAAAAATCATGGGTGTTAACGAGAAAAACGCTGATTCCGCTTTAAAAGAGTTTGGTTATGCTGTCAAAGAAATTTCTAAAGTCGCATTAAATGGTGATCCATTAAGGTTTGTTTATGAAGATAAAAATGTTGAAAACAATAAAACATATTATTATGTAGTTGCTTCAGGTTATTCAACTCCAAACGCAAAAATAAGTACAGGTTCTTTATTGTCTACAGATTTTCAGAAAAAAGTTGTTTCAGAATATGATTCTGAAATTGGTAAATTAGTACAACACGAAGAAAATCCCAAATCAGTGAGTGACACAAAAATATTAGGAATAGGTTCATTAAGTGGTGAAGTTTCAGCAATGCCAGTTAATGCATCTTTTGAAGTTAAAGGTGGTCTTGCAAGATGTAGAAACTTTAGGTGCGGGTTTGATCAAGATAACGTACCTGAAAAATTCTCTATTGGTGCTGAAGTTCCAGATTTTTTAGTTATAGCAAACACACCTATTGCAGGAACAGTTAGAATAAAAGTACTGCGAAATAAAAAAGAATTTACAGCTAGTTCTTCTAGTTATCGTGTTGATTACCAAAGTAAAACTAAAAAAGGTGCTGACACTAAATTAAAAGAAGGAACAGTAAATAAAATTTACATAAAGTCGCGTTATTATTTCAAAAAAGATGATGTCCTTATTGTTACATATAAGTTTAAGAAAGACTTAAAAGTTGTTTCAAAACTTAATGAACCTGTTGTATTAGATAAAAATCAAACATTTATTACTTCTAAGAAGCCCATAGACTCAACAAGTGTTAAAGTTTTTAAAAATGGAACACAAGTACAAAGTGTCACTGTTCTTAACGATAAAGATGGTAGAGTAAAAGTAAATATGCCACCAGGCACAAGTTTGACAGTAGATTATGATTATTTTTCAGATTTTTCTAAAGAACAATTTTTTAAATGTGTTAGGTCTGAATATAGCAGATACTTTTTTGATTTGACAAAATGTGATGCAGGTTCGACTTTGTGTACTGGTTATGATAATGCAAATTGTTATTATAACAATGGAAGTGAATGTACAAATACAGAAAAATCACAAAGAAGCATTTTTTTAAGACAAGATGGATTTGGCCAAGGTGGTTTTGAACCAGAGAACATAGAGTTTAAAAAATTTTGGGATCCAATATCTTGTCAAAATGGTATGATGCAACAACGTTGTGATGGATATTCAAAAACATTCCCTCGTTATACGCAAAAAGTATGGCCTGACTGGTCATCAATAAGATTATCAGCTTTAGGAATGTTTCCGAAAATAGAAGAAATTATGAAAATAATGCAACAGATGATTGATTCATTACTTGCAGGAACTGAAAAAATGAGCACAGCGACAACAAATTTTATAGATTTGTTGCAAAAAAAGATTGAATCTTTGAAGAACTTACTTTTAACAATAAAATCGTTTTTGCTAGTTTTAACAGAAGATTTTGCTTTACCCGACCTCTATTTTTTACGTATCCCGTACGGTAAGGGTGGAAATGAATATTTGAAGACAAGTATTGCAAATGCTACAAATGGTCCTGAAAGTGACCCTTCAGCTTATACAGCTGGAGCTATGTTTGTTTATGCTACACCGGGACTTGGAAATGCTCTAAAGTTATTCTTTGGATGATTTCTAATGTTTTTATTATCAATAGTTAGATAACATACAAGACTACATGCTCCAAGATGCTCATAGACCTTTAGTAGTCGAGGGAGAGCGTTTTATTGGTCAAACTTATTCATTTTCTACACTTTTTATCTGATTGGTACAAACATGGCGTTTGATTTTTTAGGAACTTTGAGTACACCACAGTTACAAGAGCTTAGAAATTTTTTAGAAGCTCAAGTAATTGATCTTGATGATGAGATAAATTACTTGTATGTCGAGATGAATAGTTTACAACAAACATTAGCAAGTTTTAGTGAAGCTGATTCTTTTTTGGGAGGTACAGCATTAGAGTCTTTGTATGCAACACAACTTCCAAATGTAGTTAGAATTTCAAAACAAGATGATAGTCAATCAGCTGAATTAATGGCGCAAGTGAAAAAACCTTTTATATCTACTATTAAGTATAAACTTGAACGTAACGAATACAAAATGAAAAAACTGCTTGATGCAATAGAGCAAGCAAAAGAAAGTATTGATAGAAAATCTATCGCTAAAAGTCAGACAAGTGCATTGTTAAACGAAATTGAATCATTGTTTATAGAACAAAATTCGAATTTCTTATTTAAAACAAAAGAAGAGCTAGATAACTACTCTCAAGGTATCGTAAAAAATGTCGTATGATTTAAAGCTCACAAACGTCTGTAACAATAAAATAGTTTGGGACGATCATATTCTAGAAGATGATCTAAAGACTGTTATTTTGGGCGTTCCTATTACAAATACAAATGTTGTTGTGAGAGTAAATGATTTTAAACGACAGAAAGATAGTCAGACTGAAGTTTTGTTAAGAGAAGATATTTCGTTGCAAGTTGATGGATTGACAAAAACATTTTTTGTAGCTCATGGTCCTATTTTTAATGGTCTAAAACTTGGCCAACATGCTACACGAACTGATGATGTTGTTGTAAGAGTGAAAGTTGAAGAAGAAGATGTTTCTGAGCAGTTTACTGGTGTAGAAAATTTTTTCTACACACAAGGTCGTCCTTTATTGAGATCTGATGAGTATGATTATAATAGTTTTTTAACGCAAGATGACGTCAAAATATGGCTGAATGGTATCGAGCTTGTTAATGAACAAATAGTGACTGTTGATTCTACAACAGGTAGAATAACATTAAATTTTGTGCCAGAACAAACTGATGTTGTGACAATAACATATTATTATAGAGCTAAAGTCGAATCAATTAATGCAATTCAAAGTAGAGTTATTGTTCGTGAGTTACCCAAACTTGGACAAGAAGTAAAAATTGCATATTATAGTAGACAAAATAATGGTTGGTCTATTCAAAATTCTAAGAGAGCAATGATAGAAAACTCTCAAGATATTGTGTTTTATAACGAACAAAACACAAATCGTTTTTTTGTAACTTTAGAAAATGTTTCAAGCCAATTTGATGGTTTTACAAAAACTTTCCAAACAGTACATTATCCTCTTTTACCATTGTTTCAAAATTTTGCAACAACTCCTGATGAAACATTAAACAATGCTGCTCTTGTTTATGTTAATAATGTTAGAGTTCCTGTTGCAAAAATTTCAAGTGAAGATGGTGTGATTACTCTACATCAAACTCCTAAAAAAACTGATACAGTTCAAGTGTCATATTACTATCAGTCACAGATCGAACCAGACAGAATCTCTGTTGACTATTTTGTTTCATCAACATATTGTGATAAATGTTCGTTATATTCAGATCTAATTGATTACTCGATAGATAAACTTGGAAAATATGAAAAAGTTTTTGATGACAATAAGTTAATGCAAGATTTGAAAAAAATTGTTAGGACAATTTTAGGGTCTGATCCTGTTGCAACATGGTATGGGACAGATTTTGATACAGTTATAGGAACAAAGATGTTCCCAGAGATTACTGTAGCAAAAATAACAGATCAAATAGCAACAGCATTATCAAAACTTAAGTCTGCTCAAATACAACAAGAGCAATATCAAAAAGTCACAGGAAATGAGTTTCTTGACGTTATATCAAAAATAAATGTACAACAAAGTATTTCAGACCCGACATTTTTTGTTGCTGAAGTAAGTGTTATAACACAGGCTGGAAGATTGATATCTACAGCAGAACAAATTCAGATAAAGGGTTAAAAGATGTATCCTACTCCTCCTACTGGCATAACTACTGTTGCTTATAACAATAAAGTAGAAATAAGTTGGGTAAAAAATCCTGAGACAGACATAAAAGGTTACAATGTCTATAATTCTACAACTTCAGGCGGTGGTTTAAGTGGTTATGCAAAAATAAATAATTCGCTTATTGAAACTTATAGTGAAGTGCAAGATAAAGTGATAAGTACACAAGAGTCTACTGAAATAAGCGGTACAACAAAAACAACAACAATAGTTGAAGAGGTTACTAAAGTTTATGTTTTTAAGTTTTTACACGAAAATATTACTGAAAAGAAAAAACAATATTACATAGTGACTGCTGTCAATAATGTAGGAGAAGAAAGTGTACTTTCTATTGAAGTAGAAGCAACACCTCTTTCAATTCCAACAGAAGTTTTTGAAACACAAATAAGAACACAAAACGATATTGGTTTAGATTATATAACAGAACTTCTTGAACGTGATCCTCTTCTTGATGTAAAACCGGGATCTGTTGTACGTCAATTACATATTGATCCAAATAGTAGAGAGATGTCATGGGCTTATATACGAGAAGATTTTGCAATGAGAAGTCAGTCTTTTTTAACGTTAAGAGCTTTAGATGATGCTGATGGCGATGGTGTTTCTGATCCTGTTGCTGATTCTGAGTATAAGACAAAACTAAAACAAGCATATTTTATGACTTCTGATACTGATGTTCAAGAATTGATAGACGATTCTTTTGATGCTCTAGCATCTAATTATGGTTTTGTACGACAGGGAGCATTAAAATCAACAACAGAAATAGTTTTTTATACAGCTGAATCACCTACGTCAGATATTTCAATACCTTTAGGTGAAGTTGTAAGTACAATACCTACTGAAACACAAGTTGCAATTCAGTTTTCGACTTTGTCTAGCGGTGTTATTGAAGTCGATAGGATAGAAGAATACTACAACCCAGTGACTCAAAGATATGAGCTCTCGATACCGATAGAGGCCGTCGAGCCTGGTTCTTTTGGTAATGTTAATGCCAATACAATAGTCAATACGAATATTGCTGGAGTGGCTGTAACAAACCCAGAATCAGCATTTGGTGGTGAAGATGAGGAGTCTAACTCAGATCTAGCTGATAGAGCGCAACTTGCATTTCTTGGTCTGGATGTAGGAACTGAATATGGTTACAAAAAAACTTGTACTCAAATTCCTGGAATTCGCGATGTCAAAGTTGTTACAGCTGGTGATCCTTTGATGCAAAGAGATTATGATGAAGTTCGTAAAAAACATGTTTTTGGCAAAGTAGATGTCTATATTCGCGGAGGAGAAAATTCTCAAACTGAAGAACAAGTTGGATTTTTATTTAATCAAGTTATCAATGATAGATTTACTGTAATTGATGCAACAGATATGATTATTGAAACAACAAATACAAATGTAGATGTTTCAAAACCAATTTACGAAGTAACAAAAATAAGAAACAATACAGCAGGTAAAGATTATGATTTACTTGGTAATTGGATGATACAAAAAAATGGTATTAATTACTTAAAAGGAACACAAGTCACAGTAGATCTAGAAACAGGTGATATTGTATTTGATACTGCTTTAGTTGTAAATGATCAAATAACAGCAACTTACGATTATAAAATTGTTGTAGAAGAAGTTATTGTTTCAAGCGCACTGGGTGGAGAAGTTGATTTTGCTCTTGGTTACATTCCTGTAGTTAAAAAATCTTATATAATTACACAAAATGATATTGTGTTAGTCGAGGGAATTAATTATACATTGAATGTATTTAATGGAGCATTACATCTTTTAGGTTCTGGTTTAGAGCCTGGAGATTCTCTTGTTGCAAATTATAGTTATGTCGAACATGTTTCAAACGAAGTTGTTTTGATAGCTGTAGGTGGCGAAACAACAGCAACATTAGCAAACGGTAACTTACTTGAAAGTTTTATGATAGATCTTGATGGTGTAGGTATTGACTTAGAAGCAAGTAATCAAATAAATACAAGTATAGGTATGAATATTGCTGATCTTATAAGTGTCACATATAGATATAGAGATAGTAATCCTATAATACTTTCAACACAACCTGTAGATTCAGTACAGTCTATTGTAGGTTCTGTAAGTGGCACATTACAACCTGATATTAATTATGTACTTGATAAAGTCGATGATGTTCTTTTAGAAGGTAATTCAAGTAAAGCAACTAGATCAATCATAATAAAATATTTTAATGGTATACCTACAGGAAGTTTATCAAGTGGATCAGAAGATTTTGTCATGATAAATAATGAATATAGAGAACTAGATAGATTTGGTATTGATACAGAGTCTATTATAGTTAAACAAGGTGAGACGATTTATCTGAGAAATAATGACTATTTAGTGATGCCAGAAAGTCAAGGATTAAAAGTTCAACTTGCTCGTTCTAAAACTTCTACAATACCCAATGGAAGTACTGTAGAAGTTGTGTATAATTATGGTGAAATTTTTACAATTTCATATCAAACAAACCCTTTAATTAAAATAGCTCAAGATGCTGTTGATGTTACAAGACATGTTACAGCTGATGTTTTAGTTAAGGGTGTTTTAGAGACAAACGTCGATATTAGTATGTCTGTCGTATTAAAACAAAATGCAAGTTCATTACAAGCTACATCTGATATAAGGACTTCATTATCTAATGAATTTAATAAACTGAAACTTGGCGAGGGTATAGCACAAAGTGATGTAATAAGAGCAATTGAAAATGTTTCAAGTGTAAAATCTGTTGTAGTACCTTTAGCAAAAATGGTAAAAGCTGACGGGACACAAGTAAATAGAGAAGCAATAAATTCTACATTTCAAGTATTTCAACATAACACTGTTTATTCATACACTACAGGTGTTGGAGCATTATTACATAAGACTTTAGGTTATGGAGCAAATGACGGGTTTTATGCAATTTTTGAAAACGATAGACCTCTTGTTTTAACAACAGATAAAAACGATGTATGCAATGCTGCAGGGCAAGGCTATATAGGATCTGATGGTGAAATAGTAATTTCTACAATTGATAGTGATATTGCATCAAAACACAGTTATACAGTGTCTTATGTAGTAAAAGGTGAATCAGGAGCTTCAGATATTCAAGCGACAAGTTTAGAATTTCTTTCACTTGGTGAAGTTGTGATTACAACAGTATAATAGGAGTTTGTTCATGAGAAAGTTAGTTGTTTTTTTAAAAAATGGTAAGACAAAAGTGTTTGAATTGGAGAAAGTTCATATAAGACAGATAGAACAAGATTCTCCAGTTATGCTTGATATGTTTAAGAAAAATGATAAATATGAGATGCATGTTTCTTCAAACTTAATTCCTGCAATCGAATTTGTTGATAAGATTGAGATAGTCGAAGGATAAAATATGAGCTCTCTTGTTACTGTTATTGAGGGAACAAACAATCAAGGTTTTTTTGATGTTATTTATTTTGAAAATAGAATTTACGCTTGTACAAAAACACAAGTGTACAAAAGTAATCTTGCTTTAGATAGTTGGGAATTGCAAATTCCAATACAAGAGCAATATGGTCAACCAGAAATGGTTGTTTTCGATAATAATTTGTATATATCAGACGATAATGGAGAGTATAATTACAACTTACGTGTTTTAAATGTAACAAGAGATGATTTTGATTTAGTTTGTTCAGGTGTAAGTGGTTATTTTGTGTATTCATTTGTTGTTCATGATAGTTCTTTGTTTGCTTGTCTTGGTGGTGACGGAGGTCTATTAGTTCGTTTAAATGGTACATCTTGGGAAACTGTAGGAACTTATAATGAAGGATATTTAACTTCAGCAGCATCTGTAGATAGTGTTTTGCATGTGCTTGCTTCAAATGGAAGTTTGATCATTTGGGATGGTATTTTACATACAGAAACACAACCTGGTTATTTGGGCCCAGCTCAAGAGAAGTTAAAATATCTTAATGGAAATTTTTATGCTACTGGGGGTCCTAATTTGTTTGTTATGAATTTTGACACATCAAGTTGGGATATATTTTGCGAATCTCCTGCAGAGTTGTATTATTTACCGTATCTTAGTGACTGGGTGTTTTTTGAAGATAAAGCATATTCATCACTTTATGATCCGGGTGGTTGGCCAAGTTTTATATCTGCATGTTCTATGTTTCAAGAAGAAAATTCTCAGTGGGTAAATACATTTGAACAAATATATGAATTAGGCGGGTTTTATTTCGAGATTATTGATTCATCATTGTATATTGTATCAAGTACAACTAATTCTTTAATGAGAGCTTCTATCACACCAGCTCCAACTTTAAGTATAGATTTTAGTTCAGACAAACTATATGGTTTAGCTCCAGTAACTGTAAATTTTACATCTAATATAACATCGCAAACTAATTATGTTGTTTCATGGGACTTTGGTGATGGGTTTTTTAGTTCTGATGAGAATCCTGAGCATACATTTGCGCATGGATGTTATAATGTAACTTTACAAGTAACTAATGAGGTCCAAACATTAAGCGTTACAAAACCTTATTTTGTAGACTCATATGTTTTATCTGCAGTTGAAATTGACTCAATAGAAAAATTACAATTAATTGGTTCTCCTGGCTATGCTTTACATGACAACTACATTCAAACAACAAATATTGATGCTTCTGTTACTTTAACTTGGGATCAAGGAAAAGGATTCAAACCTATTGCATCTTTAGAAGGTGAAAATCCGACATATCATAATGTTTTTGCAGGCAATTACGATGGAAACGGATTTAGTATTACAAATCTCTATATAGATAGAGAGACAATGTATTATGTAGGTTTGTTTGGTATATGTGAAAATTCTAATTTCTCTAATATAAATTTGATTGATGTAAATATTACTGCTGGCAATGAACATTTTTACTCATATGCAGGTGCTATTGCTTGTTATAGACTTGTTAGAACAACAGAAAGAGGTTCTTTTAACAATTGTTTTGTTTCAGGAGTGATATCGTCATTTCAGACATCTGCATATATGACTAATTGTATTCATATGGATTTTTTAAATTGTAGTGCTGATGTTGTTCTTACAAGTAATGTCGATTGTGGAACATTTGCATGTTATGGTTATGATGTTTCATTAGAAAATTGCCATTCAACATGCACTATAATGCCACATCAATTATATTCTTCACCTATTAATGCAGGTGGTCTTGTAGGTTATTGCATATATGGAAGTTTAAACAATTGTCATACATCTGTAGATATTTCTGGAAGCGACAATACAGGTGGTTTAGTTGGCAACTCATTATACACAACAGTAAACAATTGTTATTCACAAGGTGTTGTAAAGGGATACAATAGGACAGGTGGTTTAATAGGTTCTTTTTCTTCACTTGAAAGCGACTGTTCAAATCTTTATTCTACTTGTAATGTCGAAGGTGAATTGAATGTTGGAGGATTAATTGGTTTTTTTTCTTCAAACTTTGAATTAAGAGATAGTTATAGTACGGGAAGTGTGCTTGGCAATGAGAACATTGGTGGATTTGTAGGTTCTATTTCAGCAACAATAATAAATTGTTATTCTACAGGAAATGTTGATTGTCGATGGAATAGAATGGTGAGTTATGTTGACTTTATTTTTAGAGGAGGAACGAGAGTAGGAGGTTTTGTAGGTGAAAACACTACATCAAGATTTGAAAACTGTTATTCGACAAGTGATGTTGATAATGGAGGTCTTTGGGTAGGTGGTTTTTGCGGACATTCAAGTACAAGTGTTTATGTTAATTGCCGAAGTTCTGGTGATATAAAAAGCGAATCTGTAAATGAAAGTTATAGTTGTGTAGGTGGGTTTATAGGTCAAAGTAGTAATGATACCTTTGATTTTTGTTTCTCAAGAAGTAACATAGAAGTACATAATGTAAGTAATCAGATTGGCGGGTTTGGGGGTAGTATTAACTCGTCTACTTGTGAACGTTGTGGTGCTTTAAGTAATGTAATAGCTGAATCTTCAATAGGTGTTGGTGGTTTTGCAGGGTTTCTATACGGTTTTATGTCAGAATGTTTTTCTTTGGGTGATGTGCTTTGTGTATCTGGTAGTGGTTTTACTCAAGAAGCTTATTATTGTGTTTTTACTAATTGTTTCTCTCAAAGTAATGTAACTTACAAAACAACAAATAAATTAATTGTCGATACAGATTGTAGTTCTTTAGATGAAATAATTTGTAATCAAGTAGAAACACGTCATGATCCAAATGAATTTACACCCACATATTCTACTTCAGGAATGAATATTTTGTGGAAACAAAATTTTGCTCCACCAAGATATTATCAAGATAGTGTCGTTTTATTTTTGAATAGAACAACGTTTAAGTTGTTCTTTGATTTTACAATAAAAAATTGTGGTAGTAATGCAAGCGAATTGACATATGTCACTCGTGCTCTACTTGATAGTTATGAACAAGTAGATGTTACAGGTTTTAAAGTAGTGTCATATAGAGAAGATTATTTGAGTTTACCAGGTGGAGTTGAAATTTACGCAATGCACGAAAGAACTTCGACACTTATCTATAGTCATGCAAACATGTTAAATCATGAGTTTTCTTTGACATGTGAGAGACTTGGTGTAAAAATGAACTTCTATGTTGACAATGTTATTTTAGCAACTTTTGATTTAAGTTCACCAACTGAAAGTTCTATTTATTCAAAACTAGGTATGTCAGGTAACAAAGTAGGCAGCATTGCTACAGAATATCAGATAACAAGATTAGGTGCAGAGATAAAAGCTCCCAAAAAAGATATAGTTGTTGCAGGATTTGCAGGAAGCAAAAATTCTGCAATTCCTGTTAATAAATGTTATAGTTCTGGTATGATAATACAAGTACAAGGTGATTAATAATCTAATATGAGAGTAGAAAAATTATGGCGACATATTATGTAGAAGCAACAGGCTCAAATACATATCCTTACGATTCAAGAGCTACTGCAGCTATATCTTTGTATGAGTTGTTTCTTGGACTAGATGGTCATTCTATTTTTGAATTAGTTTCTGGTGATGTTGTCTATGTCCATGGTGAAGTTTACGAACCTGATGAGTGGATGTGGTATACATTTAATGGTGCTAGTTTGATAGGACAAGATTCACTTACAGATAAATTAAATATGAGTAGTTGTACTATTTATGGTACAAACCCTGATGGAGTGTTAATTCAAAATATTTCATTTTTAACAGATAGTGAAGATGCTTTATTTGTTTATTGTGATGGGAATTTTGATATTTCAAGATGTAGATTTAATGGCAATAATATAACGCAAAATGCAATCTATTGCAATAGTCGAACAACAAGCATTTCTGTTTCATGTAATACATTTGAAAACTTTATCGGTGATGCTGTTTATTTACGTGACGAAGGACCACTTGACAGATTTGTAGGTACAGGTCAAACATCAGGAAACTGGAAACAATTAGCAGTAGATCCATCTAACAATATTTATGTGTCAATAGCCACATATGGGTATCTTTATAAAAGAGATGCAGGTGGAAGTACTTTTAATCCATTAGCTATTACACAAAGAAACTGGAGTGGTGCAATTGCTGCTGCACCTAATGGTGACATTTATGCTTGTACTTCTACAGGTGTTTATAAACAAACAAATGGAATTGGTGATTTTGACGCAGTTCAAGCTGTAGTTAATAGTAATATTTCTATATCTGCAATTGCTGTGGCTCCTAATGGGGATGTGTATCTTACAAATGGTTCAGTTCAACTTCCTCAAGGTTCTAGAACTTATGGTATATGGAAACAAACTGGAGGAATTGGAGCTTTTGTTTCTTTAGGAATTGTTGATAATTACTGGAGTGGAATTACTGTTGCACCTTATGGTATTATCTTCGCTTGTGTTAGTAATGGTGATATTTATGTTAGTGAAGACGATGGAGCTTCTTTCATTCCATTAAACCAAACACCAAGGTCATGGAAACAAATAAATTCTTCTCCTAATGGCGATATATTTGCTGTTGTTCAAAGTGGTGGCGTCTATGTTCAGTTAGAAGGTATTGGAGATTATGTTGCAATTGATTCACACCCAAGAAATTATTTTGGTGTTTGTCAAGATTATAATGGTGATATTTATGCAGCAGTAACAGGTGGTGACATTATGAAATTCACTACTGGAGGCGAAAGTATAACTTTTGAAGGTTCAGTGATTGCAAATTCTTTTAATAATATTGCAAGTGCAACAATTAGTTATACTTATCTTGATTTTGAAAAATTTTATTTTTTAAATAATGCTTTTCAATTCATAAGTGGACCAAGTAATTTACATATTGATTTTACTAGATCAGCAATTACAGATCTTCAAAACTCAAATAATGTCCTTGAAAATCCGTTGTTTTTAGGGGTTGGTCAAGATCCTCTTTCAATAGATCAATCAAGTCCATGTTATCATTCAGGTTTACAAACTAGTGTTAATTTTGATATTTTAGGAAGACCTTATTTTAATCCACCAAGTATTGGTGCGTATGAAGCAACATCTTTATACACAGTTACATATCAAGGCAATGGGAATACTGGAGGTGTTGTACCAGTCGACCCAGGAGAATACACTACAGGGGACATTTTTTTGATACTTACACCTGGGACTTTAGTAAAAGAAAGTGCAGTATTTTACTCATGGAACACTAGTATAAGTGGTACAGGAATTGATTTTTTCCCAGGTAGTTATTATAGAGTTGGCAATGATAGCATAGTACTTTATGCAAAATGGACAAGTATTATAAATGGTGGCCTTGTTGCTACTATAAGTTGAAATAATTAAATGAGAGAAAATTATGGCAATTGTAATTACATATCAAGGTAATGGTAATACTAGTGGCACAGCACCTGTAGATAGTAATAGTCCTTATCTGCAAGAAACATCGGTGTCTATTTTACCGCATGGTGATTTAGTAAAAGATGATTATTTTTTTTATTGCTGGAATACACAACCTGATGGCTCTGGCACAGATTATTTCGAGTATAGCACGTTTTTTGCAACATTTGATTTGACGCTTTATGCAAAATGGATTAGTTTGGGCCCATCTTATTGGGATACACAAACTTCAGGTATTTCTACTTCAGTTGAAGGTTTTGGTAAAACGACAAACGTGATGACAGTAAAAGGAACACTTGATGTTTTTGAAAACTGGGATTTTAATACGACTTGGTTTATGAACGAACCAGAATCATAAAATAATTTGAAAAGTTTTTATCTTGTTTTGTAATTAGAAACAAAATGTAATCGAACAAATAGGGAATTTTATGGCAGACATTTATCCAATTTTTCAATGGATGGCATCACATTGTACAATAACGTCGCCTACAAATGGTTATGTTTTTCAAACATCGCCTTCTGATATTACTATAAATGTAGAAACAACATCAGAATTTGCAACTGTAACTCTTGTAGAGTTTTTTCTTGACGGTGTGAAAGTAGGAGAAGACCCGACTGCTCCTTATACTTGGACCATACCAAGTGTGACAGAAGGCTCTTATGCTTTAACTGCAAAAGTCACAAACGAGTTTGGTGCAATTACGACATCAACACCTGTTTTTGTTGAAGTTGTAAGTGCTGTGTTTGAATGTGACATAGTGTCTCCAGCTGAAGGTACAATTTTCACTACTGTACCAGCGACTTTCCCAATTGAAGCTGAAGTAACGCCAGGTCATACTATTTTAAATGTAGAGTTTTTTATGGATCAAGGTTCAGGACCTGAGAGCGTAGGCTATGCTATATCTGAACCTTATATTGTTACTTTAACAGGTGTCTCAAGTGGATTTAAAACACTTACTGCTGTAGCTACAAATGATGCATATGAAACAGCAACTTCATTACCAGTTCATGTTATAGTAAATTCTGATCCAACTTGCACAATAACTTTACCCTTTGATGGTGCTCAATTTGCTTACGGTGCAAATATTCTTGTAAGAGCAAATACGACAGATTCTGATGGTACAGTAGAAAAAGTAGAGTTTTTTGTTGATTCAGTAAAAATAGGAGAAGATCTATATGCTCCTTATAGCTTTGTTTTATCTGGTTTGACAATAGGAACACACATACTTACTGCTGTTGCAACAGATAATCATGGTGCAACAGGAACATCACTTCCCATAACAATAACAATAGTACAAGTTCCAGGAGGTTTGACAGATACAACGCCTCCTGTAACAACAAGTAACATAAGTTTTTGTCAAAGTTGGAATAGACGTCCAAGTGCTATTGTTGAACTTACTGCTGTAGACTATGCAAATACAGAACATGACACTCCTTCTGGTGTGTTTAGAACATATTACACTATAGATGGCTCTGATCCTAATACGTCATCATCTTTTGGTCCAAATCGTCCTAACAATGTTACAAGATTTCCGTTTGTTGGACAGGGCGAAATACCAATAAAATTTTTCTCTGTAGACAATAATGGTAACATTGAACAAATAAAAACAGATTATTTAAGACTTGATGATGTACCACCTGTAACAAGTTGTACTGCTAACATTTTGCCAAATGAAAATGGTTGGTATCAATCAAATCCTGTAATAACTTTGAATGCGACAGATCCTCTTGGCACTAATAATCTACCTTGTTCAGGTGTATTAAAGACTTTTTATAGAATAAACTCTGCAAGCTTTATTGAGATTGATGTTAGTGATTTACCTTTTTCGTTTTCATTACCTAGTGAAGGAATATATACAGTACAGTATTATTCTGAAGATGTTGCTGGAAATATAGAAGATATACAAACTTCATTTTTTAAGTATGATACACAACCACCTGTAACGCAAGATGATATAACACCAGGAACACATAAAGGTGTTACTACAATTAATTTTTATACATCAGATCTTTTTTCTGGCGTATATAAAACTTATTATACACTAGATGGAACGACACCTACGACAAGCTCTACTTCAGGATCATTTGTTACAATAACAGAAACAGGATTTTACACAGTAAAATATTTTTCTGTTGATCTTGCAGGTAATATTGAAGTTGTAAAAACTAACTATATAAGAATTCTTATTGATACTGCAGGACCAGATACATATATTTATGAAAGTTTTCATATTGATGGAAATAATGGGTGGTACAAAACATCACCTGAGATAAGTATTGCAGCTACTGATCCTTCTGGTATTAAAGAGATAATGTATAAGTTGTATCCTGAAGGAGTAACAACTACAGCGAAATATACAAGTACTGTAGATATTTCTGCTACAGTTAATTTATCTGAAAACTATTTTATAAGACTAGAAATTGATCAATCTGGTCAATTTTTTGAAGTTGATTTAAGAGGTGTCATACCTTTTCAAACTACTATCACAGAAATTATTGGCGCAATAAATTCTATTACAGGAGAGAATATTGCATCTGAGACAGGCCCTGATGGTTTGTCTGGAAATGGATATGTTACTTTAACGTCACCTACAGCAGGAACAGGTAGTTCTACTTCAGAAATAAGATTTTTACCTGTTTTAAGTAATGATGCTACTCAAGAAGTTTTTGGTCAAAATGCACTACTTCTGTCTCCATTTACTGAGACTGTTGTTTTTGTCCCATACACAGTACCTTTTACAATTCCTGCTGATAATTTTTGGCAAATCGAATATTATTCAGTAGATAATGACGATAATCAAAGTCAAATTGCATCAAAACGTTATAAACTTGACTCAGAAAATCCTGTTACTTCTGTAAATAATAGTTTCGAACCTGATGGAAATAATGGTTGGTATATAACAAATCCTATAATTACACTGTCGACTGAAGATAATCTTTCAGGTGTATATAGAACTTATTACAGATGGGACGAGACTTGTTGGCAAGAGTATGTTGTTGGTACTGAGATACAAATTCCAAATCAAGGCGAACATTATCTTGAAATCTATTCAATAGATTATGCAGGAAATGAAGAAGATCATCAACGTATTTTGTATAAATTTGATTATACAAACCCTGTTACTTCTGATGACACAATAAATTTTCAAGGCATAATCTTTACAACAAGGGGTTCAGGACATCAACAAGTTATAGATGAAAACCCTGTTGTTATTGACCCTTATCATGTAAAAGTAAAAAAACCTAATGTTGTAGCTGTACCTCGATTTTTTAACATAACAAAATCACAGGAATATGTTTTTGTTCAAGCTACAGGTGTTGACAAAGATGAAATTGAAGTTTTACCAATAATAAGAAACGAAAACTCTACAAGACTTGGTGATTTTAATATACAACTTTTAGGTCTTGGAAGTTCAGTGCTTTCGAGTTTTGATGATGTTTTAAGGGTTTACAATAAAACAAAAAGTTGCAGTTACTCTATAAACAGAAATCTTTCAACACAAGATGGAAATCTTGTGCTTATAGGAACACAACAGATAGATCTTGGTGATAGACTTGAGGTTGATTACAAATTTTCTGGTATACCTCTTTCTTTTGGTGATGTTATAGATATTGCTTATGCTTACGATATATCACATGATCCGCAAGTTTCAAGTTCTGTAAATTATTCACTAATTGATCCTCAATATCAACCTTACGTTATTGACTATGATGTTGTTGTTCATTTGTTCCCAACAGATGTTTCGTCATACATAGAACATACATATTACTCGTTAGATTATGATGAAAATTTGTTACCTGAAGATGCTTTTGAGCTTGCTACTTGGGTTGAGGGAACTGTAATAGAATTATCATTGTCTGATACTTATAAGATTTTTTATTATTCTGTTGATGCAGCAGGAAATACTGAAGCTGTCAAAAAAGCTCAATTTGAAGTCACTATAGACAAACGTGAACCTGATTTACAACTTGAATTTGTTACTGATCCTTTAGAAAATGGAGAAAATGGTTGGTTCAAGTATAATTTCGATTTAAACGTAGAACTATGGTCAAGTGATCGCGTAAACAGAATTGATGAAGATGTTGTTGAAGCAAATACACACATAGTTGTAACTGCACAAAACGATACAATAGATTTTGAAGAAGTAATTGGCGTGCCATTAGTTGCAACTATTACAGCTGGAACTTATACAAGTCAACAATTAGCTACAGAAATCCAAAACAGACTCAATGATGTAGGTACATTTAATTATGTAGTAAGTTTAGCTGAAAGTTCTGTGTCTGAAGGTTATTCATTTAAAATAGAAACAAATCCAACAAATAATTTTAATTTATTATGGGCAACAGGTGTAAATAAATTAAGATCAATTGGAAATACTATTGGTTTTGGAAGTACAAACCCTGATTATTTGCCTGTTGATAAAACAAGTAACCATATCTATTCATCTACTTACTATAAGTTTAAACTTGCAAATCAGTTTGTAAAAACTGTAGAGTGTGTAAAAACATCAATTTCTAAAAAACAATTTGTATGTGTAGAAATTCTTCAGGGATCTGACGGATTTTATGATGAAATTTTAGTTACTGGACCAATAGCAAATTCTATACCTTTAGTTATTGACGTCAATCAAAATCTCGACATCAGTCAATCTTTACCAACTGATTATCTAAGTAATGTACCAATGTCAGGTACTTTAGTAGTCACAAGAAATTCTATTCCTCTAATACAAGATACAGATTATGTTTTTGATGGTAGTAGAGTTGTAACAATCTTAAGTCCATTGTCTGGTGCAGTTTATGTAGCACATTACTCTTTAAAAGATAAAGTGCTTGTAGATTATACGCATTATATAGGAATTGAGAAAGTAGCTTTAGGTTTAGAAAGTACAAGTTTAATCACAGAAGTACAAGTATACAATGATGTAAGTAAATTTGTTGACATGTCAAATGATAGAGTAAATTACCTTGTTCATTTTTCTAGAACATTAGAGCAATTTTATTCGCAAGATGGTTTGCACTCAGTTTATGCTCAAGTTTATGATAACAACACTGTCTTAGGAACAGGTGTACCACAAAAACAAAGCAAAATCAAATCAATACCTTATAAACTTGATAGAGTTGCACCTGTGACTACAGACGATGCACCTACGACTACAGATTGGATAAAAGCTCCAATTACAATATTGTTAACACCAAATGATGTAATGCCTGGTTCTGGTGTTTCAAAGACTTACTTTACTACTGATGGTTTAATCCCTTCAAGAGTTTCATCTGAAGGGACAACAATAAATCTTGGTTCTTCTGGAATCTACGACGTGCAATATTTTTCTGTTGATATTGCGGGAAATGAAGAAACTACAAAGTCGTGTGGAAATCTTTTAAATGTAGATGCTGATCCTCCTATTACCATCATTAATATTGACCCATCAACACCTGATGGTGAAAACTGGTGGTATAGAACACAACCTGAAATTAGTTTTACTGTTATTGATGTTTATTCAGGAGCAAATCAAACTTTTTATAGAATAAATGATGATTTAGCATTTATTGAGTATACTGGAGTACCCTTTTTATTGCCTGTTGAGGGTGCTGTAACAATTACATATTATAGTACTGACAATGTAGGCAACATAGAACAAGAAAGAGTTTCTGTTGTAAAATATGATATCACACCTCCAGAGACAACAACAGATGCACCTTTACTGGGTTATACTTCACATTCTATAATTAATTTTGTTGTTGTAGATACAGGATCAGGTGTTGCTACTACATATTATACAACAGATGGTACTGATCCTAATATATCATCACCTTCTGGTAGTTTTGTAGAGTTCTCTTCTTCTGGAACTTATACATTAAAGTTCTTTTCTATAGACAATGCTGGTAATATAGAAACAATTAAGACGCAAGTTGTCAATATTGATCTTGAAGCATCTGAAGTATCGAATTTTTCACCTGTAGATTGTATAATAACAGATTCTACAACACAGATTTCATTCCAAGTTAGTGATTCTTTATCTGGTGTGAACATTGATTCTATTGAGATTGATGTTGATGGAATTGTTTATTCAACACAAAAAAATTCTTCATATTTTTCTTATACAGGCACACAGTCTCTTTATACAGTAGTTATCTCTCCGATAGCACAACTTTTGAATTTTCAAGATGTAGAGATTTTAAAAGTAAAAAACATAACAGATTTTGCTGGCAATGTAACGCCTACTTTAGAGTTTAATTTAATTAAACCTGATTTGACAAGTCCTTGGGTAAGAGAAACATATCCTGCACCTAATGTTCAAGATGTTTCAACAAACTCTAACGTAATTGCTTTTATAGATGATAGTCAGTCTGGTGTAAACATAAAAACTGTTGTAGTAAATATAAATAGTATAGATTTTAAGATTAATTTTAGAAATATTTTAAAAGTTCAATATACAGGTTCTGCAAGTTCAGCAACACTGCAAATTTATAACAAATCTTTGACAACTTATGTTGATTCATTAAAAGATATTTCGATAAGCTTTTATGAGTCAAACTATAATACAATTAAAAAGATTGAATTGTATTTGAATAGTTTACCTGATTATTCAGCTGAAATTATAGATGCAAGATTTGAACAAACTGAAAGTACGTTATTGTTGAATGTTGGAAGTTTAGATATTAAGCAACAAAACATTGTAGATTTTTATTTGCCAGAAGAAAACTTGAACTTCTCTTTTATTGAAAGAGGAAAAGGTTACTTGGTTTTTGCAAGTCCAAGTTTTAGTTTTGAGCATAAAGTGCCTGTCTCTGTTAAAATTTATTCTTCAGACAATTCTAATAATGTGATGGATGTTTTTTCTTATGTTTTCATTCCTCATATTTATGCAACAACATCAGTGAAAAAAAGGAATTACCTGAATAGAGTTGCATTAGAGTACATAAATGATATACAACAGAATATTGCAAGTAATTATTCTCGTTCAAAATCGACTAACTTTTATGGGCATCATAAAGCGATTTCGTTAGAACTTTCAAGGTACCAAGATAGTTTTAATGACCTCGATTTAGATAGAGATTATGATACACTAAGACCTTTATATCTTTATGAAAAACTAGGTTATTTGCTTGATACAAAACCTGTGACAGGTCTTTCTCATGATGATTATAGAAGGTTGCTTCTTTCTTTAATATCGATTTTTTTTAAAGGATCTTTGAAGTCATCAATTGAAGAAGGTGTTGCACTGTTTCTCGGGACCGATGTGAAAATTATTGAAGTTGTATTCACAAAAGGTTCTGATATTTCTGATCAATTTGTTTTTACAGCTGATATTATTATAAATGAAAAATTTACAGGTGTTGATTTAGTTGCTTTAAGTAATAATTTAACGCACGTTTTTAATCTTGTTAAACCTGCACATGTTTTTGTAGTACAACGTTTTTCTTGGACAGATTCATTTGATTTTCAAGCTGGCTGCGTTCTTTTATGGGAAAAAGATTTGTTTGGAAATTATGTGATAGATCAGTTTGGTAATAGAGTTCCTCAAATTGCTTATGACGGTTATCAAGCTGCTGAGACACAATCTGACACTGCTATTTGTGACAGATTCAAATATAGTTTTGTAAGTCGTTTTGAAGAAGATGTGCGTGAAGATTGTAGTGAAGGTTTGGCTGCATTAGAGACATACACAGACAATGTATCACCTCAGTTTACTGGATCAGAAAATTTCTTTTATATTAGTAGAATACCTGTTCTTAGTGATTCAACACACGTTGCAACAACAGATGATATAATAGTAACAATTAATGGTTCACCTGTTGTTGTTTTGAGTATTGATCCTTTAACAGGACTTGTTGTTATTGATACTGTACCTATTTGGGGTGATGTTATTGAAGTGACATACTTGTACAATCAATATTTCATTTATAGAATTGTGACATTTTATCTTAACGATCCTGACAGCGTTTTTGGTGGTGGTAGTGAATATTTCTATGTTGAAGATACAGCAAGTGATGATTTTAATCTTGAAAATAATGCTGTTGATATGCTTATTGAAAAAAGAAAATCAATTATTACAAGAGAAATAATTGGTAGAATTCAAATACCCGAAGTAATGCCTCATGCTCATGTGTGTGATAAACCTACTTTGGGTGTAGCTTTACTTTATGTTGGAGAACCATATATTGGATTACCATACCCTGGAAGTATTGAAGAAGATCCAACAATTACTAACCCAGATTTTCCTGAAGATTTTGACAGGATTTCAGAGTTTAGAGAACCACTTATTCTAGGAGAGTTCGTAAAAAAATATTCAATTGAATCAGGGAAGCAACCAGATATTTATTTTACATATTTGAATGATACAAGATATCGTTTAGGTGCTGTTTCTATCACAAATAAGATGTGTAGAATACAAGATGTTTATACAGTAACTTGGTCTTAAGGAAAATACTATGGATAAGAAAAAAAACCAAAACACTGAAAAGATTCAAAAACCAAAAGAATCTGTAGTTGCCGTTTTGGTAGATAAAAACGGGAATAAAAAAGTAATTAAACTCTAGGGAGGTTTTAAATGGAATTGTTAGAAAACGGGATTGTTCGTCTTAAAGGTGAAGTCTGGATGAAACTCGGTGTTAATTTGACAAGAGAAGAGATTCTTAAAAACCCAGACAGACATGATGACAACTTGATTGTTGATATTTGTAGTGAACTTATTGCTCAATGGGCTTTTACAAGTATAATTGTTAATGTTGCAGAACATATTCCAGGAATTGTATCTTTAGCTGTAGGCACAGGTGGTAGTGGTTGGGACATTCAGAATCCACCTGAAGAAACATCAGATTTAGAGTTTTTGTATAGTGAGCTTTACAGAAAACCTATTACAAGCAAAACATATGTTGATAATAATGGAAATCCTGTATTGACAAAAACAAATAAAATTGAGTTTACTACGTTATTTGATTTTTCTGAAGCAAATGGACCTATAGTTGAAATGGGTCTTTTTGGTGGTGCTAATGCATTACTTGAGAACAATGGTACTAGAGTAAATGCAAAGCACTTTCCCGTTTTGAACAAAACAGCTGCTTCACAATTAACATTGATGTGGAAATTAGTTTTTTAATCAACTTATAAAGGCTTTAAGACATTGTTTTAGAGCCTTTATAGTTCTATATTCATATCGTTCTGATGTGTCTTACAAAGTCGTAGAATGGTTGCGTTGAAATTCTTTAAGGCACTTAAGTCCAAATTCGTTTGCTTGTGCTTCAGTGTTTTTTCCTTCGATTTGACGTGTATCTCTTAAATAATGAAAAAGTTCATGGCCAACTACCCAAATCATATCATCAAAATAATTGTCACAAGTCATAATTGTTTTAAGAAGTAAGCAAGACTCTTTTTTCCGAATATAAAAAGATGAATAATTGGGATAAGATTGTTTTTTGAGTCTACATTTTATTAAATAAAAGTTATTGCATTTATATGGGTATATACAAGCACCATAAAAACTATAGCCAATATTTAGCTTTATTTCTTTTAGAACTGAAAAATCTTTGTATTTCAGTTTTTCTTCAAAAAACTCTATTACTTTTTTGAATTTTTTGACTTCACCTGTGAAATTCATCTTAAACTCCTTTTGACTTACATAAATTATTAAAAAAAACAGCAAGAGAAAATCAATATTTAAAAAATTTTCTACAGCATTTATTATGAACTTATTATTATATGCCAAGTAAAAAACGGTAAAAACGGGAAACAATATGCAACTAGTTCAATATTTTACTGATGGAACGCTTTCATTTAATTGGGAGCAGTTACCTGAAAAAATAAGAAGTCGCACAGATTTGAGAGATAAAATTTTTGCAGAGCTTCAAAATAAACTCAAACTAGAGTCTAAAGTCACATCTAAAGATATTTTAGAGCTGAATGTTTATGCAATAAGAAGAATTCAGACTGAGTGTAAATAAATGTATTCGACAAAAGATGTATTAGAGATTTTAAAAATCTCAAAACCTACATTTTATAAATTATGCAAAAACAAAGGTATAGAGCCTAAAATTGTTGGAAGTCATTATAGATACACTGATTTGGATTTAGAAAGATTACTTTCAGATATTGGAATTGATACCAGAAGTCAAGAAAAAAAATTTGAAAGTTTAGTGAGTAATATTTGGTTTATGTTAGTACAATATGCAAAAAGTCTTTATGGCAAAGATGCTGAAATTAAGTTAAGAAAAATTATACAAGAACAAAAAGACAGTATTTTTGTTTTGAATGCAACTAATTTTAAGGAGATAAAAAATGAATCTAGGGACAAATAATTATAATGCTTTAAAACTGACACCTTCTGAAGAAATAGTTTCAAGGACAATACAAACAAACTACAAGTCTTATACAAATGTCATTTGGAGGACAGGTAAGCCAGCATTAGATTCAGAGTGGAATTTGATTAATGATTTGTCAATGGAAATGTTCACTAACACAATACGTTCTGTTTTACCAAGTGGTTGGTTAAATTTAGGTAAAAATAAACATTCGACAAACTCAGGTATTTCAAATACAGTAGAGTTTTACGCTCAAGAAAATCAACAAGAATTAGCATTGCCAAATGCAATAGTAAATGGTTGGCCGCTTCTTGTTGGTGGAACAAATTTCACAAGTTCTATTTTGAATTGTATAGTTTTAGAAGCTCCAAGCAGTCGACGTACTGATTTTGTGTTTTTAGAAGTATGGAGAGCACAACTCAGAGCAAGAGATGAAAATAATGTTCCTTATAATCAGAATAAACCAACAAGTGAATATGTGTATAAGTTTGGAAATGTTCAATTTACAGGAACAAATTTGCCTGATGATTCAATTGATACTGTGTTTGATGAAGAAACTTCTGAACGTGTACAAATACAATATCGAATACGTTGTGTTTCTGATGTAGTTTTTACAAACACTGATTCTTCAGGTTTTGAAAACAGTTCTGTTCAAGCTCAAGGTGCTGGAAACTCACCTCAACTTACAGGTTATGGTTTCACAAATATGGCTACAGAACTTGGTGATGCAGGTTTATGGCGTGCAGGAAGTGGGAATCAAGCTTCACAAACGACTTTGAAAACTGTTGACGGTTATGTTTATGCAATACCTATGTTCAAAATTAGTAGAAGAGGAACAAACCCTTATAATGATACAGCAGGCGATTTAGCATCTGTACCTTATAATCAAGCTGGAAACTCAACGCCACTTTCAAGTCTTGTTTCTGACAGGCCTGATAAAAAATTTAATGATGGAATTGATGCTACTGATATTGTTGATCTTAGAAATAAAATTGCTTTGTCATTAGACTATCAAAAAATAATGGAGCAAAATTTAGACAAACTTTTTAGAGGGACATTGAGAACTAATTGGCAACAAATGCTTGCATATGATTCGATTTCTGACACTGACGTTCTTGGTTATAATGATTTTCTTTCTAATGCTGGAGCAAGTGGAAAGAGAATTTATTGGTCTGATGCAATCACACAACAGTCTGATATTTTTGCTAAAGTTACAACAACAACTTTTAGTACAGCTTTAGATGTTTATAGAGGTGCAGGTACAGGAAATTGGGCAATAGGCAATACAATTGTTTTTAAGACTACTACAAGATTACCTGTTGGAACAATTATAAAATCAACACCTCGTCTTTATTTAGAAGACACTGCAAAAACACCTATAATAGGAGGTGCCTGGGCAGGTTTAAATACAGATCAAGCAACTTATGCTTTGCCTCCTGGTGTCTGGGTTGGAACAAGTTATAGTATTTGGGTCTATTATGATCTTGAATTTCCTGTTAATCAAGGTCTTACTTATACACCTGATGAACTTTTAAGAGTTCAGTATTTTAATGCTTCTGCATTTGGTTCTAGTGGAACAGTTGTTAGAGGTTCAAATATAAAGACTGAAACAATGCGTTATCAGGATTTATTACAACATCCATTTGAGAATAAAACAAACACTGAAACATTTACGGAGACTAATCTAGTTAAACAACGTAAACAAATAAAGATTTCGCCTTTGATTCAAACTACATCAGAAAAAAATGGGACAACACGAACATTACAAGTTGAGACTCTTAATAAGACAGCGAAAACTGTTCACGTACCATATCCTTTACAACATTTACGAGGTGTTTATACTTCAGCTACAGGTGGTACAGAGATTGCAATGCAACAAGTCGTAACAAGACTTCAAGTTTCTGATTTAATAATTTCTGAAAACAAAATTTTGTTAGAAGAAGATAGTTTTATTGGAACACTGTCATCACTACAATATATTCCTTCAGGTGTAGGTTCAGAAATCGAATTACTTGGATATATGTATCAAGGTTCTGCTTTAAGTTTTGTTCTTGAACATAAAGTTGTTACAGGTTCTGCTATTGGATCGAGAATAATATTGTGTAATCAAACAGGTGATATATGGCCAATTCCTACAGGTGCTACTGAATCACAATTCAAATGGGCAGGCACAAGAATAAAAGTCAGACAAAGTGCAGGTTATGGGTACGATATTGGTGGTTATATTATTGATTGTTCGCAGTCATATAATAATAGTTATATAAATTCTATGGCTGATAGACAATCTGTGTGGATTGATTGCGACTATCTTGGAGCACCACATGATGGTGCCGACATAAGAATGATTTATTCATACACTCCTTATCAGGGTAGTTCTGTCGGAGGTCAAACACTTTCTTTAACTTATAAAAGAGAAAAAGGTGTTTTCTTTAATAATGGTACTGGTGGAGGAACTATAAGCGTTACAGGTTCAAGCGGTACTTCAAATCAAGCATACACTCCTGTTTCACCAAGATTACCAGGTTCATTTGATGATCATTTAAGAAATGGAACTGCAATAGAGATTTCAAGTTGTGGAAAAAAACGTTATAATTCAGATTTTTGGTCAACTGCAACATATGATCTATATGGATATCATGGTGGAGGACAATTATGGTCAGAAGATTATACAATGCCAACATTGCAAGCACCAAGAGGTTTCTTCGGTTTACCAATGTTAGAAGTTATTTTTGAAGAGCCTTTAGTTGATTCTACTTATGCTGAATTTATTATGCCAATTTTGGTTAGAAATAAAACAACAGGACAACTTTATCTTATGGTACAAATAGGTAATAAAGGTGTACATACAGGTGAAATTGGTGAGAACATTCTTGTTGATTTATTTCATCTTGAAGAAAGAATAGTAACAAAATAGGAGTTCTAATGGATGTTCTAGTTGTTGGTGGCATGGGATTCATTGGAGTAAATTTTATCCAGAGACTTTTAGACAAATATACAGACTATAATGTTGTGTGTATTGATAAACTTTCAAATGAAGACAACATAAAAAATTTAAAAGAATTTGAACAAAATAAGAAGTTTTATTTTTATCATGCAGATCAAACTGATTTGTTGAAGCTTTTTAAATTTTGGTTTGGTTTCGATATTATTGTTAATTTTGTTGATGGACAAAGTGTAAATGAAGTCCAACAACTTTTTGCAATTATAAAAAAGTACAAAACAAAAAAGTTGCTTCAAATATCTTCATCAAAATCAATATCTATTGACATTATTTCGCTTTCACATTTTTTCAACGATAAAATTCCAGTGCTAGTTTTGAAACATTCTAATAATTATGGTTTGTTTCAACATCCAACAGAATTTATACCTACATTAATTACAAATGCACTTGAAGGAAATAAATTAATTGTTCCAGACCCAAACACAAAAGATTGGACTAATGTTTTAGATTTTTGCAGAGGGATTGAGACGCTGATGCATTATGGTAATGCAGGAAAAGTTTATGAGCTTGGTGGTGGTAATAAAATTGAAAACATCGATATAGCACTTTTTATAGCTGATTATTTAAAGATTCCTAAAGATGCAATAGAGTTATCAAAACCTGACGAAAAGATCCAAACAATGTACTATGAAAGCCTCAATAAGCAGTATGGTTGGAGTCCTGTTATAGATTTGAGCGTAGGTCTTGCAGATACTATTGAATGGTATAAAGAAAACGAAACTTGGTGGAAGTCTTTAAAACAATCTGTTAATTGATTATATTAGAAAGTAATATGGCAGATTTTGATATTGTTATAGAAAACACTTGGACTCATTTAAAACCTAACATAAGATTGAATACTGATCTTGTTAGACGTATTGAGCATGAAATGTCTTATTCTCGAGAAGAGTATTCGAGATTTAGAAAAGAAACTATAGAACTTGATATAACACTTTTTGAACGTGAACAACTTCGTTATCCTACAGGACTTTATTCGACATTAGAAAGCATATTAAATGACTGCCGTCTATCTTTTAATGTTGTAGATGCACGTAATGTTCCAATTATTGGTGAACCTTTGCAAATGCATTCAAAACAATTAAGAGATTATCAGCATGAAGTTGTTGAAAAATCTATTGAAGCTGAACGTGGTGTAATAAAAGTTGCAACTGGTGGTGGCAAGACTGTTATTGCTGCTGCAATTGTAGCACGATTGAATTTAAAAACTCTTTTCATTGTTTATTCAATAGATTTACTTGAACAAACTGCTGATGAATTCGAAAAGATGTTTCAAATAAAAGTTGGGAAAATAGGTGGTGGTCATTGCGATATTAAACAAATAAATATTTGTACTGTACAGACTTTACATAGTGCATTTGATTTGAAATACAGTGCAATTGATGAAGAGAACATGTTTAAAGAAAAAATTCAAAAGCATGTTCTTGAAAGAAAAGAAGATATTAGAAAAGCTGTACTTGAAGCTGATGTTGTAATAAATGATGAGTGTTTTCAAGCAGAAACCCACGTACATATAAGTTTAGATGAATATATGTACATCAAAGATATTTGTGAAAATGATGCAATTACACATGTTTTATCTTATAATCATGAAAAACAAATTTTTGAGCAAAAACGAATATTACGTAGATTAATAACGCAAGTTTCTGAACCTTGGTGTATTATAACTTTTGTTTTTAAAGGAAAAGAAAAATTAATATTTTGTACACCAAGTCATAAGTTTTGGACAAAAAATAGGGGTTATGTTCAAGCAAAAGATTTGTTAGAGAGTGATGTGTTAAAAATTAATGCAAATAGGTCAAGACCAAGATTTTATTGTAAAAAACATAGATGTTTACATAGAGAGAGAGTGCACAGAGAAAAAATAAAATTTTCTGAACAATCAAAATTGAAGCATTTTAAAGTACGTTCAAGCTTAATGTCTAAAATGAATAAAAATCCTGTAATAAGAGAGAGAATGAGACTGGGCTGGTTAAAAAATTTTGAAAATAAAACAGAAGAAGAAAAGGCTATAGTTAGAGAAAGATTTATGAATGCACCTAAACGTATAAAAGGAAAAGAAATAAAGCCAACACGTTTAGAACAAGCAATACTAGATTTGAAAATACCAGAGATTAGATATACAGGTAATGGTAAGTTTTGGTTAAGAATAGGCACTAAACCTGATGGAAAATGTTGGAGTAAAAATCCCGATTTTAAAATTAAAAACCAAAGAAAAGTAATTGAAGTTGGTAATATAACTTTTTGGCACACAAAAGAAGAGATTGAAAGAGTAAAAAAGGGTTTTGAATCAATAGATTTTAAATGTCTTTATTTAACAAATGAAGACATAGAAGAAAATTGGGAAGAGACAAAATTAAAAATAAACACTTTTGTTTTTAATCATGATGAAGCTGTTGTTAAGAGCGTAAGGATGCAAAAGAAAATAAAAGATGAGAAAAGGTATAATATTGAGGTTGAAGATAATCACAATTATTTTGCTGAAGGAATACTTGTAAGTAATTGTCATCGTGCAACTGCTGAGATTTATATTCAGATGGCAAAATTATATCAAAATGCATATTACCGGTACAGTTTATGCCTTCATAAAAAAACTAAAGTCTTACTTGCTGATGGTAGAGAATGTCAGTTATCACCTTTGTATTATGCAAATAAAGATAAATTTATTCAAGTTATGACTTTTAATCTAATTAAAAAAATATTGGAACCTAAAAAAGCAAGAATTATTAAGATTGATGCCAAAGGAAAAAGATTATTTGAGTTGATTTTTGAAAATGAAAATAAAGAAAAAATAAGAATAATTTGTGCTGAAACACATTTATTTTATGTTAATGATATTAATGATTTTAAAAAAGCAATAGATTTGACTATAGGTGATAAGTTTAGTTCAATAGAGAAAATAAAAAGATTTTGCGTTTGTGGAAAAGAAGTTGTTGCACCACATAAATATTGTTCTGATAGATGCAAACTTAAAGAATCGAATAAAATAAGAACAAAAAAACGTAAAGAATGGTGGGACAGTTTATCTGATGATGAACAGGTTAGACGAAAAAGCTTCCTTAAACTAGGAAACAAAGCATCACAAGAATTTTTTAAGAATTTGACAAAAAAAGATAGAGAAAAAATGAGTGCAAGGCAAAAAAAGACAATGCAGCACTTAAGACAAGAAGAACCTGAAAAATTTGAAAGAATGTGTCACCATCCAAATTTTATTGATTCTGAACTTGTTAGTAAAAGATCAAAAAAAGCTTGGAGTAAGAAAACAAAAGAAGAAAGATTAAAAATAATAACGCCAATGATTATTTCTGGTCTTGTCTCGCAATCAAGATTAAAAAGGGAAGGCGTAAAAAGATATGCAAAATCTGTTAAAGCTATAGACGGGCATATTTGTGATTCTAAAGGTGAAATGATGCTTGATAATTGGCTTTACAAGAATAATATAAGTCACGAAATACATCCCAACATTCCTGGAACTAGATGTTTTGCTGATTTTAAAGTCAAACATGAAGGAAAAGATTTTTATCTTGAATATGATGGTATGGATAGAATACCTTACTATAAAGATGAAATTTATAAATCATTAAATTTTAATTACTTAGTTTTGAGAAGAGAAGATCTTAAAGCTTTTAGACTAAAACAAAAATTAAGTTTTTTACTGTTTGAAGATCCAATAATCACATTAATTTCAAAAAACGAAATAGAAAATAATGAAGATTTTCTTTTAGATTTAACTATTGAAGATGTAGGCCCAGAAAATCAGAATTTTTTCGCAAATGGTGTACTTGTTCACAATTCAGCAACACCTTATAGAGACAAATCAATTGATAAAGTGCTTGATGCTTATTCAGGCAGACAGATTTGTAACATTGATGCATCTTTTCTTATAGAACGAGGTTTTCTTGTACAACCTCACATCTACATGCTTGACCCAAATGAGCATCCAAGATATAAATATGTCCAAAAATCTTTTAGGAATATTTACGAAGATTATATTGTTAACAATAAACTTCGAAATGAAATGATTGTTGATAGTTGCCTACGATTACTCGAGTTAGGTAAGTCTGTGTTGATTACTGTCACCAGGTTACCTCATGGTGATGTGTTATGTGAAATGCTAGACAAGGCGGGAGTTAGCTCTGTTGCTTTTATACAAGGTGAAGTTGATGGAGAGATGCGAAAAGATTTACTTAACAAAGTTCGTAAAAAACAATTACAAGTTCTTGTAGGAAGTTCTGTTGCTGACGAAGGTGTAGACATACCTGCTTTAGGTTCAGCAATTATGGCAGGTGGAGGCAAATCGCTTATTAAGTCCTTACAAAGAGTGGGACGTACGTTAAGACCATACCCTTCAGCTGAAAATAATGAAAAAAAAGAAGCA